GAAGAAGATTTAGTTCATTCTTTAGTAAATCTAGTGAACAACCAGTAGATTATGATGAAGCTGCTAGTGATGAAAATCGAGAGAATCGAATGGAAAATGCAAATGCTGCTGTTGGTGCCGCTAAGACATCAGCTGAACAACAAGCTGCTGTAGCAGAAGCTGCTAAAATAGTAGTAGAAGCAAGAAATGATATAGCATCAGATAATCAAAAGAAAGCATTAGACGAAGCTAAAACTGCTAATGAATTAAGAAAAGAAAAAGAAGAGCAGAAGGAAAAAGAGGAAGAAAAGAAATATCGTGAAGATATGATTAAAGCTACTAATAGCAATGGTGAATCAGTAAATAAATTTAAAAAAGGATGGGATGCAATATTCTCTAAAAAAGGTTTAATTACTGCTGGAGCTTTAATAATTGGTAGTTGGTTAATGAAAAACTTCCCAAGTCTAATGAATGGATTGATTAGTGGTATAGCTGGTATTGCTAGTACAATAGGAACATTTGTAGGCGGTACAGTAGGTGATGCCGTACATGACTATAATTGGACTCAAGAAAATGCCACAAGAACTAATGGTAATAGCTCTGACCAAGAAATGCAACGAGAAATTAACGAAATCAAAAAAGGTAATGTATTTACTGATGATATGGGAGATGCTACTCATAATACTGAAAGTAGATTAAAACTCGGTGCTAATATAGTCAAAGGTGCAGTTAAAAATCCTATTATCAAGAAATGGAGTAAAGGCGGTGCAAATGTAGTTAAAAAGCTTGGTGGAGGTATTGGAGGTGCAGTTAAAAATGCATTATTCTCTAAGTCTACCACAACTCAAGTAATGAAAACTGGAGAAGCCCTTGAAAATGCAAGATACTTATATGAGCGTGGTGCAACTGGTATCGAAGGACTGTATGACGATATCACTGTTGGTAAAGATGGTATTGTTACTAAAGCAATGAATAAAGTCAGTGGTGTAGGTGATGATATTGGTAAACTCATAGCACAAAAAGCAGAAAAAGGTGACGGTCTATTATCTAAAGTATGTAAATATATTCAGAAGTTCTTCGACTTAATAACTGAAAAGTTTGCTAAAAAGACTGGTCAAGAAGCTAGTGAAAAAGTATTTAAATACGGACCTACTGCTATCATAGGTGCTCTTAAAAGTCACTGGGATGAATTAGCAGAAAAGATGGCTGCTAAAATATCTGCAGTTACTGGAGCTCATGTAACTGGTGCTGCTGTTACCGCTGGTTTAACTGAAGTTGCATTTGCATCATTAAATGCTTTAAATGGTCTTTCTGGTACTGCTAAACTTTTCCAAGTTGCTCCAGATAAAGTAGATGGTAATATGAAACTTATTGCTTCTGTATTCGGTCTTATTACTGGTACAACTCTTGGTAGTATAGTTGATGTTATACTTTCATTAGTTGGTGGAGCAATGGGTGTAGACTTACTACATTCTATGGCTGTTGGATTGTATAAAGTATTAGTTGGTGCTGATTCAGAGAAAGCTAAAGCATTAGATAATGCTCAATCAGAGTGGCAAAGTGCTTATCTTGAGCAGAGAGATGGTAAACTACAACAGCAGTATGAAACTCAAAAGAAAGCTGGCATTATTGGACCTGATGTTACATATGACCAGTTTGTAGAAGGTGTTAAGAATGGTACTTATAAAGCATCATATAAATCTTTCCAAGATTGGAATACTGAAAAGAATGGTTCAATAATGGATAAAGCAGCTACTGTAGTTGGTAGAACTGTTAAAGGAGCTGCATACAGATTTGGTAAATTCTGGAATGGTGAAACTAGTTATACTGATGATAAAGGAAATACATATAAGAAGAATCAAGACGGTACTTATCAAGTTACTGGAGCAGATGGTTCTGATTTAGGATATGTAAGTGCTGAATCAGTAGATGTATCACAAATGACAGAAAATAAAAAATCTGGATTCGGAGCTAAGATAGCAGGAGTTGCTGGTAAAGTTGCTAAAGCAGTAGGTTCAGTTCCTGGTAAAATAGGAAATGTTGTAAATAGCATAGGTGGTGTGGCAAAAGGAGCTGCTAAAGCCTATATGAAATTTTCAGGTCTTGACAAAATATTCAGTAGAGAAAAAGATGTATTCTACGATGCAGATGGTTCTTTCTATGATGTAGATGGGCAACATTATACTGCTAATGGTACTAAGCTAGATAAAATCGAGAAAACTCAGCTGCAATATAAAGTTAATAGTGGTCAGCTTATCAAAGGTACTTATACTATGGAAAAATCTAAATTTGAAGAATCTATAGATAAAGCAAAAGAAGGTTTAGGTAAAGCATGGGATACAGTATCAGATGTATTAGGTGGAGCATGGAAAAAACTTAAAGAAGGTGCTAGTAAACTTCCTGGATTCTTTAGTAAGAATAAAGGTGCTGTTATTGGTTCAGTATTAGGTCCTGTAGGAACTTTAATAGGACATGGAATAGATAAATTATTCAGTAAAGAAAGAAAATGCTTCTACGATGTAGATGGTTCATACTATACACCAGATGGAAAGCATTATACTGCAAGTGGTGATGAAATACCAGATGATTCTGTTGATAGTACTAAACTACAATTAATGGTTGCATCAGGACAATTAAAACCTGGTACTTATAAAGTTGATAAATCTACTGGAGAAAAAATACTTGATAAAGGTAGAGAAATGATAAGTGGTGCTTGGAATAAAGTTACTAATGTATTAAGTGGTGCTTGGAAAGGACTTACTGATGGAGCAGAAGCATTAGCAAATTCTCCATTAGGTAAATTAGCTGGAGAAGGATTTAATCAATTAAAAAATATTGCTGGTACTATGTTTAAATCATTAACTAATGTATGCTGGATTGATAGTGATGGTTCATACTATACACAAACTGGTGAAAGCTATAATCATTATACAGCAAGTGGTGATCTTATTGGAGAAGGAATTGATTCAGAAACTGTAAATGGTATGATTTCTTCTGGTCTTCTTGTAAAAGGAGAAGTTCCAAAAGAACAAAGATTAGGTACTCAGTTTACTACTACTATTGGATTATTGAAAGATAAGATTAGTAAAGTTGCTGGATTATTTAATGATGTAGCTAGTAAAGTTGGTGAAACCGTTAGTGGATTCTTCAATAAAGTAAAATCAGCTGGTGGTAATATATTAGGTATGATTGGTGGTTTATTTGGTGCTAAAACTAAGAAAACTGCATGGTATTATAATGATGGATCTTATTATGTTAAAATAGGTGATAGTTATACTTATTATAATCCATTAGGTGATGTTATTCGAGAAAATGTACCTAAAAATGATATCGAACAAATGATTGCATCTGGTTTACTTACAGGAGGTGAAGCAAATGTAAAAGACACAACTATATCAAACGGACTTAAAAACTTAGGTCAAAAAGCTAAAGATACTTTTAGTAAAGGAATGGATGCTGCTAAAAATGCATGGAGTAACTTTACTAAATGGCTTAGTGGTGGAAATAGTGGTGGTTCTGGTACTGGTGGATTTGGAAAAGGAAGTAAGAGATCTATTAAGTATGGTGGATTTGGTGATGTTGTAAATGGTGCATCATATTTCTCACAGAATGACCCAAGATGGGCTGGTAAAGCTTATAATATGGGTGCTGATGATGCTACTATGGCTAATGCAGGTTGTGGACCTACTGCTATGGCAATGGCTGTTAATACAGCTAAAGCAAGACAAGAAGTAACACCATTACAGATGGCTAATATGGCTAAAGTTACTGGCAATAGAGATGAGACTGGTACAAATAGTAAGTTTATTGGTCAAGCAGCAACAATGAGTGGACTCTCTACTTCTCAGATTAATAACCCTAGCGGATTTGATATTTCCAGAGGAGTTGCTACAGGCAATCCAGTAGTTTTATTAGGTAAAGGTGGAAGCACCTATACTAATGCAGGACACTATGTAGTTGCGGTAGGACAAGATAAGAGTGGAAATATCTTAATAAACGACCCTAGAGGTAAGAATTATTCAAAAGCAGTTTCTCCTGAGAAACTAAATGGAAATACTATTTCTGCATGGTCTGTAGGTAACATGGATCCATATTTAAAACAAATGGGTCAAGCTAAATATGATCTCATAAAAGGTGGTAGAGGTGGTATAACTTCATCTAAGATTATTGCAATTGCTAAAAATGAGCTTGGTTATATGGAAAAAGATAACGCTCAAAATCTTGATGTTAAAACTGGTGGTGGTTCAAAGAATTTCACAAAATACGCAAGAGATGTTGGACACGCAAACGGACAACCTTGGTGTGCTACATTTGTTACTTGGGTATTCTTACAAGCAGCAGGAGGCGATAAAGCCCTTGCATCAAATACAACATACGGTGCAACAACTGCAAGTTGTGGTGCTAATGTTAGTAAATTTAAAGCTGCTGGTAAGTGGTTACAACCTGGACAAACACCTAAACCAGGTGATGTTATATTCTACAAGTGTTCACATACTGGTGTTGTTGTCGGTGTTAATGGTTCTACAGTATATACTATAGAAGGAAACACATCAGGTGGTAATGCTATTGAAAGAAATGGTGGACAGGTAGCACTTAAAACTAGACAGGTTGGAGATCAAGGTATTCTTGGTTGGGGTTCAACAGATGTAACTGTTGATGCTAATATGACAGATGCAAGTTCTGTATCATCAGATGTATCAGGAATAGCATCATCTGCAACATCTGGAGGAGCAACTACAACATCAACTAGTGGTAGTATGCAAAATGAGAGTAAGATGAGTAAGATATCATCACTTTTATCTGGTCTAGCTACAGAAGCTGGAAATAGATTACTAGGTGGTGATACATCTAATACAGATTTCTCATCAGTAATTAATCCTATAATAAATCCTACAGCAGGTAATGAAGTTAGTGGAGAAGCTACTATGAATGTTGGTGGTTCACAAGCTACGGGATTCCCTACAGCAGTATCAAGTGGACAAAAAATTCCTCCAACACCTGCTGATGTATTGCATAAAACTGATATTAAGAAACTTCCTATGCTAGATCAATATAGTATTGAAAAAATAATTTCTACTAGATTAGCTGGAAAAGATTCTGTAGTAAAAGTATCAGATGCAGCTGCTATTAAAGCTGCTCAGGATAAATATGGAATAAGTGCATTAGCATTATTAGGTATAGCAACTCAGGAGTCTGGTTTAGGTACATCTAATATAGCTAAAAGAAAATATAACTTATGGGGTTGGGGTGCTACTAATGTTAATCCATCAGGTAATGCAAAACAATGGTCATCTGTTGCTGAAGCGTTTGATGGTTATACATATGCACTAAACGAAAAATACTATAAGAAGAGAAACGAACATTCATTATTAGATATATCAGGTCTTGGTGGTGGTGCTAAGATTGGATATGCATTTACAGATGCTGCTGGTAAGAATATAGATAGGCAATGGGGACCAAATATAAGTAAAGCGATGAGTAAATATCTTGATTATGGTCTTACAGCTTCTGCAAGTACTGGTGGTGCTGGTAGAGGCATAAAGAAAACTGGTGGATTTGGAAGTGCAAATATATCTAATAGAAATAGAAGAAGAATAACTAAAGCAACTACTAATGCTAGAAATTCTATGACTGGTGGATTTGGGGCTAGTGTATCAACAAGTGATTTATTATCATCTACATCTAATTCTAATAATATAAGTAATTATATTAAAACAACACCAGATAATAGTACAGAAGAAATTCTTATCAATGCATTAGAGATTTTATCTGCTATTGCAGTTAATACAGGAACAACATCATCGAAGCTTGATTTGCTTAATAATTTAAAAGGAAATTCATATACTTCATCAGGAGGAACTAATAATATAGTTGTAACTGGTGGAAATAATGATAATACTGCAAAGAATTTTAATGCAAATACTGTAGCAACGAATAATGTAACAAAGAATGAATCAACTGCAAGAGCTATAGCAAAAGGTGGATATTAATCACCTTAAAAACAAGAGGATAAGCCTAGATTAATTTCTAGGCTTATCCATTATTTAAAGGTGGGATAAATTTATGGCTAAAGTAAAAAAGAAAAAAACGAATAGGAAAAAAGAAGTTCCAAAGAGAGCTAGTTCTAATAAAAAATCTACCACAAAATCAAGTAATAGTAAAGCACGAATAAGAAGATCGTCTTCTGGAGCTACTAGTGCTACTAAAAATATATCCAATCTCTCAATGAGATTATTTGGAATACCATATCAATTTACCGATATAGTAGATCCACGATTAAAAAGTATTTCTCCAACTATTGGAAGAAATTATACTGAGCATATTTTAATGGAAGCTCCTGTATGTACAATAATTCCAGGAAATCCTTCATTCTTACCAGCAGCATCTAAAGAGAATAAAATGAGTACGGCTCAAGCATTATTAGCTGGTAACGATGTTGTAGGAATCAATAGTTTGCTTGGGGATTTAAAAGAAGGAGAAATGAAGTTATACGACTTCCAACCAGATTATCATGAATATATGAATTATGTAAATGCAATGTGTCGATGTGGGGCTACATTCTTACAATTAGGTGATGATACAGATGGAATTACTGGTAATAGTAAACCTAAATCAAGTTCATTTGAGATGTTTGATTGGAGACAATATAGATGGAATGAAAGAGCTACCCAATCATTTCGCAGTAGATGGAGCTCTAAGAATGTAAGATTTTCTTTTCATCAAACTGATGATGAGAATAATAATTCTGGTGAAACTTTAACATCATTGGCTAAAAGTTATAATTATATCCAATTTTATATAGATTCTGATGTATCCCCAGATGAAAGTCTTCAAAATAGTACTGGTGCATCTACATTCAAAGGAATGCTAGATCAAGGTTCTGGTATGATGAAAGACATAGCATTTATGGCTAATTCTGGAGGTATAGATTATAAGACAATTGAAAGTTTTGGTGAAGGTCTTACATCAGCAGTTCAATCCGGTGTTGGTGCTATTCTTGGAAGCAATGGTATATCATCATCATTAAGTAGAATAATAAATCTTGGTTCTGAAACTCTTAAAGGAAATAATTTAATTATTCCTGATATATACCAAAGTAGTGAATATTCAAAGAGTTATTCATTTACTGTACATTTAAAATCACCATATGGTACTAGATTTGGTTATTATTATAATATTTTTGTCCCTATGATGCATTTATTAGCATTAGTAATGCCAAGACAACAATCTGCAAACTCATTTAGTTCACCATTCTTAGTAAAAGCCTATGTTAATAATACATTTACATGTAATCTAGGAATTGCTAGTAGTATTAGTATTCAAAAAGTATCTGATTCATTTAGTACTTCTGGATTACCATCTGAAGTAGATGTTACTCTAAACATAACTGACTTATATTCAGATCTTATGATGTCTCCAAGCAATAAACCAAAAATGTTTATAGAGAATACATCACTGGTAGAATATTTAGCAGGTTCATGTGGATTGGATTTAACTTCTCCTAATATAGATTTAAAATGGGGTAAGACATTACATGCATATGCAGCCGCGGTAAAAGATATACCAACTAATTTAATAGGTCCATTTGAGCAAAAAGTAAAAGAACTTATTTCTTCTACTATAGGAATGGGTGTATAATGAATATAGAGAAAGAATATAATAAACTATATGGGGATATTCCTAAATATAATAATGAAAGAATAGATTACTTATTAAAAGATACTAATCTTAAAAGGAATAAATTAAAAGTATATGATGAAATACAAAGAATAAATAGTATTAAATGGAAAAAGAAATCATTTACTCTTTATATTATCCCTAAAGCAACTCCAAGACCAAGAAGTGGAAAGAATGGTATTTTTTATGTAAAAGGAGCTTCTGATAATAAGAAATTCTTTAAAGAGTTTATTAAGGATAAAGAATTAGAAATAATAAATACTCCATGTAAAATAGAATGTATATCATATTTGCCTATATCTAAATCAATGAATAGTGTAAATAAGATATTAGCTGAATTAGGATTTATTAGACCTATAAGTAAACCAGACTGGGATAATTTAGCAAAAGCATATTGTGATATGATACAAGGATATTTATTAGAAGATGATGCATTAATAATAGAAGGAATATCTAAAAAGTATTATTCAATAAAGCCTAGAGTAGAAATTACAATAGAATGGATGGAATCATTTGATTGTAAATATAATGAAGATAAAATAATAAATAAGATACATAAGTAGATATAATTCTACTTATGTATCTATAATACCGTATTTTAGTAATATATATATATATATCATTTTTGTAGAAATAATACACTGAGCTATCGGTAACGGGCAAAGGAGAATTAGCATGACAGTTTTTAATGAATTTGACAATGGTGTTTACTTTGTTTCAGAGGCTGTGTACAGAGCTGAAGAAATAGTAGCTAGTAGCAGTAATAGTTTTTCCAGAGATGTTATTAAGAAATCTATAATTGATATCTACCATGAGATATCTCATAGGAAAAATATGATTACTCGTTATGTCCAGAAGAATAATGAATGGCTTTTTAATAAGAAGCCTGACTGGATAAAGTCTGCGTGGACCGAGATTAACAATCTCGAGTTCCTCAAAGACAATTTAGTAGCTAGGTTATAACCTAGCTACTATTTTTTTTTATCCTTCATAACCATCAGCCCATGAAACTAACAATCCTCTATTCTTTAAAGGTAATGGTTGTTTCATAGCTTTTATTCTATAATCAGTTAATATTTTTTTTATCTTCATTAGTTGGTCTACTGTATGTGGAATACTATATTCTCTTGCTGTTTTTGGATCTGATAATATTGCTATATAATAATCAACTAAATCTAACTTATGATGTATATAAGCAACTATCATCATTCTATCATTCTCATCTTGTATAGTATTTATTTTACTTCCTATATAATCTATTTCTACAGGGTCTATTCTTTTTAATTCTTTCTTAAATAAAAAGAATTCTGTATAATATCCATCTTGTATAGTTTTCTCTCCACACTCAATAAAGTAATTAACTTTCTTTTCATTAAATGCTGAATTATTTTCATCCAATCCATATATTCTATCTATATAATTTTCAATAAAGTCTTTTAAGTATTTACTAGATACATCTTCTTTAAATCCAAATAATCTATTCTTACTTAATTCAATATTTCTTTGTCTTAAATCATCTACTGTTGCAATAGCTAATTTAACATCATTAACTATTTTATCATTTAATGATTGTCTACCACCAGATTTACTTATTATCATTACTTTCTTTAAAGCATTCATTAAATCCTGTCTATAACCCATTTTAGCAGCAAATGAATCTGCTTCTATTTCATCTTTTATATTAGGACCATCTTTAGTATAATCTGCTATACAAGCATCTAATATTGGTATAGATAAAATACTTCTAAATATCTTATCTTTAAGCATCATCTTATTACTAAATTTAGCTTTAAGTAATTCATATTTTATTATTAAACTTATTCTATTAGGAATAGATGTTGATGCTACTATATGACCTATTTCATGTAATAACATTGCTGTTAATTCTTTAGGAGTAAATGATATAGGTTTATCTAATAATATTCTCTCATCAATTTCTATGTTCCAGAGTTTATTTAACTGCCATAGTTTCTGTACTGATTGAATATCATCATTTTCACTAATAGCAGATATAATTTTATCTACAGTAGATACATCAGGAAATACCGACATAATAAAATAAAGATTTCTATCATTCTTTTCTACTGGAGTAATTGATATATTAAAAACAAAATCAGGTAGTCCTGCTTCTAAAGATCTTTTTATTATATCTAATCCTTTTGGATTATTCTTATTCTCTTTAAGAACTTGAAAAGAAGCTTCTATATCATTAATCATATTTCGATTAAGTTTATTAATCATATTTGATATTAATCCTTTCATTATAAAGTAAACTATTAATGCATTGTGTTTTATAGTTATTAATACAATAATTCAATTATAATATTTTTTTATTAAGGAAAGGAAATAAAAATGGCTATTAATGAATTTGAGAAAGTATCGTATGATCAGTTTAAAAAGGATATGTTTAAATATTATCCAAAATTAAAAGATATCCAAGATATAGATATTACAATTAGAGAAATGTATAATGATATCAAATTACCAAAGAGAGCAACTACTGGATCAGCTGGTTATGATTTCTTTTTACCGTTTGGAATTAGTATAGATGTTGGAGGAATGTTAATAATACCAACAGGAATTAGATCTAAGATAAAAGATAATAAACACCTCCAGTTACATCCTAGAAGTGGGCAGGGATTTAAGTATCATTTAATATTTGCAAATACTGTTGGTATAGTTGATTCGGATTATTATTATAGTGATAATGAAGGTCATATCATGATTGAACTGATTTATGATGGATTTAGAAATGATAGTTTAGGTTATATAAATATTCCAGATAATAATGGTAATAAAAAACTATATGAATTCAATAAATTAGATATACCTAGATATATAGATTTTGATAAGGGAACTGGAATTTGTCAAGGAATATTTGTAGATTATGATTTAACGGAAAATGATGAAACAAATGAAATTAGAAATGGTGGATTTGGAAGTACTGATATCCGTTAATTGAATATATATATATATATCATCTTCTTGTAATAATAATTAACTTTAATATCTTGGAGGAAGATGATTATGTTTAGTAAAAAAGCAACTGTTACAAAAATCAATGATGATTATAAATGCAAGATTTTTGATCTTGTATGTAATTTTAGCTCATCATATGATTTCTATTTCACGAGCGGACCGTGTGGATTTTCTGTATTGGCTTATGACAAAGCTGATACGGAAAAGTCATATAAAATTATTAGATATGCTGATGGAGTGTTGAAAATACACACATTAGTATCTGTAATGGCTAAATCTCGAGAATTTAAAAACCTGTATGATTATATCAAAAAGGCGGGTATTGTTGTGGGTAAATTACCACTAGACCATCTAATTAAACTTGCTGTTGCAAGTAAATTAGTTTAATGGTCTAACCATCAATGATAATAAGAAGAGTTCTGCTAATAGAACTCTTCTTATTTTTTTATTTCTTATCATCACCTTTATCATCATTTGATGTATCATTTCCACCATTGTCTGTATTAGTAGGTTCTTTATTATCTCCACTATTATCTTTTGGTGTATCAGACCCATTATTATTCTCTTCATTTTGCATTGCTTTATTTTCTTTACGCAATCCAAAAACATCAGCTATAAATCTAAGAATATCTATAACACGGTCACCAGCCCATTTTTTCAATTTCTGCAAAAAAGTTAAATCATCATCATTTTCATTATTATCTTCTTTTTTTGGATCTTCCATTACTTTATTACATAAATCAATAGCACCTTGCTTAATTCCATTCCATATATTTTTAGCATCACTTACTTTAGCATCAGCAGCTCTTCTTGCAAGTTTTACAACTTTACGTTTAATATAAGTCTTTAAAAATATACCACCTGCAAATATTGCAAGTTTACCAACACCAGTTTTAGTAAAATTAGATATTAGAGATTTTATTCTTCCTAATATACCTTTACCATCTTTAGCTATCTCATCTATTCTTGTATCATATTCTACAAGTTCATTCTGATTCTTTTTTCTACTACCTGTTAAGAATGAAGTAATTTTATCCAATAGCTTTCTAAGAGTATTCTCAAACCACTGAGCTATTCTACTAATAATACCTTTCTTAACTTCAGCACGCTTCTTAACCGCTTCTGTATAAAGATCTTCTAAATCATCATATGAACCATTCTCTTTGAATACTGTAACTTCAGCATCTCTGACAGATTGATTATATCCAAGTTTCATCATGGAGACAGCAGTATCTATTCTGGAACTTTCATTTTCCATCCATACGGCTTCTCTATCCCAACTCAACATATCATTCATTATAAATATATTCCTTTCATATATTCTATATTAAACGCTTGTTTTTATAAGGATTAATAATCCTTTTTACTTAATTATAAATTAATTATATGAAAGGATTATTATAAATGATTAAATTAGAAAAAGTTTCAGTAATGAATTTTGAAAATGCTATCAGAGGAGCTAGGAATCCCATGAATTCATGGGATAGAATGGATAGTCATTATGATGAAAATAATAATTTTATTTTAGGAGACAACGATTTATCGTTAGCAACTAGATTAAGAAATGCTGGTACAGCGGATCATAGAAAATTCTTAAGACAAATTTTCGTATCAGTAGATATAACCGCTCCATTATATTGGTGGAAAGAGTATGATACATATAAAGTTTCTACTGTAGCAAATTCAACTTCTACAATGCATAAGATTCATTCTAAACCATTTAAGTTAGATGATTTCTCACACGAACATTTAACAGATTATGGATTAGAAGCTTTAAAGAAATTAATAAAAGTATTAGAGGATTTTAGATTATGGCATAATGATGATATGGGTAATCCCAAAAAAGAATGGTATAATATAATCCAATTGTTACCAACTAGTTATAATCAAATGAGAACTTGTACTCTGAATTATGAGACACTCATAAATATTTATAAATCACGAAAGAATCATAAATTAGATGAATGGAGAGAATTCTGTAAATGGATTGAAACTCTTCCATATTCTAAAGAATTGATAATTTCATAATAATATATTATTTACATGAACCACATAAAGTAATTGGTTCATGTAAATAATATTTTTAGTGTAAAGGAGATTAAAAAATGAGAGTAAATGGTTTAATTATTAGTAATAATTATGATATCGACACAGAGAAGAATCTTAAGGATGTAGTGATATTCAATAGTTGCTATTACGATACTGATAACAAAGATATGATTGAATTATCTTCAAAGGTTATTCAGTTATTTAAAATGATTCGTGGGTTTGATGTTTATGTAGATAACGAAGATATTACTGAATTATTAGAGAATATCAAAAATATGTATGAAGAAATTGAAATCCCTAGTTCATTTAATGTATATATGAGATTTTGGTTTAAGCATATAATGAAATCAATCAAAGAAACATGGTTTGATATATATTTTGATGCAGTCGAGATAACATATACAGATGGGATGCAATATAAACACCCTATATCATATCAAATACATACACTGAAGGCATTTTATGAGGTTATTCATAGAATACATACAGAACGACAAAACGACGATGATAATTGATTATGTTAAAATTCAAAAAATGTATGTGGTGAATATTCAATGTGAGTTTATTACAAATATAATTAAAGACCTTATTTCTAATTAGAAATAAGGTCTTATTTTTTAACGCACTTTTGATATATATATATATATATATTATTTCTTAGTAAATAATAAATTAAATTTAGTTGACCTATCGGCTTAACGGGGAGAAGGAGATTTTTATGGCAAAGTTGGTTATTGGTAATAATGGAGTAGCTTATAGACTTCACGAGGGTTTCACTCACGGTGGTGTAGTATTCCACGCTGATGATGTATTCTCAGCAGCATTTCTTAAAATTTTAAACCCTGAAATAGAAATCAGTAGAGGATTTAAAATTCCTGAGAACTTTGACGGAATAATATTCGATATGGGTGGTGGTGAGTTTGACCATCATTACGAGGGAGCTCCTGTTCGTGAAGACGGAACTCCATATAGCAGTTTCGGTTTATTGTGGGAGAGATTTGGAAGGAGTCTCTTCAAGACCGAGTTATCTTTTAAGAAAATAGAAGAGAATATAGTTATCCCTATAGATAAAACAGACTGTACTGGAGTTATGAACCCACTATCTTATATGATTAGTGGGTTCAACAAAGACTGGGATGACAATCAATCTCCAGATGAGTTGTTCTTCGAGGCTGTAGAGATGGCTAAGAGTATGTTGGAGAGGAGTATCAAGAAATGTCAATCTACAGAGAATGCACATGATGGTGTCCAGGAAGCCTTCAAGGCATCTAAAGATGGCATCATTGTGTTGGATAAGTTTATGCCTTGGGGTGAACTTATTCAGGAAGAAAGCCCAAGGTTTGTAGTATATCCTGGTGCACAAGGAGGTTGGAATGCTCAGGTAGTTCCAATCAATAATACTACAAAGGATTCAAGAGTGGATTTCCCAATCGAGTGGCGAGGACAGAAAAATTTCACAGACTCGAAAGGTCGTGATATAGTATTCTGTCATATGACAGGTTTTCTTGTAAACGTAAAAGATAAAGAAACTGCTATTGAGATTTGTAAAGAAGCTATTGATGCAACCAAGTAAATGATATTGGGATAGAGTTATTGTAACTCTATCCCCTAGCTTAGGCTAGTTATTTTTTTTTATAAAAAAAAAGATGATAGATAGAGAAATAAATTCTCTATCTATCATTAGGATAATAAACATGTTTAATTTAATGATACACACCTTGTTCAATAAGATGTAATGTGCCTGGGGAGATTTGAACCCCCGACAACTTGATTAAAAGTCAAGTGCTCTACCTACTGAGCTACAGGCACAAATGGGATAGAACCTTTCTATTTGGTTATATTGGCGTACATCCATACGACCGCCACATATACTTATCTTCAGTATAATAGTACCGGTAACTCATCATACGCATCTCAACCATATATCATTTATACATTCTTTAAAGTAGACCCAATACTGCACTATTAATCCGTGCTATCCCTGGCTGACTACTATGTTGTATATTATTTTGCTCTACCCTCTAATAATATGTTAGCATAATATTAATTTATTTATTCAATCTCATAAATTGTATATCCATATTCTTCACAAGCAAGATGTTCCATTCTGCATCCTCTTGCATTTTTCCAATCTCCAATAAATAAAACTATATCAGCTTTTGATAACATCTGAAATGCCCTACCCAAAAAATATAATGGTGGTGCATCTTCTGGCAAATCATTTTCAAAAGATGATATAAATTCAACTTCCTCGTTACCCTTATATATTTCTAAAAATTTCTTTTTTCCTTCTTCTCTTATCTTTAATACCTCATCATCAGGTATATTTCTCATAGCTTGACTAATAAAAACCTTCATCCTTACAATTCCTTTCTTATTCAAACATATTTTCTATGTCACTACAATCTATAGATTTATTTAGAGATTTAACATATTCATCTATATACATTTCTTTACTATTACCGTTGTATGTTACTTCATAATACTTTTCATCTCTCACATCTGATATAATCAATGCCTTAGCATTTTGTAGAGTTTTACAATACCATACTATATAAAAATTAGCATTACTTATATCTATATTATTTTCTTCGTATATTTTCTTTACTTCCATAATTGCATTACTTAAAAACTTATTCATTTTCTATGTTCCTTTCATTTTGGAATAGTTTCACTATTTACAGCATCTGAAGTATTGAGATTACTGTAAATTATTTATAATCTTTAATGATTTATTTCATTGAATTGGTTTATTTATTTTTTGTTAATTAAATTTATATTATATCAAATTATATTATCTAATTAGATAATTATTTTTTAATACTTCTATGAGATAAATATATAATACCTTTAGAATATTAAATATAAATCTATTAATCCGAAAACCACTACTAATATATAAATTAACATATCAACGAATATCTTAAAAAAGATATTACAGCTACAGCATTCATCCTTCCAGGGATTCATAAGAGGCTCACGCATGTGTTTTCTACCAGTGTATTCAAACGCCGGGCACTCCGGACGCCCACTGTCCCGCACCGTCTTGTATTAATGCATTATTGGAATGGTGCACGTTTAATATGTTCTAAAGACGAATTATGCAAATTATATCTGGAAATATAACCACATAGATTCAATCTACATTTATATTAATAATGATTGCAGTTGCAACTACGTAGGTATAAACCAAGGGTATTAACCTTTTTTATCTACTAGATAAATTATGATTATATGGATCTAAAGTCCAATCATCGTTTATTTGGTAGAGGTAGTAATACGATTACACATGGCATTTATGTAATCCATTTACATTTATCTTAGTAAATAAAATCATTCATAATAAGCTTGCCTAGCTTTTCTAAAATCATTTATTTATTTTAGATAGATACCTAATCAAAATTAATAATATTAAAAATAATTATCAACTAGATAGTTTTTATTCATTACTATCTAGTTGATAATTAAATTATTTATTATTTAATTCCATCAGACTTCATCTGAATACCATTTACTGTATAATATCCACTTGATGTATCGATATCATAAACATCACGCTCATCATTCAATAGTGATCTAACCATCTTCTTTACAGTAAGTGCTTTATCACATCTATTACTCCATCTATCCTGATCCTGAACTAATTTCTTATCATACAGACTAGAATGAGAGAATTTCTGCATCTCATAACATACAGCAAAGCTTATTGTATCTTTTCCAGATGGAGAACCGTTCTTAGTGGTTCCATACTCGATAGTTGCTGGAATATCAATAGACATTAGAAGATAAAAAAGTTCCTGAGCAACTTGACTAGGGACTGTTAGCTCAACGTCATATTTATTCTCAGAAATATTTTTAAGAACTCCAATAGCGTCAATTACCCCAGAAACAAATGACGTAATTGCGTATCTTCCATTTGATGTAATCATCTGAGGAACTTTTCTTTCACTCTTATTCAATGCACCAAATAAAGAAGCTAACTGATTCTTTATAGGGCTATTGTATGTGAACTTATTCTCTGTAGTAAGAATTGTTGATTTAGGATTCTTACCTTTTGAAACATGGTATCTTGCACTTGATGGCTGTTTTTCAACATTACCACTATTACCAATTCCATTACAATAATCCATACGACTCTGAATAAATGCATTAAGAACTGTATCATTCTTATACAATGTAACAGATAGATTATTTCTATATTCTCCACTAACAAATAGTACACCTAACAACCAAGCAAAATCAAACGCAATATTACTATCAGTATATTTGTATCCTGGTACTGAACCAATCATGTTGTTCATAGTATCACCAGGTTCTACTGTATTTGCATCAACATCACCTTTATTATTAGTATTTACTTTATGATCTGTAGAAATAGAAACATATCTTCCCTCATTAAATACCATATCATAGAATTCATTTCTAAATTCTTTTCTTATTGAATATGCCTCAACATAATCACCAGACATATGATCAAGTATCTTTACATTTCCATTACAAATCAATCTGTTTGTTTCTGGATTATCATAGTTACCATAGATTGCATCACTGTACTGAGTTATTCGTGTGAATGCATCTTTAATTGGTTCTGTATAAGGTACATTATTCAGTGTATATGATATTACTGATGTTCCGTTTATCATAATTATAATTCCCTTTCTACTATCCTATATTTACTATAGGTTAGTTAGATAAATGTCTATAAATTTATCTATTCATGATAATCTTCTTTTGGTCCTTGACCAAGGGTATCAAACTTACCATTTCTGTATACAATACAAAATCCAATTCCTCTTTCAGTTTCACCCTTATAAGAGCAATCAAGTATTACTATTCTAGTACTTTTAGTATCTCTAACAAATATAGATCTAGGTTTTACTATTTTGAATATATTAGGAATCAGTTTATCTAAGGTCTTTTTACCTTCGTTAGGGTTATATAGACTCATATCAATATGAAGTTTATTATTAATATCTTTATGAGTCTCTATTTCACCATATATAAATTCTTTTACATTATAAACCATATCGTCAATATGTCTAAATCCGTTATTTATAAATTCACTAATAGCTTTATCTTGTAAATCTGTAATTTCATTATTCTTAGAATTTTCATATTTGATAGGTAGATTAAATTCTTTACCCCAAATTGATCCTTTAATAGAATAAGTTACTATCTTCATTATATTAATAATTCCTTTCTTAATAAAAAAAACTAATATAGTAAACTATATTAGTTTGATATTTTTTTAATTTAAATAAGGGTTTCCCCCCTCCCCATGTTACTGGTTAAAATAACCTCGTCTCCGCGTAAGAGTCTTTAAACTTGCGTAACCTCAAGCGTAAATATTACAATCAGAATCTTTAGCATTGTATATATTGATAGCAGCATTAATATCTCTATCTATACTTAATCCACAAATAGGACATTTATAAATTCTATCAGATAAACTCATATATTTCTTACTACCGCATCTACTACATAATTTGGTAGATGGATAATATCTATCGAGTACTCTGAGTTTAACATTATATTCTAAGCATTTATTCATTAGAACAAATTTAAATTTATAAAAATCACTATATTGAATTCTGTTGTGTAAGCTATGATTAGAATCTTTTTCTAATAGATATTTAATAGCTAATTTTTCTATAGTTATACATTTTGGTTTGAATTTCACCAGTATTTTATTACATAATTTCTTAATAAAATCATTTCTAATATTATTAAGTATTAATATATAACGTCTTAATTTATTTATAAGTCTTACTATATTAGAAGATCTATATGGTATTACAGACTTATCATATTTCTTATTACTATTTATTTTTACTTTATTTTGTATAATACTATGCAATTTACTAACTTTATCATTTAACTTTCGATATCTTGGATCATTTTTATAGTGCTTAACTTTATAACTATTATACCCATCATATATAATAGCATAATCCTTTACACCTAAATCAATACCCAATTTAATATCATTCTTCAATAATCTTGGTTTACATTTGCGATATATAAATACTACATAATACTTATTATATTCTCTAATAATTCTACCAGAGAATATAGATGATTCTAATGGTAATCTATAACCACTACTTATTCTTATTTTTCCAAGAGTTGGTAGTTTAACTTTATTTATATTATTGGTATAATAATTATAACTTCTATCAATAAAATAATAAGATTCTCTATTGATATGCTTCTTAGATATTAATGATGGTAACTTATTATATCTTCGGACGTATGTGTTAAATGCTTTTTCTTCAGCAGAAATAGCTTCCTTTATAGCATCTTCACTGTAATATGATATCCAACTATACTTACTATTTTCTACTTTAAGTCGATTTATAATATTATTAAACTCAGTACCAGTAATAAATTTATTACCGTTATTATATCTATTAATATTATAAGCGATATAATTATTCTTAACAAATCTACAGCATCCTAGAGTACTATTAATAATATTTAATTGATATTTATTTGGGTATATTTGTATTTTGATCGTTTTAAACATAATACATCCTTTCTATTATTTTTTTATCCAGATAAATATTATATCACCAAGTATAAATATACTCTAATCACAAATCCTTAAATAAATCAATGGAGGTATTGAAAGTATGAATTGTAAAAATGGTTATTCTGATATAGTAGAATTTTCTAAATCTTTTGATAATGATAAAGGTATCAAAGTTTGTACTACTTGTAAATACTTTGAATCTGATAATGGTATCTATATATGTAAATTATTCAATAATATAGAAAGGAGCTAGCATGAGAATAAATAAAATTGAAATACTTAATTTAGATATTTTATACAAGACCATCACTATATTACAGAATAATGATGATTATAAGAATCTTTTATTTACTAATGAATTTAATCAAGTATTAAATCAATTAGTAATCAATTTAGATCTATCAGATATTAACAAATTTGAATATATCTATCTTAAAAGATTCTCTAGTGATATTAGTAAATTTAATAATAATAAAATTGATAAAGATTATGTATCTGCTAATTATTGGGATATATATAATGAATCAATTAAACCTCTATTATATTTACTAAATGATATAGAGAATGATAATTATGATATAGATAAATTAAATATATTACCATTAGGATTATATTCTTCTGATGTAAAAATATCTCTATATGGATCAGCATTAGCAAATATAATTACTTATACTCCTCATATATTTTTTATTAAAGCTACTAAAGGAAAATGTATTGATGAGAATAAGAAGTTTATAGAAGATTATAATATTTATACAGAAGATTTAAATTCATTTATAATAAGTGAGTTTATAGAGAAATTTTATAAATATATAATAGATTCTATAAATACTATTGATTTACCATCTTCTTTCTTTATAGATGAAAATTTCTATAATAGAAATAGTAATAATTTAATTACTCTATCTTCTTTATATAATAGAGAAATTACATTTGACTTCTTAAATGATAATTCTACTGATATAAATAATAAATTAAAAGAGTATACGAATAGTAGTAGGGAGTCTAACTTAAAAGATACTAGAATAAATTTTATTGTTAATTCTTCCTTGAATTCCTTTGTAGATTTAATTAATTTATTACCAGTAGATAGAATAATTAGCTATGAACCAATTTCTATTCCTATTAATAATTGTAGAAATTATGAAGATATACCATTCTGTCCATTAGAAATATCAGATAAGTATCAAGTTAGATATACTGAAAGAATTAATTCTATAATAGGATCTGTTGTTAGGTATTATAGTAAAGATAAAGATGTGATTAAAAAAGTATCATTAGTAAATGGATATAGTAAATATAAATATATGATAAGTTTGAAATTATCTGATATAGAAGAATATTTGAATATAGATTGTAAATATGAACTAAAAGAAATAATAGATATAATAAAAAAATATAGTAATATATTTATAGGATTTTTAAAATAAAAATAATTAAGATCTACTAGATAAAAAATTAAATTTATCTAGTAGATCAAAATTTGTCTATTTACTAGTATTTTTCAGTGTTTAGTTAATTTGTTAAAGTAACAGAAGAAAATAAAAGTTTATTTTTTAAAATTTGATTTTCTGAACACTGGAATTCTTCGATGAATTGAGTGAATTGTTTTTTATAAACTGGTACACATTTCTTTATTAGAAATAAATAAAATTAGTAAATGAAATTTGTAAATAAAAATAAATAAATAAATAAAAGTAATTAGAAATAAGAAATAGTTATAAAAGTAATAGAAAAAAATAATAAATAAAGTAAAAGATAAATAAGTAAATAGAAAAAGTAAATGAAATATGAAGTAAAACAGAAATAAATGACTAATAAAGAAATGAGTAGGTAAACTAAAGAGGTATGTTAGAACGACCAATAAGAAAAAAAAAAGATATATAGGATAAATAATCATCCTATATATCTAATTTAATTATTCTGAATCAGATTCGTCATAATCCTCATCAGAATTAATTTCTTCTAATGTAGCAATAACATATTCCACACCATTATTTCTTAGTTGCATTATTTCATCTTCATTCTCATAATCCATAAACTCTAAAAGTTCATCAATAGATTTCCTTAAGAAATACAGATGGACTAGAATTTCTCTTTCTCTTTCTGGTACAGTATTGAAAGAGTAGAATAGTTCATCTATAATATCATCTTTTTTCAAATTAGTACGATCTACTATTTCATTCACTAAATCCATTACATTAAAAACTTTTTCCATTTTTTTACTCCTTTGATTAAATTAATATTATTTGGCTACATAAAAATATTATATCAATAGATGAATTATTTAAATTCTAATATAAGGAATTTCTAGTAGTAAACTGGAGCATAAAAATCTTGCTTTTTAAAAAATTTTTGATAAAAAAAGCAAAGTTTTTACCTCGGATTTTAGTTTTAGAAAAATCTCTATTTACTGATAATTTTCAGTATTCACGTAAATTATTGAGGTATCAACAGAAAATAAAAGTTTATTTTTTAAAATTTGAATTTCTGAACACTGGAATTCTTCGGTGAATTGAGTGTTTTACTTTTTATTTTTGGGTACACATTTCTTTATTAGAAATAAATAAAATTAGTAAATGAAATTTGTATATAAAATAAATAAATGTAATATAAATAGTATAAATATAAAATATAGTGTAGTAAATGTGTAGTAAAAGAAATAATTAGTATAAATAAAGTATATTAATTATATCAGTGTAAGAAAAGTATAAAAGTTATTTATATAATAAATATAAGATATAGATAATAAAATATATAAGTATAAATAAATTATATAAATAATAAATTAGTAATTATAAAGTAAGTAAATGAAATATAATCTAATTATACTAATAAAACTGATAATAAATATATAAATACTAATAATATCTAAAGTGTATACCTAAACATGATAAATGTGAGTAGACTAATAAAGCAGTACTGAATATGAACTCAAAAGAGAATTTAAATAGTATAGATGATTTTTTATATCATCTATACCAAATATTTTACTTTTATCAAATCCGTAAATCAATTATCTCTATTCATATATTATCTATTAGTAAGAAATTGAGTTTATAGTTCTATATGAAAGGAGTAATAATATGGGACTTTATAAATTTTGCGAAGTGTGCGAGAAGGTCATTCCGGTGATCTATCGCACAATGATTCTGGGAGGGTTTCTCTTCATCCTTCCAGATCTAATTGTCTGGAAACTTTCGGGTTCTCCGGACAAGGAGGACGAAGAGAAGAAGAAAAAAGATGACGATTAGGAGGTCGCCATCTTCTTTTTTTTATTTATATAATAATTCTCTCATCTTAGCTTCACTACCTTTTCCATAAATACCATCAGGACTTAATCCAAATTTATTCTGGAATGTAATCAAAGCTCTCTGAGTACCACCACCAAATATTCCATCTACATCAAGATTTTCTCCTAATACAGAATTAAGATTTGATTGTAATTTTCTAACTTCATCACCTAATGAACCCCTCTTCAGTAGAGGTGTTCCACATGCAATTGCTGATGGAGATATAGAAGGAGTATTACCTGATTTATCATAATTAGGTCTTCCAAAACCAGCAATTCTAGGATGATTAAGTTCATAAGATTTTCTGTATACTCCACCACCATTTCTAATAACACCTGATGCTGGAGATGTATTTCCTTCTATAGTATCAATTCTATTAGATACTCCTATAACTAATCCAGTATGACATATTCTCTCAGAATTCTTAAAGAATATCTGATCACCCACCTGAGGATTACTTGTATACCAAGCTCCTTTTTTCTTATACATATCAGCTGATGCTACAGTATAATCATCAAAGTTTCCACCTATTAAAGATTTAGCAGTAGATATTCCGTATGCTTGCATGAAACACCAATCAACAAATGCATCACAATATGATGCTGGAAAATCCATTACAGATGGATAGATATTATGCATATCTCTTCCATACTTGGTATAGTTATCATAACCAGCTCCATCATCTTTACTATCTAATACAGAAGGATTTGCAAGATAAGCTGCTTTAGACTTTTCCTGATATCCTTCTTCTGCTAATGCAACTCTTATAACTTTATCTACAGTATTAGCCATTTAAAAATCACCTTCTTTCATTATTTAGCATCATCCATTATTTCAGCTGAATCGTAATCATCATCAGATTCGCTGCTATCTCCACCAATAGGATTTTCAGTACCCATAGTATCACTATCAAGATTAGCCCTAGCATATGGTGATAATTCTTTCAATCTTTTTTTTGCTGTTTCGAAATCATAATTTGATACTTTATCAATTATACTCTCTGGATCAGTGTCATCGGTAATATCACCATTTAAAGCTCTTTTTTTAGCCATAGTTTTTCTAGCTTTATCTGCTGCTGTTCCACCTAATATACTTTTTATTACTTTTCCATTCGCATTTGCATCTGTTTGATTATTAACTGTATGGAATAATATCTTAGGAACTTCTGAGATAAATTTAAATATATTAAATCTATAATGCTTTTGTATTTTCACAGCAACTTCTTCAGCTTTAAGTTTTCCTGTAGTAATCTCTGGATCTAATGCCATTGCAGTCTCATTTATTTCTGGAGCATCTGCGTCAACCTCTTTATTCATTGCTCTAAAATCCATAAACTGCTTTAATAATATTAATGCTGTTGCTACAGGTATTACTATTTTAGCAGTAGTTTTTAATTTACCAACAAGAGCTTCTCTTCTCTCAATATCTTCTAATTCTTTTTTAATATCTTTAAAAGATTTTCCTGTTTTAAGTTTAATCTTAAAAAGTTTTATATCATTTTTGAGTTTCTCTATTAGTGGAGGTTTTGGATCAGGAACTTCTATTTTTTTCTTCTTTAAAAATGGATTTTTTGATATGATTTTTTCAACTAAAGACAACTTCTGTTCTACCTTGTGTTTCATAAATACAGATTTTATCTTTTCAATCATTTTCTTAATCCATCTTATAAGATTTTGCCAAGCTTCCTGTATTACTCTCACCATCTTACCAACTATTCCTGGACTAGCTTTTGTATTCTTAAATAGATAATCCTCTTCATGTTTATTAAGAACAAATCCTTCATAAGTATAATCTGGATCATCATAATTATCATTCATATAATCCATATAACTTTCTCTAGCTACTTCCATGTCATACACATAAGCATAGTGATCTATTGCATCACCACACTTTTCTAATACCATATCTATAGCACGATTATATGTCTTACCATTATTAACTAATGTATCAAATAACATATTAGTTTTCCTTTCTTCTATTAATCATCTTATGATGTTGTTAAATTTCCATATATTTAGGAACATAGATATTTTCAATATATTAATATATCATTTCTTAGTAACCAAATAAAAGTATAATAATTTAATAGTAGAGAAACTCTACTGTAATCACGAAAGGTGGTGATTGTGGATAAAAAATCCAAAAATACTTTTTGACATTAATTCTTTTAATCTCGATAATGTATTAAATGTGGTTAAGAAATACAAAAAGAAATCAAAAGAATTAGAAAAACTTAAGCCAAGAAAAAATAATGAAAAGGAGAAAATAAATCATGGCAAAGACAAATAGTGTTAAAGACGTATTGGCTACAATGGTAGCAAAGACAAATGCAAAGGGTAATAAGGTATTAAATAGATTCTCTAAGAAAAATTTCAATAACCTTATGACAGCAATTGCAAACGATACAGAGTTTGTAGCAAAAGTAGCAAAGAAGTCTGGAGATTCATTTGAAGTAGAAGATGTATTTGTATCAAAGGATTTCAGAAAGTGGTGTAAAAAGCTCGTTGAGAAGTTTGGCGTTGATTCTCACGATGCTGATGCTGTAATGTCATCAGATTTTCATTTTGATAATATGGATGGAATATATGAATTCTTCATGTCAGCTGTATCTCAGTATCTTAATGCAGGAAATAAGTTTGATTTCCTTACAGAAGAGGATTTCAAGGCAACAATTTCTCTTAAGGATGTAGAGGATAAGGAGTCTACATATGAGGCTAAGAATCCTCTAACAGGAGAAGCTCTTGGTACAGTTAAGTCTAAGACAAAGAAGCATAAGGAATTAAAGGTTAAGTCATCTGCACCAGAATGGCTTACAACAAAGAAGAGAATCTAAAAATAATTATAATAGTGGCAAATATTTTAAATTCTCCTCCCACTATCCTTTAATATTTGAAAGGATATTTTATTTTATGATGATTTTAGATTTTTTATTAAAAGTAGTATTATTGATTTTAGGTATAGATAGTATAATATTAGTATTTTCTGCTATAGTACTACTATATGCAAAGATTCGTGAAACTATGGTAAAGACCCATAAGTTAAAAAAGGATAATGAGAATGATAAGTGATTTAATTTTTAACTTATTTGATTTATTATTATTAATTATATCAGTACTTACTGTAGGAATATTAGGATTTGCAAATCTTTTATTGAGTATAATATATAATATTTCTATACTAATATTAGATGTAACAAGTACGGTTTTAACAAGGTTAATTAAAATTTTAGAATAAGGGGTAAAAAAGAAATGAACGAAACAATGAACTTTGGAAGAGAATTATGGTTTGGGTTTATTAAATGTGAGGATAGAGATTCTTTATTAATTAATGATGGATGTTCTTCCATTATGTTGGAATTAGGGAATAAGATTAATCCTGCATTATTTAAATCATATGAGTTCTTCAATACACTAAACACTGACACAATCTCCTATATGATATTAAGCAGTATAGTTAGTAAGAGAACTCCATATGCAGTATTTATGGTAAACGAATTGGATAAGTATATCAAGAAGATGAATATCACCAAATATAATAAATACAAATTCGTGTTTATTAGACATGGACGATATATCGCTTGTTATAAGCTTGAAAATGCAAAGACTATATATCAGTATATCAGTTCTGCTACATCAAATATAAATAAATATATAACAGTGATTGATTTATTACTATCTAATATAAAAGAGTCATTTTTATTTAATGATAGTAGACTAGAGATATTCTATAATAGCGAATTTAACTTAAAAGATTCCTTTATAGAGTTATTTATAAACGATAAATGTACTCTAAGAGATTCTGAATATAGTATATTGGATGTATCAGATATATCATTTAATAAAGAAGATATAGATGAGTTCTACTACAGTATCTGCAATGACTACTTAGTGGCATAAAAAAAATAATAAGGTGGAATTAATATATTCCACCTTATTAATATTTTTTTTATCTATGCAATTTTTGGAACATAGATAATTCTACCATCTATATCTTTAGTTGCGTAAGTTTCTGGTTCATCATTTGCTGTTTCACCTATAGTAGAGAAATAATTTAAATTTATTAATTGACTCTTTTCTATATTAAAATAATCATTTAACATACCCGTGTCTCTAGCAATTATCATTCTTTGAATGGGGTCAAACTTTCTGAACATGTATGCTATCTCTTGGTTGATCATTGCTATAATATTCAATATATCACCATCAAAATCTGCATTTAAACCACGTAGAATACCTAGTGGTGTAGCCATATTGTAATCCATATCGCTTTTGATTACATCTCTTATAGTCATTAATAACATTGAATAGAAATTTAAAGTAGGATTTCTATTTATTAATACCTTTACTTTATCTTTTTCTATCATATACTTCATTATCTCATATACCTTAGGATTGAAGACATTTGCTCTACTCCATATATTATATGCTTTTGATAATGTAATACCATCGACTTTCATTATATAATAAATTATCTTATATTTAAATATTTCTAAGAATGTATTATATGATAACGATAATTCATTATCTCTTAAAGTTGGATCTGGTACTATTACGTTTCTTGCAGTAAAGTTTAAGGAACCTCCGAGTATATCTCCTCTTATTAATCCATTTTTACCTGTAAATTCTTCAAAGTATATATCCCACATATTATTTACTTTATACTGAATTCTATTTATCATTAATGGTTTTTCAACTTCATTAGCAGTTAATAATTTTTCAGTAATACTATATATTGTATTGACTAATTTATCAACTGAACTAAAATAGAATGTATCAGATGTTTTTGCTTGTGGTCTTAGCTTTGTAGATACTACAGGAATATGTGAAGTAAACACACAATACTTCTGTTTGAGTATATTCTCAAATACCTCTTTCTTTTTCTTCTTCTTAGATATGAAGTAATTAATAATTTCTTCAAATCTTTCATAGAACTCCATCGTACCTATTCCCATAAATGGGGAAGTTATTTTTATATCAGAATAATCCTCTTCATTTAACTTTTCTACTTCACCATCTAGTGATATTTTTCTTTTCATATTTATAATATCACTAAATACATTTTTTCCTATATTATCTCTTAATAGATTGAAATAATATGGAGAAATAATTCTATTATTACCTAAACTAATCCACGCAGTCATTTTTATATTAGTATCTCTATACTCTACTTTAGTACCACAAAATGGACAAGTCTCTCCTTCAAATAAACGAGATTTAAATGCTCCACATTCACATCTATACCTTTCAATGAAACTCTGTTCATCATCATAAGATGTACCAAATAATGGTGATTGAACTCCATATAATGATTTTGTTCGTTCATCATCTAAGATAGTTTCTACTGGATCTGTAACAAGAAAACCAGTTCTTCGTATCATATCACAATAAAATTCACTATCCCAGTTGTACCTCTTACATATTACCTTTTGTTTACCCATAACCTAATCCTTTCTAAATAAAAATATTAGTTACATTTTTTGTGATAATGAAAATACTTATCTAATATCACAAAAAAATAATATATAAGATGATATAGATTTACTATATCATCTTATATTTGATTATATTATAATGCTCTATATGGTTTTGTAGTAGGATGTATCTTAGGTAATCCTTTACCAAACAATTCTCTTCTCAATGCTCTTTCTGTAGTTTTCTTATATCTATCAGATAGCTCATAATTAGTATATATAAATGGATTACCTTTCTCATCAAAGTCTTTCTTAAATACTATATCTAATATAGCGTATAATTTAGCACCATTCAATACTGCGTATAAATCTGCATTTAACTCAGTATACATAGTTCCACCATTTAGTATATCAGCCATTCTTTGACCACTATAAATAGGATTACCGAATATATCACATGGATAATTCTGAGGAGCAACATGCTCTAATCTTATATGTCCTACTTCATGTAGTAATGCAAACTGCTGTGCATCTTTTGATAGTGTAAAGAATTCTGGCGTAACTACTACTAAATAGAATCCATCTTCTGTAGCCATTGCATATGCTGGTCCATTATCTTTATCTCCAAATGAAATACAGAATTGTATGTACTCTATAGAGAATTTAGTATTCTCTTTGTACTTAGGAGTCTGTAATGCCATAAAGCAGTATGCATTTTTATTTTGATACTTCTTATCTGATTTATGACTTTTATACGCCTTATTTAGTGCTAATAAAACATGCTCAACTGTATCTTTAGGAAAATCTGATCTTATTTCTTTAGACCATAATTTTAACTCATTAGAAAACCAATTAAAGAAATAACTTTCTGTTGTATAATCTCCATTTATATTATCTTCATTAGATTCAAAATCATATGTATCATAACCATATTTTTTATCAAATAATAATTTTCTTTTAGTTGCAATATCATAACGCCTAGCAACTTCTTGATTATTTATTGTACTAGAATAATCATCTGATTTCTGTGCTAAATCAAATATACGATTACGTTTTCCTCCATTTATTACACTATATGTATCTGCATTTAGTTCAGTATATGATACTTTTCCGTGTTGAATATCTTCAACACGTCTTTGATTATTTATATATTGACCATGGCGTTTAAGTACGTTCTTCGGCAAAACATGACCTAATCGTATATGACCAACCTCATGCATAAATACAAATAATTGAGTTTCTCTATCCATATTTTCAAAAAAGCAAGGTGCCAAAATTATACAATTTCTATGGGTCTCTGGAAAGTATGTTGCAAATGCTGGAGAATCTTCACCTAATGAGAAATATACTACTATTTCTGCAGATATATTTGCGTTATTATTTTTTGTAGGTATTGTATATACACCTAATGAAGCTGATCCATCTGGATGATATCTATGTTTCTCTCTTTTATATTGTATAGCTAAAGAATCAATTAACTTATTTAATTTAATTAAATCTATCTCTTTTATACTTTTATTTTTTAATTGAAAATGATTTTTTAATCTATTGAATAAATATCCTTCCATAGTATATTCATTCATTTTATCATCATCCGATATGATATTATTATTATTTATATATTGCTTCAAAGCTTCTTTATGGTGCTTATTAAATATACCAAATGCTTCTTTGAATGTATACCATTTACCACTTCTTACATATGGATCTTCATCAACATCATCTATATGACCTGTATATTTACCATCATATTTTGCAGTAAATATTTGAGTATATGCACCAGTTAATTTAATACCATATTTATAATACGTATCTTTAGTTCTATTATCATTAGGATAATTGATTATATAATTAATTCCTGTATTACTTATATTAGATACTTCAAAATGTGTCTCTTCATGGCATTCATTTATTGCCTGTTGTTCAAGTGTAGTATCTCTATCTAAAGAACCTCCAGGTAATTTATATTTACCAGGCTCATTAGTAACTTTAATAAATGCAAATTTATTATCTTTGATTATTATAGTTTCTATTCTATTTCTGTATAGATTATTACCAATTACCTTAACAGCGTTCCATCTATGATTTTCATCATAGTACCCACCATTTAATATAATATTTTGTCTCATAATTCGCTTTTCTTCATTAGTAAGCATAATTTCTATTTTCCTTTACTATTAATCCATATTAAAAAAATGTGGTCGTGAATAGTATAGGTTATTTATACTATTCACGACAGTTATTATGAAATACCATTATTATACATATAATAATCATAATGATCTTTCATTCTTTTTAATTCATCTAATGATGGAACAAATGTCCTATCATTATCTATAATTTTTTCTAATACTGCTATTGCTTTCATTAGTTTTGTAGTATCTTTATAATTTAGGTTTTGTGTTTCGATTATTCTTAGCAGTATATCTTTTGCAAATTCCTCATCATCTACTATATCTTGACTTGCTATTTTGATGTATACTAAATATCCAGATTGTACATATGTATTATGAAGCCTAACTAAGTGTAAGTCATCATATTTCTCATAAATACTATCTCTATATTTTTTCTTAATATGTATTATTTTTAAATTATCTTTCTTATCACTATCAACAGACTCCATATATATTTCTACAGGTTCTTTCAATTCATGATAAGCTATTAGTTTATTATCTTCATTGATTATCCCATACATTATATCATATTACCTTCTATGCAAGAAATTTATAAACCTTTATAGATTTATCATAAATCTGTTCCATAGTACTTAGTGTTTTAGTATTCAATACCTCTTTAACACCATCTACACTAAATAATGCAGATATAATATAAATAACCATTTTAGCTAATGATTTGATTGCTTTAGATATATTAGATATTGTAGATAATATTTTTTGAAAAATATTAGTTTCTTCCATTTCTTTAATAACTTCTTTTCTTATCTCCTTTCTCATTGCTTTATATTTTTCTTTTTCTTCTTTTTTATTATCTTTAGTATTTCTGTATAAGCAATCTGTCTCACACATCTTTTCTTGATATTTAATTAATTCATTCATCACCTCTTGATATGATGCGTCTTTATTTGCATCAATAAACAAGTCCAAATTCAATGATTTTGTAGCCATTTTTTAACCTAAATCCTTTCATTTATAAATTTTACTACAAAAAAATAATATATAATAAAATATTAAAAATGTATAACCAGTAACATATTTGTAACCATAACCATTTTCTAAAGTTAGCCTTACTGAGTAATAAAAAAAAAAGAAGAGATATGAAGTTAATTCATATCTCTTCTAATATTTTTTACTCAGATACCATTTTAACCTGTTTCACCATTTTTCTATATAATATAGAATATGGATTATTACAATCCTTATTTTTCTCCCTATAGTAATCTGCAATACGCTGACCCGTTTCTATATTGGTTATAAATGCACGCTTTTCTGTCTTTCGTACATTCCATATAATATCATCATATAGAAAGAATGCATTATCTGGTACATCTTTTATCTTAATATATCCGATAACTTTATATTTTGCGGATGTATCATTTGATACTGGTGTATCTGATGGTTCATTTTCGTTCTCGTCTTCTGACTTATCTCTCGGATCTCTTTCAACGATATACAATTCAGAATTCTCTAAATCAATTTCTTTTTGTAATGGAAATACTAAATATTTACCATTCACTATTTCCCCTATTAAAACATCTCTTTCATTAGGACCAAACCCAATTCTCCTATATGATTTTATTTCTGGTCTTAATGATTTTGGTATTTTAATTTTCTTTTCTGTAACATCAAATGTTACTAATACCCTATTTTTCTTTGTTACTTTTGACTCTTCCATTTTAAATCTCCTTATTGAATAAATGCTATGGTTATTAAGTTACTAAAAAAATATTATATAGATAAAATATATACCTTAAATTTCACAATACCATAAAATCTTCATAGAAAGGAACATATAAAATGTATTCAATTAATGATAATACTGAAGAAAATTTTGATATAGCTTTTTTAAGAAATACATGGAATTTTAATTGTAAAGTATGTGGATTTAATAATAAGCTTTTTAGAGTTATTATAAATAGAGATAGAAAGATAATAGGATATTCATTAACTTGTTGCCAATGTGGTCATGTTCATGAATTTCATATAGATATAGAAGATAACGGAGTATATAATCTATTAACATCAATGCTTTATTATAATAAAGGGTTAGATGTATGTCTCCAACCTACTACCTGTAATCATAAAAACTGTCCTCTTTGGGGTACTTGTACAGAGCCTATATATGATAAAAAAATAAAATATATCCAACACGGAAGTAATATTGATAAAAATATAATAGATATAGAAGTATTGAAAGAACCAAAATATTTATGAAAGTGTAGGTGAACAATGAATGAACTGGGACAAAGTGTTTGAATTAGATGAAAAAGATGAAGACGAAATCTTTCTGTCAGAAATACCAGTTGATCTATTAAAAGAGTCTCTATCATCTCAATTTGATTATCCACTAGAATATAAGAAATATGATTATATTAAATCTTTTATAGATAAATATGATTATTGTAAGGATAACATGATTGATACAGATTTAGAGGATATGGAAAATACTAGAGATGAATTTGTTGGTTTTGTTATGAAATTATTTGAAGATTATTTATCTATAGGATTTAATGATTTAGATAATTTTGATAACGATGAACAGCATGACATAATTCATCTCACATATTTATTCTTTATAAAGAATATAAAGAAAAATTTTGTTAATGTAATAAAGAACTTTATTGAAGATCATTCTAATGATATAGACAATAAGTTTGAACTAAAAAAAGATGTTACTACTAATAATTTTAAGTCAGAGATTGGTGATAATCACGATATTAAGATATTAGGTAACTTAAAAGAAATTATTGATTATGCTTTTATAGAATTAAGAGAATTAGATAATATAGAAGCATTCTTAGATATGTGTGAAACTGATGAACCTAGAGTAGAATTAGATGCAGTAAGAAAATATTATAATAAGCTCATTCTTACGGGTAATTTTATTGATAACTACTTAGATATGGTTGATGGTGATTTCATATCAGAGATACAAACAAAGATTAGGAATTATATACTTAAAAAGTATCCTAAGAGAAAAAATGATTTTAAGGTTAAAGAAATAATTGAAGAGATAGATGACGATGAATCTATATAATATTTCTATGTAACTAAATAACAAATATTATTTATTAAGGAAAGGAAAATAGTTATGTTTGGAAATCAGAATAATCAAAGTAGTAATGGGGGAAATAATTTTAATCAGGTTAATGTAACTACTAAGTTGTATAGTAGTTATTCTGATGATTCTGCTCTAATAGTATCTGCATGGAATGAGCAGATATCTATTAGATTAAATCCGTTTAGAGGAAAATCTCCAGAAGGTGTTCGTTTATATGCTCAAGATAATAATGAGTGTATAATGACGGCATTAACAATGGATAATGTATCTGCATTGCTTGAAGGAATTTATTCAGTTATATATCCTGCATTAGTAGATAAGAAGAGTGCTAATGTAGCTATTATAATAGGCTCAACAGCTAATAAGAAAACTTTAGTAATTTCTACAGACGGCAATGATGTTTTTATGACAGTATATGTAGGTGTAGGTGATGATAATTCTGCTAAAGCTGAGAATTCTATCACTCATAAGTTTAATAAGAAAGAATGGATTAAGGATTATAATCCTTCTAATGGTGAAGGAGAAATTCATGAAGCTAATGCTGATTTTATAGCATTTAAAGAAAAGCTTAATGAGGTATATAAGTTGTCATCTGCTATAGTTCATGCATTTAAGAAGAATAATGCTTATAAGAATTCTTATAGTGGAAGTAATCGTACATATAATAATTCTAGTAATGCAGATTATCAAGCTTCAGTTGCAAATGCTGGTACTAATAATATGAGTGATTTTATACCATTCAATTAAACCCATAAGTATAGAGTAATGATATCATCATTACTCTATTTTTTTTTTATTATAGGAGAAAAAATATGTCAAATGATTTAACACAAAGCGGTACTAAAGTATTTACCTCAATTAACTCTCCATTTGTATGTAGTGATACTATAGTGATAGAATATAATGATATATTACGACCATTAGGATTTGATTTATTACGAGTTATGAGAACTTCAGATATATTGAATAAACTAATGGATGTAGGTAGTATACAGAATATTTCTAATATGGAATTATTTGAGTGGTACTTATATAGAGATGAAATCAATGTATTTAAAAATTTTGAATTAGATGAAGATGCTTTTAAAGACATAGAAGATGAATTTGATTGGTTAGATGATTTTTTTTATAAAGAAATTGATACATTGAATATACTGGATATAGCAATTAAATATAAAATTTATGAAACTTTACCAAGCATATGTAATCAAGATTTGATAAAAAATGTATATGTATATACTGATAATTATTCATCAGCTATAGAAAATGATATTAAGGAGAATTTTGGTATTAAAGCTACTTACATATATGGTGATTTTGTAGAAGCTCTTAAGAGATATAATATTACTAATGATACTTCTTATATACTTAGTGATATATTAAAAATAAATGATTTGAAAGAAAATAATTTATTGGAGTATTCTTCTATATTATTAGCTGAAGGATATGGATATAACTTTGTAGATGGAGAACCATTAGTAGATTTAGATGAATTGATGGATAATACATTATTTAAAATATTTTATTTTAACCCAATAGATATAACTGGTGAGTATGAACCTATATTTAGTTAATAATATTTTATACAACATCAAATTACTATCTATAATAATAAGAAAGGAAAATTTATTTATTATGAGAGACGAGAATACAGGAGAATGGTTAGAGCCTGAAGAGGGAATTGATTTAAGTACTGCTGAAGGTAGACTATTTAAAAAAGAACCAGCAATAAATGTAATTTCAAAAGAAGAATTTGAAGTAAGAGTAGAAAAGGTATTTAATTTATTATGGAAGACTCTTGCTAAATCATTTGGTCCATATGGAGCACCTACATTGATTTGTAAATATCCATATAGACATATGACAAAAGATGGATTTACTATTATGAAGAATCTATCATTTGATGCAAGTGAAACACAAGTAGATCAAGCTATATCTGATATGGCTGAAGAGATATGTGGTAGATTGAATTATAGTGTAGGTGATGGTACTACTAGTGCTATTATTGCGACCAATAGTATTTATCAGAATTATAGAAGTAAGAAAGAAGAATTAAATGATAGGTTTATTCTTCCTAGAGATATTATCAAGAAATATGATGTTATTAAGAATGATATTATAGAGAAATTGAATAATAAAGCTAAACCTATACAGACAAAGAATATAGATGAGTTATATAATAATATAAGAAATGTAGTTTATATTTCAAGTAATGGTAATGAACTAATTACTGATTATATTTCTGATTTATATAAAGAATTAGGTGCACCTGCTATTTCATGTATCAAAGCTCCTGATGGAATAACTAAGAAGAGATTGATTAATGGATATAGATATGAATTATCACTAGCAGATAGATTGTATATTAATAGTGACGAGAAGACAATGGAATTATCTGAAGCAGATATAATTATATTTGCTCATAAAGTAAGTGAGAGTACATATAAGAAGATTCTTAAACCATTGAGTATTCAATCAAAGATGAGAGGTAGACATCTTATTGTATGTGCACCTATGTATGATGAAATTGCTCTTAATACAGTAATAGCACCAGAGTTAAATAATGAGTATAGAACTAATCATGATGTTAATATGGTATTAACTAGATATAGAGCAATATCTTCTCATACTAGAAAATTGATAAATGATTTTTCTGTATTAGTAGATACAGATATTATTGATAGAAGTAAAGAGAAATATATCATAGATAAAATAGATTCAGGAGTTGAAATTAATTCATTATTCCAATTAGATACAAGACATATCACAGGAACTAAATGTATTGCAATAAATAATTCAGATCCTGTTACATATATTTATGGAGAAGATAAATTAGGAGATAATTTTAAGACTCTTGATGATTTTTATACAGAAGATGAAAATGCTATTCGTGTAGGATATACTAGATCATGTTCATTAGGATTAACTTATTCTCAATTTACTGATTTAGTGTATGATAAGACTAGATATGAAACTATATTAGTAGAAGCTAAAGAACTTCTTGAAGAAGCAGAAAAGAAATATCAGAAGTTGGGTACTTTTAATATAGAAGTAAATCAGTGTCAAGAAAGATTATATGCTCTCAATCTTAGAATGGGTATAATTGAAGTAGGTGCTGATAGTGAAGTATCACAAGGTATGTTAAAAGATGCTGTAGATGATGCTGTTAAAGCTGCGGAGAGTGCATATAAATATGGAACTATTTTAGGATGCAATATTAATCTACTCCAATCTATCAGTGAAGTATTAATTGATACAACTAATGGAACTGATAGATTATTATTGGAAATTCTATATGATGGATTTAAAGATGTATATAAGACAGTATTATCAAATGCTTTTCCTGATATGATATTTGACACAGATACTATTAATATAGAAAAAGATATAAAGAATTTTGTAGATGACCATATAGGAAACTTTGATGAGATATTTGAAGATATGGATAAAGTAAGAGAAGCAATTGAATATTGCGATTTCGATGATAGTTTATCTTTACATAATTTTATTGTAGAATACTCTTTATTAGTATCTGAAGTATTTGATATATCTAAATTTAGATTTTCTAGTGATGTAATTAATTCACTACAGACTGATAGTGAAATATTAACAGCTACTATAGATTTGATATCATTGTTAATAGTAGGAAATCAGATGGTTGTTACACAGAAAGGAAATTTCTAATTTTAATATAAGGGGATAAAATTATGCCATTATTCAGTAAATATCAAACAATAGCTGAATTTATGCAGAACCCCTTTAGAAGTAGAGATAATAGAATAAAAAATCTAGGTTATGAGGAGAGATATAAAAAATATATCTCTTCCCATAAAATAGTCTATAAAGCTACTACTAAAATGGGAGATGATTATTATATTCATTGTAAAGTTCCGAGTGAGTCAGCTGATAATATATCATATGATGTAGTATTAAGATTTTTTACAGATAATATTATTACAAAGACTAATAGAATGCTTACTGGTTATAATGTACAATTCTTTTCAAACTCTCCAGGATTTATGTATAAATATGCATATATCTATAATAAAGCTGGATATTTAATAGATACTCTATATGATAAAATAGATGCATCATATATTAATACACCACCTAAAGATAATCCTGAGATAAAGAGTTATGAAAGTACCATATATTATACATGTAGATTTTTATTAGATAATAGATATAGATTTTTAAGTAAGAACGATGAAGTTCAAAGTAAAGAAGTTAAGCTTGATAAATTCTTTAATTCTATTAATGATTTTAAAACAACTAAACTTCAAAGATACTTAATAGAGAATGAAAAGAAAACTGGTCAATATATTACTAAAGATAAAATAGTAGAGAAAGATAAGGAAGATAGAAAAGAGAAACAAAAGCCACATAAAACTGGTACATATGTATCAAGAGTTCCTAAGAAGACTGCTGGTGGTAGAGTATCAAAGGTAACTAAAAAGACTGCTACTAAATCTACTGTTAAGAAGGATGACAATTAAGTCATATATTATCTTTTGGTAATAATATAATTTATTTAGAAAGGTTATGGTTATGGAAGGTAATGGAAAAACATCGAAATTTATAGAATGGAAACCTAATGAAGATGATCTGATATGTAAACAAGATGGGAAACTTATAGTTTGTTATTTTGAAAAAGTATTTGGTCACGATGAGAAATTATCTATATATGATAGATTTCTTATAGGAAGGGATAGTTATGTAAAACAGTTAGATCAGATTATCAGATATATAAATTTCTTTATGAATGTATATGATGATGATAATGAGCTGGTAACAGCATATCTAAAGATTAAATTTGCAGTAGATAAAGAGAATGCATTTGGTCCAGAAGACTTAATGAGTTATAAATCATTTATCTACAATATTCTATTTACAAATTCTGTAATAGAGAAAATTAATAGTATGGTAGAAGAAAATTATTTGGATGATATTGAAGCAACTGCTGATGACAAAAAGTATTCAAAAGATAATAAGAAATACTTAGAATCATTGGAGTTTACTAATAATCATATACAAATATTATTAAAGATATCAATAGCAATTAAATTAATGGTACCAGTATTATTTCATTTTATCCAAAAGAATAAATTAAAATCTAATGAAGAAGATTTCTTATATAACTTCTATGATGATTTATTTGATTTATTTGGATTTGCTACAAATTGGACATCATATGATTCTAGTAATAGAATTATTGATCCTAATGTAAGCAATGATACTGTTAAGAAATTTGCGGCAGAAAATAAACTACCAATAATATTAATGGATAAAGGATATAAATGTGAATATGTAAATGAAGATACTGGAGAGATTTGTTATTTCTTAAAGAAGAGAATTAATATGTATAATAAATTATATGCATATGTAAAAACTAAAGTATCTGAGAATGAAGTTAATAATAGTAAAATGTATGATCAAAGAGCTATATTTGGAGATGACTTAGTAAATGTAATAAATTACTTTGTTAAGAAGATATTGATTGCAGATACTATGATGAAATATAGATTTAATGAAATCTGGGATAAGCAGACTAAATCATACAAAGAGAATATAGTAGGATTTAATAAGACTGTAGTAAAATACCAGTTAATGTATTATTTAAAAGCTCAGTATATAAAGAACCCATCTGAGATAACAAGTACAAAGAATTCAGAAGGATTATCATCTGTTGATAAATTCTTAATGAATCAAAATAAGATAGATGAAGGTTCTGTTATACTCAGTGAAATAAATATTAAGTGTACTATAGATATGATTAAAGAACTGATTGATGTTCCTATTACTGAAGAAGAAATTCAGTATTATATGGATAATCATCATCCTGATTATATTCAAGTACAATTAGTATATGCATATTATACTAAATTCTTTGGTAGTTATAGAGATTTAAACCTATTAAGATTTAGAGATTATATAGTATTGCTATTATTACTTAAGAAGAAATTGCTTATTGATCTGGGTTATGAAGAAGATATAGATGGGGAATTACATTATGCAGCCTTACCATATATAATAAGTGGTAATGTAATGGATAAGGTAAATACTAGAATAATAAGAAATAATACATTTATCAATGAATTATTTAATAATAGTGATTATAATGAGTTGATTAATAGTAAATATGATTTATTGACAACTATAAATAATGAGAGTATAATAAGTATACTATCAGGAATAATAAATACTAAATTTACATATGTAACTTATGAAGCTCAAGATTTAACTGGGAAAGAAATAAATTATAATGTAGATAAAGTATCATCAGAATTATTATTCTTATTGAATTCCATCTAAAACTATATATTAGGTAGTATAATATTATACTACCTAATTTTTTTGTAATAAGGGGTTTGTATATGAGGAGATATTGTCTTATGATTGCAATGCTGTATTATTTATATTATTTATTATGGTATAATATCCATATAACACATTATATATCTTGGTGAATAAGGGAATTTTATATGTTCCCTTATTCACTAAATCCGTATTTCCTATATATATAATGATATACTATTTTTGTGTAATGAATAAACTATATATAGTTTATCATTATAAGTTACTATATGTTTTGTTTTAAGAGGGTTTGGAGATACCCTCGGAAAAGGAGTTCTTATGTCAAAGAATGTTAAGGATGCTGCAAAGGTTGTTGTTGGAGTTATTGGTGAGGTTGGAAAAGACCTTCTTATATATGCAGCGGTAGGTTCTGCAGTCTTAAAGGCTGCTAAGGAAATAAGTAAAGCCAGAGATTACTTCGATAAGAAGTAATCCGATTTTAAAAGATAGAAGTAAGGAGGTGATGAATACGCTTCTATCTTTTTTTATTTTTTTAATTACTAATCGTTAATATTTGAATTGTGAAAGGGAACTTAGAAAATGAACAATAATCTTTTTTTATTATCAGTATATGTATCAGGTAATGTAGAAAGTTTCTTAGCTTGTGTAGATATTGATAAATCAAATTTAAATGATGTAATAGATAAAATAAAAGAAATATATGGTACTGAAGCAGTTCCTATTTATTTTTGTAATACTAATGTTAAACCAGGTAATATGGTAGACACTTTATCATATACTTATGATTTCTTATCGAATGCTATGAAGAGATATATCTTTTTCGATTATATGATTAATGATTATAGAATAATATCATTTGAAGAAACTAATCATGATTTATTAAAATCTAATATAGAATTAAAATTAGTATTACTTGGGAATATAAAGGATATGAAAGAGAGAGTAATAGATAATTACATTAATATGTATTACCCACTAGCAAAGATAAATAAAATATATGCAAATAAGGATAATGTAAAAAGTATATTAGATCTTATTGATAACAGATTAAATACAATAATAATTACAGATGATTTAGACTTAAATACAATTATCATGTTAAGTAAATATATGATTAAGATACGAATGATTGATAATGAATATCATTTATACAGTGTTGATATGTTATATAATAAATTGACAATAGAACCAATTGTAATGTAAAATTATAACTATATATCATTTATTTAGTAACAAAATAAATATTAGTTGACCTATCGGCTTAACGGGGAGATTGGAGTAACTTATGTTAGAAATTAATAATGCTGTTGGAAGTCTTGAGAATGTATTCAGAATGGGTAGAGTTAGTAAAGGTAATCATACTCGTAAATATAGATTCACTTATGTTGAGAATGGAAGCAACCATAATTGTTTCATGACATATTCTAGTGGTATTAGTGGGCATAGTGGAAATATTTCTATGGGAACTATTAAATTTGGTTGGAATAATGACTCATGGAGTTTTACGGACTATTTGATAGATAAGGAATACTTTAAGATATTTATAAATATGATTAAATGTGTTGAAAGGGAATTTGAAATAAAGTTACCTGAGACAGTATTTAAGTAGTATTTTGTTAGAACCAAGATACAATCTTGGTTCTTTTTTTATTTATATCAAAGGTAGTAGAAATGACAAATAGAGAAATTAAATTAGCATTTATAGATTCTTTATATGGAAGAGGAGAATATATAAGGCAAGTTAATGATGTACAATATAGAACAAGATGTCCTTTTTGTGGTGATAGTAGAAGTAATTTGAATACAGGTCATTTATATATTAAAATAAACCCTGATGATAATTACCCTATGGTTTATCATTGTTTTAAATGTGAAGAAAGTGGCGTTGTAGATGATAATCTTTTATTAGCTTTAAATATAGGGGATATAAATTTAAAGTCTAATATTACAACTTTAAATAAAACTAGTGATAGAATAAAAGGTCAAAAGTTTTTAACTGATGATGAAATAATTAATTTTAATTATAAATTACCAGAGGTTAAAGATTATAATAAGATTAAATATATAGAAGATAGATTAGGATGCAATCTATCTATAGAAGATATTGAGAAGTTTAAAATAATAACTTCATTAAAAGATTTCTTAATATATAATAATATTAAAGAAATCACTACGGAAAATTATATATGTCATAATATAGAAAAGAATTATGTTGGGTTCTTATCATTTGGAGGAGCATACATATTATTCAGAGATATTACTAATACCCAACAATATAAATGGATTAAATACCCAGTTACTAATGATAGTAGAGGATGTAAATTATTTTATTCTATCAGTAATAGTATTGATATATTTACTAAGGATACTATAAATATTAATTTATCTGAGGGAGTGTTGGATATTCTATCTGCTTATAAGAATTTAAATTATAATAAGAGTAATGACTTAGATATTGCTGTATGTGGTAAGCAATATTTATATGTATTAAATACTTTGAATAGTATGGGCTTTATTGGTAGTAATATACAATTAAATATTTTTAGTGATAATGATGAAGTATTTAATAATAAGAATAATAAGCCAACTAATATAGAATATTTTAAAAAGTTATTATATAAAAATAAATATCTTTATAATAGTACTAATATATATTATAACCTAATAGATAAAGATATTGGTGTTAGTAAAGATAAAATTAAATTAAGGAAATATAAAATATAAATAGAATACATAGATAAATTCTATGTATTCTATTTAATTTAGTCTAACCGTTCTGTTGCTAGAGTAATACAGAAAGGAACATGAACAGGGTCTCTATACCCACCCATATTATTATATGCTTCATAACATACTTCTGTTCCATCTCTATCTACAATAATAGGTTGGAATGTACCTTTATATGTACTATATGTAAGCCATGGTACTGCTATATCTTCTAATGTCTTTACTCTCTTATATGCACTATCCAATGTCTTATATTGCTGGAATGATGCTTCTAATTGAGGTACTAGACAATTATAAGTTTTTCCAAATATCTCTTTTTCAGTAGGTAACCATATAGGATTAAGAGTATTCATTGGTCTATTATCAATAGTATCAAAGTCATTCATATAATAATTCATTTTCTCTACCGATTCATAATTACCTTTAAGTATTGGAAAATGTCTATCTACTCCCCAGTAATTTCTTTTTTTAGGAACTCCTGTTTTAAAGAATTGAGGTATAGCTAAAGTATTTAAATACATATTTATTCCTTGTACGATTCTTCCATATAATGTATTTAAATTCATTTTATATACTGAATTGCTTTTTATAGTAGATTCTCCTTCTGTTCCATATGGACTATCTATACTGAAATTAGGAATAACTTCATCACTTATAGCATCAATAAATCCATATGTTTTACCATCAGATGGATCTCTCCATGTTTGACGATTTAGTCTCATATGAAATAATACCATATCATCATGCTTTGCATCGGTTATTATATAATAATCCCCATCATTAAAATATTTATAAAAATCTCTTACAATATTTGGAGATTTAAATAATCTGATTAAACTACCATACTCTGGGTCAGGCATATTATCATTTGTATTACCATTTATTATACCAATACATTTACCAATATTATTATTACTTAATGCTATCCAATCCGGAGAGAACATTCTAGGAGAACGGTCTGTTGGTACGGTATCTCTCGTTTGGTCTTCTGGTAATGCCATAAAGAATTGACCTTCAAAAGTTCCAACAGTTCCTCTGTTATATCCTTCATTAATATGAAGCTCTATTTCATTAGGTATTGATATGGTTCTATAATTATTATCAGCAGCATCCACATTTCTATCTAAGTAAAAATCGACACTACCGAAATCTAAATCAAAGAATTCTGTTTTAAGTATATCATCTTTATCTATATGAAATGTAACATCATTTCTATCTTTATCTTTTAATACATATCTCTTCATAAATCACCTACATAAATCTTATTCCAAATATAGGATGCATCATATTTGGTTGAACTACTATATCATCTGTTGATATGGTATTATTATGAGTATCTATACAAATAGGACTAAATGATTTATTTTTATACAGAGATGATGTTATAGTAGGTATTCTTTTACCACAATAATTAAATGACCTATTTTCAACCATTCTAAACATTGGATATTGTTCACAAGACATTGCATCACATTTAGATCCTGCATAATCGTATCCATATATTTCACCTTCGTACAATAACCACGCTTTCCCTAAACTAACAAGAGATGTACTATTATTATAATCATAATATATACCATCATCATTAGGATTTAAATCAACCTGTTTAGATTTTTTATCTACCATTCTAAATGGGACTTTCTTATATTTATCTACTATATGCCTAGTGAATGATGAACTAAATCCACTAACTGGATCTTCTAATAATGACATTATATAATTATCCCATATCTTTGTTGCATAATTACCAAGTATAATTGGCATATCTCCATGCTCTGGGATTTTATCATTATCTTGTAAATTTAAATTAAAGAAATCATTTATAGTATTCCAAGGAAGATCTATTGGAGTATCATTAGGGTTCCTTAATTCTATTTTATTACATATTAAATCAATACAAGTTATTTTAGGAAATCTTCTTTGATTTGCTACATCTGTAAATGTATGCATATATGTATTAAGATTTACTATAAAGGTATATTTAAGAGTCTTAGTGAATACTTCTATCCAATCACCGTTTTGAGCATAATTCTCAATATAACCTTGAGCTAAATAATTTGATAATTCATCAGGTTCATATCTACTTCCCACATAATTATCATAATCTCCGTCTACATTAACTCTCATTATACACATATTAGGTCTTATCCTAGATATCATCATAAATCTTGATGGAAATTCAAAAGCATCTGTTGTTTCATGTTCGTATTTTTTACCTTTAGATAAATAAACTATACCAATCTTATCTTTAATTAATGTATGATTTTCGTATTCTTTATTTTTATCATAAAGATGAGAATTTATAACTTTTAGTCCATTCTGTGGATACTCTTCTTCTAATAAATATTTTACTTTGAGATAAGTATCTTCTAAGTATTTGCCATAACTTAATCCTTGGTCTTCATTATAAATAATATTTGTAGCATCTGTTTGAATAAGCATTCTATTACCATGCTTATCAACAAGACATGGTTTTGGAGTATCTGCCATAATCAATCCCTCCTATACAATTCTAAAGCACAATAAATGTGAAATTGGTTCTTTAATTGGCGATGTATCAGTATTACGAGGAATACCATTTTCATCAATATATATACAACCATATGAATTATTAGCAAACGACCATGTTGTATATTTACCATAATTAGTTGGTTTCATATATGACGAATTTTCATTAAATTGACTAGCATATTTTCTACGACTACCATTTATCCTAAAGGTAGCATATTGCATACATGATCCAGCATCTCTACTTTTATCAGATAATATTGGATATCCAAATATTTCAGCTTCTCTAGGTTGCCAATATCTTCCAATATTTATATTATTGAAATTATCAATAGCTTCTGTACTATATCTATTTCTATCAGACATTCTGCAATATTTAACCCGCAAAACTAATAAGCTTAATGCCATTTTGTTATTTACGTTATTTAATAAGGCATTTTGTAATTTATCAGAAGTTTCTGCATATATATTCGTCTTTTGTAATGGATTAATTAACCCACATAATGTAGTTACATTTTTATCATTTCCATGATTATTAAAAAAATCATTATGATTTAAGACTTGAGATATATTATTTCCTCCAATACGGGATTCTAAAGGTATAATTTCATCACTAATTGCATCAATATGATATGGTATCGCATAACTACTTGGTCCTATATCTCTTGAATTTTTATATTGATCGTTGCCATAAGAATAATCATAATACATATTAAAGTTTAATCTCATGGTATACAAATATCCATCTATAACTAGTTCAAAGTAATCGTTATCTCTTATCATTTCAGTCCAATTCATTCGTCTTGTATTCCACTTCATATTACCACGTAGTCCACTTATCAATATATCAGGATCTATGCCATATTCACTGGTGACTGTTGAACCATTTACTCTAAATAGACACATTGGTCCACTTGGTCTATCCAGTCTAAAAAAATGCTTACTCATTGGAGTTACTGGTGTTGATCCAATAACTTCATCGGTGTTCATATATACTCCACCTTTATATCTGAATACAATATTTTTTTTACGGTATTTCGATGTACCACCATTGATTTCCCAATCATACTTACGTGTATCATTTGTACCAAATCCTAATATTTGGAATTGGTGGACTCCATTATCTTTAATAGTATCATATCCTTGCTTAATTTTTCGTATTAAATCAAGTATTGGTTCACCGTTATGAATAATATATCTATCCCATGTATTAAACTTGATAGGAGTCCCGTCTTTTTTACGAGCTTTATATAATTTCATAATATATATCCTTCCTTAATTTGTTTTAAAATGTCCTATTGAGAAGCATAATGGCATATATATATCTTTATCATATGAATTACCATTACTATTAAGTAAATCCATAGGTAACATAGTACCATCTTCACTTACTATACATGGATATTTTGTATTTTTATACATAGTATAAGTTGCCCATGGTTTAGGAACACCATTAATAGTTTTTACTCTTTTACGTGCAGTATTTAATGATTTTAATTGTTGGAAATCTGATTCTATATATCCATCAATTATACCATATGATATTCCAAATGCTTCTTTTTCAGTAGGAAGCCAGAAACGGAAATCCGCATTATTATTATCTGCTATTTTTCTAGTAGATTCATAATTAGCGTCATTAGATATATTATTAGTATAACTACCACCTCTATCTAACCTTCGGGATCTACTGTATGTTCTATAATACCCACCCTTTGGTTTAATACGACCTAATAATATATTTGGTACAAAATTATCATCATATTGTGATAGTAATTTTCCCATTTTACTTATTTCCCATATGTATTCATTAACCACTTCATCAGCAAGGCTATAACTATCATTCTCTACGCCAAAATCCGTATTTATTTTAAATGATATATATGGTATTAGTTCATCGCTTACGCAATCAATACGTCTGACAGTAGACCCATTCTCATTTACAACTTCTACATAATTCATACGCATCTTATAGAAATTATGGCTAGAATCTTCTGCTAAAAAATAATCCCCATCGTTATAATATTGATAAAATGTACCAAGTTGCAACATATTCTCAATATCAGGTAATCCAAATGAACCATATGTTTTATATCTCATTATATCTCCACTACCAGTATCTATGTATGGATAATATGCAACACATTTATTGCCCCAAGCATCGGTAATGGCAATCCATTCTGATGAGTACATATTGGGTGTTTTGTCAGTAGTTCTATCAGTTGGTATATCGTCAGAACGTATTATATTCATAAACAACTGATTGTTAAATTTAACAACATCTCCGATGAAATATTCTTTATTAGGATCATATTCCAATGGATTATTATATTTTAAACGATAATTTGATCTAAATCTTGTATATGCATTTATATTATCTTCAAGAGAACCAAACGGATAATTTGTGTACATGTAATCATAATCACCAGCAATCTCTATATCAGATGCATTAAGTTTAAATGAAATTTCTTCATTTTGATGATTTACTAATATATGATGTTTCATATTTCTCCTTTCTATACAAACCTAGTTCCAACCATAGGAAAAACAGAATCTCTGTACGCATTCGTATATATTTTAGATATATTATTTTTTATCATTATAGGATTTAAATCTAGTTGACTATATTCTGGATATCCTTTATTTTTAGCATGAGCTGATACTAATGATGAAGTCAATATTCCTAATCTTCTACCATTAACAATAACTTGTCTATTATCATATTTCTCAAATATTGGATATGTAGCACACATCATAGATTCCTCTAAACTACTAAGGGTTCCAAATGTTTTTATTTCTCCTTCGTATAAAATCCATGATCTACCAAGATTCACATTTGCAATACCATAATCTGTTTTATTAATGATATTATCATTTTTCTTATCAAAATTTCTTACTATTACATTTTTAAATTTCTCCACTATATGAGTAAGAAAATTATCACTGAATCCAAATGCTAATCTATTTCTATAGAATATAGATTTTAAAAGCCATGAGTTAGATGAAAAGAAATCACTCAATATGATATTATTTAATCCATCCTTAATATTAATATTACTAATTAAATTGGTATCTAAATTAAACCAACTTGATCCTACCAAAGCAGTTTCATTCGTTAATTTTAATTCAGTGCATATAAAATCTATACAATGTGTTTTATTTTCTATACCAGGGTTATAACAAGCATCCACATTTGCAACGAATTTAAATCTTCCATATAGACACTCTACCCATATATAATCACCATTATTGATTAATCCTATATATTCTCCACTTTGTAATAATTTACTAAGAGAATCGTATGTATATCCATAATCAGATATTATTGTATATTCTTTTGTACCTACATCAAACTTTTCTTCTAATAAACATATATTTTTTAATCTAGGTGATAGTGGTAGCCAAAACTGAGAATTATCTTTAGGCTCGTTAGCTCTAGTATCCTTTGTAGATATAAAAGTTTGACCATTATGGGTTAATATAGTATTTTTCTTATATGGTTTATTTTGAATATAATCTTCACTTTCTATATGTATTAATTCATTAGCTAATAAATTTTCATAATCTCTTAATTTATTTAATACACCATCTATTTTTTGTGTCAATGAAATTTGTTCTGTACCATATCCTAGGTTATATAAAATACAATCTGTATTTGTTCTTAATGGTATTTCATGCCCAGTATAGGTTTTCGGGAAATACCTTTTTTGCATCATTGCCATAATTATTTCCTTCCTTATGCGAATCTAAAATTTAATGTAGCATATCTACTCTCGTTTGGGTAAAATCTTGAACTGAATCCTGTTCTTGACACATTTACACCATTAATACCTTGATCTTGTGGTGAAGATGTAACATATGCTTTATATTGCATATCCATTTTATCATTATTAGGAATTTTTATATTTTTAGGATATTTTTTCTTAGGTCCAAGTACTTTACATGAATTATATTGAATACATGTATCTGCATCATATGACCATTGTGAAGAAACTGATTGTCCATATATTTCAGCTTCTCGTAATTGCCACATTAATCCCATATTAATTAAAGAACCAGAATTTTCAGGTAGTGCATTTATATCTAATACATAATGATTAGCATAATTAGGATTAGAGACAATTCTTCTATTTGGTACATATGCCATTTTAGGAATTATCCACTGTTTAAATTTATCAGATAATTTTTTCTCTATAATATTCCACATTATGGTATTATGAAAATTATAAAAATTCATATCAAGGGAATTTGGATTTATAATTAATTTAGGATCTGCAACTTGATATTTATTAACATACTCGGTTAATCTATCTGTATAGAAAAAATCACCAAATACTGATAAATGCATACATATCTCATCTGATACTAAATCTATATGTGTTGGTACCGTATTCATAGCTGTACTACTAGTATTACCATAATAATTTAACGGCAGTTTACCATAGTATTCTTGACCTGCATTACTATAATCATAATAAGTATTGATATTAAACCTCATTGTATATACATATCCGTCAATTATCAATTGAATATAATCATTATCTTTTATATACTTATGATAATCTCCATTATATATCATATTATGTAAATCTTCATAAGAATACCCATATGGGCTTGTTATATCATTATTACCATTATCTGTTATTATTAACTTCCCATATCTACTACTATCAAGTGCTTTCCATAAAACTGAACTAGTATCTGGAGTAGGAATATTATTTATTGTACTAAAATGGGATCTTTTTATATACCAAATATTATTATACTTAGCAAAACTATATGAAGCATTGCTTACATAATCTATATCATATTTTTTAAAATATTTATCATATTGGGTTGAAATGTTTATTGGGTATGGAGTAAATATAGTATCTAAGTCCATAGATGACCCAGATGTTGAATGAAAATATGCATAATATTTACTCTCCATTTCGTGCATTACATCAGTAAATGATTTATTTCCGGTAGTATACCATATATCCTTTTTTCTTACTTTGAATTTTATTATTCTACCTTCTGAATTTCTTGCATCATATACTTTCATAAGGATTTTCCTTTCTTTAGTATTAAAACTTATATTAATGTGAATTTATGTAATATTTCTATGTATACACTAAATAATATAGTATATACAAATCAACTAAAGAATAATAAAAAAGAAAGAGGTGTTTTTATGGCAAACTTTATGTCAGCACAAACAGAAATTGATGGAGTAGTAGAAAAGCTAGAGGCTTGTAACAGTAAGGCTGCTAATATTATTGCAGAATTATGTATCAGTAAAGCTAAAGATAATTCATTGAAAGATAATACTTATGTAGAGTTGATGAAACTGGTATCTAATTATCCAGTTGAATTGCAAGCAAAGATATTTGCTCAAGCAATAGTTGCTGTGAGCAGACAAGTTAATGGTAGTGCATCTACGCCTAAAGCAAAATCAGATTCAGTTAGATCTGACTTTTTTAAGCATAGATAATATTTGATTATTAGAATACTGGTATTTATTATCAGTATTCTTTTTTTAAGGTGTTTAGTTATGGATTATAATATTGATGTATTTAGGACTCATATAGAAATATCTCCATATAAAAAAGGAGATAATATAGATTTTGAAAAGAATATGTCTACATATAACAAATCAACTCATAAATGGAATCCGTTATGTTATTATGTAGAAAATGATATTTTGTATGTTCCAAAAGGAACTAGTATGAAGACATTAGAGAAATATTTTTATTCACCTATTATTCCAAATAATAGTCCAGATGATTATGATAATATTGAAGAAGGTGAGGGATTATATCCACCTAAGAATGAAATACAAGAAGATGCTATTAAATTCTTATTAGGAAAAGATAATTATGGATATACTGGAAGATATTCTCAATTAGGATTGAATTTAGTAACTGGTGATGGTAAGACTTATTGTAGTATATATTCAGTTCTTAAGTATAAAATAAAAACTATAGTAATCACTCATCAAGAAAAATTAAAACAGCAATGGTTTAAAACTATTAAAGAGATGACTTCATTCCCAGTAGATAAAATAGTAGATATATCAGGAAGTGATATAATAGATAAAATATTAAATGATAAAATAGTAGGAGAAATTTATCTAGTCAATCATCAGACTATATCTAGTTATGCTAGAAATCATTCATGGTCTGATATAAGAACTTTATTTAAGAAAATTAAAGTAGGAATAAAGATAATAGATGAAAGTCATAAATTCTTTGAATCTTCATTAATGATAGATTACTTCAGTAATTGCTATAAGACTTTTTATTTAACTGCTACATTTGGAAGATCTGATCCACTTGAAATAAGATTATATAAACAAGCTTATTCATCATTAGTAAGATTTGGAGAAGAAACTATTAATTCAGATATTAAACGAAGACATACTAAATTTATTATTTGCTATTTTAGGTCAAAGCCTAAAAATGGTATTATGCCTAAAGTAGATAATGCATTCGGATTTTCTGGTTATAGATATATTGATTATGAATTAAAAAATAGTAATGGTGTATTGTTAGATTTACTTAATTACATATTAGAAAATACCTCTCACTTAGATGGAAAAACTTTAATATTATCTTCTAAAGTAGAAAGTGTAGAATATATAGCAAATTATGTAAGAACTATTACAGATAAATCTGTAGGTACAGTACATGGAAATAATAGTAATGAAATTAATAAAGAAAATCTACAAAAAGATATTATTTCATCTACTATTAAATCAGTAGGTGAAGGAACTGATATAAAAGGATTAAGAGTTTTAATAAACTTAGAACCTATTGGTAGTAAAATAGTAGCTAATCAAGTACAAGGAAGATTAAGAGAATACTCTCCTACTGATGATACTCTTTTATTCTATCCTGTAGATACTACGTTGGAACAACCAATAAATTTATTAAAGAGAATTTTACCTATTATGAAAATTAAATGTAAAGAAATAATTAATATGACGTATTAAGGAAAGGAAATAAGTTATGGCAGTAGAATATGTACCATCAAAGTTAGTTGATAAAATGAATAAAGAAAAAAGAACTAAAGATAATATAATTCCATTATCAGTAGAGATAGATGATAATGTAATTTATTTCATATCATCAGACCATCCTAACAAGAGATTTAGTTTAACTAAAGCTCAGATAAGAGATATATTTGCTTCGTTATAAAAAACAGAATTGTAATACTATGAAAGGATAATGAGAATATTATGCTTAATGGAATTTCAGACTCTATTAAACGAAAGAATGCTGAATTTATTAGAGATGTAGAATATATCAAAGAGATGGCATATGAAGATGCATTAGATGATAGATTGAATTGTTGTACTGATGATACCCCTAATCTTTCTATGAGTAGTATATCTAATGATGTAAAATTCATAGATAATTTGGAAGAGACTCCAGAAGAGTCAGAAGCTGAAGTACAGAGAATTATGAATACCGATAGAAATTTAACATTTAATGATATGATAGGATTAACAAAGCCTACTGATGTAGAAGAAGATGGAATGGAAGGGGATATGTTTTTCTGATGGATATAACGACGAAGATGTATATTATTACAACAGCTAAAGAAATACCATGCTTAGGTGGTATTACTGGTCCTATTACAACACCAGTAAAACTTAACCAGAGTGATCTTATTTGGTTATTGAATAATGGATTTAAAGTATATCAGTGTAATCCATTTGATAGTAATGAGAAAGTTCTAGTAGATAGAATGAATATGAATAGTATTACATTTACTAGAAATAGAGCTGTTGTTACTACAGAGAGAATTGAAAATTTAAAAGGTCAGGAAATGACTAAACCGATTGAACCTGTAAAAAAAGAAATAAAAGTTCCTGTAGATAATAAGCAGGATAATAAAGATGATAAGAAGAATACCAGCAATAAAGTAATAGAAGCTGATACTTTTCAAAAGAAATAATAGAATATAAGTCATAGATAAAATATCTATGACTTATATTATTTTTTTTTTCTTAAAATATGTTAATGAATAATATTAACTTAGTAAAGCAATTCTTAATAAATTGAGTAATTCCCATACATATTCTTTTAATTATTCCAACTCTTTTTGTGAGAACATCAGGACCTATTATATCTCTTCTAGTTTTAAGTTTCATGGTTTCTGATTCCATTAATTGAAGTTCTCTCTCACATAAACTCAAACTTTTAAAAACATCAGAATTTCCACTTATTTCTCTTTCAAGAAAATGAATATAATCAGTTATATCAACTTTTATTTTAGTTTGTTGAAGTTCATCAATAATACTGTAAGTTTCATTAACTTTTCTTTCAAATTCTTCTATCTCATTATCCATATCATCTATAGTTTTATAAGTATTCTTAGAAATTCTTTTCATAATAGGAGTTAAATCTGCAATAGCTTTGTTATAAGTATTAACCATTCTAGCACAGTTATATACTTCGACAAATTCTCTACCCTCGTCTCTAGCTTTTACTGCTTTTTTATAAGTAGATCTAGTTGAGAATTTAGCTATTATTCGTTTTACCCTGTATTGAATTTCTATAATAACTTTTCTATTGAATTCTTGAAATCCAGCAATTAATTTAGCAAAGAATTTTTTTATAGATGTCCATAATCCATCTCTCTCATCCATCTGTCTTTTACCAAATACTAATGCTTCAGTATAATAATTTCCAATAGCAGTAGTTAAATCATATTCTATAGATAATAGGTCTTTATTGGAATTTTCAACCATAGTTAAAAATGAATCGTTGGTCATTTTTATATTATCCTTTCGTAAGCCTATTAATCCCATGTTTTTAGGTAGATATCGACACTCTTCTCAAATATATTATAAGCGTAATAATACATTGGTCTGCATATAATATCAATATCATTTGATTCAAGTTGAGTGTTAGGAATACAACTAAGAGTGTCAAATATTCTATATTCTGTAAATTTATATAGCTCTTTAATATTATTAATTATTTCATCAGGTATTTCTTTAACTATATCTGGTACAAACTTCTTAGTTAAATCGAGTATTCTATTAATAAACCACCTAATAAGACTATTAATTATGTATATATTAAATTTATCATACTGAGGAAATTCATATGCAAAGAAGTTATTTATTAAAGGAATAGAATTATGCTTCTTTGGATCAAATAAATCTAATCCTTTCTTCATAGCTAGAAATTCTTCATAATGTGGAAACTCTAATCCATGTTCTTCAAATATCTTAATTTCCTTTTCATCATCTATAAATTTGTAATAATATTTCTCATATAATTCTTCTATTGTCATTTGTTTATTTTCCTTTCTTAAATTAAATTTATATACTAGTGAATGATATTATAAAATCATCCTGACAACAAAATAATCTTAAAATAATATCCAGAAAGGAATTTATATCTCGACATGGATAAAGATACGAAAAAGAAAATTAATGATATATCAAAAGTAAATCTTAATTTAATACCAGTAAAATTTGATTTAACTACATTGAATATGACAATGTATTTTATATATAAAGATAGTGTACTAAGGACAAGAAAAGTATTAAATAACATATATAAGTTATTTAATCATATAGATGATACTTATTATAAAGATAATCCATCATTAAGTGCAAGAATATGGATCATAAGAAAAATACTACAAGCAAGATTATTTGATGGATATGATTCTCCATTTGAATTTATTACTACATACTTAAAAGATGATGTGGATTGTACTCAAGATATAAGTGATATTATAGATACTATACCTAATGGTACAATATCACATGAAGAAAGTAAATATATAATAAAAAAATTAAATGATGTATTAGAATTTGGATATGTAATGACTCTAAAATCAATATATCAAGAAATATTAGATTCAATAGATGAAAGTGATGTAAAGACATATAAATCAATACAAGATGATTTGTATAACATATCTACATCTATTATTAATATAAAAAGAAATACAAATGTATCTAGTTCAACTAATATGTTCTCATTAGATACTGAATATTTCGATTCAGTAATAGAAGAATCTTTAGATAGATTAAAAGATAGAAATAGAATACTAGTAACAGGAATTCAAAGATTAAATACATTATTATCTCCGGGTTATTTATCAAAAAGATTATATACTTATTTAGCTTTACCTGGAAAGGGTAAATCTACAGTATTATTAAAATCAGCATTAGATATTAAAAAATATAATCAAGGTATACAAACAAAAGATCCTGATAAAAGACCTGCTGTATTATTCTTAACATTAGAGAATGGAATAGAAGAAACTGTTGAGAGAATGTATAATATGGCAGTAGATAATGATGATATTAGAAATTATACTACTAAGCAAGTAATTAAAAAATTTAAAAAAGAGGGTCATTTAGAAATAACTGATAAAAATAATATAGATATAATTATTAAAGAATATAAAAATAGAGAAATAGATACTAATGACCTTTATAGTATAATTAATGATTTAGGTGATGAGGGAATAGAAGTAATTGCTTTAATCATTGATTATATGAAAAGAATAAGACCATTTGAACCAGCAACAGAAGAAAGAATAGAATTAAAGAATATTACTAATGAATTAAAAGAAGTTGCTAAATTTTATGATATACCAGTAATAACAGCACAGCAGTTAAATAGAGCTGGTGCTACAGTAATAGATGCTGCAATTCAAGCAAGAAAAGAAGATGTAACAAGATTGGTTGGTAGAGATTCAATAGCAGGAGCATGGGAAATACAAGAGAATAGTGATTTTACTTGTATTATAAATCCAGAAACCAAAATGGATACAGGAGAGTTATATTTAACCTTTAAGATGTTAAAGAGAAGATATAGAAGTAGTGAAACGAATATTAAGTTAAGAAGATTAGAATATTTCTCACATCCATTTGAAGAGGGAAGTGAAATAAGATTAAAAGATGACTTTGGATTAAGTAGATCATTATCATTAGAGTCATTAGCTACTAAATTTAGCCCTACGGATACAAAGGGACCAACTAGTGTAATAGAAAGGCATCAATTAGGGGAAGAAAGTAATAAGAATACTTTAAATAGTATAGCTCAAGAGATAGAAGATTTTGAACCATTTGATTTATCAAGAAATAGAAGTTATTAAAGATTTAGAAATATAGTTAGATAATAACTATATTTCTAAATCCATATTATATATATATAATGATATAATATTTCTATGTAACTAAATAATATTTATTTAAAAGGAGTAAACTATGGAAGTATTACAGGAAAGAAAAAACGAATTGGCTGATGGAATGTCATCATGGTATGAATTCGAGTATCAAGGTGAATCTGGAGAATTCTCGGTGAATGAATATAAGTCAGAAGGCAATACTGTGTATTGTATTACATGGGAAAACCAACGAGGTGGTGATTTATATATTGCTTGGGAATCTAATAAAGATTCATTAGTAGAAGTATATCCAGAAGGATTCGATGAGGAAGCTTTTAGAGAAGCGTTTAAAGAATGCTTTGATATAGATATACCAGAAGCTTAAGAGTTAAATTAATAGACTAGAGAAAAAAATCTCTAGTCTATTTTTTTTATTTATAGAATTTTCTTCTAGCATTTAATAGAAGTTCTTCTCTTTCATCTTCAGAGATTTCTCCATTACTGCATCTTTCATACAGTACTCTACGAACCTGTTTAAATTTATCTTCTGTAGATAAAAAATCGTATCCATATGTAGTATTATTAGCAGCTTCTATAAATGTATTAGTATTAGCCTTATCTATTAATTCTTCTCTTTCAGATAATGTAATAAGACCATTATTACATGCTTCATATAAAGCTTTTTTAAAATCATATGCTGCTGATTCTTTTTTTACTTCAGTAGCAGTAGCTTTAACTTTTTTACCTTTAGTACTAGCAAGTTTTTGAATATTTCTATCCAATCTCTTTAATGTTCCAATAAGGTAATTCATTCTCTCTAGTGCAGTATTCTTGTATGCATTTACATCATCTCCTGACATACGTTCGCCATTAGCAAACTTGGAGGCAGGTCTTCCCCATGCTTCTATCATGGATCTTATTTCTTCTATACCTAATGATATACCGAGAGTAGGAATTGCTAGTAGAATCATTACTAATTTTCTTAACCAGTTTATTGTAAATGCTGTATATAATCCAAATACAATAGAACCTATTTCACTAGCATCTATTTTTTCAATATCTTCTCTCAAATCAGCTAAAGATCTACGCAAGGTTTCTATGTTCCTGCGAGCATTATTATATTCTCCAGCTTTTAAAGCTTTCTGAATATCTTTCATATTCTTATTATATAACTTAGTAGCTTCTTTAAGCTTTGCTCTTATATCAAGATTTGCTCCTTCTTGATAATAATCGTAATCATTATAATCATCATAAAAATTATACATAAGCTTTTCACCTTTAATTTCTTATAGTTTAACTTTGTGTTTTCTATGAGGATAAAAAAAAATAACTTAGTAGTGGGATTTACTAAGTTATTTTTATTGATTAGGAATAATATAGATATATTATTTATATAGATAAAAAAAATAAAATTTATATAAAGGAGTATAAAATGAAATTAAAGAAGAAAGTTGAAGAGATATCAAATAATGCATCCATGGGAATACTCAAACTTATCTGTATTCTTAATGGTATAGAATATAATGAATATATAAGTTCCGTAGGATTATTCTCAGACGGATTATTATTGAAAGATCCAAACTTCATAGAGATGAGTTCAGTAGATTGGCTAAGCCATAAATCTCTATCATATGATAATTTTATATTTAAGATTAAATTTACTACTCTATTATTCTCTAAGATAATGGGAAGAGATAGTAAAATATCTAAGAATGTAAATAAGTATTATGATTTGGATAGTAAGAAATCTAAGAATAGAATGAATATAGATATCAATATGGATTTATATAGAACCTGTTATAATTTAACTACAGATGTTCTTAATAAAAATAGATGGACAAACTCTATATATGATATAAATGCATACGCAATGGCTATTCCTAAGAAATCAGATTATAAAGATATTCAATATCATATAGATTATATTTATAATGATTTGATACTTGGTACTAAGTATGAACCAATGACAGGAAGATTATTTGATAATGGTATAGTAACTTATGAGTTGTTGAGATTGGCTTATTTATTAATCACATATGATACAGATTATGAGAATTTTATAGGTGGTAAGAAATTTACTGGATTAAGGATTGATGAAGATATTTCATGGTTCTTGTATAAATATGGTAAAAGATTGAATAAATATATTTCTAAGAATAAAAAGAATATAAGTCCGTTATTTAAAGCATTCTTAGAAGCTAATCCATCATGTTATACTAATAGTAAATTTGCTGGTAATGAAAATATAGCATTAGCAATGCTTAGTTTAGAATTCATTAAATTTATATATGATGATAATAGGTTAAGTATCTTTATAGATAGGATTATGAATACAAAACTTAAATTTGCTAAACCATTACCAAAAGAAAATCCAATAGACTTAAAACAGTTTATGAATTTACAATTTAGCTAAAAAAAATAACTAGGGAGAAATTTAATCTCCCTAGTTACTTATTTATTTTTTTTTATTTATTTAGTTAATATTTTTACGAGGAACATAGAAGCATCATCTATGGTTGTCATATCACCATTATCTATGATATAATCATACTCCCTATTTTGTCTAAATACTTTAAACATATTTTGCTCATCATTATATCTTTTAGCAAACTTACATGGTGAATCACCTCTCTTTGAGACAGCTCTATTATATCTTTCTTTATATGGACAATCTATGTATATGGTTACTATATCATACTTATGACCATAATTAGCTTTAAATCCTTTAAGTCCTTCTGGATCTATTAGATAAATATCGCTATCTTCTAAGTTATCTCGGGTTGCCATATATCTATAACCATCTTCACCTATCCTAGTATAAGCAACAACCTCATCATTATTCTTTATCTCAGTAAAGTCAGATGAACCAACAAACCAGTGTTCAACTCCATTTGTTTCATTAGGTCTTTTTGGTCTATCTGTATATGATACAAGTAGTTTAAGTGGTAGCTTATATTTTTCTAAAGTATATTTAACTAATGAATCTTTACCAGAACCAGATTCCCCTACTATACAATAGATAGTTTTTCTTGAAAGAATATCTATCTTATTATTGATATTTGATGACATAACAGATAGTACTGCTTCGATTGATCTTAAATAAACTATATTATCAGTATTATCTTTCATATCACTTATTAATGACCTGAGATTATTTAGTTTACCTATCGCATCACTATCTAATAAATCTTTTCTTAATTTATCGCTATCTTTTGATTCTGAATAACTTCCAAATATATCTTCATCTGGTATATCTATATTTAATAAAGCTTTACATACCTCATCAAATCGTTTGAAATATTCTTCTGCAGATATATTATATTTAGTATCATCCATTGTATTATCTCCATTCTCTATTTTTTTGTCAATATCTATTACTATACCTAGTCCCATCTCAGCTAAAATATTATTGATAGAATTAATATGAAATATATCGTCTTTAACTTTTACAATAAAATCTTCATATTCTTCATCATATTCTATGCTAAATGATTCGTTTGTGATAAAATCTATATCATAATTATCATTTTCCACCATATATAATACCTCTATGATTATCGTTATTAATTTAATATACATATCTTTTTTTACTTTATTTATCTTTTCCTCATCTCTACTTTCAGCACACATCATAGAATTATTTAAAACTGATTTAAATAATTTATGTATGTTATACAATTCATCACCATTTGTTTTATTCTTTGGCAATATCGTTTTAATAAATATACCTAATATATTATTAATAATAGTATTAATGAATAATGATAAACACTCACTAGTTACAGGCGTAATCACGATATCATTAGTTGAGCTGAGTATAAATGTAGTATGTATTAATTCTTCAATTATATCAGATTCTGGTATTGATGATAATACCGATGTATCACTAAATGCTTCGATTTTAGATTTATCTACTTTATATAAGGTATCCGATAATATATTTACTACATTGCTTTGCATTTTACGTAAATCTCTTACTGCTTTTGCTCTCTTTGACATTTTCCTCATTTTAAATCTCCTTTGATAAAAATATTTTTTATATCTAATAGGTATTATAGTTTGCCTATAGATTTCAATTGGTTTCTATAAACTTTGTTGTTGTAAACAAGGTTCTTATTAAGTGACACTAACTTCTGGTATATGATATAATAATTAGTAATAAGAACTTCAATCTCAACTTTTGATAATTGGATTTTATTATTATACAAATCTACAATATTACCATTTCCTAATATATCTAACATGGTTTTGAATTTATCATATATCTTTGATATATTTTCATATTCAGTAGCATGGTTAATATTATTCAATACTTTAGATATCATTATACATATCTTACTTGTGTTGATAACCAGATTAACCGTATCGTTTCTACATTCATGTGATAATGAAAATATCTTGCTAAGTTCATATACTTCAGTATATAGCTCGCTACTTTCATCTTTAGCTTCTTTTAATATAGAAATATCATTAGAAGTTCTATCAATAGCAGAAATCATATTAAAGAATCTATCAGATAAATTATTTAATAATCTTTCTACTCTAGTACATTCCTTAGTATTCAACAAAGAATCTAATTCTTTAGAATACCAGTTCTTTTTAAAAGAAAATCTAATATCATCAAATTTTCTTTTAGGTTTCTTCTTAGTAAAGAATTTTTTTAAAATCTCCATTTATTTTTTCCTTTCTTTATTTATTAAAGAAATAATATGTAAATATAAGTACTTATTATAATAAATAAAAAAGAGATTAGGAAAAATTCCTAATCTCAAAAAATACATCATATAGTTGGTGTTTTTATAACTGCATTATCTTATATCTTTTCTATAATATCTAAATATATCAAACAGTGTCATTGCACTTTTGTATACTGTAGAGATAGTACCATTATCAATCACATGGTCATATCCATGAGACTCACGGAACTCAGAAAATTGTCCTGATTCAGCCAAGGCTCTTTTCTCAAAGCTTGAATTAAAATCACTCCTATTTTCTGACCTATTTCTACGCTCAGTGTATGGACAATCTATATATATGGTAACAAAATTAAATCTATCACTATATTTATTTTTTAACTTAATTAATTCATACGGGTTTATGATATAGATATCAGACTCTTCTAAATCTGATAATAATGTACAGTACCTAACATCTCCAATTTTTGTATATACTGCAATCTCCCTATTTTCCAACAACTCTGTCATTGTATCTGGAGATACAAAATGATGTTCAATACCGTATGTTTCAGTTTCTTGTTTTTCTCTATCTGTATATGAAACAACAGTCTTAATCGGGATACCAAATTCTTTTAATGTGTAGTTGACAAGAGTATTCTTTCCAGAACCTGATTCACCAACGATACAGAAAATGGTTTTCTTTGGTCTAAACTCATTTATATTTAAATCACATAATTTGTCTAAACGTGCATTATCATGAATAATAGAATAATGTATATCCATAAGATATTCATCAAGATTACCAATTATATTTTGTATATATACAATATTATCTATATCAATAACTTCAATAGTCAGTACATTAACGTTATAATCTACAGCAAACCTTACTTCTCTTGATTCATTCGGATTATTTTTACTCAAGCAGTATGCTGTGTATGTAATCCATAAAACATAATTCAATAATAGAGATACCCCGATATCTGTTCTTATTTTATCAATTATATCATATATTTCGCATAATGTATTATATAAGCGTGATACTGTTTTTAAGTTCATCTTGCTTTTATAATGTTCTAATATTAGCAGTATTGTGTAGTATATCGTATCTATGACATATTCTCTTTTATCATCATCAAATATACCACTATTTAAACTACCAACCAATTTCATAACTGAATCAAATCTTGCTATTGACTCAGGTGTTGTATCTTTTGATATATCTGATGTGGTTGTAATATTATTTGGTAATGGTCTTCCTGTGATGTATTCAGTTTTTTCTTTTATTTTTCTTAGTACATCATGTATTGTTATAATATCGCTCATATGGTTCTCTCTCCTTTTTAATAAATTGAATATAATTTGTGTATCTAATTTAGGTGATTTTATTGAATTTATACTGCATATATAATCAGTATCATTTACTAATTCAAATGATTGTGCTATTAGAGATTCCGTCTCCATTGTTATTCTGGGAGTATCTCTGGATAAATCATCCAATCTATTATCGTTTACATCATCGACATCATTTTCTGTATACCCATACCATTTATCTGGAGAATTATATAATTTTATAATAGAATCATCTTCTTCTATAGCAAATGTCAAGTATGTAATATCTACCATTATACATTTCGTTATATATGAATATATGGTTTGAATTATGCTCGCATCATTCACCACGATTATTACTTTAGATATATTATCATGCAGATACAGACGACACTTGCATAGGGTCTTAGTTACATTTTTATCATATTTAGTACTGTATAAAACCATAGTCATCCACATAATATAAGATATAACGAATGTTGTTTTATCAAGACACCGGGTAGTTGATAGAAGTTCTATACTATATGATATATGATTTATAACTCTAATTAGATTAGTAGTATCAATCTTTTCAATATCTGTTTTAAACAGACATCTGAATATTCTCTCTAAATTATTGAATATACTACGAAGTTTATCATCATCGACACCGTCTATACAAATACTCCTATGTATATTCATACAATCAAAAATAGTTGATATACATAATTCTTCTATGTCATATTTGTCAAGTTGCGATCCTCCCTTAAATGACTTATATAAGATTTTTTTACCTTCGTTTATTACATATTCCCTCTTTGTCATTTAATAACTCCTTTCATAAATTAATTTACTTTCAACAATTTTTATACAATCTTTATTACTCTTTCATTTTATATCCTTTCATAAAATAAATTTATTATTAGTTACAAATAGATATTATGTAACTATTAGTGAAATGAAAAATATAAAAAAAATAAAGAGTCTGATAAAAAATATCAGACTCTTATTTAATTACTGGTCGTGGAATTTCCATCCATTCCCAGTAATATATTCTTTTCCGTCTAGTTTATAGATTCTGTGACGGAAAAATCCAGTCACTGAATACCCAACGAGTACTGCTCCTCTATTTTTTAATGTTTCCTCGGATTGTTCCCATTCGTAATTCTGGGAAACATCCTCAAATGTCACTTGATATGCATTTTTCATAAAAACTCCATTCTCCCCGTTAAGCCGATAGGACAACTAGACTTAGTTTATTATTACTAATAAATAATATATATATCAAAAGTGCGTATAGATAATATCCTCTAAAAAACAAACCCATAAACTATAGAAAGATATAGAAAGGATTTTACCGATGTATCTTTATGAAAGAATAGCACAGGAGAAAGAAAGACAAAAAGAATTAGAGAAAATGTACTCTACTACAGAAATACATAAACCTGATAAAAGGTATGTTGCTCTAATGTCCTCTATGTCACATACATATGGTAATGCATTAGCATTTATCCAAAACTGGATTATGTCTATATTCCCAGAAAATATGTTTAAGACTATTCATGTAAATTCTAAAATTGCTCATAGACAACTACGAAGTACTCCTCATGAGTTTATTAAGAAAACTAAACCTATGATTATATTTAGACCTAGGATCCCAGGTATATCAGAAGATAGATTTCTTAAAGGAACTACTTTTATAGAAAGACAAACTGATCTATATTCTACATGGGGTGCTACTAATTTACAACCATTCTTTGAAGATCAACAAAATGATCTAATAATGAAATATCAATTAAATCGTACAGTAATGTATGTAGATGTAATAGTAGTATTATCTACATTAATGCAACAATTAGATTATTATCATTATTTAGAAAATGCTGTAAGAATAGAAAGACCTTTCTTTTTACAAACTTCATTAGAGAGTTATCTACCAGAAGATATGTTACAGATAATATCTGATTGTGTAAAAATACCAGTAGCAGATGATAAAGGAAATACAAAAGAATTTCTTGATTATATGAATGGAAAATCTATGTATCCTATTACATATAAACTACAAGGTTCTACACAGAGAAGAGAATTCTTTAGATATTACCCTGTTAATATAGATACAATGATATCTGATTTAGATAAAGATGATGGAGATAGAGTTGGTAGTATAATGAACCAGTATACTATCAGTTTTACTGTAAGAATAGAATTTAACTCTACAGGATTTTATTATATCTTTAGTGATAATTTATACGATATTAAAATGCCTATTATACATCCTGAAGATTCTGATATTATTCCTATATATACAGATATAATATTAAAAGAAGATCTTAATTTAAAACAGGGATGGCAATTATATAATAGAGGAAGTTGTAGATTGGAAGATATTGATGATAGTATAGATTTTGATCAGATGTTAAATGAATCTATAAGAGAAACTATGAAGTATCATTCAGAGAATGGACTACTGTATTCTGATTTTATAGATTTTAAAATAAGAAAACAAGGTAAAATGATTAAAGAGGGAGTAGATTATACTATTGATTGGGAACATAGAAAAATTAACTTTATTAAGCAAAATACTTATAGTACTTATACTATAATGCTATGCTTAAATATTGAGTATATTAATAATCTTATTAAAACTCTTTATAAATTAAAATAATTAAGATAGATAGAGAATATTTACGAGTATTCTCTATCTATCTTAGCTGACGATCTATGATAAACATAAGATTATTTAGTGATTAATGATACTTTTGGGAAGTGAAATTGACTTATCTAAAAACAGGAAATATGGAGCACCACTAATAATCTTATGGGATTTTCAAGGTTTAAGATTACTAAACTGTTATAGTTTTTTTAACTTAAATATTAACAAAATCAAGGAAATGGTTTATAAAATGAAAATTTTAAATATAACATTAGAGAATTTTACAGCAATTAAAAATGCTTTAGATACAAATAAAATATTTATAGATTTCTCTACAACAGAGAATAAGATATGTATATTAATAGGACCTAATGGTTCTGGTAAAACTTCTATTCTAAGTATGCTACATCCATTTGCAGATGTTGGTAATTTAGATGTTAGAAGTTCGACCAATTTGATATTAGCAGATAAAGATGGTTTTAAAGAAATAACGATTCAAAAAGATGATGATATTTATATTATTAATCATTTTTATACTCATCATAAAGATAAAAATCATTCTGTTAAAAGTTATATAAAGAAGAATGGAATAGAATTAAATGTAAACGGTAATGTAAGTTCTTTCAAAGAATATGTGAAAGAAGAGTTAAGTTTAGACTCAGATTATTTAAAATTAATTAGATTAGGAAGTAATGTAACTTCTTTAATTGATTTAACTCCTACTGAAAGAAAGAACTTTATGGGAAAGATAATGGATGATATAGGTATATTCTTAGAGTACTATAAATCAGTAAATAATAAACTAAGACAGTTAGAAGAAATGATTTCCCATTCTATAGATAAAGAAAAGAAATTAGGAATTTCGGATAAAGATGAATATAAAAAAGAAATTAAAGATTTAGAAAAAGAAATAGATAATTTAAATATTGAGTATATGGATTATAATAACAAATTAGCTATTTATAATAATAATATTAATAATATAGAAGATTTAGATAATCTTAGAGATAATTTAAAAGATACTACTAAGATATATAATAAAATGATAAATATTATTAATAAAAAAGACTTAATAGAGAATAATGATGTTAATTATTATAAGGATAAGATTAATGAAGTAAATAATAAAATGAACTCTCTAAAGAATACTTATAATAGCAATATTGTATTAATACAAAATTCATTATCTCATTTAGATAATTTGAATAATCAATTAAATGAATACAAAATTCAATTATCTAAAGAAGCTAATAGTGATAAAGAAATAGAAAATATTAAAGCTAACTTAACAACTATGAGAAAACGATTAAGAGAATATGAGGATATTCTTGGAGATTATAAACCTACTATATCTAAAGAAGATTTAGAGAGGTTTATAGTTTTTCTTAAAAATACACAACTAATTCTTAATAGAACATATGAGTTTGGCAAGCAACCAATATCTAAGGTATTATCGTTAATGAAAGATAATAAAAATGTAGTTAATTATATTAACTCACATATAATAGATATAGATGAGAAATCTAATAATGAAACTTCTCTATTCATAAATATGATATCTGAGAAGTTCAATATTAGTAAAGATGATATTAATCTTAATTGTGATGTTAGTGATTGTAAAGCAAAAAAACTACTATTAGAAATTCAAAATATAATCAAAAATCATAATATAGATGAAAAGAATAAAGATGAATCTTTTTATCGAGATATGAGTTTTGTTTATAGTAATATTAATACCATAATACCTAATTTTTCTAATTATAAAGATATTATTGATTTATTACCTGAGGATATTAAAAAAGATTTTAAAACTATTAATATTTTTAGTAATATTGAAAAGCTTACTTATATCTATAATGAAAAAAAGATAAATGACTTATTATCATTAGTTACTGAATATGATAATTATATTAACTTATTATCAGATTATAGTAAAGAAGAATCTATACTAAAGAAATTTGGTAATATTAATAATTCATCATATTTAAGTAAATTGATAAATGATACAGAGGAATTTATTAATGAAGAAAATAAAAAAATCATTAATTGGAGAAATAATAATCTTACTATCAGTGAAGATTTAAAAACTCTAAATAATGATTTGGATGTTTACATAGATATCAAAGACACAATAGAACGATTCGATGAAATAAAGTCTCTATATAATAAGTATAATAATGATTATAATATCTATATGGAGAATAAAGAAAAAAGAGATGAAATATCTATTGAAATAAATAAATTGAAATATATTATAGATACTAAAAATAATCTATTACAAAATAAGATTATTAATTTAGAGCAATATAAAGTAATAAGAAAAGATATAAGTAATATGAATAAGATATATGATGATATGGTATTTGTAAAAAATGCATTATCATCTAAACAGGGTATGCCATTATATTTCATTAGTAATTATCTAAAGAATACTGAAGAGATTACTAATGAATTATTGGATATAGCATATGATGGAAAAATCTATATAGACTCATTTGATATAACACCAACTGAATTTTCTATTCCTTTTTTTAATAGAGGAAAGAGATTGAGTGATGTTAAATATGCGTCTCAAGGAGAGTTAAGTTTTCTATCTTTAGCAATAGCATTTGCATTATCACGACAAGTTCTAACTAATTATAACATAATGCTATTAGATGAGATAGATGGTCCTCTCGATATTTATAATAGAGAAAAATTTATTAAGGTATTAGAAAATCAGATAGATAGAATTGATGCAGAACAATCATTCCTAATTACGCACAACTCAATGTTTTCATCTTATAATGTAGATATTATAGATTTATCATTTAAAAATGATAAAGAACAGTATCCGTTAGCAAATTTCATTAACATAGTAAGAGATTAGATATAACTCGGGAAGGAAATGATGGATAGTTTATTTGATGCAAGTGTTTTATTATTGCTTTTTATTATTATATACTTTACCGTTATGTCAGTATACAAGTTTTATATATCTATGAAATACTATAATGAGTTAGATGAATATAGGAAACACAAACTAATGGACGGGGATACTACTATATTAGAGAACAACAAAATAAATCATAATTTAGACATGAAACATTAATAAGTTATGATAATCTCTATACTGAGAGGAAATGATATATGGAAGGTGAATTTCTACACTGGTTAGATAGTTTTCCTGGTCATATAGGAACATTGCTGGCAGTAGTTATAGGTGGTATTGGATTATTGACAGCAATGGTTGGTGGTATAGCAAAACTTAAGAAAGAGTATGAATTAAAACTTACTGATATGGTATTAGAAGAGGAAACAGATAAAAAGTTTAAAGAGGATATAAAAGCTATGATAGAGCAAGTATCTTTACTAAAGCAAAACACTGAATTTTTATCTACTCAATATGCCAAAACTCAAGTTGAGCTAAATAATAAAATAGATCAAATATCTAATATTTTAAAAGAAACCCAAGATACCAGTAATAAAAGAGACGATGCATTGGAAAAACAAATTAAATTATATGATAATAATTTGGATGACTTTCGTAAGGAGATTACGGAACACACTGAACAATTAGCATTATTAATAGATTCTGATAGGGAATCTATTAAGTCTTTTATTGTTGATAAATATTATCAGGTTATCGAAGATGGGTATATAAACACACACCTTTTGCAAGTATTAGAAGAAAGATACGATAAGTATCTAAAGGAAAACGGAAATGGCTATATTAAGAGTTTAATGGACGAAATACGAGAATTACCTCATAAACCACCTGCCAATAAATAAGTAAATAATACGCTAGTATATATTTTTTTATATACTAGCGTATTATTTGATTTACCCTCAAATCACAATAGAATAAAAATTCAGTCTGAAATGAGGTATAAATATGAATCAATTAATGCATGTTTTTGCTTTTGATACTTATAATGATATGATAAATAATACTGAATTACATACTAACTGTCTTGCTATTACACTAGGTAAAGATGAGCCTGGTGATGGCGGTGGTGATATGTATTATTTATTAGAGAATCAAAAAATGAATAAATATACTAATGTTGGTGAACCACTTAGAAATGATAATATGTTTAAAGCAGCTAAAATAAATCTAGGATTTGAATTAAGCTCAAAGACTGCTGCTGAAGATGCAAAATATAGTGTACGATCACTTATTAGCTCAAATATCACTACATATGAAAATAAGATATCTGAATTATCTCAAACTATTAAAGATTTAAACCAGTATCTTGTAGAAGCTAATATAAAATTAGAAGAAACTTACAGATCAGATATTAATTTATTGAATAATACTATTGATAGTTTATTGATTAGAATTAATACACTTGAGAATAAGTTGAATAATACTTCTACAGAAAATACTACAGAGGGTACTACAGAAGATAATTCTTCTAATACTGTATCTGAAGAATCATCTACTAATAGTGATAGTAGCGAATCTACACCAGTAGAGAATGAAACTCATGAAGATAGTACAGAAACACCTTCTGAAGAATCTACAGATAAAAAGAAGAAAGGAAAAAACTAAATGTATCCATTGTTAGATGAATCTGTTGGTGAGATGATTCCTCAAGTAGGATTAAATGGTCAACCACTAACAAAAGAAGATTATGTTACAGAATGGGAAAATGCTACAGATATAGATGATGGTACTATAGATTTTATTAGTGATGATAATAAAATACTATTATCATCTATTAATGAAATGAAGTATAAGTTATATGCTGTAAGAATGCTTCCTTTTACAATAGATAACTATAGAAAAGAATTTGATATTACTAGAAATCTTATTAGTCTGGAATTAAAACTAAGAGATGTTTTAAGAAGATCAGATGAAAAAACCAAAGATGCAATAGAATCATATAATAAGAGAAAATCTGTTGAAAGACTAAAAGATATAGAAAGATTAAATAAAGCTATAGATATTCAAGATATTAAGGTACATGGAGTATCATCAAGTACTCTGATAAAGGATGATTTATTGTATAATGGAGACCCTGCTTTTATTATATCAGATAGTAATAAAAATGTAGAGATTCCTAATTATGAATTATCAGAAACATCTACTGATGAAGTTATGGGTGAATATCCAGTTAATTATAAAACTATAATGAACTATATTGATGTATTTAATCATATTGGAAATTCTGTAAGTAATGTAAATAAACCTAATAATACATATATATTCAATAGACCAGATGGTAGTTTATTATTGGTTGGATGTAAATTACTTGAAGAAATTCCAGTATCATTTAAAGATGCACTGAATAAATATAAATCTGTAGCTATTGGTAAATATGATAGAATATTATCTGAGGTATCTTCAAATAATCCATATAGAGAAGAAATAGTTGTTGATTGCTGTAGATGTCCTAAAACAGGATCATTTTATATTTATCTTATTATGAGACATATTGAATATCCTGATACTCCTTATGATGATACAGATTATATAGAATCATATGATGTAACCAAGGATAATAAAATAATTAATAAGGTTGAACTTATTCAAGAAGAAGTAGATATCTTAAAGCATAAATTAGATTTAGCTAAGAAGATGTATTATGAAACTGGTGATATAGGATATAATAATAGAATCATTGGTCTTACATATAAATTGGAGAAAAAAGAAGAAGAATTAGAGAATACTAAGGAAGAAGAGAAGAAGAAGAGTATTATTAATTAATTGATATATTATCTACCCGAATATGTTTATAGAAAGGTAGGTATAATATGTGATTAAATCTATTAAACTAAGAATATATCCTAATAAGACTCAACTAAAGATTATTAATAATACTTTAAATGCTTGTAACTCTATTAAGAATAAGTACTTAGAGTATAATATTAATAATTATAAAGAAAATAAGAAATTTATTAAAGGATATGATTTCATCAATTACGTAACTAAATTAAAGAAGGAAGATGATAAATATTCATGGTTAAAAGGTATTAGTAGTAAAGCCATACAACACGCTATTATGGATAAAGAAAAAGCATTTATCTCTTTCTTTAAGAATAAGAAAGGTTTTCCTAAGTTTAAATCTAGGAAAAGAATAAATAAAGAATCTTATTTCTTTATTAAAGATAGCATTCATTATATTAGTAATAATATAATTAAATTACCTAAGTTAAAGAAAGTAAGAATAACCAATAGTGATTCTTTACCAAATAAGGATACTATTACATCTGGTAGAATTATACGTCATTATGATAAATATTATGTTATGTTTATTTACAATGATGAAGATAATGATAATAAAGATATTATCAAAAATGATATTAAACTAGGTATTGATTTAGGCGTTAAGGATTATGCTGTAATATATGACGGTTATGAATATCATCATTATAAGCATTTTAAAGATTATAATAATTATAAGAAGCTTAATAAAAGACTGGATAAATTACAAAAGGTTGTGTCTAAGAAAGTAGAATATAATTATGGTAAATTATTAAATGAATATTTAGATAAATATCATAAAGAACCTAATGAGATACAAAAAAGAATTATGAAAGGAAAAGCTTATAACTCTTCTAATATAAGAAGAATCTTTATTAAGATTAATAAAAATAAAGTTAAATTAACTAATATACGTGATAATTTTATCAAGCAATTAGTTAATATATTAACGGCGAGAATCAAGCCAAGTAAAATTAATATTGAAGATTTAGATATTAGTAATATGATAGAAGATAATGATACTACTCATAAATTACATAGATTAGTACAAGAATCTAACTTTCATAAGTTCCGTATGCATTTAATTAATAAATGTATAGAATATGGTATTAAGATAAGATTAGTTGATACTTATTATCCATCTACTCAATTATGTAGTAATTGTGGTCATAAGAATAATCATATTAGATTAATAGATAGAACTTATGTATGTGATGAATGTAGATTAGTTATTGATAGAGATGAAAATTCGGCTATTAATATTTATAATTGTAAATCTAAGAATTATATAGAAATTGCTTGAAGCTACGCAAGTTTAAAGACTCTTATGAAGAGATAAGGTTGAGTAATTAACCAGTAGCATTTGGATTATTGCTATAATTTAATGCTTGAATCTATTAAAGACTACTTATAATTATAAAAAGTATTAACTTAGATAAGATTTAATTTAAATCTTATCTAAGTTAATTATTTATAGTATGTAATAAATCTAATATGGAAATAGGTGAGTGCACGTCTCCATTTCCATAATTACTATTATGTTATATTATTTATATTTTAAAATAACCCCTGGAAACACAAAGATAATACGATACAGAAAGGAATACCTTATATATGAGCGATTTATTTCGTACTATTGTGGAAGGTCAGATAGAAGAAGATATATCTGAAGATTTAGATGTCTATACAGAAGCGGTTAAAGCAGAAAAGATAGATTATCTCAAAACCTATCCGAAACAAATATTTTTACCTTTTGGTAGTATTAAACGAGATAGAGGAAATGTAGCTATGTTATATACTCATTCTCTACAAGAATCTATAGATATTATAAATAATAAAGATAATTGTATTGGAGGTATAAATTATCCTCTTTATTATTTTAATATGCTATATCAAGGAAAGATATATACTAAGAAATTTAGATATAGATTAAGTAAAGAAAGAAAAGAGTTATATGAAGAGATTAAGGATAAAACTAATTTAATTCCTAAGATTAAATTAAGTAATTCATTAGCCGATAATAAAAATCTTTATTATGATTTATATAAGTATATAGAAATATTTAGAAGTTTAGCTTTTAAAGTAATACCTATGAAGTACATAGAGCTATATTGGGATTATATGAAGAAAATTTATAATATAGATTTTCCCAATAGAAAAACTAAGTTTGTAGTGTGTAACTTAAATAATTATAAACTTAGTAAAAAACTAAAAGAGAATTTAGATAATCCTCTTTATATAATTTTTTTTACCCTATATAAGAAACCAGAATTATTAAAGGATATAGATATTGATTATTACTTCTATGTAAAAAATAGAGTATTAAAAGTTAATCCTTCTTTATTAGATGAAAAATCTTATTTAAAACTTAAAATAGAAATGAATAAGATAATGAAAAATGTAGTACCTGATGAAACTATAACTATATCTACTGATGAGAAAGAAATAACGCAGAGTGAAATAGTTGCTAATGCTGTAGTGGCATTGAATACTGTTGTTAAAGTAGATAAAACACCAGATACTATTACTAATGATGAAGAATTAAAAGAATTAACTAAAGAAGATGAAGTAGATAAAGAATTAGAAGTAGTAGCAAAAAAGAGTGTTGAAGAAGTTACTAATAAGATTGATCCTACTGAAGTACCTGAAGATGATGTAAATGTACAGGTAGCTAGTAATATTAAAAAAGAAGTAGAAGATAATCATGATCTTCTTAAGAAGATTTATTATCAGAATAAGAATGGCGATAAAGTGGAGAAATCTACAGCTTCTACTGCTAGAGATGAATTACTGAGAAAGAATCAAAAAAATCTTAAAGTAAAAAATATGACACTAGATAAAATTATTAGTGTTAAAACCAAAGATGTAAAAATTCCTATTACAGATGTATCAGATCAATTAACCACTACAAATAATCATATGGATAAAATTAGATATGATAATCTTGATACTACTTATATTAAGGAAGTAATGGAAAAAGATATAATGGATGCTTTCTTAGCATTGAATGATAAATCTATTCCATTATTTATACGAGATATTAAAGTAGAAGATACATCTGATGAGTTAAACTATAAAGATACTTATACTATCTATATGGAAGATGGTAATAGAAATAGACACACTGTAAAAGTAGATATACCTAAATTTATAGATAATAGATTTTTGTATATAGGTGGAAATAAGAAAGTTATTAAACACCAATCTTTCTACTTACCAGTAGTTAAAATAGCTCCTAATAAAGTAGAGATAGTTACTAATTATTCTAAGATGACTATTGAAAGAGAAGATGGTGTAAATAGTTCTTCTGTAGATAGAATGAAGAAATTAGTAGTAGCCAATAAAGATAAATTAGGGGATGCATTTAAAGTTGGTTATGAATTTCCTAATAATAAGAAATTTATTACTACTATAGAATATGACCAATATAGTAAGTTATATACTTCATTTAAGTATAAAGGAAGTATAATATTCTTTAATCAACCTACTGCTATTCAATATGCAGAAGATAATAAAATTACTATACCAGAAAATCATATCTTTATAGGAATAGTAAAAGGAACTCCAGCTTTTATAGATATAGATAAACAAACTACAGATGATGATAGAAATATAACTGATTTGATTGTATCTTGCTTACCACAAGAATTAGAAACTGAATATCATAAAACTAAGTCTGCTAAGAGAATGATGTTTGCTAAAGTAAAGATAATGAGGCAGAATGTATATGTTGGAATGTTATTAGGTTTCTGGGCAGGACTAAGTAAATTACTACAGTTAATGAAAGTTAATTATAGAGTAGTAGATAAGATAGAAAAAGAATTAAAATCTAATGAAGAATATATTAAATTTAATGATTGTATTCTTATATATGAACAAAATATTCCTATATCATTAATTCTTAATGGATTTAGAATGTTTAAAACTGAAAAGTATTCTATGGCATCATTTGATACTAAAGAACCATACAGTGATTATATTCTTAAAGTATATGGTAGTGCTATTACAGAGAATGCTTTGATGAACTTCTATGAATTCGTATTAGACCCAATTACAATAGATGTATTAGAGCAATTAGAGCTACCTACTAACATAATTGATTTATACATTTATGCTATTAATCTATTAGCAGATTCTCAATACTCTGCTCAGATAGATCAAAGATTATCAAGAATAAGATGTGGAGAAATAATACCAGCTATTCTTTATGAAAGATTAGCTAAGAATTATGTAGAATATAGAAATAGTAATGGTGCTAAAAAATATACCGTACCACAGAATGCAGTAATACAAGAAATATTAGCACAAAAGACAGTAGAGGATTATTCTACTCTTAATCCTACATTGGAGATGGAGCAATTACACGCTGTATCTACTAAAGGATTTAGAGGAGTAAACTTGGATGATTCTTATACTATTGAAAGAAGATCTTATGATAAATCAATGACAGGAATAATAGCAGCAAATACTTCTCCTGATGGTGGAGTAGGTGTATCAAGAACTTTAACTATGGAACCTCAGATAACTAATATTAGAGGTATAGTAGAAGATACAACTAATACATTGGAAAAGCTAGATGATGTAAATTTATATTCAGCTGGTGAAATGACAATGCCATTATGTAATGCAATTGATGACCCTAATAGACTAGGTTAATGTGTGGCTTAGTCTATAATAAACCTCTTTAATTGCTGGAACCTCTTTAGAGCCTTAAGTACCAAAGTGTAACAATCTTAAGGATTAGACAATCAGCAGCCAAGACTCTATTTACATAGAGTAAGGTTCAACGACTATCGAAAGCATAGTATAGAAGAAATATCTATATGAAGAAGTGAGTAGAGTACACGAAAGTGGAAACGGGAGGCTATTATTAATTGGTAATAGATTAATAGTAGAAGATATAGTCTACCAATATGGAGACATATTGATTTAAAAAAATCTAACAATACATATGTTTAAACAAAATAAACAGAGGTAATTATATTATGATATTTATAGGATATTATTATAACGATGATAAGATAATTTGGAAGAAGATATATTGGTATGATAATAAAGTTACAAAATATTCAGTATCGAACATAGGTCTTGTTAGAAATGATAAAACTGATAGAATATTAAAAACAAATTTTAGTAAAGGATATGAACGAGTTAATTTAACTCACAACGGTATAAGTAAGCAGTATTTTATACATAGACTTGTTGCAAATGCATTTATAGCAAATCCAGATAATAAACCAGAAGTCAATCATAAAGATGGTATAAAACATCATAATTATGACAAAAACTTGGAATGGGTAACATCATCTGAAAATATAAAACATGCATTTGATAATGGGCTGAATCATGGTAGTGATTTAAAAAAATCCTTAGATAAACAAAGTATACACAATATCTGCAAGTTACTTGAAAATAATCAACATAATATTTCAGAGATTGCTCGTATTGTCGGTTGTAGTAGAACTACCGTTAGTGATATCTTATATAAGGGAAGATATAGAAAAATATCTAAAAAATACAAGTTATCAAATTATATAAAACGGACTAATTTTAGTAAATCTGGGGATTTGTCTGAACTTACAAAGTATTCAGATATGGATATTCATAAAGTTTGCAAATTAATTGATAGTGGAAAATATAGTTTACAGGAGATATCAGTACAGACCAATGTACCTTACCAGACAATACGTAATGTATATTACGGTGTGTGTAGAAAATCCGTTTCGTCTCAGTATAACTTTATGAAAACTATAAAAAATCCGTTATATGAGATAAAACGAAAAAACGCAATAAATGCTTGTAAACTATTGGACAGTGGGTTGAATAGTCGAGAAGTTAGTGTATCATTAGGTATTAGTAGATCATTTGTTAGAAATATTTTATCAGGAAATACATGGAAGGATGTATCGAAAGATTATTCTTTTATAAAAAACAAAAAGTAATTATATGTTTTGACGGAAAGCACGCGATAGAGTTTTGTCGCATTCAAACCTCTTTAATTGCTGGAAACTCTTTAGAGCCTTAAGTACCAAAGTGTGACAATCTTAAGGATTAGACAATCAGCAACCAAGACTCTATGTAAATAGAGTAAGGTTCAACGACTATCGAAAGTATATCTTAGAAGAAATATCTAAGAGAATAAATGAGTAGAGTACACGAAAGTGGAAACGGGAGGCATTGTATATTTGGTAATAGAATATATAATGAAGATATAGTCTGGCTACACAGAAATGTGATAGGTTATAAATAAACGAAAACAGTCGAAACACGTTATTCCTGTTAAGAAATCTTCACCAGTTCTTATTTCAAATGGAATGGAAGAATCTTGCAGATTTCATGTAACATCTAATTTTGCTATTAATGCAGAAGAAGATGGAACTATTATAGATTATGATGAGAAATCGGGAATGATGATAGCTAAATATAAATCAGGTAAATGTAGAGCTATTGATTTATCACCTAATATAGTAAAGAATGGTGGTGGCGGTTTCTTCTTATCTAATCAACTAGAAACTAAATTAAAAGTTGGTAGTAAGTTTAAACAGAATGATGTATTAGCATATCATAAAGACTTCTTTACTAATGATGAATTTAATAACTGTAGAATGAATATGGGTACTTTATGTAAAGTAGCTTTAATGTCATCATATAATACTCATGAAGATGCTACATTTATTACTGAGAAAATGTCACAAGATTGTGCTACAGAGATGTGTTTCTGTAAACCAGCTACTGTAGGTAAAAACTCTAATGTATTTTATATTGCTAAAAAGGGACAAGAAATAAATATAGGGGACCCTTTAATACAGTTTGATACATCATATGAAGATGAATCAATAAATACATTGTTAGCAAATCTTGGTGAAGAAGATAAAGAGAATATATTAGAAGGAGCTAGAAACGAAATTAAGTCTAAATATTCAGGTATAATAGAAGATATTAAAATATATTCTACGGTAGAATTAGATGATTTATCTCCTTCTTTAAAAACTATAGTAAGTAAATATTATAGTGAAATAAATAGAAAGAAAAATTTCTTAAATAAGTATGATCCAGAAGCAAAAGATAGTGTAGTTAAGTGTGGTATTCTTTGTAATGAAACAAGTTCTAAGATAGACCCTAATATGTATGGTGTTATTAAAGGACAGAAAGTAGAAGATGGAGTTCTTATAGAGTTCTATATTAAACATACAGAACCTTTGGAAGTTGGTAGTAAGATAGCTAATTATACAGCTCTAAAGAATACTGTATGCGAAATTATTCCAAAAGGTTATGAACCATATAGTGAATATAGACCTGATGAAGAAGTATCTACATTTATTGCTACTAACTCTATACTTAACAGAATGGTTCCTGCTATTCTTTATGTCACATTAGGAAATAAATGCATTATAGAATTAAAGAGACATCTTGAAGAGATATATGATTCTAAGAATATTAGTAAATGTAGACCTAAGATGGAAAAAATGGTTTATTCATTCTTTGATGCATTTGATAAAACAGGAGCTAATACAAAAAAATATTCAAGTAGATTTAAACCAATGAGTGATCAGATGTTTAAAAGATATTTTGATGATTTCTTTAGTAATGAAAATGCTTATCTTATTTTAGATATAGTAGATTATGAAAGAAGAATTACTATGGATGATATAGAAGCTGCTGCTAAAGTAATAGATGTACCATTATATGAGAATGTAGTAACTCCTTTTGCTACTATGGATAAAGAGAATGCTGTTGTTACACAAACACCTGTACCAGTAGGATATCTTAATGAAAAGAGAACTCAGCAGACAGTAATGAAGAAGAATGGTATTAGTACAGATATTAGTGAAAGATCAGCTATTACTAATCAGGTTACTGGTAAAGATAAGAATGGTAGAGAATCTGATTTGGAGAATATAATGCTTATTAACTGGGGATTACCTAATGTATTAAAAGAATTAAATTCTGCTAGATCTGATGACTCTGTTATGAAACAGCAGATGCTAAGAGATATAGCATTGAATGGATATACTAAACTGGAAGATATGGAAGATGATGTATTTAATAAGACAACTTTAAATGCTGTAGATACATATATGCTAGGAATGGGACTTAAGTCTGATCTAGTAACAAATGGATTAATGCTTCCGAAGACAATAAAAGAAGAATTATAAAAAAAAAGAAACTCACTAGAGATTAATCTGGTGAGTTTCTTAAATAGTAATGTGATATTAAGATTCCTATACAACTGGAATCTTAATACCGAACTTATTCTCGAAAGCCTCTAGGAATTCTTTATCTTTCTCTTTATTGAAGGTGGTATCGGTATTCCACCAATCAATTTCAGACCATGTACTAAAGCCATTCCAATATAGATGATAGATATTACTATTAGCTAGAGTAGTGATTGTGAATATACCTTCGATATTATCGAAGAGGAATTTAACAACCTCTAATGCTGAATCTGAATTTACCTCTTTGAGCTCTCTGTTGATAATAACTAATTCTTTCATTTTATTTCTCCTTCTGAAAACTATTTTATTATTACACGAAAATGATATATATATATATATCTAAAATACGGATATAAATGAATTATAAAAAAAGAAGCTTACTAAAAATTAATCTAGTAGACCTCTTTAATATGTAGTATAGAGAATTCCTTACTTTAAAGGAATCTCTATACCAAACTTATTTTTGAAAGCATTAATAAAGTCTGAATAATGGAATATATCGTCATCCGCTTTACTGAATGTATTCTGGGATATAGTTCTATAACCGTTCCATGATGCGTATCCTAAGTTATATGATACATCGTTTATCTCCATACCACAAATGTTCATATTGGTAAGTGTACCTTCAACACCATTAAATGTAAACTTTATAATCTTAAAGAAACCCGTTTCATTCTCTTCTCTAATTTCAGTACTAACAATAACCAACTCTTTCATAATAATCTCCTTTCAAGATTAATCACTTTTATTATTACACGAAAATGATATATATATATATATATCTAAAATGCGTATTATAGAAATTACCCCTTAAAAACATAGGCTTAATATACACTTTGAAAGAAAGGTGAAATAGATGGCTGTTAGAAGAAATCGTAAACTAGATGTAGAGAGTTTAACATCTTCTGTAGATTCTGATCGTTCCTTTAAAAAGCAACTAATTAATATTAATAATTTAATTGGTCAAGCCAACTTATCTCTTTACGGAACTGATAGAACTTCAGATGTTGATTCTCTTAACGATAAATTTAATGCAATATTATCTAATGAGCTAACTGGTATTACTGGAAAGGATGATAATGAAATTACATCTTTTCTTAATCAGATAGTATCTACAGATAATAAGTATAAAGCTACTGAAGATATTCTAAATAATCAGTTTGGTGATTTAACAGGTAATGAATATTCTACTATGCAATCATTTATTTATGATGCATATAGAAATAGGTTATTACAGCAATCTGATTTACATGAAGTATCTTCTCAGTTAATTGAATTATCAGAAGCTATAATGATTACTAGAGATGCTATTATTTCTGCTGATACCGTAGAAGGTAGATTAAATAGATCATTAAAGTTTGATAATATTGATGAAGATGAAATTGATAATTATACTTCTTTAGTAGAAAATATGGAATTGAAGTTTAAGTTATTAGAAAAAATAAAAAACTTCATTATTCCTAAAACTCTGGAATATGGAGAATACTATGTGTATGTAGTTCCATATTCTGTATTATTTAATAAATTTCATCAACAAAAAACAAGAAATCTTTCTAATAGTGGAATTCTTAAAAGATATAATGAATCTACAGTATTAGAAGGATTTAGTAATGTAAGAAAAGATAATAAGCTTTCTGATTTAGATGTATTCTTAGAAGATTGCTATAAGAAGTTTAATATACAAGAAGAAACTAAGAGTAGTAATGGTTTAAATAAAGAAGTTAATAAAATAAATAAAGATGAATTTAAAAAAGACTTAAAGAATATAATGGAGAATATTATTATATCTACTGATGAAATTCCTATTCCATTCTTAGAAGAAGGAATAGAGTCAATAGAATATCTTAATAATCAAAATAATTCTGTAGTTACTGAAGATAATAACTTATTTAAAAAGGTTATTAAAAATAATAAATCTGATGGCGGTGTTAAGATTAATAAGAAAGGGGAATATGATGATATTGGTGATTGTTATTTAAAGATGATAGAACCAACTAGAATTATTCCTATTCAGATTATGAATACTACACTAGGATATTATTATGTACAAGATGAGGATATTACTCCATTATCAGGAGCTGTTTCATCATCTCTTTATTTTAGTAGGTTTAATGAACATAGTAGACAGCAAACTATTATCGATAGTTTAGCAGAAAGAGTTGTACAGCAATTCAATAAGCCATTCTTAAAAAATAATTTAAAGTTTAAAGAAGCTATAGTAGATTGCTTTAATTATTATAACTTAAATGAGAATAGAATAAGAATGCAATTTATTCCTGCTGAATATATAATACAATTTAAAATAGATGAAGATATTAATGGTAATGGAACATCTATGATTAAGAAATCATTATTCTATGCTAAATTATACTTAATGATTTTATTATTTAAGATTATGAGTATTATTATGTACAGTAATGACCAAAAGATTAGCTATATAAAACAATCTGGATTAGATAAGAATTTAGCTAATAGAGTACAAGAGATAGCACGATTACAACAATCGAGACAAATTAATATTTCTGATTTATTTTCTTATACTACTCTTATTAATAAGGTAGGTAATGGTAATGCAGTTTATATGCCTACTGGTAGAAGTGGTGAAAGACCTATAGAAACAGAAATATTATCAGGTCAGGATGTTCAGTTAAATAATGACCTATTAGAGATGTTAAAAAATGCTTATATTACAGGTACTGGTGTTCCTGCTGCTATTTTGAATTATCTTAATGAAGCAGATTATGCTAAGACAGTAGAACAGAATCATTCTAAGTTTAATGCTAGAGTAATTAATTACCAATTAGATTTTAACCCTATTATCACTGAAATGTACCAGAAGATAATGAGATGGTCTACTAATATCGGTGAAGATAAAATATCTAATTTTAGTTTTACTCTACAACAACCAAGGTCAGTATTGATGAATGCTAAATCTGAGTTAATAGGACAATATAATTCATTAGCAGAATTCTTAGTTGGATTATATTATGAAGATCCAGGTTCAGCTGGTGACCCAGAAAATCTTAATGCTCAAATAAGAGAATTTAAGAAGTTATTGGCTAGAGACCAATTACCAATGATTCAATTTGATGATATTGAAGAATTGATTAATAAAGCAACTCTTCTTAATAAAGAAAGAAAACTTAAACCAGATCCAAAGAATGGTAATGATGGAGATGATGATGGTTTGGACGAAACAGATGATGATTTAGATAATCTTCATATGTAAGAAATATTAAATACTAGAGGAACATACAAAATTCCTCTAGTATTTTTTTTTTATTTATTTACTTTATCAGCAATTTTATTAAGAACTGGAGATTTAGACTTTCTAAGTCTATTAAAGTAAATCTTCATTCTCTTAACTGCCTGTGTATGATACTTTCTATCAAGCTTTGCTCTAAGAATCTTTCTAAGTTTCATCAACTTCTTAAGCTTTCTATAATCAGCGTCATTGTTAGCAGCAGCACATACATTTATTGCAAGTGCATAAAGCTGTTTCTTCTTTGACTCAGCATCCAATCTAATCATCATTGGCTTATTATACTTAGCTTCTGAGAAGTAGCTATCATCGTCATCTTCAGAATATGACTCAATAATCATCTGTACATCACTATCTGTCATAAATCCTTCTCTGATAGCTGTATCTGATTCATTCTCTACGAAATCTCTCTTCTCATCTGAATTAAGTTCATCATTAACGAGAAGTGTGGTAGCAGCCATTGACATCATATCATCAGCTTCCATCTCTGCATCAGAATCCAGTTCCTCTTCATCATCACTTCCGCTAATCTCATCATCGAGTTCACCACTAAGTTCTCTATCCAAATCTGCAAGATCTTCATCATCCAAATCATCAACATCATCTAGTGCTGAAAGGTCTGAAATATCATCAGTACCTACATCATCTGATGCACCATAATCATCATCGTCATCATCATCGCCGTAGCTAGAATATCTTCCACTGAAAGCATCCTCAGCATCGTCGTCATTATAACCATAATCATCGTCATCTTCCTGATACTGCTTATTTGGTTCAACACCATCAGCCTGTACAAACTGATCATCAATATCTGAATATTTATCTATATCGTCTGCTTCAAAGAAATAATTTGACTTAGATGGTAGTGGTCTTGAAAGTAACTCATCAATTCTACTCATTTTATAGTAGTCCACCTTTCTTAAAATAGTTCATAATTATTTATGTGTTTCAGGAACTAAAAAACTTCTACGACTAATTCATTGGTATGTACCCAATTATCTCGTGTATAATCATACCCTGCCTTCCATTTAGTAACTATTGTTATTAGTCCAAGTTCAACATATCCATCAGAATGATATCGTTCTCCAGTAGTCTTATCCCATATAATACATCTAGCAAAACCATCAGTATTTTGATAATCCTCTATAATGAATTGATATACATGACCTTGGAATTCTAATATTCTTTCATTACTCCTGAAAGCATCCATAAAAGATTTTATCATATCTATACCCTTTCATAAGTATAAATTTATGTAAATGTGCATATATTACTTGGTATAATCACTATTACAGGTAGATAAATTTAATAAAGTAAGGACTTAATTAATTATGGAAACAAATGCATTTATAGAGAAATATGTGGATTCAATGAAAGATGTAATGATAAAGATGAATCCAGATTTAGATGAAGATAAAATAGAAAAGGTTATAAGAGATACAATAGAAAAGAAGATACAAAATCCGATTGTTACATTGGATAATAATTATACAAGAGAAAGTAGAGATACAAATTTATTATCAGTATTAAATTGGGTAGAGAATAAAAATCCTATTATTGCTGGTAATGGTACATTTTATAGAAATCAGCATATTGCAATGAACCCAACGGCTGTTATGCTTGATAATTTTGCATCTCAAAGAAAAGCATATAAGAAAGAGATGTTTTCTGTAGAGAATACATCAAGTAATGAATATAAAGATTTAGATAGAAAGCAGAATAATGAGAAGATAAACATGAACTCATATTATGGTGCAAGTGGATTACCATCATCTGCATTTTATAGTAAGTATAGTGGACCAGCAACAACACATACAGCTCAAGAAGTAATATCATCAGCAGAAATGTTATTTGAAGGATTTCTAGCAGATAATTATATCTTTTTAAATACTACTGAATGTATTGAATGGATTACTACAGTAATGAAAGATTTTGAGTATTGTGATGATTTTATTAAACAACATTCATTATCTGATGTTGCTAATAGGTTATACGATTCTATATTAGAACCTGATGAAACTTCATATGAGGTATTATCAGATTATTTATATTCATATAATGAAGAAGAATTATCATTTATTTATTATAAGAATAATATATTTGAATTTATTGGAGACCATGAAATAATTAAATCATTATTCTATTCAATATTTGCTAATATAAATAATTTATCTTATATAGATAAAGATAATACTGATTGGTTTATTGAGATACCAGAAGAGTATAGGAATGATTTTATTGGTAAGACTGTTAAGGATTGGAATAAATTTGTTAATAAAGAATACTTTATGGATCCATCAAGTCCACCAGAAGTTATAAGTACAGAATTATATAAATTAACAGAATATATGACGAAATATGTTTATTGTAGATATTTATCTTTTGATAGAATATATAGACATAGAAATTTTAAAAGAAGAGTAGTAACTGTAATTGATACAGATAGTAATATTTTATCTATAGATACATTGATTAATTACATATTTTCGTTTATAGATAAAGATGGATTTGATAGACCAATAATGAATAATGAATTTATCTGTATTAATATTATGGCATTTATTATCACTCATATAATAGAAAATTTATTATTGTATTTTGGTGAGAATTCTAATATACCTGAAGATTTTAGACCTAACTTTAATATGAAGAATGAGTTTTATTTTTCTAAGTTAATAATAGGAAGTGCTAAAAAGAGATATATAACAAAGATACTATTAAGAGAGGGTAATCTATTAAATCCACCTAAATATGATATTAAAGGATTTGATTTTAAGAAATCTACAACTTCAGAATATTGTGAAGAGAAGTTTATGGGGTTGGTTAAGAAATACTTAATAGAGAATGATGGAGATTTCGATATAAAGAGTATGCTTAGGGATATATATGTATTTAGGGACGAAATAATAGATTCTATTAAAAACGGTGAGAATATATATTTACCAACTGCATCAGTTAAAGAAATGGCTTCATATGCAAATCCTTATTCAGAAGCTTCTGTTAGAGGAACTACTGCATGGAACATACTAAATCCAGATAGTCAAGTAGAAATACCATCAAGAGTTAGTATATTAAAATTAAATATATTTAAGCCTGATGATATTAATAACTTGCGTATAACAAATCCTCATGAATATTCTGTAATAATGGATTCTATATTTAATGATACAACTGGAATGTTTGTACAGACTAATAGTAAAGGTGAAACTAAAATAGTTGGAATGAATGTAATAGGAATTCCTCAAAATACAAAAATACCTAAATGGTTAGACCCGTATATAGATTATAAAACTATTGTAAATAATATTCTAAGTCCATTTGTACCAGTATTAGAATTATTTGGTATCAAGACATTAGATGAGGGTAAAACTATTGGTAGTATAAATAGGAAAACTAGTGCAATTTCAAATATAATAAAATTCTAATAGAGATATATATCATTTATTAGTAACCAAAATAAAATTAAAAAAGGAGATTGGAGAATATGGAAGTTGAGTTGAAACAACTAACAACAGATACTAATGTAATAGGACAATATGAGCATACATATGTATTGTTTGTATATCATGGATGTATGGGTAATCTTTATGCATCAAAAGATAAAATAAATAATGACATAGTTGTGCTAGATATCAATTGGGTTAATTGTAGTTGCCATTTAGGTAGTGAGATAAGAGACTCTAGTAAGAAAAATTCTTTTACTGAGAATGAAAGGATTATAATAGAGGAATTATCCGAATTACTAGAATTAGACTTGGTAAATATCGTATTTGCTTAAATTGGATTATAGATAGGATTTTTATTAATCCTATCTATAATTATTTATTAAAGGAGATTTAAAATGAAATCAAAAGAATTAGTTAAAGAGTTAAAAGAGATTTATAATAATCTCAATAATGAAGAAGTATTACATAAAGCTGTTAAAATGCTTGGTAGTAGAGATTTTCAAAATCTTAAATTATCTTTATTTAAAAATTTAGATAATACGATAGATGATGAGAGTATGAAGTTATTGAAATATATCTTAAAGATATGCAATTATATATACAATAACACTTCATATGGTACAGGATTGGCAGATTCTGAATATGATATATTATTATCACATTATCAGAATATTACAGGAAATAATATAATTACAGAACCTATTATGAATACTGATAGTACTGGTAATCATACTTATACATCATTACGAGGAACTTTAGATAAGATATATAAAATCACTGAAGATGATATTGTTAGAAATAAATCACAAAGTACTTTGGATGAGTGGATAACTAAAACACAGAATAGATATAAAGATAAAACTGGTGACGATATAAACCTATTAGATGAAGAAGTTTATATTATGCCTAAGTTTGACGGTATATCTTGTGTATTTGAATGTGATGAAAATGGTAAAGTTATTAAAGCTTTAACTAGAGGTGATACTGAAAGAAATATTGCTAATGATATTACTCCGTTATTAAAAGATGCTTTTATTAGTCATAATTGTAAAGGTACTAAGCATGGAGTTAAAACTGAAATAATGATGACAGATGATAATCTTGAGAGATATAATAAAGACCATGATACAGATTATAAGAATACTAGATCTATAGTAGCTGCTATATTGAATAGTAAAAATTCTACTAAAGAAGATATTGAATATTTGACTATAGTACCATTAAGATATTCTTATATTGAAAGCGGTAAAGAGTCTTTACAATATATCCCAGTAGAATTTTTAGAATATCCTCATATAGAATGTAAACTATCTGAGATAGATAAAATACATGAGTTTGCATTATCTCATAAATCTGTATATCCAGGATTAAGATGTGATGGTTGTGTTATTATTTTATCTGATACAAATTTGCAAAAAATATTAGGTAGAGATAATGATATCAACAAATATGAAGTTGCATTTAAGTATACCGAAGAGATAGGATATTCAAAAGTAAAAGATATTGAATTTACTACTGGGTTATTTGGTAGATTAAGTCCTGTTGTTATATTTAAAGATATTAAGTTAAAAGGTAATACTATAAACAAAGCATCGTTAGGTTCTTATAAGAGATTTAAAGAATTAGAATTATGTAAAGGGGATGTTGTAAAAGTAATATATGATATAGTCCCATATATTGAATATGATGACACTGACCCATCTTGTAGTAGAAGTGGTAATAAACCTATTAAGGCTCCTGATAATTGTCCAGAATGTAATGAACCATTGGAATTAGAAGATGATGATAATGGTGAATTAAATATTCTAAGATGTACTAATAAAAATTGTCCTTGTAGAATAAGAGGTAAAATATTAAACTTCTGTCAGAAGATGGATATAGGAAATATTTCATATAGCACCATATCAGATTTATATAATGAAGGATTACTAAGATCCATACAGGATTTATATAAGTTATGGGATTATACTATTGCTATGAAGACTATAGATGGATTTGATGATAAGAGAATAGATTCTATATTATCTGAAATAGAAAATCATATGGAAGTAGATTTACCTACTGTAATTGGTGCTATTGGTATAGAAGGATTTTCATTAAAGAAATTTAGAGTAATATTTGATTATATTTCATTGGACGAATTAATTAAGTATTCTAAAGAAAATAATATTTATGTTTTTATGAGTATTCCGGGAATCAAAGAAAAAAGTGCTCAGAAGTTAATAGATGGAGTATTAGAGATTTTAGAATTAATAGAATTTATTAAAACAAATTTTATTATTAAAAAGAGTAAAAAATCTAAGAATAATTTTACTGTCTGCTTTACTAAAGTGAGAGAAGATGATGAACCTGGATTAAAAGAATTTATAGAAAATAATGGTGGAGTAATTGATAATGACTCATTTACCAAGAAGACTGATGTATTAGTTATCCCATATGAAGGTGTAATATCGAGTAAAGTATATAAAGCTGTTAAGTATAATATTCCTATAGTTACTATAGATAAATTAAAAGAATATATTATTGACAACTTTAAATAAAGAAAGTGATGCTTGAGCTCACGTACTCAAGCATCGACAAATTTATTTATCAAGGAGGTTTTCATGTCAATTTCGCGACAAAAAGTAGTCACAGGGTAAGTGTGACAGCAAAACAGTAAGCAAGAACCACAAATGTAATCAAGGACTTTGTGTTGTAAGCTTTCAGTTACTTTGTACTATAATGTAGATATAAAATAAATTATAACTACATTAATGGTATGTTGTATATATTTACATATTATTTTAAAGTAGCCAAATAATAAATATTTTCAATAAGAAAGGAAATCAAATGGGAAAAGTAAGTATTGATGAGAAAGTAGCTAATACAATAGAGAGTATTAAAGAGTGTATTGCACTTTCATGTAATGTAAAGGAGTTTGATGTTACATTAGTAAAGAAGATTAATCCAAAAGATGGATCTATGGGTACAGTAAATGCAATATTTAAAAAGAAAGGAGATAATAGAACAACAAGACAGTTGACTATATCATTAGATGTAGATAAAAGAACTGGATTAAGTCACATAGTAATATTGAATGTGGATAAGTTAAATACAAATATCTTATTCAATACAACTGGAGATAATCCTATTGCAAAGATAGAGAAGTATCTTCCTAATATAGTTTCGTCAACACAGGCTATATTATCAAAGACATCAAAAGTAACTCTTACGAGGAAATAATAAATGATCAGTGATGAGTTGATTAATAAAGGTAAAGAATTATTTCGACTGATAGATGATATAATGAGCAGAAGAGTTAATTATATTGGAGTTGGAAGTGAGACAAAGAAGTTATACAAACCATATGGTGATACTGATGATATTGGTACATTCACTATATCCATATCATTTTTCAAGGATAACGATGATGAATATATGAATCTATCATATATAATGGCTGGTGATAATGACGATAATGGAATAACTAGGTTTAACATAAATGTAGACCTACCATCAGATTTTAAACCAGAAATAACTTCACTAGCTGTAACAGATACATGGCTGGGTGAAGAAAAGAATATACAAATAATAAAGTAAGCGAGGTAAAAAGTAATGGATGAGAAATATTTAAATGATTATAATGAATTTGTGGTTGAGGATGAAGAGCATATAATTCCAATTTGTTCATCGGCAATAAAAATATTATATGAGAAGTTTAAAGTTCCTCTAAATGACCCTAAGTTAATAGCAGTTATTGTAGAGAGGACTTATAAGGTTATTATAAATACTCTTAAATCATATGAGAGTAAATTAAGCGAGTTCAAGATTAATATATGTGATAGATTGGAGATCGGTTATACTACCAATACATCAGATGACGATGAGAAACAAGGTAACTATATGATTTTCATGAATCACTTAAATAAATCTGTAAAGGATAACATAAGCGATGATGCCAATACTCCTACTGAGAGAATTACTCAGTGGAATATTGAAAATGTTATAACACAACCTGGTATTATTAGAGAGATTAGTAATGCAGTTATTGAAGATCTTAAATCAATAGATGTTCATATCGGTATTAGTGAATTAGTAATGCCAATATTTATTACAGTATATGAAGCTACTGTAAATTATGTTAGAATCAAAAGACAAGAATTAGGTGAATTCGAGTTTGAAATTAATTTCATTAGTTGTTTTCATATTGGTTGCATGGAGACCGAGGATGGTTCTTCTATCTATATAAGACCAAATATTGAAGCTAAATTGCTAATGAAAGATGACCAAGCAGCAACATCTATTCATGAGTAATTGATTAGATGGATTGAAGATTTGAAATATAATCTTCAATCCATTATAAGTAATACAATATATTTTTTTGAAAGGGTGATGATATGAGGTCAAATTTATGTCATTATGTGAATAAATGGGAGAAAGAACTAAATATTCCACTATTGGAGAAATCAGCAGATAAACCATTGGTGGAATATGTAAAGGAAGCATTTAAATCTCTTGAAATATTAAAACCAATAAAAATAACTGGTTTTGATTATACAGAGAAAGAGTCTGAAATAGACATAAATAATTATGTGTTCCGTAGAGACAAAAAGAAGAAAAAGAAAGAAAGATATGGTATTAAAGCAATAGGTGATGATAGAGTAGGAAGATTAACAGTGCATATTGAATTAGCTCTTCCTGATACAAATCCATCTACAAAAGCTCATGAATATAAAATACATAATATATCTAAATCTATTCTAATACCATTACAGGATGAAAATGGTTATTATGTAATTAAAGGAAAGAAATATTATATTATATATCAAATGGTAGAAAAGTCTATTTACAATGTAGGTAATAGAATATCTTTAAAGAGTCTAATGCCTGTAGATGTAAGAAGAATACCAAAAGTAGTACAAGATATAGATGGAGTAGAATATAAATTACCATTATATACTGTAGTAGTAGTTAATAGAACTATTCCTGCTATGTTATTCTATATGAGTAAAGGAATTAAATATGCATTAGATTATTTAAATCTTGATGGTATTATTGAATTTATTGATAAGATAGAAACTAAAGATGATAGTAAAATATATTTCCAATTATCTAATTCTTGTTATATGCAAGTAGATAGAGAAATATTTGATAAATATACTTTTGTTAAATCTGTAGTTATGGGAATAATTCATATTAGTTCTAATAGGGTTAATCTTACTAATCTAAATGATAAAGCATATTGGATTAAAAAATTAGCCAACCCCGCTAATTATGAAAAGGGATTAACTGTATTAAAGTATTTTGATAGATTAGTAGATGTTACAACTTCTAATATATTAAAGATACCAGAATATTATAAAGGTGGTTCTTATAGTGTTGTAAAATGGGTAATGCAGCATTTTAACGAATTACGATTAAAAGATAATAATGATATCAATAATAAGAGATTGAGATGTAACGAAACTATATCAGCATTATTAACTACTAAATTTAGTGAAAGATTAAAGAGAGTTATTTCATTAGGAGAAAAAGCTAATGCAGATAATTATCTTGAGATATTTAGATTCCCTGGAGATATATTAATACAACAAATACAGTCATCAGGTATTTTAAGATATGATGATGAAGTTAATGATATGAGTATTTGGTCTAAGTTAAAAGAAACAACTAAAGGACCTCATGCTATGGGAGAAAAGAATAGTAATGGAGTTGGTATTAAAGTAAGAGATATTCATCCATCTATGCTTGGTAATATTGATATTATTGTATGTGGTAATTCAGACCCTGGTACATCAAGAACTCTATCACCATTTGCAAAGATACAAGGATTACATTTTGATGCATCTATAGAACCATCTGATTTTTATTATAAGATTTCTAAAGAAGTCAATGATAAATGTAAAAGGAATGGTGATATATCTGTAATGGTTGAATTTGATAATCCTACTGATTTCTATAAGTATATTAGTGAATTAGAAAAATTTAATAATGAAAATATTTCTATTAGTGGAACTTCAAGAGAAGGACATTATGATGTGGTTTTAGGAAGAACTATTGATATGGATGATTCATCTAAACCACAAACAATTAATCTTGCTAAAAAGAAATATAATGAAAATGGTGAAGTAGAAGAGGAGACAAAAGATGGCGAATAATATTTTATTAAAGGCATTAAGGGAAAATGAATCTGCTAAAGGGAAAAAGAAAGATGATTTCTTCGATGCAAATGCGTCAACTATTTCATATAGCACAGGATTTCCTGTGCTTGATTATTATTTAGGATATAAAGTTAATGTATATGATGATGATGGTAAATATTTATATTCATATCCTAGTGTAGGAATTACAGCTGGTTCATATGTTTTATTTATAGGCAAGCCGTCAACATCTAAAACAGCAACTGCAATAAAGATTGCTTCTAATATAGTAAGAAAATTTGAAAATGGATTAGTAATTCATTTTGATTTGGAGCAGGCTTTAAATTATTCAAGAATACAAGCTTTAACTAGAATACCTATGAATGAACTTGAATCTAAGTATGTATTAAGACAAGAAGATTGTACTCTTGAGAATATGAAATCTACTATCATGAGATTATATCAAGAGAAAGTAGAAAATCCAGACCAATATATGTATAATACAGGATTAAAGAATGAATTTGGAGAAGAGATTCAAGCTTTTGTCCCTACTGTTATTATACTAGATTCAATAGCTACTATTACAATGAGTATAGATGGTAGTGAAGCTAAGAAACTTGAAAAGCTAGAAGAGATATCAACTCAGACAGATAGAATGAGATTAACTGGAGAGATTGGTAGGTTCTTTAATGAAATTTTACCTTATTTAAGAAAGGCTAATATTACACTAATAGCAATAAATCAAATCAAGACTAACCCACAGATGGGTATAGTAAAGAGTCCCGCTGAGATTTTAGGATTGAAGCAGGACGAGACCCTTGGAACCGAACAGTATATATTTTTAATTCTTACACATATTGTTAGAATCCTAAATATATACGACCTGGAGGGGTCTATAAACCTCTTTAACTGCTGGAAACTCTTTAGAGCCTTAAGTACCAAAGCGTAATAATCTTAAGGATTAGACAATCAGCAGCCAAGCTAGTATTAGGATTCTAATATAACATATCAGGAGAATTTATGGGAAAAAAGAAGAAAAGTTTGAAAGAGATGCTTAATGACCAGAATATAATTAATGATGTTATACTACCAGAATCCGAAAGATTACCATACGAAATATTTTTAGAAATAACTCAAGATGGTGTAAAGGATATTCTACCAGGAATGTACTTTATATCAAACTATTCTAGGGTATACAGCAAGATTACCAATAAAATAATAAAGATAAGATATCCAAAAAATCCAGATTTGTATTACCCAACATTTTCAGTTCAATCTATATCTGGTAAAAGTTTATCAGTACTACTACATAGAGTTTTGATGCTAACATTTTATCCAAATCATGATCCAAAATATAATATTGTAAATCATAAAGATGGAAATAAATGTGCGTCATTTTTGGCAAATTTAGAATTTACAGATACTAGGGGTAATGCAATACATGCAAGAGATACTGGATTATTACATCCATCCCATGGAGAAACACATTGTTGTGCAAAAATTACTGAAGCACAGTGTCGAGAAATTTGTGTATTATTGGAATCGAGAAAATATCTAATGACCGATATTGCAAAAAAGATGAATGTTCCCGAATCAATAATAAACTCTATTAAACTAGGTAAATCTTGGAAACACATTACAAAAGATTATGATATACCAACAGATAGTAGAATACGGTATTCAAAATATTTTACAAATGATGAATTATACAAATTATGTGAATATTTTCAAGACCATCCTAGAGATGATAATGAGAAAATAATGCATTATGTTAGAAGAGCATTAAGCGATAATAATTTGGTAGAAAATCTAGGTAGAACTGATGCTTGTAGGAAATTATACAGAAAGCAAAGATGGAAATATGTATGGTGTAGATTTAATTACTAGAAGGTTCAACGACTAGGGAAAGGCTAAGTATATAATACTTAGAACCGAGTAGATCCAATAATAGGATGAAATGTAGGTGAGATAATATCAATAAACCGAAACGGGAGGCTCTCTAATATTTAGAGATGAAGATATAGTCTGGCTACGCAGAAATGTGATAGATTTTACTACTGTCCGGGTGGTAATACGCCAAAATTCTTAGCTCATATACTTCTAAAGTTCGTTGCTGTTGGTGGAGAAAAATATAGTGAAGAAGATGAAGGATTTACTGGATTTAAAGTACGAGTAGAAATAATTAAATCAAGAGTATCTGCTGCATTGAAGAATGTAGAATTAATTTATAATTCTAATGTAGGTATAGATATGGTTAGATCTACTGTTGCGTATGCTAAAGATATGGGATTAATAGGTGGTAATAAGAATGGATATTACTTCTTATCAGATAAAGATGAAAAATTCACTTTAGCGAATATGCCTCAAGACTTTAAGAATAATCCTAAGTTATTTAAGATAATGAAAGATAATGTAATTCCTCTATTAGAGAAGAATCTGTCAGGTATTACTCCAGAAGAAATGGAAATAGCTGATGAGGAATTAGATTTCTATAATCTATAAGTGTAGAAACTATTAAATAGCTTCTAATATATATATATTATCTATTAGAAGCTATTTGAATAATTATAGAAAGGGGATAAAATAAATAGTGAATGTGAATCAAAACTTGATTGGTTCTATTTATACATTACGAGATGCAAGTTCAACATCGGATTGTGGTCACAATTATATTATCATATCAAATAATCAGAATATTAATAAATTTGTACAGGCAATGCCTATTACTTCTATGAGGAATAAAAAAGTAACTATAGAAGTTCCTATTAAGTTAAGTAACGGATTGGTGTCTTATATTATTCCATATAGTATACAGACATTTACTAGTACTGAATTAAAAGTTGGAAAGTTTAGAGGAGTTATTTCTGACAGTAAGTATATTACAAGTAAAGAATTTATTAACTTATTGATGGATATGTATTTAGTTGAGTCTAATATAGGTGATGTTGATAAAGATAAAGTAATGAATGAATATAGAGAATATTGTAATAATTTTTGGAAATTTCATAAGAATGATACAGAATATCGGGAAGTAGATAATGATGTAAGAAGTAAAGAATTCGATTATATGTATAAGGCATTGAGATATTGGTCGGATAATGAACTCGATATGTATATTAATAATGTAGATAGTGGTAATCCTAATTACTCTTATAATAAGTTGGGATTTAAAGATTTTAGGGAACAAATACAATTTACTTTTCAAGTAAAAAAGGAAAGGGAGGCAAGGCATAAATTAATACAGAATATGGCATAAAAATATAATTAAGGAAGGTGATGATTGACAATGGGAGATAAAATTAAAAAGTTTTCACTTATAGACTCTTTAAAGAAAGCTGATGCAGAATTAACAGGTTCACCATCGCTACTTGGTATTACTGCTCTCACATATCCAAATTATGTAAGTTCCATGAGAGCGAATATGTTCACTAGTCATATTAAGCAATGTATGACTTTATTACATCCAGATGTACCTTATTTATTTACTAATAATGAAAATACTATTGGTAAATATTCATCAGGATATAAAGAAGCTAAATATGATTATGAGGTATATAAGAAAGTATATAAGTTTGATGATATTACTGATAATCCATTTGTATATGAGATGTTTGTATATAATAAAGATAAGAATGAATATGATGTAATACATAGAAAAACTCACGAAGATTTAACTGAAGCATTCGGTTATGCATATAATAATGAATATATAGATAGTCTTGAGGAGGGTGATGAAATACATAAAGGAGATGTATTATATAAATCAACTTCATATGATGAATATATGAATTATGGATATGGTAAAAATGTTACCGTAGCATATTCATTTGATGATTTCTCGTCAGAAGATGCTGCGATTGCATCTGAATCTGCATGTGAATTATTTGCATCTATAGATTCAGAGGTAATAAATATAAATTTAAATAATAATGATTATTTATTAAATTTATATGGTGATAAAAAGCATTATAAAGTAATACCTGATTTAGGAGAATTCTGTTCTGGTAGAATAGCTGTATCACGAAGGTTATTTAATAAACAGACATTATTTGATTTTAAATCAGATATGCTTAATACTATATTAGATAGTGATAATGTATATTATATAGGTAATAATAGTAGGGTAGTAGATATTACTATATATAATAATGCTGAAGAAAGAGATGAAACGCCATTCTATCAGCAGATAAATAAATATATTGATTCGCAGAATAAATATTATAATGAGATAATAGATATATGTGAAGAAATAAGAGACTCTGGAGCTAACTATACTAATGAATTGGATTATGTATATAAGAGAGCATTAGAGATGGTTGATACCGAAAAGAGATGGAGAGAGAAAGATTCTATATATGATAATATGAATATTAAAATTACTATTATGAGAAAAGCTCCATTATCAAAGGGTAGTAAAGTAACAGGTAGGTTTGGTAACAAATCAGTTATTGCTGTAGTTAGAAAAGATGAAGATATGCCAATAACTGAGGATGGCAGACGAGTAGATTTAATTCTTAATATGTTAGGTATTATAAATAGAACTACTGCAATGCCATTGTATGAGATGTTTATAAATTCCGCTTCTCGTAAAATAAGAGCTAAGTTATCTGAGATGAAAAGTATCAAAGAACAAGAGAAGTTACTATTTGATTATATAGGGATTTGGAATGAAACTCAAGAAGATGAGATGCATCAATATTATAAGTCTTTAGATAAGAAAGATAAAGAAAAATATATTCAAGATGCAATATATGATGGTATATACATACATCAAACTCCACTATGGGAAACAAAACCTATATTTTATAGATGTCTTGATTTAATGAAGAAATATCCATTCATTAAGAGAGATATATTATATATCAATAAATGGGGTAAGAAACAAAAAGTATTGACTCCATCTATAGTTGGTGAAATGTACTGTATGAAACTAAAGCACTCAGATAAAAGAGGATTTAGTGCAAGAAGTACTGGAGCTATTGATGATAAAGGATTACCATCAAGGAGTTTTAAATCTAAAGCTCATCTTGAAAAGGCTTCATCGTCATGTATTAGATTTGGAGAATTTGAAACTCTTAATTTCTCTATAGCAGTATTACCAGAAGACCTAGCAGTATTCCATGCATTGTATAGAACTTCTATTAAGGGAAGAAAAGATATTGTGATGTCAATGTTTGATGAAGATGGAATTAGAACTATAGATAATAAATATACATCAAGAGTAGCAGAAATATTCAATGTTACTTTAAAAGAACTTGGAATAGAAATAGATTTTATGGATGATGATTATATTGGTCCTATTAATGATAGTAATTTAGTTACTCATACATTAAGAGATAAAACTATTCTATGTAGTGATTATAAATTCTTTATTATAGAAAGAGTAGATGAAATAATACAGAATATATATAAAGAAGAACCAATAATCACTAATGATGTATTAAAATCTAAAGTAATTGATACTCTAAAGAATACTAAGTATTTAGTTGGACCAACAGAAGAAGAATTAGAGAAATTGGATATTAATGATATAATAGATTTCGTTACCAAATAAAAAATATTTAACTAGAGATAAGATTGAAATATATCTTATCTCTAGTTATTTTATATATTAAATGAATTATAAAAGTCATTAACTTTTTTTACTGTATTTGGATTTATATTTGCATATATTACATTATTTTCATCTCTGATAATAGTGTGCTTTCTCTTAGAATCAAATCCTACTATATTTGAAATATTTAAATCAAATGCTTCCATTATTGCTTCTACATTAGAATCTTTATTAGCTTCTTCTAATATCTCCTTAAGAGGAATTGTCATTCCGTTAATAATATCAGTAGGAGATGCTACAGATTCTGTAAAAGTTTTTAATGTAACTTTAGGAGCAGATGTAGCATGGGCAACTGCATGTGATGGGAACCAAGGTGCATCATATGTAATCAATCTCTTCATCATTACATATGGTTTACCATTCTTATTTACCATCTGAGCAATAGCTCTAGCAGAGAATTGAGGAATCCAACCAGCAAGTACTTCTTTACCAAACCCTTCTCCAACAGGACCTTGGGCTGATTGTATCTTAGCAGTAAGTACATTACCTACTAATTTAGGTTCCATTATCTTAAATGCTCTCTTTTCTGGAGGTACATCTTGTATTCTTTCTGCGGACAACTTCTCATCTGTTGTAGTAGGCATTGGATGAGCAAATTCACCAAACCATCCACCAGTTCTTAGAAGTGATTGTATCTTTTCGCATTTAATACACTCCATTACATTACTAGCATCATAATATCTTTTATTCCTATTCTCTACATCAAAATCCTGAAGATTTGTATCAAATGTAATATAGAATAAATCAGCAGATTTATTTGTATTCATATTAGACACTCTAGGATTATCAGAAACGCTTTCAGATATATACATAAATCCCATAAGATTATCGTTTATCATATCTTTAAATTGCCTTTCTTTATATATTCATTTATATTAGTGTTAAAATACAGAGAATTACCAGTGATTAAACAACTAATGATATTTTACTATTATATTTAGTAGCTTTATCTAATAATTTAATTATAGATTCATCTGTAATATATTTCATAACATAATCATTAGTTACTATTAGATTATTTTCTATAAATGTATTATCTTTAGCTATTGCTTGAAATATATTAGTAGCAATTTGTTTAGCATCTTCATCTAATTTAATTAATTCATACTTAGAATTTATTTTACTTAGTGATGTCATCATATTATTGATTTCATTATCAATTAGTACATTTATAAAATTTAATAATCCTATTGTAGCTTCTACTTTATCTAAATAATCTAACTCTTTTGATACTGGTTTTAGTTCTTCTTTAATTCTTTGAAGTTCAATAAATTTACTTTCTTCATTATATTTTTTAGCAATATTATGAAATAGGGTACATATATTATTAACTACAAATAACCCTAATATTAAATACATAATACTCATAATTGAATAAAAAATGTTCATATAATAACCACCTTAATATTTTTATAGTTTATAGATCAGTTTCTTATCTATTTAACCATATAACAGAAAAATAATACCATATGTAAAGGAATAGAATTAATTATGATGAAATCTTATTTTTGTTTAATATCGAATGAATATATAAAGAAACATCCAGCTGATACTGGGTGGAGATATGCTAAAGAACATCAATCAGAATGGGTTGATGCATCATCAGTATTTCCAGAGAATATACCTAACTGCAATTACAACTTATATATGAATTATTTTGTACATCAGAACAAGGTATACGATATAGTAAAAATGTATGCGAGTATGGATGATCAAGCAACGGTTCATATATGTGTAGAAACACCTAATCCATGTGATATTATTAGTTAAGCGTATTTTAAAAATATCTAGTTATATATTATTTTTGTATACACAGCTGAATATTAGAATTGGGATATGCAGTTGGGGATGCTGGCGTACTGACATTTACAGCGTGTTAATTAACTCGAGGATTAACATGGGTGCTTGGTCCTTATATGACTATCAGCCAATATTAAAATCTGATAGTATATATCTTGCATTATATTGAATAAATATAATGCAAGATATTTAAAGTTTATACTGATTAGAAAAAACTAATCAGTATAAACTTCTTTTTTTTATATTATTTCATTTAATGGTTGATATAGGTATTTTTTTATATCATTGCTGCTAATTTCTTTATTATAAGTAATACTAATAAATTTACTTGTTTTATCTTCTAATGGTAAATTCTTATCAAATATAAATGAATATAATTGATTAGTTTCATTTACTTTTTCTTTTTGTATTTTTCTTTTTTCATCTATATATCCATTTACTATTTCTACTTTTATATTATCACTCTTCTTTAAAGTTTCTTTAATATAATTAATAGTAGATTCTGGATGTTCTATAGTACTAGGAATATTAAATACCACTCTTATATTATCATAAGCTTCTCGCTTAATCATATTATTAAATCCATCTATAGATTCTTTTAGTTTATCTTCATTAGTAAATACTTCATTATTGTAATCTATCCTAATAGTTTTATAATCTTTAGCTAAAGTATTTTCTATATATTCATGCGTGTACTTTTCTTTATCAGTATTACATTCTACTATATAAAATCCTTTTCTTTCTTCTTCTCCATATCTCCATCTACTAAAACTTCCTATAGAGAAAAACTTATCATCAGTTTCTATATTTATATGATAATGACCAAAGTATACTTCACCTTTACATACTTTATCTAATTCTTTAGTAGTAAATACTTTAGTTTTTTTTCTTTTATCATCTGATTTATTATCTATATGAACAGATAAATCTGTCATCACTTCTCTAATTACCCCGTGACCAAATACATAATCATATTTATCATAATTGGATAAATATTTACTATAATACTCATCCATATCATTTACATGCTCTTCAGGTAAATATAGAATATTTAAGTCAGGTAATAATTCCTCATCTGATACAAACTTAATTACTTTTACATTATCATATAGCTTCATTACATTCATTATATCATACTGATTACATTCATGAGATTCAGTTCCATATACAAATCTTAATGGTATATCTTTATCTTTACATACTTCTATTAAGTCTTTTAACATCTTATAACTCATTTTAGCAGCATTATCATTTAAATAAAATTTATGGTCAAAAAAATCTCCACATACTATAACAAAATCTAATTTATTATCTTTCTTTATTCTATTTATAAATAACTCAGTATATTCATTGTATAAAGTTTCTAAATCCATAGCACCTACATGAATATCTGATATAATATACCCTCTATATTTCATAATAAATTTCACTTTCTATAATTATTATACTAACAGTTATAGAGAATATCACAAAAAACACTGGTATAAGCTAGGATTTAGATAAGAAAGGAGGTATTTAGATGGCTTCAAGTAGTGTAAATTATATAGGAAGATCGGGAAATGTTGGGTCACATGGTAGTGCTGGTCCAGATACAAAAAGTTTAGCATTCGATATTCCTTCAGTAGGAACTGGATTATATTCTACAAATAATAAATTTATTCAAATTCCTCAAGGGGAACCATCTACTGTACCACTGGATAAATTGGTAAGTCAGTTAAATAAAACGGTTTTTTTACCAGATGATAACCAGACTCACCATAATATACTCGAAACTTATTCAAATTATTATAATAGATATAAATTACCAAATCCTAATATGGCATTACAGAAAGGATTTGGTCATGTATTTTTTGTAAGACCCTCGTGTAATATATTGGATGAGGGATATAATTTATTACCTGAATTACAAGGTAATGAAGAATTTAGTCATATTGCAACTTCATCACCATGGGTATTAAGAAATCTTGTTGCTAATAATGGACAAGACCACGATTTTATGCTATTAATGTCCAATTATGCACAATCATTTTCATTATCAGATGAAGTTCTTTCTACAAACTCTTATGGTACTTCATATACAGGATTTAAAATAAGTTATGGTAAAACTGTAAATGAATCAAGATCTGCAGGTCAGTTTAGTATACAATTTGGAGATGATAGAAATTTCCATATGTATCAAACTTTAAAAGCGTGGGTATCATATATTAGTGGATGTTATAGAGGTAATATAGCTCCATTATCAGATACAATTAAACAGAAAATTTTAGATTATGCCGCAGCATGCTATTATATCGTAACTGCTGAAGATGGAGAAACTATTATTTTCTGGTCAAAATATTATGGAGTATTTCCAACTGATATTCCATCAGCTCAATTAACATGGTCTGCTGGTAATGCGATTAAAGATCCAACTATGGATGTTAATTTTGTATTTTCGTTTAAGAGAGATTATCATCCAAATACATTATTAGAGTTTAATTATAATGCTAGAATGGATAGCAATAGTTCAGTATATGCTCCAATATATGATGATAAATTATTAACATCAAGTAATGGTATGGTTGGTGCACCATATATAGAAACTATTAGAAATACTGATGGAAAAATACCAGTTGAATATAAATTACGATTTAGACCAGAAACTAATTATACGAATAATAGAATAAATAGAAGTGGAACTTCTATTGCCAATACTCTTAGTAGAGGACGTACTAGATTTGGTGCTGGTAATCATAAAGTTATAACTCCATCAAGAAATAAATCATCTAAAGGTAAAAGAAAAAGAAGGTAGGGAAATATCTATATGGCAAATAAAAATAATATTAATAGAGATTATATAGATAATTACGCTGTAAAAGAATTTGTTACAAATGAATTAGCAGATAAGTATTTTGAAAATATAGATTTAGATTTAAGAAATGTTGGTATGTTTGGATATACAACAGAATTAATTTCTAATATATCAGAAGATACATTTAATACAGCATCTGTATTATTTAGAGAAAGTTTTCCAAATAGAGCAGAGATAGAAGAGTCTATATATTCTCATGCAGCAATATTTCAATTAGATGATGTTTTATCTAAAGCTGCTTCTTGTAAGTTTATTCTTGTATTAGAAGAAGCTGCTATTATTAAAAATATGAAAGCTAGTACAAATCCGGGAAATAGAAATACATCTTATTTTTATATAGATAAGAATACTACGATTTATGTAGAAAATATTCCATATGTACTAGATTATGATATTATAATAAGTATTGTTAGAAGAGTAACTAGTAGTGGATATGATTATTTATTCTCTGCTAGATATTTTAAAGAAGAATTTAAAAATAGTTTATCTCATGTAAAAGACCCTTATGTTAAAGTAAGACGATCTAGTGATGGGTTTATTGCATTAGAGGTAGAAACTCATCAGTGTATTAGAGATGAAAGAAACGAACAAATTATCACCAATAGTGAAATAAATTATCCTGTTGTAGATTTATCATTTGAAGGAAAATTAGCAGGATTTGAAGTCTTCTATACTTCACCAATTACCAATGAAGAAGTTCAGATGAAGACTCTTATAGTATATTCACAACCATTAAAAGATCCATTTTGTTATTACCAGATAATTCAAGAAGGTGTATTAAGATTATCATTTAACTCAAAAGATACATATTTTATGCCAGAATTTAATTCTAACTTGAGAATTATTCTATATATGACAAAAGGAGCTGATGGTAATTTTGATGTATATAAAGGAAAGAATATATCATTAATACCATCTAATGAAAAATATAATTATGCTAATTCTTATTTAACTGCTGCTATGCCAGTTGGTGCATCTCAGGGTGGTAGAGACCAACAAGGTGTTGAAGTATTAAAAGCTCTATCAGTAGAGGGATACAGAACTGCATTAGCATTAACAACTGAAAGTGATTTACAGCAGTTCTTTAATAATTATAAATATAGATTTGGTAATTCAGATATTTTATTTATTAAAAAAAGAGATGATGTATATGAGCGAGTATATTCTGCATTCATGATTGTAAGAAATGATACATACATATATAAAACTAATACTCTTAATTTGAATATTAATCTATATGATATGACTAATCCTGAAAAGAATGTATTTATAATAGAACCTGGTACAGTATTTACATGTACTGATACATCTGGTAATGCTCAGTATTTTAGAGATACTACTAAGAATAGTACATATAAAGCATTATATGATGCAGATGTTGCAGCTAATAATACTCCTTATATAATACCAGGTACATTAGACCCATCTGTAATTCCATCATATCTAAACAGACCGTGTTCATTTGCCCAATGGAAATCTCGAAAAGGATTAAAGGATACAAAATTAGTATGGGAATTAACAGAAGATGATTATAAGAATTATGATAATCCTGCACAGAAGAAATTTTTATTAATAAATCCATTTCTTATTAAATTTACTAAGAGTCCTAATCTAGTATCTACATATCTTACATATGTAAATAATGTATCTACTTTAGATTTTACTGACGTGAATAATGAGATGTATTTACAGTTTGTTAGTTATAATATATCTGTAAAGAGAAGATTTATTAAAGAAAAGAAATATGAGATTATGTGTAAAGTAACATCTACAATGACTGTAGATAAGAAAGCATATCCACTAATTAAAGTAGATAGAGAAGATGCTGATGGTAACCCAGTATATCATTTAAATGATAAATATTCTTTATCAGATAATGATATGAGAGTAATTCTTACAGTAGTAAAAGATGAAAAGATTATTTTCTATACTGAAATGGTACCAACAGAATATGATTCAAACAGTGATAGCTTTTTATTCAAATCTGAGATATTTACAGATGACCATATTACTTCAAATGGTCAATTAAGATTATTATCTGGTAAGATTTATAGAAATCCTACTAATGGAGAATATTATAAAGTACATGAAGTAGATAATAATTTTTATTATAAATATGATAAAGATGGTAATATGCTCATGGATAATGTTCCAGTAAATGATGTTACATCTTTAATAAATACTGGTACTATAGTTAAATTTGAGAATCTAGTTAATATGACAGAATACGATGATATTATGATACCTATAGATAATACTGTAGTAAAAATATATACTTTATATAAGAGAAACTATTCTGAAGTATTAGGTGGATTGGTAGAAAATGAATCTAGTATGACTGATAACCCATTTGCAACACATGGTCATTATGATAAGTACATATGGACAAATACATATGCTACAGTTACTGAGCCTATAGTATTTATGAAGTCATTAGAGAGTGTAAGAACATATCTTGATTATGAGGATTATACTGAAGCAGTATCTGATGATCATGGTCATGTTACATTCACACATGATTTAATGGATGTAGAAATGAAAACTATCTCATTCTTACGAGCATCTACTATATTAGATGAAGCTAAATCTGTTTATTTCTTTAATTCGTTTTTAGCACATTATAATTTTATACAAAATATAATTGATACTAGACTAAGAAATGAAACAGGTATTGATTTAAAATTCTATAATACATATGGTAGAAGTAAGAACTTCCTAGTTGGTGAAGATGCAGAGCAATTAGATACGGTTAATCTAAGATTATCATTTGATATGTGGTTTGTTCCTGGTACTGATACTACGGTAGCTGTAAAAGATGTTAAAAACTTTATTAAATCTGAAGTTGAAAAGATTAATGAAAAAGGAATGAATAATCTATTCATATCAAATTTGATGAGGAGAATAGAGCAGAATTTTGGATATGTAGATCATATAAGATTTAACCATATAAATAGTTATCCTACTACTATGCAGTCTGTTAGAAATAATACTACGGATATTTCTGATTTATCAGTATCTGAGAGAAGATGGTATATACCAGAATTGTTATTATGTGATGTAGAAGATATTACTATTAACGAATACACTTCAGAATAATATAGCCTAAAAACAAAAAAATAAACATTAAGAATTGAAAGGATAACGGAAAATGCCTGACAATAGAGAAATTAGACTCTTAGATTTTATGGATAACATAGAAGATGAAGAGAATAATAAAAAAATAAATGATGATTTTAAGCAGTCAGATGATTATAAATTAAGAATGATAGATAAATCAAGAGATATGGCTAAGAAAGAATATCTAACTGATGTTCTTACTAATACATATAGAGATGCTATTCCTCTTAATGATGAATATAAAGTAGCTTACAAAGATGATATAGATAAATGCTTTAAGGATTTCTTAAATGAAAGATGCCCTCAGGGTGTAGAGTATTATATTAAAGAAGCTATTAAAAAGAAATCTGGATTTGCTAAGAAAGTATTAGAATCTGTAAATAATGTAGTAGATAGAAAATATGATAATATTGCTCTTCATTTAGAAGATGCTGATGAAGATGATGTTGTATTTAATAACGATAAAGATGATCAGAAGAAAGTTAATGTTGTTGGAAGAGAGTTAAATACTGATGAAGTGGCTAATATTGTAAAAGATAATGTAAAACAAACAGCAGTATCTGAAATACAGAGAGCTAAAGAAGAAAAAGAAAAACTTCAAGCAGTAGAAGATGAACTTGCTAATGATGTTAAAATGAATAATCCTCAGCAGGTAGAAGAAGCTATGCAGTTAAGAGGATTAGGTGTTAGAGATTATACTCCGTCATTATTTAATGGAATAATGATTAGTAATATGAATAAATTCCAAGCTAAGATGGAAGCTGGTGAAGAATTACCAACTCACACATTTGAAGCATTGAGTGATTATCCGATGAATAGTAATAGTGGTAATCCTACTATACAAGAATTAGCATTTATTGAGACTGTAAAGGATTATACAAAATATGCAGTATTAAAAGCATTAAAACTTGAAAGTTTTGATAAGTATAAGATAGGATCAATAGCTCAATATTACGCAGAGAAAAAATATTAAATTTGAAAGAAGTTGATGATTCATTTCATCAACTTCTTTTCACGTATTTTAGATATATATATATATATATCATTTTTGTGTCATAATAAAGTTAATAATAAGTTGACCTATCGGCTTAACGGGGAGAAGGAGTTTTTATGTTGGAAGTAAAGAATGTATCAGAGATAGAAATCATGGATAGAGATACACAGGATAGAATGTCTCAGCTTAAAGCACAGATTAAAGAAGCTGAGAGCGAATTAGAGTTATTCAAATTGATGAAACAGACTTCAAAATGGTTTGAATCTGTGTTACCTATACTACAGGAACTGGATGGTAATAGAGATAACATAGAGGTTCTGAAAAAGGTAATCTCTATTACCATGCTAACGCATCACAACTTTACTGGTCTTATAGGTTTTGATGAAAACTGGATACTGCCTATTGAGACAAAAGTAATAAGTATTAGAATAAAGCTCGTACCGACTGCATTTCATGAATACGGTCACCATAGAAACTGGTACGATGAGATAAATGCATTAAAGGATAGGTATCCAACAACATATATCAATGATACTAAGGTTAAGAAAATTAGCCTCATTGGTAAGGCAATAGAATCTATCAATGCGTGGTGTCTTCACAGACTGTATGTCTTAGATGAGAACCCAAGATTCTTCAGGTAAAATAAAAGAGAACTGTACTAAAAATACAGTTCTCTTTTTTTTATTTATTATAGTACTGGATACTCAATATGAAGTACCAGAATATTGCTTTCTTATAATTTATTCTACTTGCTTCTCTTTTAAATTTAGCATGAACTCCTGTCTCTTCACCCCATTTATCAAGAGTAGTTTTTATAGTTCTTATATTATCATTATTACTATTAGTCTTTCTAAATAATTCAGAACTCCATACTAAGAAATTACTACTATTAATATCTTTTTTATCTTTATGCTCATCATATAGATATAAAAAAAGAACTGCTTGAATAAAAGCTTCTATATCTTTAGTATATTTATCAGTAATAATTTTACTCATATAAAATCTACAATCAGCAAATGATATCTGTGCTAGAGTTTTACATTGATTAATTCTTTTTAAATCTAATCCATTTGTTAATAATCCATTTACTATTGTATTAGTTACTACTTGTACAGAACTCGTATTATTTTCTATTGTATCATCTATTACTATTTCATCATGTGAATCTTTAGTTAATACTACTCTATTACCAGCATTGTAATTTTTCATATATTCACCACAAATATTCTTTAACATTGATTTCTGGTCATTTCGTATTCTTTGTATGAACCTGATAAATTCTAAATCAGATGCATCTTTCATGAATTGTTTTAAGAACCTAAAAGAATTATTTATGGATAAGAATAAACCACCAAATACATGACCACCTTGTTTCATTATATACTTCTCTGATAGATTATCCATAGTATACTGCATAACACCTTCATTGGCACCATACTTGAAGAATAAAGAGAATAATGATGGATAAACAGATAATGCGTAAATTGCTAATGCCGTATTTAATCCCTTTTCATCATTTTTAAGATAGTAAAATCTAATACAACAATAGAAAACCCAGAATATAGGATTATTTCTTAATAGCTTAAAATCTGTTTGAGTAGAAATACGTTTAGTAATATCTACTACTAATCCTACTACATATTTTGGATCTAATTCAAATAGATTAAAGAACATCGCTTTATCTACATCACCAAATGGGATTAACTCAATAGGTCCAGATGTATGTAGTTTAGATGAATTTCTATCCATATAATTTCCACATATCTGCTTAAATTTTCTATCTCCCATTGGAGTAGATAATATCTTTTCTATTTTAGGATATAGATTAATTTTCATAATATAGTTATTTTTATCTACTGCTTCTGAAAAATAATCATAATCATCATATAAATCATCTTGAAGCATTTCCATAAAGGTATGAAAATATGAACTGTTCTTCATAATAAAATTACCTTTCTTAACTTTACTTGCATTAATATGCTGTTTTTAGAGGAAAAAAAGAAGACCCCATTATTTGGAGTCTTCTAAACATTTTCTGATGTTAATAGCAATATCCGTTGGTATTATTTTACCGCAGGATTTGCATATACAATTATCATCATCATACTTTATAACATTTAAGATTGCTTTACCTCTATACATTTTAATATGTTGGCATACGGCACCTCTACCCACGCGTGTCGAAACCATACTTATTAACAAATCAAGTTTTGTATCTTTATTCTTCATGTGATCTCCTTTCAAGATTAAATTCATTAGTTACTAAAAAATAATATATTATCTTTTTTTTTGATATACGCATTAAAAAAAGAAGACCCTAATTAAAGAGTCTTCTTATTAACAGTTATTCTTCTAACTTATCGCACGCTTTGAGTATATCTTTGACAGGACACCCATCACAAATTAAATTATGAATATTACATGTATGGATTCGTTCTATAGTCATCATCATTTCAGACACTGGTTTTATTAATGAAAATTCTACATCTTCATGTACATCATACATCTCATTTTCAGTAAACTTTGATGTATTTATTAATAATTCATTATAAGAAGGTGGTAACATATCAGAAGCCATAGATACAATAGCTTTTGAAACTTCTGTAATTTCATATTCATTGTCACCATAAATCCACTCATTTCCAAAACATGAGATATTCATAATACTCTTGTATTCTACATGATACTCTACGATATCATTAAATGAGTAATTTGATTCACTAAGTTTATAAACCATATTTAATATTCTATACAGAATATTGTTAGGGTTACGATTAAGATTGTTATCTCCAACAACTGATTCAATAAGTTCTTTAGCCTCATCACTCTTGTTATCCTTTAGTAAATCATATACCTTTGTTAATGTATAGTACGCATTGTTCTTTGAAGATAATTTAGCCAAAATATTTTCTACATCAATCATTTTTTATTCCTTTCCTTTCCAATAAGTACATCACCGCCCATATCGACATACTTTGCTAGTATATAACTCTCAAACATGTCTAATGCACTTAGTATGGAATTATATGAACTTTTCTTTGAATCATTTTCATCATTCCATAACATTGGATTACTTATACTATAAATAGTATTATTTGGTTTCAATATAGCATATACAGATGGTACTTCAATACAATTGAATTCGAATATTACGTTCCATATTCTTGATAGCAACTTGCTATCAACAGTATCTATATACTTATTTAGGTGACATTTAAACATCTCTCTACAAACCCTATGTATTTTACCAATATCAGATATACTTTTTTCTGAGTTGGAAAACTCTTTAAGTGATGATACTAAACCAATCAATATACTGGTTAAGTATTTATCAACTTGATTTAGTGTAATTGGTAATTCCACACGATATTCCTCTAAAGTATCATCACACAACTTGTTAAATTCTTCCAAACTCATATTATTCCTCCAGTATACTCTTCATGTGGTCTCTCCATATTGTGAGAGCAGCATACTTCTCAGCATCACTCATATCATTAAATGATTCATAACCATAACTGTTTGCTAATTCTTTAATAAATTCATTCATACTCATACCTTCCTTCTTATCATCAGTAATATTATTCTTTTCCATAAATCTTCTCCTCTTTTCAATAAAGTACTTCATGACTGCACCAGTTGCTTCTATCTGAGCATTATAATCATCAAGTATTGCTTTTGTTATTTCATTCATTTTTTATACCCTTATATCACCAGGTGATTCCTTTCTTTATATCCTTATTCATACGTGCCTTATAATAATCCATCATATTAAATATCATCAAATATATCTCTGATATGTATTTGACTATATCAGTATTGACAGGTTCTAACAAATCCATTTTATTGAGTTCAGAAACTAGATTGTTAATACTATATTATGGTAACATTTTTAACGATTCATCATAGTACTTAAAAAGTCTATGCGTGATAGATAAAATTTTACTAACAATCTGAGCCTTTTCTAAATCAAGTTCCTTAACATTATTGAAGTTTTTAATCAATGACATATCATCACTATCGTCGTATGAAACTTTATCAAAATCTTCTATACTATTACTATATTTTTCAAGTACTGATACAAAAGATTCCAGATAATAAGTATCGCGGTTATACATATCAAGTATACCATGAGATGATGCACTTAAAGCATCTCCTAATACTTTTCTTTTTCTGAAATACCCTTCTATGAAATTTATATCAGGATAATTCCAATTATCAATAGCACATAGTATATTACTAATAGCATCAATTCCTGGGTTATCTTTATAAACCATCTCAATAATTTTATCAATATTAGATATTGCATCATGATAAACCCTGTTCCTTTCACACACACCATCACTCAACCCATTAGTATAGAACTTTTTAGAATCATCTAATGACTCCAATACAAATTCAATACTGTATAACTCATCAAGTAAATCCCTTGAACTAATCATTTTTACTCCTTTACATATATAAGTTATTTAGTTACATAAAGATATTATATAGGTAAAATATTAATAAGAAAGATGAATTTTTATCATCTTTCTTATTACTTATACTATTACTTCAGTTGTTAATTCATTATTAATTATTTCTCTTATTATATACATAATAAAAGGAGTAAAGAAAAATACTTCTAAGCTATTATTTAAATATATCAATTCTGTATCTAAATCTAACTGTATATCTTTAATACCTAATTTCTCACTTCTTAAGTATCTCTGTATCAAAGAACCATAATCAGAATTAACAGGACTATTTAATCTTATAGCTTCCATATAATCTTTTGAAAATATACTTTTACTATCATCGGGTATTAACATAGGAGTATCTAATACTTCTACTGTTCTTTCATGCCATTTCCTAAATGATGATTCTCTTATAGAAGTTCCAGGTCTTGTTATATACTTAAACATAGATAGAAGTTTCATATCTCTAGTTTCTAAGAACTTATATACAGATTTGGCATATTTATATTTCCTTTTAGGATCATCATATTGGTCAGTTAATATTATAGTAGATAAATCATTCTTCTCATTAAATAATTTATGTATATTAATAAAATAAGTTTGTAAAGGATCATACAAAAGTTTACCATCTTCTATTTCACATAAAAAGACATTATGCCTTTCATTATAAAACATAGCCATGTATAACTCTTTTATCTCTTTATACATCTTATCTATTTCTTTTATTTTAAGAAAAGAAGCTTTCTCTATAATACAATTAGTTTCTGTACCAATATTCTCAAGTATACATACATTCTCTGTTATTACTTGCTTTTCTATTTCTTCTAACTTAGTAGAATCAATATACTCTAATTTAAATTCTATCTTATAATAATTATCAGGCATTACTGTATCATACTGAATATTAGTAACCCTGAATATATAATAATCTTTAAGAGTAGGAATAATAAAGAAATCATTAGGAACTGGTTTTATTGTTTTTGGTAAAACTATTCCATCACCATCCCAATCAGTATCCATTCCTTGATCAGCTTCTGATATATTAAGATTAATTTGATCCATTCCATATAAAGGAAAATTTTCTATCTTATTAAATCTTATAGGTGATCTATTTCCTATAATAGAAGCTACATCAAGAAAACCTTCATCTACTGTAGTTTCATCTATATTAATATGATAGTAAGTTACAAATACTGGAGTAGTATCAATAAATCTAGCTGTAGGAGATTTAAACCTATTCTCAAATTGAAACGTTGTATCTTCAACCATTTTTTGCTCATTAATTAAAAAAGCCATATGGAGTTTTACCTTCCTTTCAATAGTTGATAACTTAAAACTATGTTTTTATACCGTTTATTACAGTAATTTATATACTATTTTTTTGTACTAAATAAAGAAAGGAAGGTTTATTTATGTCAAAGATTACTAGTAAAGAGCAATCTAATTATGATAGAATAGCGGATAATTTAGATATATTTGTAAATGATGTTGCTACTCTATTTATATTTGAAGGAAGAAAGGAGAAAGATGTTAATGAAGCTATAAAGACTCTTAAAAAGGCTGTTAAGCATTTAAGAAATGGGAAACCTGAGAAAGTTCTTGATATGGATAAATATGAAGAGCTACTAGATTATTATGAAAACTGATATTACTCTATTTATATTAAAATCAAATAAAGAGTTATATGCATTTTCAACAGACAAAAAAATAGTTAGTGATTTTATATCAACTAGATGTATGGATAATTTTATCATTAAGGAAAAGAAACTTAATGATGAAGATTATGATGTATTTTGCAATATCAATAATGATAAAGTGCTAAATACAGATTATCTATATGATGGAATTAATACTATAGAATTCCCAATGACTACTCACGAGTCATATAAAGTTGATATTGAAATAGATAATATTTATGAGAGGTTGGGTGATAATAAAGATATTATTAATAATAGTAAAATATTTAGAGGTAAATATAAAAAGAGTTTAAAATATATCATTGAATATATTTCATCGTTTTATTATAATAATGATGTTGATTTTAATTCATTGAATGTATTTATTAAACTATTTGGATTTACGATGATAGAAAGTGAGAGATATGGACAGTAGGAAAATTTGTGAAAAATTATACTTTGATATGATTGAAGATAATAATGATTTATTAGATATTCCAAATGTATTACAGAAATTGGATATATTGATGAATAATCATTTATGCTCAAAGTATACAATGGGATTATATTCCTCAGGCTCTTTTTCTAATTTAGATTTTATAACAAAATATCTATTAAAAAGAGATAGTAGCTTAGAGAAGTATTTAATCAATTCAACAATAGGAGGTAAAGAAAGTAAAGTATTATCAGAAGGTCTATATATGTTAGATATGTCGTCAGATAAAACTGATAGATATCTTGTAGTAAATGTAAAGACAAATATCAAATCCAGAGAAGATTTTTCTGGTATAAATGTATATTTTATTGGGAAAGATAATATCAAAAAGTATAATAAATTCGTAAAGAAATATAATAAAGCCGTAGATACTTATACTGAAAATATTGAAACATTTGAGGTATATGATGCTATATCAGATACATATACCTCTGAAGTATTTAAGTCATTTAATAATATGATTTTTACCAATAAAGAAAAGATAATATCATATATTGATAACTGGGTAAAGAATTTAGATATATATAAGAAGTATGAAATAACTCCGAAGTTATCTATACTAATATATGGACCACCGGGAACGGGTAAAACTACATTTGCAAAAGCTCTTGCAAGGTATTTAAATCAATTTATGATAACGATGATAACTCAATCATATTTTACAGCAACAAGACCACCAGAATTATATTCAAATAACGGTGTAGTTGTATTAGATGATATAGATACTATTGCAAATAATAGAGATGATGATAGTACTAATAGTAATAAAGAGATAATAGCTAAGTTATTAAAGTTCTTAGACAATCCTCCTGTAACAAGAATAAAAGGAGTTGATAGAGAACTTCATAAAGTACAGATAATAGTTGCTACTACCAATTATTATGATAAGTTAGATAAAGCTGTAAAAAGATTTGGTAGATTTGATTTACAATTTGAAATGCCAGATTTCAATAAAGATGAGGCAATAGAATTTTGTAATCTATATGACTTACAATTAGAGGATGTTACTACTAAATCTAATAATAAAAATTTTAGAATATCACCTGCTGAGTTGCAAGCGCTATGTATTTCTAATATTGATAAACAAATTAAGACAAAGGAAAGGGTGTAAGTTATGAATTTTGATAAGTTCATTGCGATGGTGTTGAAGACACTAAAGAAAGGTAGAGTAAAGTATTCAGATGATAAGAAAGTAGATTTAACTCCATTTATTAATGAGAGTATTAATAATACTTTGATATCTGAATTAGATGCAGTAATAAGTAAAGAAGACGTAAAAGTAGATGAAGATGATAATAAATGTCATATAGTAAGTATGTTAAAGGTAAAAGAAGATACGTTTGCAAATAGAACATTTGTAGTATCTGTAAATAGAAAGCAATTGGTTAATTCTTTTGATTTCTTGAAAGATACTAGAATAGGTGCATTGCTGAGAAGCTCCACATTATCTTCTATTTATTATCCTATAAAGGATTTATGGAAGAAATTAATTGATTCAGATAAATCTAAAACATATGTTATGTATGTTCCAAAGATATTTGTATTTGCAAATTTATCGGAAATGGATTTATATGAAGATAGCGTATTTACAAATCTCTTATTAGTAGTAACTCCAACATCAGATGATATTAGAGAAGCTAATGATAAAGAGATGACAAAAACTGATATTAAGACTCATATAATTACAGATATATTGGAAGCAGTTATAAAGACTGGAAATCATAATGTAATTATAGACCCGTATTCACATAAGGTATTGGCTGATGATAAATATGAGTCAGGAAGTTTATGGAATGATATATCTACATCAGTAAGAGTAGATGAAAATATTCATTCTATAATATTCGATTTTACATTCTGGGATGAAGAAGATTTTAAGCTATTCATTTCAACTGCAAAAGAAGATAAATAATCTATATTAAATATTAGGGATACTAGGATTTTTCTTAGTATCTCTAGTTGATGTATATATTATTTTTTTTAACTAGTATTGAAAGGAAGGTTTTTATGTCAAAATTTAATTTAATTAAAGATGTCCCAATAATTCATAATAGGGAAGAATTATCTGAATGGTTAAGACCACTGTATATCATTGATGATATACTAGTAGATGATGAAGTATATAACAATGAAAGGCAGATGATATTAAACTTGGTAAGAGGTTCTTTTACTATAAGAGCATGTAGAGAATATCCAATAAGGTTTAAATTCAATAAGAAAGATAAAGAAGAATATCAATTAGAGCTAAGAGATTTTCTGATTAATCTAATTCTATTTGAACCATTTATTGAATTATCAGGGTTAGATATATTGAATGAATCTTTTATCTTTAACTGTAAAACTGAAATACCTAAGATAGAGAATTATATTAATAATAAAATAATTCTTACATTAAAAGATTATCAGATAAAGAATACATCTCTTAATATAAGAATATCAAATGTAATATATAATTTGAGAATGATATCTGTAGATTTCTCTCAGATATTAGGATTAAATTTCAATATATTTACATTTGCAGATATGTATACGAGTAATCCAGAAATTAAAGAAATAATGGAAACTACATTCGACGATAATCTACAACCATATGAGATAGAAGCTCAATTGAAAGCACTACAAACAAGAGAAATGGATATCTATAAATCCATGCCTAATAATGAATTGGGTGCTATATTAAGGGCTGCAACTGGAGTTAAACCAAAGCAGTTTACTGAGTTTACTATAGCAGGTGGTTTGAAACCTACTATAGATGGATACACCATTCCTGAAGTAATTCAAAATAGTATTCTTGTTGGTGGATTAGATAGACCTAGTTATTTCTATATAGATGCAGGTGGTGCAAATAAGAGTTTGATAATGAATAAGAGAGTAATGGGAAAAGCTGGATACTTTGGTAAACTAGTTTCATTATTAACTCGTACATTATCAATGAGTACCGAAACTTCAGATTGTGGTAATCCTCATTTAATAGAAATAGAAATAAAATCAGAAACTCATCTTAAAAGATGTGATGGTAAGTATTATAAAAGAAATAGAGATGACCTTGAATTGTCTGTATTAAGTTATAAGAATAATAAAGATCTTATCGGTAAAAAGATTTATATAAGATCAGCTATCACATGTGGACTGGGTAATCATGTATGTGCAAAGTGCATTGGTATACAAGCATTAACTAATTCAGATATAGCACATGGTATGTCAACATTTTATTCTGAAGAAGTTACAAAAGTAATAGAACAGAATATACTATCAACCAAGCATCTATTAGAGACATTCTCAGAGATGATTAAGTTTAATGATAATTTCTATAAGTTCTTTAATATGATTGGTGGAGAGATAATGCCATTGTTAGAATTAGAGGATGAAGATAAAGATATTGAAGATTATGCTATTTATATTAATCCTGAAGATATTAATAAGATGGATGAGTATGAAGATGATAGCCTATTCAATAACTATATATCTAATGGTCGATTTGTTATTAGAAACATTAACAATCCTGAAGAGGAAGATATTCCTATAGAGTTAGAGGATAAAGAACTTTATATATCTAAAGATATTATTAAGGATATTAATAAGAATAATGGATATGTATATTTCTCAGATTTAGATGAAGATACAAAGATATTTGAAATCAGTATTCAGAATAAAGAGTTGACAAAACCTCTTTATGACTTGATGAATCTTATTAATAAGAAAAAAGATAGTAATGTAGAAGTAACTCTGGATTCTATGTTGCAAGATTTCTTGGATTTGATGGTTACTGCTAAGATACAAGCATCTATAGTAGCGGCTGAAGTTATTATTAATAGATTGGTGAAAGATGCAAATAATATCTATGATAGACCAGATTTCTCTCAGAAGATATTACCACCATATCAGATAGTGACTGTAAGAGATGCATTAAGAAAGAATAAATCTCCATTAATAGGATTATCAAGTGAGGGATTAAAGAAACAGATTTTAGATGATGAGTTATTTGAATCAAGAAATGATACATCATACTTGGATCCTTTATTTAAAGAAGAAGTTGATATGACTAATCTAAAAGGATATAGTCAATATATTAAAAAGTAAATAATTAGTATTAGTACTCTATTAATTTAGGGTACTAATATTTTTTATATCTTATATGATAATTCTATATATATATATATCATTTATTTAGTAACAATAAATAATATTTGTAAAGGAGTAATATTATGTCAATTTGGGGTAGTGCATTCAAAGGAACTGATAGTGAATTAGGTAATGAAACATCTAAATCAAAAGGGAATTATATGAAAAACTTAAAGGATGATTACGAAAGGTTATTAGCTCACAGAGAATTGTCAATTAAACGAAATAGACCTGATTATGAAATTACTGCTATTGATAATAGACTTGAAGAGCTAACCCTAAAAATGGATGTCTATGTAAGAACTGGTAAGTGTATGTAGCACAATATAAGAAAGATAAGGACTGTACATCCTTATCTTTTTTTTTCTACATTAATAAATCATCAGCATTAAGCTGTTTACTTAAAACTAAGTTCTGATGGAATTTCTGTAGGTTTGCCTGTGTAAGGTCAGTAGCACATATTGAAGCCAATAATCCTATATTAGTATTATCCACTTCATAATAGAAATTTCCACCACATGCATTACAAATACATTTATCTTTTCCATATCCTTTACAATACAAAGGACTTCTCATCTTTACTGTTTTTCCCACTAACTGCTTTTTATTTTCTTTAGTAATCTCTAATAGTTTATTACCACTTACTCCAATATATCTATTATCAAAGTTATTGATATTACTATCGGTTAATGTCACTTCTATATATTTAGTAGATCCACAATCAGAACCTTTTGGTCCTAAGTATTCAGATTGGAATGCTGCCAACAACTGCTTAGACATATAACCAGAAACTTGCGTACCGCATTTTGAATATTATAAATATTCTCTGTATTCATATAAGGTCGTTACTCTTATACCGTTTTATTATACTAATAATAAAACTGCTATATGTTACCATATAGATTAGACTATATCATCACTATATACTCTATTACCAAATATATAATGCCACGCACTTCCACTAGACTTCTAGTGTACTCTACTCACTTCTTCATATAGATATTTCTTCTATACTATGCTTTCGATAGTCGTTGAACGTTATTTAAAAATTATAAAATTGAGAAATTTTAGTTCTTGTCTTCTTATGACGGATATCTCTAACAAATTCTCTACTGACACCAAACTCTTTAGCTATCTCAGGATCTGACAGTTTCTTTAATTCCAGCTTCTTACAGATTTTATGGATTGTATCATCGGTCATTGTAAATGGTTTTGCTTTACTTAGCTTTGGAAATTTATATTTGTATGTGATGTGTTTCCAAGAGTCACCAGACCTAATATGCTGAACACTTTTAAGTGCAATACATAACTCTTTACAAATCTCTTTATTAGATTTCTTCTTCATAATGAGTTCGCATATCTGAATAACTTGTTCTTCTGTGATTTTAGCAAGGTGAGCTTTCTCTCCTCGTATATTATCACATAGACCATTCTTCCAAGCATGGTCGACATTTTCTTTATTAGTGACCCATTCGAGGTTAAATGAAGCATTACAGTTCTTCAATCCATTCTTATGATTTACAACCAAATCATCGAATGTCAACCCATTCTTCAAATGTCTTTTAGGTATCGCACAGAAATATTTAGCGACTAATCTATGTAGTGCAAATTTTATCTTAACACCATTGTGTTTGATTGTTGTTCTGCTGTATTCATTACAAACGGTATCATACTCCTTTATTTTATTAAGTTTGCAATTCATTACTCTACCTAAATTAGAAATCTTATAATTAGTTTTCTCTCCGTCAATTTTAATTCTTTTCCATTTCTCTTCTGTCTTTGACAACTTGTCCATATACTCTAATAATTCTAAGTTTATGATTACCATATTAATATATTTCCTTTCTTTATAACACTATATTAATATAGGTGTTGTCCCTTTTTTATTTTATAATTTTTAAATCTTCGCTGCTGATTGTCGTATATTTACGATGTTCCAGCAATTCACGTGGTTTATAGGCTGCCAGCTTTATCGACAGCCTTTGGATAAGCCCCCGAAGTAATAACATTGCTATGTGCTTCTATGTCTTTTTTAGCTAATCCATCACATAACGAATTTGTTATTATCTCATATTCTTTAGAGTAAGGATTTTGTACAGCTCCTCTCATTAAGAACATATTCTTCAAGTGGTTACCCACGCTACCTCTAGCACCTGATGTATATAGATCCATACCTATATCTCCATCCAGTTCTTTCATAGTAGCATTTATCAATTCCTTTTCTATTTTTTCTACTACTCTTACATCACCCTTAGCAATAGCATCAGCATTTTCTTTTAATAGCTTTTCTTTTAACTTTGCTACTGAAGGTGGTATCTTAGTAGTCTTTAGAGTAAATGATGAAGTAATTGCAGTGTGGAATTGTAAACCAAACCAGTCTCTAGTATTAATATAATTCATCATTTGATGAGTATCAATAAGATCATCTTTTAATGCATCAGATACTTGACCTTCAAATTTTTTAAATCCTTTTTTAGTCATAGCATAATTTTGGAATGACATAAAAGATTCAAATCCTAATTTTTCTATCATCATCTTATTATATACTAATCTACCTACTGTGGTTTCTATAACTTCACCTTTTTTAATTAATAAAGGATAATCATCATGAGATAATGTAACAGTATCACATACATTGAAAGGTGGTTTATCAACTTTATCACTATCTCTCATATTAGTATTAGTAGTTTTAGAGAACCACTTAACAAAATTATTATAAGTCATATCTTCTGGCTTTAAAGAAACGAAATACTTCTTTTCTTCATCAGTTAATTTCTTATAATCACCAAATGGATCTTTTGTTAATACATAGAAAGTTTGAGTTGTTTCTTTACCTGAATCTCTGATTAATTTTCCTTTATTATCTATATAATTTTTTTTACTATAAATAGCTTTTTCTATTTCCTCATTTGCTTCTTGAGTAAATAATATTTTTTCTGTAGTTTGATCTCCATCATCAAATTAATTATTGTTAATCTATATATCTCTATATAGTTCAGACTATATCTTTATCTCATACTCTATTACCAAATATAAGATACCTCCCGTTTCCATATAATTAATATATGTACTCTACTCATTTATTCATATAAGTATTTCTCTTATATTATACTTTCGATAGTCGTTGAACCTTACTCTACATAAATAGAGTCTTGGCTGCTGATTGTCCACTCCGGAGTTTCCAGCAATTAAAGAGGTTTAAGGTGACCATAACGGAGAAGTTTAATCACCATCTATACCACTAAGATATGAATTTGAGAATTGGGTTGCATCTAAAAATAATGTAGGAATATTATGTACTGGAGTATTTATATCAATATCTGGATACCATTTATATAATATTCCATTTATATTCATAGGTATTGTCTTAGCTGTAGAACCAACTCTTATCTTAGTGAAAAATGTACCATACATTTTATTTATTGGGTATCTGGTTACTTGGAGATGTTTATTTTTAGCAATATCATCACAAGCCATATATAATAAATCGGTTCTTGTCATTGGTCTATTGGTGATACCTAACTCAGAATCACTTTCATTACTCATTGCTCTTCCACTAAACATAAAATATATCGGTTTAGTAGAATTAGTAGGTAATACTATTTTATTAAATCTTGATTCTGGGTCTTTCATAAATCCATCTATAAGTTTTTTAATATACTTATCTGAGAAGTATGATTCAGGATCAACTAATTTAATTACAGTACTAGTATCATCTCCTTTTAACATAAAATTATTCTTTTGCTGAATAATATTTCTATCAAAAAAAGATTTTACCCACTGTACTACAAAAGGATACATTAATGAACAACACTGAGCTAATGGCAATAAAGTATATTCAAAAGATATCTTTAAATCATCTACAGTATTTGCATGATATGTAGGTGAAGTAATAACAGTTCTTATACAATAATCTACATTCTTACCCATAAGATACTTACGTATCATACCATTCTTTTTTTCCAATTTATGCTTGAAATAATCATATATAGCAACCATTGTATTTTGAATAGTATAAATAGTACTATGGAACTGAATAGCAAATAATGACTGTCTATCTAATAAAGAAGATAGTCTAATTAATTTACCATATAGATTATTAATATCATCAGTTTCTCCACCACCAGAAGTAGAACCAGTTTTAATATCTCTAAAGAAAGCTGGGATTACTATTACATACTGAGTAAATAGTTCATCTTTTTTAGTTTTCTTTAAAAGATTGATTCTTTCACTTCTCATACCAAATTCTTCACTAGTATCTTCATCATTCTTTGTCCAATTTATTTTTTCCCAATTATCATAAATAAACTGTAAACCTGTTTCTCCTGCATTTTCATCTTCTACTAGTCTACCAGAAGAATCAATTCTGTAATACATCTCTCCATTGATAATTTTGTCAATATTTCTAAACATCCTCTTTATTGCTTTATAAATATGAGGATGAAAGAAATGACTATGGAGATCTATATATGCAAAAGTATTTCTTCTTGAGCTAGTAGTAATTCCAAAAATTTCATTGGATATTAATCCATTAGGTTGAGGAATATTACCTCTTTGGAATAATACAGCAGATGTAATAGGTTTCAGATTATTTACATCAATAAATTCTTTTGTATTAAATAAATCTATTTTCATTTATGAATTTTCCTTTCATATATGGTTTATTGGATTGTGTTTAGACTAAAGTTTATCATAGGGTACAATATTTTAATACGATTAAGAAAGGAAATATAAATGGCTAAAATAGTATTAAAAGAAATCCAAGATTATATAAATAATGTAGCTAAACTAGCTCAGAAAGTTGCATTAGAAAGAAAGAATAGTAATCAGAAATGGTCATTACCATCTGTATGTATTGCACAATCTGCTATTGAAACTGGATGGGGTAAATCATCTATAATGACTAAAGCTAATGCATATTTTGGAATTAAATCTGGTAGAAATTGGAAAGGTGCTGTTTATAGTACAAAAACTAGAGAATGGTACGATAATGTAAATGCTACTAATATAACAGATACTTTTAGAGCATATAATACATTAGAAGATTCTATTAGAGATTATTTTAATCTTATATGTGAATATGCAAGATATAGCAAAGCGTGTAATACAATGGATGCTAGAGAATGTATTCAGGCTATTAAAGATGGTGGATATTCTACTTATCCAACTTATGTAAATGAAGTAATGGCTATTATTAATGCATACAACTTAACTCAATATGATTCTGTGTTGTTAAGTCAAGATGCTAAACCTAGTGAAGGACCATCTAAACCAGAATTAGAATCTGTAGTAGATGATGTAATTAATAATAAATATGGATCTGGTGAAGAAAGAAAGAAAAACTTGGAAGCAAAAGGATATAATTTTAGAGAAGTACAGGATAGAGTAAATGATAGATTGCGTTTACAAAAACCTGTAGAAAAAATAAATTATTTTCCTAAGTTCGATGGTCAGACTACAAGTATTGTATCAGCATTAAAAGCAGTTGGTTGCAATGATACTTCTGTGAAATATAGAAGAGAAATTGCTGTAAAAAATAAAATAGTACCAGTTAAGTTTTTATATGTAGGTACAGCTGACCAGAATACTCGTATGCTTAGATTACTTAAATTTGGTAAGTTGATTAAACCGTAAAATTTATTACTACCTTAGTAAAAAAATACTAAGGTAGTAATTATTATTAATGATGCTCTTCAGATGTTTCTAGTGCAACAGGTTGTTCATTATTTAATTTAACCAATTCGGTTATTTTTAAATCATCATATACAACTACGAAATTTGTTAGTGTAATAAACATAGTAATTTCTATTAGTCTCGGTATATACTCTAAATCAATATCTTGAATATCTACTCCAAGATTATATGATGAATATACTAATACAGACTCATCTAATGTTGTATTCATAACAGATGATGGTATATAAAATGGAACATCGTAAATAGAATTATGTCTAATATTTGCAGTTTCATTTTTTTCTTGGAATATTCCAACATTATTAATCTTTAATCTATATCTACATTTATTAGATTGAGTTATACCGTGAGGTAATGGGTTTCTTAATCTAAAATCTATTTTAGGGTTAAAGCTTTTAACTCTTCTATATACAGTTTCATTATCCTTATTAACACCAAGAACTATAGCAGTATCTTCTACATCTAAAGGTCTTACAATCTGTGAATGTTCTATTTCTGCATTATCTTGATATATTGAATAGTCAATATATACCTTATAGTAATTTTGTAAAGTATCTATTGATTTAATTTTCTTATCTTTAATCCAATCAGTAAATTCTTTATACAATTCAGAATTTGATTTTGTATCAGGTCCTTCCAACGTATTGATATTGATAATCTGACCTATATATCCATTATTACCATCAATCTTAACAGAAGTAGAAGTACCTGGGACTAATTTATTTAAAACAGCTGGTATTGTAGTTTCTTGATTGACTTTGTAATACTTATCACCTATTTTTGTATAAATAGATTTCATATATCTATTTCCTTTCTTCGTTAATTAAAATATGGTTTTGAATAACTTCAAGAGAACATATAAATCTCTTGAAGTTATTCTATATTATTAAATTTTAAACATCAATCCACAACCTGCTACTATTCTAACAGCATTGTTAAAATCATCACCTTCCAATGGACCAACTACAACTGTATCTTCATCATCATTTACAATAATCTCTAAATTGTATTCATTTAACATTTCTGTTACTCTATCCAAAGTATCCTTATGAACTATAAGCTCTATAAATCTACCATTTGGATTATCTGATACTTTGTTTTTAAGAGATTCAGTTTCTTTTTTAACTTCTTCTACAACAGGAGTTTCTATAGGAGCAGATTCTTCAGCAAATTCGTTCTCTACTGTAGTAGATTCCTCTGTTTCTGGAGATTCTACAGATTCTTCTATATTCTCAGTATTTTCTACTGTAGTATTTATATCCTGATTCTTTTTATTATCTTTCTTAGCCATTTTACAAAATTATCCTTTCTTATTTATTTTGTATTTAAAGCATCTATAGTATCTATAAATTTCTTAGCGTCAACATCATGCCCAGTAATTTCTAATATTTTAGTCATTATTCTATTTAATAATTTTATTTTAGTATTTGTATCTGTTACAATCTTACCAAAATTACCCTGTGTATAATTAGATATATATCCAACAATCTCAGCTTTTGTATGTAACTCTGGGTCTAACGCTTTTTCATATCCAGTTCTTTTCATGTCTTTTACAGCATCACGAGCTCGAGCAAAAAAATCCGATGATGCTTTTTGTGCATCCATATCAGCTTTAATAAATTTATCTATATTAGTCTTAATAAATATGATAGCTGTTGCAAATGTAATAACTGCTCCAATATTCTGAAGTTTAGTTATTGATCCATTCTTATTTGATATAAAATCATCAAATTTATTTTTGAATGCTTCCACTTTTCCTCTTAAGGTTTTGGCATCTACTTCTTTTTTCTTAGCATCTTCTAATATCTGATTATATGCTTTTTCTACTTCAGCTAAATTCTTTATATCCATAACAGATAAATTACCAGCATCTATTTCAGCAATTACCTTATTTGCTATTTCAGGATTATCTTTCTTAATCATATCCAGTTTCTTTTCTACTGGAGCTAATTTATAAAATACATCTTTAATAGCTCTAATAATCTTACTTATCAATTCTTGTATCTTTTTAAATACAGCTAAAATAACTTCACCTATCTTATCAAATATACCAGAACTTTTCTTTTCTAATACTTTTTCATCTTCTCCTTCAATGAATAATCCAACAGCTTCATTCATCATTTGATTTTCACTCTCAGTAATATAATCATTGATTAGAGATTTGATAGTATCATTACTTTCTTTAATGATATTAAAAATAGCATTTATATCATCATTTACCCTAATAGGCTTAATTGTATTATTAACAAATGATACACTAATCATTTATCTTCTTACCTTTCATTTTATTAGTTTAAAACTTTGTTTTTAGTGGGTATTTTCTATGTTCCCGTAATTTCTTTTTTTTTTGTTATATATTATTTATATAGTAATAATAAAATCGTTTCATAAGAAAGGAGTAAAAAATGAAATATGGAATGATTGATAGGATTAAATTCCTATGGAGTTGTACTAAGGGTTATAGATGTAGATTACTGATAATCTATATTCTAAGTTTAGTAGACAGTTTCTCAGACAGTGTTAGAAACATTGTCTTTGCAATGGCTGTCAGTACTTTAGTAAGTGGTAAACCGTTTACTGAAGTATTAAAAATATACGGTATCCAAACCATAGTGATACTATCATTTGCATTTATCGCAATGATTTATTACAAGCATCTTTGCAAAGTAGAAGGCTCGATAAAAGCCAAACTACAACAAGAGATAATGTCTAAGATACTGAAGTCGAGTATAGATTTCAGTGAAAAGAACGATGCTGGTATAGTTCAGCAAAATATGGATAGTGTCATGAATATGACATATGATATATTTGTTGATTTTATACCATCGGTGTTATATAATATAAGCACTGTAATTATATCAATGGTTGTATTAATTAGAGTAAGCATATTTTTAGGGTTGTTAATCTTGATAGTAATCCCTGTATTTATACTTATTCAAAAGACTTTGGGGACTACTTTCGATTCACTCATTCGTGAAAGAAATATGACCTTTAAGAAGTTATTAAGTACTGTATCTAATACATTTGCTATGGCAACATTTATCAAAAGCCATGGTAATGCTGATACAATACTTAAGAATACCAATGAGATATTCATTACCGATGGTGATAATAAAGCAAAAGCATTTGCTGAAGTTAACTCGGTAAACGAGCTGATGAATATTATATTAGTTATGTTCCGTAGTATTATTGATATTGGTGGGGCATATCTGTTGAGTAATGGCATGATTGGTATTGGTACATTTACACTGATACATAATTATGCTAAAGATACATTCAAATCTATCAGGAATACCCTTAAAGCATTTGCTAGATTGGGCAATACTTTGAGTACATTAGATATGATAATAGATTTAATTAATACCCCATATGAAAAAAGTGGGTCTGTTGATTTAGATGATATCGATAGTATTGAATTTGAAAATGTTAGTTTCTCATATGATAAGAAAAATATTATCGATGGATTATCATGTACTCTTAGCAGAGGTAAGAAGTATGCCTTTGTAGGATATTCGGGATGTGGTAAATCCACAATATTATCTCTAGTGAATGGTATAAGAAAAGTAACATCTGGTATTATTAAAGTAAATAATATTTGTATGGATTACATTAATCAGTCTACTTATAGACAAATGATTGGTGTAGTACCACAAACTGGATTAGTCTTTAATGGTACTATTAGAGATAATATTACCTATGGTTGCGAGAATATATCTGATAGTGATATATGGGAAGCAATCGAAAAGGCTAATCTTACAGAATTTATACAATCTCTTCCTGATAAGTTAGATACTACTATAGGAGAGAATGGTATGAAGTTATCGGGTGGGCAACGTCAGAGAATTACTATTGCTCGAGCATTTATAAGAAAGCCACAGCTTCTTATATTTGACGAGGCAACTTCTGCATTAGATAATAAGTCTGAGGCAGAAGTTCAGAAAGCTATCGACAATATCAGTAACGATGTTATGGTATTGATAGTAGCTCACCGACTGACCACTGTAAAGAATGTCGATAAGATATTCTGTCTGGATAATGGAAAGGTTGTGGAAGGAGGAACTTATAATGATTTAATGTCTAAAGAAGGATTCTTCTACTCTTTGTCTAGGAAGAAAAAGAGTAGAAGAATTGGTATCTAGGATTGCATATTTTCTATGTTCCTAGATATCATTTTAGTTAAATAAATAGAGAAGATAGATTAATCTATCTTCTCTATTTTTTTTTATTTATTTGGAGTGAAATACTCATTATATCTATCAAAGAGTATTTCACTCATTCTAACAATCTCTACTGATTCATATTTTGTACAACTGAACTCAAGATCAAGACTATGATGTTCTCCACCACACATTGTAGATAGGTTATCATTAGTCCTTAGTGGTATACAGTCAGACAATAGCCAAGACAAATCTTCATCAGTAATTGGACCAACTACAGCTTTATCACCATTATTGAGTAGTCTTTTAACAAGACCAAATTTGTCAAGAATATTTAATACCACATCATAGTTTTCATCCGGCATCGTTATTTTTATATACTGTCTGTCACCATCAAGTTTATCATATTCACTTCCCATATATTAAAACCCTTTCAACTACATATTTAATTATTCTCAGGTTTACTTGGATTTAAACTTTTAATACCTTCTATTGAAACAAAGAGTAATAGAGAAGATAGATTAATTCTATCTTCTCTATTTTTTTATCTATTTTTAGTTCCAAGAGTTGATACTCTGTGGTCTATTAAGTACCGCTGAATTACCAACACCAGATACCATCTTACCACTCTTAATATCATAATGAAGTGCCTCATTGAAATCTGAAGCATTGAATCCACTATAGAAGTTAAGAGAGTTAGCTACTATCTTATACTTATCAAGAAGTACCTTAGCCATCTTGTTAATCTGTATTGATTCATACTTAGTACAATGGAACTCTATTTGAGTCTGTACAACTTCATGCTGAGCACCCTGCTGGTTAAATACGTCAGTATTCAACCCACCTGGGAAGCAGTTAGCAAACAAACAAGCATACTCTATATTCTCACCTGTTACATCAGTTGAGCAATAAATAAATTCTGCTGTCTGGTTAGCCTGAAGTCTCTCAAGGCTAGAACCATTATAATGTGAAAGACCTGTCATCAAGTCTGTTGTTCCGTTAATCCATGTATGCAAAACTTCTCTTACAGGAGAACCTGAGAACTCGTATACTGTAACAGTAAATGAGTTTGTACTATCCTGTGCAAAAGTTGGAATCTCAAATGACTTACCAATATAACCACCAGTAATCTGACCAAATTCTACAGATACATCATTAAGACCAGTTATTTCAGTATTACCATATTCTACGATATGCTTAAACTTATTAAACTGCTGTGGAATACCTGTCTGTGGGTCAAGAAGGAAAGCTGGTTTTCTTACCATGAACAAACGACCATAACCAGTTTTAAGAGGGTCATAACATCTTAGAACTTCATTAATGACATTTGTACCACCAAGGAAAAGAGCGTAATTGGTAAGGTTATTATTTGTATGGGATTTAATACCACTCTGAATTGTATTTGCCATCTTAATCTATCTCCTTTCGTTATTCTTGTGTTGACTCAGCAGGAGCTACATACTGACGCTTATTGATATCAATCTCAATAATAGCCTTCTTTGTAAGTCCTCTAAATACTACTGCTAAATAAAGGTGAAGAATAGAATGATTAAATTCATATTCAGAAGTTGCAAAGTTAAATTCAAGTGACTGTACAATAGAACCAATCCATGAAGCATACTTAGCTTTCTCAACAGTAACAAAATCTTTTCTTACACTTTCATCAGAGAAGTTATAGATCTGACTCTCTGTATCCTTTTCAACCATTCTCTTAAGTGTATAAAGAATAGTAGAATCAGACTCTTCAAGAAGATCAGTTTCTGCTTTCTGCGTAGTATTCTGTACTGCTCTATAGAATGTATTCTCTCCAATACACTCAAAGTAATTGAGTCTATTATTATACAATCTCTCTTTAAGGTCATTATCATATTCCTCAACTATAGGCTGAAGACTATCTTTAATATGACCTGTTAGAGTACAATTACCTCTAACAAATGGAATATGCATTCCATTCTCTGTAATATGATCAACATACTCACCTGATGTGAAATATGAGATAGTTACATTACATCTCTTATTAGTAGAATATTCTCTAACCTCGTAATTCTGTACATCTACAGAAACCATATGATTATCAAATACTCCATAATTCTTTATAAGACCCTTTACTATAGAATTAGAGAATGAAGTAATTATTCCTGTATCAAGATATACTCTACAATCATTTCTAGTCTTAGCAAGATCTACGATTACATTCTTTACAGTATATGGATAATTAGCATCAAAGAATGCAGATACTGGTATTCTCTTAGGAGAAAGAATTCTTCTATCATGAGTACCATTATATGCTTTCAAAAGAGCATCTTCATACTCCTGCTCAAGTGTCCAAGTTGTCTGATGTCCACCATCATCTTGTACAGTTCTAGGAGTATCAAAATATCCATTATTACCGTTCTTGAGAACAAGACCCTTTATTGAATCAAACATAACGAGTCCATCGCTATTTGTGTAATCCTTTGAATCATAACCTGGTGCTGTAGTATTAACATCAGCTGTAAGCTTCTTAGGGTAATAAATACACGGAAGTATTTCACCAACTGACTCAACTGGTCTACCATAAATAGGGTCAAACATATCAACATCAGGTATATTATCCACATCAGTTGCACTAATAAGTTCATTAAGCTTCATAAGTTTAGCATAATTCTCTTTATGTTCTGTTGCAACTGGAGTAGTACCATTAAGCTGATCTGTTGGAATGTTATAAGTAGTAAGATCTGCCTGATACTGAGCTTTAAGGTCAATATTCTGCTGCTTGATAAACTTAACATAAGCATCATATACAGCCTGAACAGTTTCATCATTACACTTAATAAGTATAGGTGTCTTATCAATATCTGCTTCTTCTACAACATCATCAATTAATGTAGAACCTTCAGAAGTATATTTCATAGAAGAAACTAATCCACCTACATAATTAGCATCTTTCTTCAATCCATTCTCAGATGTAATAACCTCAAAGTTATACATCTTGATACCATACTCTTTTTCATAAGTAAGAGCCTGAGAAATTCTCATAGAGTAGAAGTTGCCACAATCACCTCTTCCTGAGTATCTTACAGTCATCAGTGGAAGCTGATTATAGTTCTCTGCATCTTTATCAGTAAACTCAGTACCCTTAGCTGCTGTAGCAAGAGCTTTGCTATCACTTATATTTTCTTTACTCTTAGCAACAATCTTAATTCTAAATTTTCTATCACTTGCCTTAGGAGCATCTGCTGCAGTATCTGCTTTATAAAGAATTGAAACTATCGCATTTGAATAAGCTGCATTTTCAGGCATGACTCTCATCATCCATACAGCTGAGTTATTATGGTCAAGTACATTATATGCCTGCATCAATGGTTGACCATATTTCTTAAAATTTGAATCACCAAATGTTTTAATGGCATCAGCTTTATTTGTTTTTCTAATCCATCTATTATCAACGCCCTTAGGAGCTCTAACGGCATATGCTTCAATGACGGATACATCAACAGCAGGAGCCTGCTCATCGTTAGCTACCTGTGTATAGTCATTAACATAGCTTTCTATATGTGGAAATGAAAAACGAGGAACAATCTGTATTGTTTGTGCCATGTTATTTTCTCCTTACAATTTAAATATTAGAGTTTATTTTTAATAAAACTCTATAGATTTATTTTAATGTTCGCTAGTCATATCCAAGGAAACCTATTGCTTTAAGATAGTTTCTACCACGGATGGAGTTTCTTCTCCTTTAGATTTAGTTCTATTCAATGATGTAGTAATCATAGAATCCATATCCTCAAATGTAATAGCATTAAATGTAGATGTATACTGACATATCTGTCTTACATTATTCATCTTGTAATCATAATCAGATAAATCTTCTGTAGTAACTACTTGACAGAATTTCTTACTAGGATTTCTTTTATCTCTGCACATAGTAGCTAGTATCATTTCTTCTACTACATTCATTACATTAAATCCTACATTATTTAAATCAAGATTCTTTTGCCATGTTTGCATCATTTTACTATATGGGATACAAGCAGGTAATTTTCCTTTTATAATTAGATCCATAAATGCTTCACAGTTACTACTATCTTGAATTACAGAACTTGCCATTATCTTAGCACCTTTTTGATAGTTTAATACTTTACATTTAACTTCATTAACATCACCTTCTTTATTAGCAATATTAACAATTCTATTCTCTGATGAATTGGAAAATAATTCTATCCATGTAGGAACATTAAAAGCTTTCATTTCTTTTAATTTATCTTTTTCAAATATTCCTACATTAAATATACCTAGAGTTCTTATTGTATCACCTTTATCTTCAGCAAATTTACCAGTTTCATCAAAATATGATTCTGGTAAATAAAACTCAGCATAATCAGCTTCTAGGTAAATATATTTTCCATCTGATCTAAAATATGAAGCCATATTTAAAATCCTTTCGTTTATTTATTCTAGTTTACTTTAATGTGCTAAAGGGAAGAATTTACCATAGTAGAAATAATTCTACTATGGTAAATAGACTTAAAAAACTTGACTTAGGAGTAATCCATGAAAAAAAAAAGAAAACCTTTTAATCTCTTAAAAGATTTACTATTATGTTATAATGAATTAATTATTAAACGGCTTGTATAACTTGGTATAAAAATCATTAAATCGTTTAGCTAATTTATTAAATATCTCTATATACTCATTCCTTTTCTTCTTCAGTAATTTCTTCCTTAATCTCTTCTTCATCATCAGTCCTCAGTATATATGGTCTAGTCATACCACGTCCAGTAGTATTATCATCAACCTCATTATTCTCTTCTATTACATCCTTATTTTCTTCTACTACTTCATCCGACTTATTATTTTCAGCTTCTTTTTCTTTCTCTTCTTTATCATAATCAGCTAATTGACTATCTACAAGAGTATTAAACTTTTCTTCATATATTGATTTTAATTCTTTAGAAGATAAATTCTCATCAAAATCATTTATATCTAAGGAATGAAGTTTATCAATATAGAACTTCTTTAATGCATCTTCTTTAGATGATTCATAATGAATTCTCTCTGGGTGTTTTTCATATGTAGTATTATTCTCTACAAAATAATCTCTATACTCCATAAAATAATCATCAATACCCATAATAATTCCTTTAAAGTTTAATTCCTGCTCGGTAGATTCAAACTTATGATAAATAAGACTTGCTAATCCACTATTAATAGCATTAACAAACATAATATCTTTCTTATTATATGGGTCTGAATAAGCAATCATTCTTGCATAAATAAATAAAAAGAGATTATTAAATGGATGATATTTCTCATCTAAGAAAGTTTCTTCTATATTAAGGAAGTATGTATATAAATCCTGTTTAAATCCAAACATCTTCATCTTAGCATAGAATTTATCCATTATATAACTTCCTCTTCTATTATTAAAGAAAGCTATTTTAATATTCTCTACTTCATTTTTCCCTAGAGCTTTAAATCTATCATAGAGGAAATCATAATTTAATGAACTTTCAATAGTTCTAATCATATCTTCCATCTTTGCTTTTTTTGTATGATCCTTTTCTAGCTCTAACGACTGCTTCATATTTTCTAAGTTCTTCTTTTTAATCTCTCTTGCTTTATCAGAAGTTACATAATTCATATATTCTGAGAATATAGTATTACTCTCTTCTTTTAGCTTATCTGCTTCTGTTTTTGCTGATAATAGAACTAGTGAAGAATTCTTAATTTCTTTAATTTCATCTCTCAATTCTTTTTCATTAAGATTCTTAATTTCTTCAGTAACCTCATCTGATGTCGAGTACTTAATCAAGAACTCTCTTATTACATCTAAATCCATTACTTCTAATTCTTTTTTATCATATTTCAATATATCATCAAGAATACTTGTATTAAGTCTATAATTATTTCTAACAAGACCTTCACTCATATCTTTAAGATATTTAAGTTGTTCATCCATAGATTTAATCATATCCATAATACTCTTAAATTCATTAGGATTAAATCCACCACCTTTGTTAGATGTTTCTTCTGTAGGAATTTCTACAACTTCGTTATTTGTTACTTCATTTACACTCTCATTAATATTTTCCATTATGAGTTCCCTTTCTTGATAAAATTTTTATATTTAATTAATTAGTTTCATTGAGTATTATTTAATAATGATTACTGTTAAATAAAATTGATTCAAAAATATGAAAGGAATTTATATTTAAATGGGAAATAGAATAAATAGAATCAATGGTAAGTATTATGACTTAGGTACTGGTAATACTTCATTTTTACAAGTTGCTAAGGATTTAAAAAGATTAGGTATAAAAAATTTCTATTTTATGTTAGAGATTTGTGATTATAGCTTAATTAATATAAATCCACATGCAGTTGATAAAGATGGACACACTACACTTAGTAGAGACCAGATAAGTAGAGTACTTACTGAATGTGCTAGAAATCCTTGGTATTATCTTAGAGAAATATGTAGAATACCTACTCAGGGTGGTTCTACTGTTCCTTATAAGGCTAATAGAGGAAATATAGCACAAGCTTATTGTATATTGCATGGTATTGATTCATGGTTATGTCTTCCACGTCAACAAGGCAAGACAGAATCTGCTGTAGCTTTATTAACTTGGGCTTTTAAATTTGGTACTACCAACTCACAATTTATTTTTGTAAATAAAGATGGTGACCAAGCTAAGGCAAATTTAAAAAGACTTAGTGAACAGGTTAGAGTATTACCTGAATATATGAGAGGCAATAGTATAGTAGACGAGAATGGAATTACTCAAAAAGGAAAAGATAATGCAACTATGATGACTAATCCTATTAATGGTAATTCTATTATAACAAAAGCAAAAGCGACATCATATGAAGGTGGATTATCTTTAGCACGTGGTATGACAGCACCCCTCGAATACTTCGACGAGCCAGAGTTTACTAATCATATAGGTACTATTATATCAAACTCTGTATCAACATATGAAACTGCCGCATCAAATGCTAAAAAGAACCATGGTATGTATGCACGTATTTTTACATGTACCCCTAAATTTATCACTGGGGGTGTAAAACCTCTTTAATTGCTGGAACATCTTAACTCTATAAGAGAAAGACAATCAGCAGCCAAGACTCTATTTATAGAGTAAGGTTCAACGACTATCGAAAGTATAATATAGAAGAAATATCTATATGAATAAATGAGTAGAGTACATATATTAATTATATGGAAACGGGAGGCTATTATTAATTGGTAATAGATTAATAGTAGAAGATATAGTCTGAACTATATAGAGATATATAGATTAACAAAATTAGGTGATCTTGACACCCAACCTGGTATGGAAGCACAGTTAATATTGGATAAAACTGCTACATGGACTGAAAGAGTTTATGATATGACAGAAGATGAAGTTGAAAAATACTTTGAAGCGTTGGGAGTTGATTGTAATAAAATTTTCTATATAGAGTATTCATATACTCAATTAGGAAAAACAGAAGCTTGGTTACAAGCAATGTCTGCAAAGATTGGTAATCCTCTTGTTGTTAGAAGAGAGATACTACTACAAAGACTTCATGGTTCTTCTGCATCACCATTCCCTCAAGAAGATATTGAATATATTGTAAGTTCAGAAAAGAAACCAATAGATGAGTTGTGGTTATTGGATTATTATAAATTTGATATTTATACTAAATTAAATCCAAGAGTTCCATATCTAGTTGGAGTAGACTGCTCTACTGGTACTGGTGGAGATAATAATGCTATTACTATTATTGATCCATATAAAGTAGAACCAGTAGCAGAATTTGAATCTTCATATATAGGAGAAACTATGTATGAAAGATTACTAAAAGAAATATGTAAAGTATTGCCTAGATGCGTTCTTATAATAGAAAGAAACTCAATAGGTGATGGAATTATAGACCATTTATATCATTCTGAAATATTACCGAGATTGTATTTTGATAAATCATTAGATCTTGTAAAAGATAAATTAACATCTAATGAAACTATTGAATCAATGCTTAAGAAAAATACTACTATGAAATCATATTATGGTGTATATACAAGTAATCAGTCAAGAGATGATATGATGGCTATATTAGCAAGACATGTTAATGAGTATAAAGAAAAATTTGTTACTCATAATGTAATTAGAGATTTAAGTAGGTTAGTAAGGAAGTCCTCGGGAAAAGTTGAAAGTGGACCTGGCTCGGGTATGAGGGTCAGGATAAACCTCTTTAATTGCTGGAACATCTTAACTCTAATAAGAGAAAGACAATCAGCAGCCAAGACTCTATTTATAGAGTAAGGTTCAACGACTATCGAAAGCATAATATAAGAGAAATACTTATATGAAGAAGTGAGTAGAGTACACTAATATTATTAGTGGAAACGGGAGGCTATTTATATTTGGTAATAGAATATAAATAGAAGATATAGTCTGACTACACAGAAATGTGATAGATAAAATGTTCATGATGATTCTATTATGTCATATCTTATTGCTTTATATGTATTTTATCATGGTAATAATTTACAGACATTTGGAATTAGTAGAGCCGCTAAAGACGAGGATTTGGATAACTCAGGTATTCATGTACCAGAACCAGAAAATTATAATCTAGTAGATGATATTCTTGTAGAAGAATTAAGAGAAAGAAAAGAGAAAGAAAAAGCATCTGAAGATATATTAAACTGGGATGATATGATGGCTGATGCTATTAAAAAAGCTCAACAGGATACATATAAATTACATCAAAATAAATTAATAGATAATTCTATTCTTCAAAATAGTGATTATGTAGATGATGATAACTCTTTCGATATACCATTAGATTTCTTTAATGAAATAAATGGTATGTAAAATAATATTTATATTATTACACAATAGTAACTAAAAAATATTATTAAAAGAGGTGAAACATGTTTGGCGATAATGATGATTTTTATGATAGAGATTTATTCATGATGAGTGAGGTATATAGAAATATGACTCCTGATTGGGTATTTCCAGAATTAAACTACTTAAAAGAAGAAGATGATGACTACTGGAATAGAGATGATGAAGAAGATAAAGCTCCAGTACTTAAAAAAGAAACTAAGAAAGAAAAATATAACTACTATGATTCGGAAGAATTTAAAGAGTTTAAAAAAAGACTTGATGATTCGTGGGTTAAAGAAGTTAAACAGTGTATAAAGTTTTATAGGAAGCATAAAATTTTGGATTTCATTAGAGATTGCATGTTTTGGGCTCCTAGAAATTTTAAAAATGCTCCAGAGTATATAAAGAAAAGAGCCGAGGAAGAAATAAGAAAAGGTATTTAACAAACATTAATGTAATCCTTATATTATATTATTGATATTCAACGCATAAATGTATTATATGTAGACTATGAGATTATTTTTTCTCATAGTCTACATATGTATTATTTTTTTAAATCTTTATTTAAATCCAATACAGAGAAATCTGTACTATCATACAATAATGATCTATCTATATATTTATTTAATTGCTCTTTATATTCGTCACTCATTGCTACTTTATACTTATTTACAAATCCTGCTATATCTCCCCAAGCTTGATGATAGTTAATAAATATTTCACCATTATGAATAGCTTCATGTACAGTAGTGGAAACCATAACAACTCCTATTCTATTCTGTTGATGTTCCATTAATACTACATTAGCTACTCTAAAGGTAGATATCTTCCATTTCTTAATTATAAAATATTCTAGTACTATAGCACATATATCAAATAATGTAAATATAGGACCGTGATGCATTTCTATAGTAGCATCTTCATCTGTTACATTCTTTAATACCTGACACTTATCTAGTTTTACTTTTTTCTTTAAATAATTAATATATTTTTTATATCTATCGTCATTTCTTACCATCTTCTCTATACCCTTTACAAAAGATACATAATTATCATAATTAGATAAATAATCAATATCCTTGTACATAGGAATTTGATAATAAGAATTAGTAGAATCTATAATAGGGGTGATATTAGTTTTATCGTAAATAATATCTGGTAAACTCTTAGGCATTACTTTACCACCTTTCTAAATAAACCTATTAATATTCTTGTCTTCGCACAATAAAATAAGATTTTACAATAAAATGAAAGGATTTATAAAGGATTATGCAAAACTACAATAGTACGAATAATGTCAATCCATTGACTAATTTGTATAAATCTTTCATGATTTTATTGCATAATATTACTATAAAATATACTGGTATTGCAGAAGATAATGAAACATTAGAATCTAAGATGAATGCTGATGGTTATCTTGATGCTTTACACAAAAGAGATACTTTTGAAACTTATATTGATTATACAGAATATGAGATGAGAGAAGTTGGTATCTTTTTAGATAGTATAATAACACCAGTATTACATGGTAATATTGATAAAATACCAAAAGAATTTAGGACTCCTTTATTGGAGTTAAGAAGAAATTCTATTATAAAGAATTATGAAGAAAAAAATAATTATTATAGAATGCTAAATGGATATCCTGATGTAGAAGATAAAAATTTCTTATATCCGCCAGAAGATGTAATATTAAATTATAATCTTAGAGCAGATATTCCTATACATAGAATTCAGGATCATTATAATTCTATTAGTCCTGGTCAAGGAGATTATTATATTTCTATTATAGAGGGATATGGATATATAGATGATCTTTACAAAAATAATCCTACTAAGAAATATTTAAAGTATATAGGATCAAATAGAATATCTATAGATATAGCAAGAAATGGTAAGAATTTCCAAATAATACAGATGAAAGATACATCAGTAAAAGATGTATTAACTGATGAGTTTATTAGGATATATGAGCAATGTAGAGAATATTTTATCAATGTAATTTATGTATATCAGTATAGAAGTTTTTTTAGTAAATATGATAATGTAATAGCAATGATGATAATGGTTATGACATTACAACAGATAAATGCCCAACAGTTATCTTCTTATATTAATAGAAACTTCTTTGATATTTATGCTGTTAAAATGCTATATGAAGCATATAATGTACCATATAATCTTAACATAGATGAAGATACTCAAAATAACTTATTAAGAAATTTAAATATGTTAATACAGAATAAAGCTACTGATAAAGTTATTTACAATATATCTAACTTATTAGGATTTTCTAATATCAAAGTATATAAGTATTTCTTAGCAAAAGAACGATTATTTGATATATATGGTGTACCAATAGTAAAATGGACTACTAGATTTAATACTGATACTGGAGAAATTGAAAAGATACCTGATTATAAAGCTATGTATAAATTATACTTCCAGAAGTTTGAAGTAATGGATGATAACTTCTTATTGACTTTTGATAAACAGGCTAATCATGTTGAATATAATGATGTAGTTAAAAATGATCCATTCTGGATAGAAGATCAAAATCTGGAAAGAAGAATATGGGAGAATACATATAACTTTGTAGAAAGTAAATATTTAGGTATGGGTGTATCATATAAGATGACAGATATCATGTATGAGAATATTATAATGCTTAAATTACTACTACAGAAAAGACATGACTTAACTGATGTTACTATTAAATTACCAAAGATAACAGGAGAAACTCCTATTCCTATATTTGATATTATAGTAGCTTTATTATGTCTTACTGCTTGTAAGCATAAATTATATGGAGAAATAATATCAGTTCCTACTCAAGTTATTTCAGTATTAGATTATGTGAGAAATCATGAGCAATATGATTATAATTTAGATACTTTAAAATTTAATTTTAAGTATTTTTTTAATCCTAAAGCTAGAGATAAAAATGCTGATGAAACTAATTTAAGAGATCAATTAATTAATTTTATGAAATCTCCTAAAGATGGTAAATTGGCAGATACATTCCAATTTAATTTTGATTATCTCAATCCATCTAATCCTGATACTACAGATAGAATAAAAAAGATTAAAAAGATATTAAGTTCAGATGATTATGATAAATTTATTAATTATATTAATATTATAGAGCAAGATACCGCTACATCTACAGATAAAGTAAAAGCAATTAATGATATATATCATAATATAAAAGAATTAAAAACTCTTCTCAATTTCTATTTAACTAAGATAATAGATAAACGAAGAGATTATGAGTTAATGAAAACTCTATACGATGCATTATTTTATTCTACAGAAGTTAGTGATGTATTTAGTATTACTGGTGAAAAAACAGGAATAAAGAGAACTGCATATACATACTTTGAGTTTTTATTCCACTTAAATCCTTACTTGTATTCATCATTATTCTCTGTAGATTTTAATAGAGAATATGATAAATACTTAAGAGCTAATAATCTTTCATATGCTTCTTATTCAAGAACTCAATTTATGGAAGATGTTGAAAGAGGTGATATCTTTATAGATTATAGTAATTTTAAAGATATGACTCTTGATTATGGAGAAGCTGATTCTAAAGAAAAAATATATTTCTATGTAAATCATATAATAGGAAGATTACAAACTATATTAAAGGATATACAATATTTATTCTTAATGAATGATGATGAGAATCCCTTATCAGAGTTATTATTAAAACTAGTTAGGTTTTTTAAATCATATACAGTTGATGTTATTAATATGGATACTTTAATAATAGCAGATACTAAACCAGAAAATGCAATGAAGTATTTTGATGAAATATTCTATATGAAGAAATTAATTCAAGTACCTGAAAAGATGCATACTAGTTTTGATGATGTAGTTAATCTGTTAATAGGTAGATTTTTAGCAAGTGATGATAAAAACGAAAATGTAATTAAGTTTAAAGATAAATTTATATCAGAAGTTCTTATACGATTAACTTCAGATAAACTTAATTCAATCAGATTAAAAGAAAAGTTTGATTTAAGAAATAAAGAAGATGAAATTAGTGATAAAACTAAATTATATGATAATACGAAGAATGTTAGTATTACTATGACTAATAAAGATAATATTCCAATGAAACTAACTGATAAGATAGTTAGAAAATGGTTTGAATAGATAGGAGAGAAAGATGAAGAAACTTACTGAGAAGTTAAAGTTTAGTGATAATATAACTAATAATGGTATATGGGCTACTACTGAAGTAATAGGTGGTTATGGTGAAATTCATAATAATCCTAATGGTAAATCTACTTTAGATGAAGAAATATTTAGAACTAAGAATATTGTACCAATAGGTGGAGTATCATATGTAATGGAACAGATGTTTGGTGTTAAAGATAGTCAGATAGATGTTCCTACAGTATATACTACAGACAGTATTGGTATTATAAATTCAGGAACACCATCAGAAACTTATGATGTACCAGGTGGTACTAAAACACCAATGTATAGATATGGTCATTATGTGCAGTTATTTGGTGTTGGTATAACAGGAACAGCAGAGAATGATATAACTATATATAAACCTGATTATAGAGAGAATAGTATTAAGTTAAGTAAAGTTAATGCAGATGGATTAACTGTAACAGGAACAATGTTACCATTTAGATATACTCAAGCAGTATTGAATTCTCAAGAGAGATTACAGTATTTTGGTAAAAAAACAGATAGTGATGGAGTAACTGGTTATTACTTAAAGAGATTTGAAAATGATCCAGTTATTAAGCATATATGGAAAACTGGTGAAGATATAATAGATGAAGAGAATGAAGTATTAGTTCCAACAGATAGTGTATGGAGTAATACGGCAGGATTGAATACTGTAGAAACTTTCACAGAGTTTTTCTTAAAGATAAATAAAAAAGATGTAAAAGAATGGTTCATCAATATAGAGCAGGAAGATAGAACAAGAATTAATACACTAGCTTTATTTACAGGTCAGTATGTTAAAGGAAGTAATCCAGCTGATTATGGTGACTATAGAGATGTAAGATTATTCTCTAAGTTGTGTATCAACCCAGAGTACTTAAATCTTAATAAAGATTTGAATATCATATACAGAGTATATGGTGCATAAATAAAAAAAATAAACACCCGAAGGTGTGGGATGACGATTATTCTTCGTCATCCCAATCTTCAGTGTCTCCATACATCGGATGGAGCCTATTGAAGAGCTCTTTTGCTCTCCACTCCATCCACCTATATGCAGCAGACCATCTATAATCCCAGATACCACGTATGCATACCCATACTTTCATGCATGGACCGCATGCGGCTTCTGCAACCGCATCGGACACAATAACATCAGTAATATTTCTACCACTGAGCTCTGGAAAGACTGACTTAATTGATTTACCCGAAAGATGTATAAATTCCGGTTTTACCCAGAATCCTTTAACTTCTTTACCGTTTTCATAAGTGTTGAATTGATTTCTTCTCATTGTTTCGTCCTCCTTATAGACCTAAACTATTTTTATTATTACACAGAAATAATATATCTATATATATATATTCATTTTACGGATAAAAAAAGATAGGGTAAATAACCCTATCTCAAATTCTTTTTTAATTAATGATACATAATCACAATTCTAAGCTGTAACTACCCACAGCGTCGGATAGAAATTCATCTTCGTTCTCTAACACGACAACGTTGTTAGTATCTACATCAATAATTAAAATTCCACGGTTCTTAGAAATTATCATATAATTCCACCCATCAATATTTGAAAATTCTACCACTATAATACCTCCCTAGAAATTAATTATTCTTTTATTATAAACTTAAGTTATTAGTCCTTTTAAGATATCTATTCTTAACACTATAATCTGCAAATGCATATATCAGATTTAGCTTAATAGATAATCTCTTAAAAATACTTCTAAAGAATCCATCATCATATGATATATTTATTTCATTTATCTTATTAGTAAAAGCTTCAAGGTTCTCACTATTTAAACTACTATCATTCTTTAGGTTCTTTTTAATACTCTTGATAATATCTTTATCTATAGATGATATTATAGTATCTGCTATTCTAGTAGCCCTATCTACTTCAGCAGGGCTTATCACACCCCATGTATTCTTATCAATACACATATTTGCATATTTCTTCATGATAGTCCATCTTTTATGCTCATAGCCATCTACCATTCCATACATCACTACTTTTAAATCGGTACATACTAAACCGTCAACTAATAGCTTCAATTCACTAATTTTAACATTCTCTAATAGATTAGTTTCTTTAACTATTGCTGGTTTGCTGTTCATTATTTATCCTTTCTTACAAGTTACTTGTTACTTTTCTCAATATCAGCTTCTATCTTCACTCTCATATTAATATACTTTAAATAGAATAATAATGCTAATATATCTGATACTAATATATTCTTTGGTGACCCTTCTTCTTCTAATGTATTAGTTATAATACTAGTAAAGTAATCTTCACCATCTTGTACATCATTCATATAATCTTTATAATCACCTAAGAATAAAGATAAAACATCTTCAATAAAATCTGCTAGATCATCTGCAAGAACATCAGTCATATCAGTAAAATTCCAATATAACATTATATCTACATTAGCTACTAACTCTTCTATCATATACTTATTTTCAGAAAACTTCTTCAGTGATGATATTAAGTTTCTAATATCAGTAATTATCATATCATTTATATCACCTATTGTTATTGAATTAATAGTATCTTCTATTTCTTTAATCTTTTCAATATCTAAATTTTCCATTTTATTACCCACCTTTCTTACTTACATACACTTCTTAAATCTAAAATATAAATATAATTTATATATTGGTAACACAACATCGAATTCTTTATCTGTTACATATTTAAGAGCATATTCATCACACATAAATCCCTCTATTAATATAGCATCATGTTGGATATATTCATCAAACTTTTCATAAAATCCTTTCCTTGATCTTGTAAAGAATTTTAATATATCGGTAAATACTTCTGATACCGTATCGACATATCCGACAAATGAATCAGCACAAGCTAATGTAAATATATACCATAACTTATCAATAACTTTATCTATATTAGATTTATCAGTTTCATACATTGTTAGTACATCATATAAGTCGCTTAAAACATACTGTGTCCTACCATATGTACTATCAATTTTCTTTTTTATCTTTTTATACATTATACTCTATTACCCCACTATAGTATTCCTTTCTATCTCATAGTATGCCATATCAATATTAGCATATAAATCTCTTAGAATATTAATATTAAACCATATACTACGCAATAATGCTGTTATAAATGTATTTTCTTTTGGAATATTCATAAGGTTTAGTATTTTACGATAATACTCCGTTTCATACTTATTATAACCGTGATCACGTTTATCTAAACTATACATCGAATCTTTAATAAAGATTCCATGAATGTATGTTAAGAAATTATTTATTTTCCTACTGGTATCATCATCAATATATTCAAAATTCCATACGAGCATTTTAGTAAATGCTTCTGTTAGTGGATTAAATACCCTTTCAAAACTAGCTCTACCAGTAAACTCGGTATTTTTTAACTTATTCAAATAAAATATAACTGATGATAAATCTTTATATATGATATCGCTATCAGATTTAAAATCAATACTATATAATATTTTTGATAGTTCTTCAATATCCTCATCAACCACCTCATAAAAATTATTCATTTTTAACTTCATTACATATCTCCTTTCTTATAAATATAAATTTATTGGTTACAAAAAAATAATATGTAACTATTACTCCCATTTCAAATTTAAGGATTCTATAGTTATATAACCTTGTATCATTTTAAAATACTGAAGAACAGTTATAACCATTCTTAAAAAATCCGAATATATTTTTATATCTGTCTCAGAAGCATCGCTTATATTTAAAGTAACCACTGATTTATAAAATGCTAATTCTATCTCACATCCAAATATAGAAGATGTCATAAAATTAATAATTTCTATTCTACAAAATGATTCAAGAATATTACAAAGAGATATTCTCGCAATCTCAAAATATTTACCATAGTCATCATATGACCATTGAAATAATTTAGATACAGATTCAATAATTATTTTTATTTCATCATTATCTTCACCGTTAAGTGAATCATTAACTAATTTATTTACATGATATAAAATTGAGGATATATCATTATAAATAGTGATATTGGAACTGTTAAATAGTACCGTATCCACATAATCCTTTGCTTTATTAAATTTTTCTGCGTTTACTTTTACTACGCTCATTTATATCTCCTTTCATATAAAAAAAAATATGTAAATATAAGTATACTGGAACATAAAAAAAGATGCACTGATATATTTCAATCAGTGCACCTTTAACTATGGATGATGATGAATTACTTAGTATAATTCATCATCATCATCCTCTGCAGCCTTCTTGCAAGTAGCATTTAGTTCAGCCTCGGTTTTCTTCCATATATCAAACCAAGTTGGTTCTGTATCGTTACAAATAGGAAACTCTTTGTCTAATTCATCGTCCTTGTCCTGATGAAGGAACTTCTTGTAGTCCCTCCACCATACTATCCAAAGAACAAATCCAGCTACAGTACCGATAACAAATGTTACCTTGTACACGAGTGAAATGATTGTTGACAGAGTTTCAAAATAGTTCTTCTTCATAAAGAACTCCTTTCTGTGCTAAGCACTAAACAATTTTATTATTACACAGAAATAATATATATATATATAAGATTAAAATACGGATAAGAAATTATAGGGATGAGAATTATATCTCATCCCTATAAATTAATCTATTATTCTAGCCCATAATCCTGGTGTACTTGGTTTATCTCTCTGTACCTTAATATCTGATAAAGTTTTTAGCTTCTCAGTTAATGTAATTGGAGTAGGACTATCTGGATCTATAATAACCTCATCACTACTAGTAATCAAATATATATCTTTTCTTCTACCAGCACCATCAGCAGGTGTCTGTAGTTTCATTGTAACTTTCTCAGCCATATTCTATTACCTTCCTTGTGTGTTTAAACTCTGTTTTATTTCATCTTCAGCATTTTTAATTTCAGCTATCAATTCAGTTTTTAATTGAGTTAATAATTGATTAACTTCATCTTTAGTGTAATATTCCATATTTAAATTATACCTCCACACATCTTCCTTATTTTCTCTACAGGTACAATTTCATTTGATTGCTCAAATAATACAAAAGGTGCACCAGCAATATCAGTAGGTGTCTTAATAACCCCTGGTGCATTTAGTATGTTCCTGTATCGAGTTATTGGTAACATTATTTTTTCCGTTAAATCAGTATCCTTTACATGAAGTAATGTATCAGCTACTGTCTTTGGTAGTTTTCTAGGCATACTCCATTACCTCCTTCTCCTATATTTATCTTTCATATCTTGTATCATTCCTCTAATCATTATTCTGATCTTATCTAGTAGTGTATTAATTTCATCTTTATTATACCTAGATGATAATCTATCAGCTAATGCATCTGTAGCAATGAAATCAATTAATTGAGATGGAGTTATATAACCAAATTCAGGTATTGTATTTGGAATATTAACATTTGATACTCTTGAGTCATCACCACTCAATAAATAATTTGTAGAATTATCATCATTTTTATATGATAAATTCTGTACTCCTAATAATTCCAATCCCATAATTATTACGACCTTTCTTCAGCATAAATATCAGTTGTATCCAGATTGTGTGTAGTGATATATAGGAAGTCTATATTAGTATCTTTAGCGATATAATCTTCTAATAGCTTTAAATCAGTTTCTGTATGCATATCAATCTCAAATCCACCTTTAAAGCAATTTCTACAATGTTCTGCCCATACACCATTAGTCTTCCATGAACTATTACTTGGTCTAGTTGTAGATAGTAAGAATTGTCCACCACCATTTGTAATAAGAGTATTCATCTTATCCATATATCTATTACAGTATGGAACATCAACCATTGCAACTATAAACTCATTTCCCAATAGTTCTATATCAGTACTCTTATCAACAAAAGATGAAATATTTATATATCTTACTATTATCTTACTATCTGGATAGAAAAATTTTCTAAATTCATCTTCAATACCATTTATATCATTTCTATGATGTATTATAAAATGAATTTTATCATATGATATATTACTTATACTAACTTTAACAGAATCAGCTGATTCTAACATAGCTTGAGTAATACTACTAGGGAATTTAATACAGCTTTCTTCATTTATTCTACAATAATCTATTGCAGGATATACTGCTTCAACTCTAGCTGTAGTAATAGTTATATTATAAGTAATACTAGCATTAGTATCTTTCCATTTCTCTATATTATTAAATTTATGAGACTCTGTTGAAAACTCTGAATTTGCACCAGAATAATTCATCAATAAGTTATCATATGTATTAGTAATATATTCAATAATAGCTTTATCTGAATCTCTTGATGTCAGTCTTATAAAGAAGCCATTACTCTTTTTAGATACTTTAAACTCTATTTTATAATGAGAAATTGGGTCATTAGACCTAATAACCATATCTTCATCAAATATATTTATATCGTGTTCATCATTAATACTCATTACATCATAATCAGTATTAACATAATATGCAGTTTTATCATTCTCTGTAGGATATCTAAAAGTAGGATTATTATTTAACAATAATCTCATTTCCATCATCATATCATGAAGATATTTCTTATTCTGGAAAAAACTTACTACTCTACCATCAGATTTTCTTCTAGTAAAAATTTCACCAGTAGCTTTATCCATTATAGATTCACCATTAACTGCAAAATCTCTATTTTCTATACTAAGAAATGAAGTAGCAAATCTCATATCTGGCTTAGCTACAAATATAGGTTTTAATCTACTTCGTGTATCTTGAATTCCTGGCATAATAATTTATCCTTTCATTTAATTAAATTAAATTTGTATCATTTGGAATATTAACATGATAATCCTTGTCTACAATATCTTCTGAATGTCCTATCATCCAAGTTAATATCTGTCCATCTTGTTGATTTCTTTGTTGAACTCCTGTAGAAGAATCTACCCATTCATCAGGATCTAAATATAACACCTTAGGGTAATCTTTTCTTCTTTCTCTTTCTGCATCATTACTCTGTTCAATTACTGGAGATATTTTAAATCTATTATATACTTCTACAAAGTTATCTGTCATCAACTTAGAACTTATCTGCTTTCTATCTGGGTTATAATAATGCTTTGGTACTAACTCATCATAATAGAATAAGAAGTATATTGCATATATCAAATCTACATTATCATCTTTATTAAATCTTTCTTCATCGAAAGTATTTGGATAAATATTTAATCTAGGGTCTTTTTGCTCATATACTCTATCGTGTATATATTTCTTTCCTTGTTCTCTATTTATATAGCCACTTAACTCAAATAAGTCAACTAATCCAGATGAATATTGTAATCCTGATACTGGACAACCAAAATATTCATAATCTCGTTCACGCTCATATATCTCTAAATCATATTTAGATTTAATATTAACCAGTGTAATACAATAATCAGAAGTATTAAATACATTATTAATACTTAATTTTCTACCGTTTAAATATACATCATAATATCGTATATCAAATGGCTTATCGAATATATCTCTATCTATAAATGATAATTTTATATTCTCAGATTCATCTTCTCGAATAATATTAGATATACTATGAATTAATCTATATTTATATGGAGTAATATCAATATATACAATATCTCCTACTTCTAACCATTGCTGAATTAATATCTTTGGATAACCATATCCAATAATTAAACGATATTTATTACGAGATACTAATCTACCATTTCTAAATATACGAATATATTCAGTATTCAATTGGAAATCTTTAGAAGCTATCTCTATAAATCCATAACCAGATACATCTGCTACAAATCTAACCATCATAGGTAATTTTAATATATTAATAGATAGATTCTTATTTATTATTCCAGCGTCATTAGGAGAAATAGTAAAAGATTTCAATCTAGTAAATCTATATCTTATCTCACTACCATTTATATATGGATCTCCATTAGGTTCATATGTTGGCTCATACTTATACTCACCTCTATCAAATTTACATACTACATTTAGTGTATCAACATCATATCTAACTTCACCATCTGGCGTATCTTCAGCTAATATTAAATCTTGAGCTGTTGGAAAAATAACTTCATCAGTTTTTGGTAGATCTATATTGATAGTATCAGTATTATTATTAAAATGAATATTCTTTGTATAAGTATATCTAGGGAATAATTCTATTTCTATAAAACTATCAGCTGTTACCATTGATACTGGTATATAGAAATATTCTAAGAAGTTCTTTCTCTCTTGATATACATCACCAACTAATAAGCCATCAACAAATACTCTAGCATCAAGACTAATAGGATATTCTCTTGAATTATTAAATGCAAATACATATCTATCTTCTTCAAATCTGAATAAATTTCCTGATCCTAATTCTGTAGATGTATCTCTACGAATTCTAGTTGATAAATCTAATGTATTTGTAAATAAGTAGAAGTTTGAACCTAGCTTCTTTTGCTCTAATACATAATTCCTTAATATATTTACATTATGCTTAATCCATAATTTAAGAGTACTTTCTTTAAATTCAAATGGTTGATATTCTAATTTACCACCCATCTGTTCCATCTTATCATAATAAACTAAATCCCCAAATTGTGTACCTATTGGAGTATTATTTACAGACTGAATACTACTATGAGTTATACCAATCAAATCTTGCTCTTCTCCAGATGATGACGATGTTACTGTACTATTTGGAAGTTCATGATGTAGCCATAATGTCATTATCTCTTCATTAGATTTATCTGGATAATATATCTTCAATAAATCTCTACATTCTCTAAATAATGATGTATATTGTAGATTTGGTATATCATAATAGAAATAATATACCTTATACTCTATACCATTTTTGACTCCATTATATACTTCACTATTATCAAGTACATCATCTGTATTTTGAAGCCAATACATATTTTCAGCCATGAGTTGACAATTTTCAGTATTCTTCTCTAAATAGAATTCATCTCTATCTGAAGTTTTTCTAAAAATCATCATATTTTCTACTGGTATAGGAGATTTATATAATTTACCATTTTTATCTTCAATAACTAACATCTTATTTCTATTATTTTCAAATCTACTGATATCAGAACCATCATAGAATGTATGTTTATATAGTCCCTTAAAATATATCATAGATACATAAATATCATAAGAATGACTTCTTAATTTATTAGCTATATTATTTGGTAATTGACAAGTGAATGTACCATCTCCATTATCTTTAACTTCTATAAAAGATGTACCTAGTTCATACTCTTTATTTTTATTATTCAAGAAATGTAGTGATATAAATATAGTACCACCAGTTGTATCTGGAAATTTTAGATTTTTTGTTCTTCTGGCAATTTCCGTATTTACTACATTCTTCTGTATCTCAGTTAATTCATCAATACTAGAAGCTTTATATTTTTTTAAGTAATATTTATTAGTATCATATATGATATTATTTCTGGTATCTTCTTCAATCTTATTTTTACCAAGAGTAATAGTTTTTCTTACATCATCATATAATAAAGTAGATTTATTATATAGAAATCTTTGATAAAATGAATTATCTACTGTTATTACCTGAACTCTATGGTTCTGATAAATAACATGATCATTTATAGGATTTCTTGGATTCTTTAATACAAAACTTCTCTTGAATGGTAATCTAAATCTTGTATAATCTTCAGATACTGAAATAAAATAATCATATATCAAGCTATTATCAATTAATAGTATAGGTATTTGAGAGAATATTTGCGGATTATAAATCATATCCATAAAAGTAAATTCTTTTTGATAAAATCTACTTCGTCTATATTCTTCTCTATTTACATTACCTATTATATCATAATCTATTTCAAATACCGCTTTTAATGATTTATTTAAATAAAATCTACCAGACTCATTGTGCTTACGACTATCTATATCATTAGTATAATAGAAGAACTCATTATAATTTATTTCTGATACCTGTCTTTTATATAGGTAATTATATGAATTATAATAAGTTTTCCATAAAGCATCTTCCATACTTTTATAGTCAAAAGTATTATTCATTAGAGCTGGTCTTAACATTTCATGAAGGTCAGCAGGCATTGATTTGCCTCCTTTCTTTCTATTTAACATAAGGAAATTCCTTATGTTGTGTATTTAACTGAGTGTTTTTTGAGGGATTATTGATAAACTGCCCTGAAAACAAGGTTTTAAACTAATAAAAAAGAAAGGTGTAAGTAAAAGATGATAGACCTTTATGAGACACCTCGTAAATACGCTTTATTTAATGAGGTAGCATTATCTGATGCTGTACTATATAATACATTCAATGCAAGTGGTAAATTAACAAAGTTGATGATTAGTGCAGTAAAAGATGGTATAAGAATAGAAAAGAGTCATATAGAAAATCAGATTAATGATATTAATAGAACTAAGATTTCTCCAAATGTAGATGCTGTATTAGATTCTTTTTATAATAATCAAATAATATTGATGATGGGTCCAAAGGATTTGAGAATGCCTCAGGTATTACCATATTTTATTATGAGAACATCATCAGGTGTAAGAGCATATATATTCTTAAATAGTTTTGGTACATTAACAACATCTGAAAATAATTCAAATGATAAATATTTGAATATGAGTATGAAAGATTTATATGTATTGATGGAAGGTGCTTATATAGCATTAGAATATAATAAGAATCCTATCAAAATAAAAAAATCATTAGGATTGATGAGATTAGCTTCTAAAATATATACAAGTATGATATTAAGAATACTTAATAAAGAATATGCTATATCTATAGACCCAGTATTATATACTAAAGCAGCATTTGTAATTTGTTATTATTTCTTAACTAGAGTATGGGAAAGTACTAATGATGATGTTAATTTCACATATGCTTCTAATGTAATAGAAACTAGAGAATTTGTAGATAAGAGAGAACTATTACTGATTAAAGATGATATGGATAATAATGACTGTAAAGATATAGCTAAAACTATAGCTTATTTATCTACAGTTAATCCGAGATTAAAAGGAATGAACTTTAGATATTTTACTCAGTGTTATATGAATACATTTGGCACAGCATCATTATTTGGAATCGAAACTCTACCATATTTCCTATTTACAGTAACATCATCATTGATTGGTAGTTTTATTGTAAATCAGCCAATAATAACTGATGTAACAAAAACTATTAAGGGTATGAATAATTTCTATCCTGAACTAGTTAAAGCATTAATGTAATAAAGAAAGGAAATATATAAAATGGCAGATAAAGTTTGTTCATCTGGTTGGATACTTTCTCATGATGCAGTCCATGGTAATTATGTACCATTTTTTGTTAAAGTAAGAGATAAAGATATTGTATGGGATCCTGATAATATGCCTAGAGACCTAGATGCATTAACAGCTTCATCAGAAGTAACTGTACAATATAATTATCCATCATATGAGTGGATATATAAAAAAGATGGATGGAGAATAAATCTAAAAAGTGATTATACATATGAAGCAACAAAAAATATACCTATAAAAACTAATTCAACATTATTAAATGTAAATGAATTACAGGTAAAAGTAACACTTCCTATAAGAACTAAAAATAATGATACTGTATTTGTAGATTTATTAAAGAAATGCACTAACAGAACTATTATTGGTTCTACAACAAATCTAGTTATTCCTAATACAGATAATTTAGATTTTATAAATATTAACTTATTTAGTAGCGGTGGATTTAATAGTGGATTTGCAACATCAACAGAATATGATGATCAGTTTTTACAGATTAAAGTTCGAGGTGAAGTTAAGCTATAAATTTAATGAAGATGATAGATATAATTCTATCATCTTCATTGATATATTTATCCCCATATAATAGGATATTTTTTACCATATACATCAGTAGCAATATTAGTAGATCTATTAACTCCTATTGATGTATGAGCAGGTAACGGATAGTCAAATATCTCATCACCATTCTCATCTTTAGCAATAAATTGATAATTTTCAACATCATCATTTTCTATATATACATAAATAGTTACATTTCTATTTTCATACTTAAGATATAATTCTGTTTCATCATCTCTTTTTGCATTTTCATCGTTATCAAGAATATCGCTAATATTATTAAACATCTCATCTTCCGAATACTCTGATACTTCAGGTGCACCATTTCCACCATCATACAATACAGCTCTATTATTAAGAAGATTTTTAAGATAATTAGCTCCAAAGCTAGATAGATCATCTCCATCTATTCCACCATTTAATTCTTTCTTTTGCTTCATAGATAATTCTGCTACCTGCTTCTTTATATTAACTTGCTTATCAACTAATTGCATTGATAATGATCTAGCATTAGTAATATTTGCTATTAAATCAGTAATCTGCTTACTAGAACCTCTAGCGGTAGATTTAGTTGATTTAATATTATCATATTCTTTCTGTAATGCTTCTGTAAATCTGGTTTGCTCTACAAGAAGATTTTTATATAAGAATGATTCTGGTTCAAATTCTTTTTTATAATCAATCTCATCTTTTTTACCATCTTTCTTTTTCTTCTTTTTCTTTTTACCAGATATAAGTTCTTCTAATCCAAATACATTAGAACTACGACTTTTATTTGGTTTTACATCTTGATATGACATCATTTCGTTAAACCAATCATCAGATAAATCATAATCAGATTTACTCTTTTCTTTTATCTTCATAGTAGAAGATGGGAGAAAAGAATCATCATCTGCATATGCTTCAGACTCAACATCTATTGATTCTAGTTTATCTAGTAATTCTTGTCTTTTAGATCTTTTAGAAGTAGATTTTTCAATATCATAATAATCGTTCATTAAAAAATTTCCCTTCCTTGATTTTCATATAGATTACTGTGATGTTTTTTTGCTAGATTACTATAATAAACCTCACATACATCATAATAGAAATAAGTGGGGTACTATAAATATGGGACTAACTAAAGACAATGGAATGTTAATAGATATTCAATATGTAGATAATAAAGGAGAAGATGACTGTATTTATACAATATGGAAAGATTTAGATACAGGAGAAAAAAATTTATCAATAGAAAAAAAACCTACTAGAATAATTTATTTTGAAAAACCTGATTGTAGAAATCATAAGTATAATAAGACTTATGAAAGACTAGAAAATCTTATTCCAGTAGAAGTTAAAGAAAAGAATTTAATATATGAGATAGCAAATCATATAGGTGATGATGGTAAAAGATTTATTAAAGAATGCTTTGATAATAGAGATTATAAGCGTTTGAATGACTTACAGTTATATCCTTATGTATTTGGTTCAGATTTAGATATAAGAGGATATAAAAGATTACAATGGAAAAATAATTACGATAATAAAAGACCTAAGCATCTGTCATTAGGTTTCTTAGATATAGAGGTCGATATTATGGAAGGTGGTCCAGACCCAACATATAATCCAATTGATCTAGTTACATTGATAGATGTAGATAAAAAAGATGTATATACATTTGCTCTTACTGGGGTTGATTATAAAGAACCTAAAAAAATAAAACCTAAGACAGAGTATGAAATACAAGAAGAAGAAAAGAAAAAAAATTATTATAAGCATAGAATGAATGAGCAAGAATATTGGTCATCTCATGTAGATGAACTAATTAAAAAAGCTCATGAGAAATTTGATGAAAGTTATAAAGGATTTACATATCATATAAATTTCTATCAAAATGAATTAATGATGTTAGTTCATTTATGGCAGTTAATAAATACTTTAAAATTAGACATGATAGGAATATGGAATATGGATTTCGATATTCCATTTATTTATAATAGACTGCTTGTTCTTGGAGTAGATCCAAAAGATATAATGTGTCATAAAGATTTCCCAATTAAGCAATGTTATTATAAAAAAGATATGAGACATTTTGCAATTAAAGAAAAGAGTAGCTGGTTTAATTTATCATCATATACAATATTTGTAGACCAGATGGTTATATATGCGGCATTACGAAAAGGACAATCTGAGTTAAGGTCTAATAAACTTACATATATTGCAGAAAAAGAAATAGGTGATAAGAAATTAGACTATAGTGAAGTTGGTACAATTAAAACTCTATCATATACAGATTATTTATTATATATTCTTTATAATATAAAGGACGTTTTACTTCAAGTTGGTATTGAGAATAGAACTTCTGATATGGATACTTATTATCTTACGAGTTATGTAAATATAACACCATATGAAGATGTATTTAAGCAAAGTGTAAAATTAAGATTTGTACAATATGCATCATATATGAGCCAAGGATTAATAATTGGTAATAATATGAATAATTTTAATTTTAGTTGGTCATCTAGTGATAATGAAGATGATTCTACATTTGAGGGTGCATTAGTTGGTAATCCAAAGTTAATAGATAACTTTGGTATGGAATTATTTGGTAAGAAAACAAATTTCTTATTTCAGTATTCTATAGATTTTGACATGAGTAGATTTTATCCATCGTGCATAATAGCAATGAATATTGATCCATCTACATTAATATTTAAATTATTAGTAGATTCATCACAATTCAATGTACGAGGTGGTGAATTAAAATATAGAGGTATAACCGATACTCATATTGTAAAAGGTAATAGTGATACATTCTCTGGAGATATTGGTAAAGAGATTATAGATAATTATCAAACTGGTAATATATTGACATTTGGTAATAAATGGTTAAATTTACCATCAGTAGAATCTATGTGTAAAAAAATAAGAAAGGAATTATCATAATGGCTAAGAGGGTTGTTGATTTAGATACATTAATTACAAAATTAGGTGGAGTATTAAATAGAGATGTATATATTATAAACTATACATATTGTATAGGTGGTGATGATACTAATGATGAAAAAGTAAGTGATATCATATTGGAATTAGATTCTGATTTTGTAAATCTTTTAAAAGAATTATATCCAGATACTAAATGTATATATTTTAAAAAGATTAAAGAATCTAAAAAAGATTTAGAGAATAATTTGGATTTAAATGCAAATAATACTATAATAGATGAATTAGAGAAAAAAATTAATATTATGATACGTCTGGTTGGGGATAGTAATCCATGGAATAAGTTTATTATTAATAATGATGATTATGATTCATTCTTTGATAAAAAAGAAGTTATAAAAGGATTTATTAATAATGATGATATACCAGATACTGATATTAGTTTACAATTATTTCCAAAATTAACAGAAAAGAATATAGATGATTTTTATTATAAATATTATAAGGATAAATATAAGGATATAGAATTTGTTCATATATTAACTAAATTATATTCAGATATATTTATGATTTATAATTACTTTAAATATATAACGATATAAATACAATATAATAAAATAATAAGAAAGGAAAATCCTAAGAATATTATTTTTACTATATTATGTTATTCAGATGAATGCAGTTGATTTAAAAATATAAATACAGAGTAGGAGCATATGTCTCTACTCTGTATTTATTACTTATTTATCATCAGTCTTATTAAGAAGATTATTCATATTATCCATCTGCTTATCAATCATTTCATATATTTTCTTGACAAGGCTATCCTGATCCATATACTTAGATAGGAACGGGAACTGATTATAAATATCTTTTATAACCTGCGATCTCTTCAAGTCACCAGACTTCTTATAATCTTTCCACTGTATCTCTGCCTGGCACATAAGCTTCATCAACTCTTCATTAATTACCTTAAGAGCTGACTGTACTCTCTGTTCCTGAGATAGTGCAGAATAATTAAGAGTAGTTCTAATTACTGTAGCAATAATAGCAATCACTACTACTATATTAGTCCACTGATTCTGAATAAGATGTATAAAATTATTAAATCCAGCCATTAAAATACCTTCTTTCATAATAATGTAAATTTATTATTATGTATTATAAAAAGAAAAAAAAGAAGGATGTACAGTCCTTCTTTTTTTATTTTTTACTTGGTTAGAAGATCTATTTCATAATCTTCCATTACCTCCTTCCTGAAGGATTCATAATCGAACCCTTCTGGGATTTTAAATATATACCAATCTATATGATCGCTGAACTCATCATATAATACGATAGGCTCAGTATTTACATATACCGTGTGCGACTCATAGTACCTATTGTCTTCATCCCAGTCGTTATGCTGTTCAACAGCCACTCGGTCTCCGTTAAATTCTAAATCATATCTAACACAATCATCTTCGTGATCCATAAATGCAACAAAACTTAACATATTTACTCCTTCTATACCGTTAAAGGTCGTAATCACCTATAAATTTATTTTATTACTACACGTAAATGATATATATATATATAGATATCTGAAATACGGATATATGATATAGAAGATATTTATTATTATATCTTCTATATCATATATTTATTCTGCATCTGCTCTTATATCTGCATTATTTGTATCTTCCGTGAAATAATCCGATTCTATTGAATCATCTATTCCGTTATTGTTATTATCTAAAATAGAAGCTTCAAACTTATCTCTTTCCAATTGAGCTTTTACTTCTTCTTTAGTCTCATTGAATGATTTATAACAATAAACAGCAAATGCTATACTTTCTCCTATTACTGCTCCTATTAAAGAACTTAATGCCCCTAGATCTCCTAAGAAGAACATAGTCCACATTGAGTATAATTCAATAATAAAGCAATTTCCTAATATTAAATACATTAAGAATTTAGTAGTAGTAAATTTCTTTTTTCTTGATGAAATTTCTTTAATAGGTCTATACATATTTTCTACAGTAAGAAGTTCTAGTTCTCTTCTTCTATTTTCCATCTTAAGAAGTTCTTGTTTCTTCTTTTCTATATATTTTTTATCAGACTTTTTATCTTTAGAAATTTCATTATCATTCCAGTCAAGATTAGAATATTCCACCTTATTGTAAATCGGTTCACTCATAAAAAAAATTATTCCTTTCTTTTCTCATTAGTGATTTAATAGGTTGTTAAAATCAACTAAGAGAAAAAAAAGAAGGATGTACAGTCCTTCTTTTTTATTTTTTACTTCTCAGGAAGTTCTATATCGAGAACTTCCTTCACCTCCTTCCTGAAGGTTTCCCAGTCGAAATCTTCTACTGGTTTATCATCCCATTCAACATAACCAGTATCATACTGATTACAGGACATCAGGTAGCCAAAGCTATTATTTCGGACATAATAACTCCAGTAAAAATAAGTATTGTCTTCATCCCCGCCAACGACGTTCTGCTTAGATAAAGTGAGTGGGATACCATTGAATTCCACCTCCCATATTTTTGCAAAACCAGACCAATCATTACCCAAATCCTTAACTGATACTATATTTAACATAGTTACTCCTCTCCGCCGTCAAGAGTCGCGGTCACTCGAATTATTTATTTTATTATTACGGAGAAATAATATATATATATAACTATCTAAAATACGGATAAAGTTATATTTTCTTATTCCTTCTCAGGAATGTCTATATTAAAATATTTCCAAACTTCATATCTAAAGAGATCCATATCGAAATCTTTTGGAGGATTATAAGCACCCCATATTACCTCATTACCATATTCTCGATACTCCAAAATCGCATTACGGGCTTTTACAAGAATCTTTCTGGTTCTGTAATAATTCTCTCCAGTCTCATAAGAGTCAATGAATCTTTCAATAAGTGTCAATCGCATACCATTAAAAACTATTTCATACTGTAAAGTCACATCACCATCATGTTCATAGTGGGTATTATATAACATTTTTAGCATAGTATCTCGCTTTCTCCCCGTTAAGCCTGATAGGACATCTATAAACTTTGTTAATATTTCAAAGAAATAATATATTAATAACTGTATATTTATGAGTTACCATAATTATGATAATAAAAAAAAGAAGAGGACTTAATCCTCTTCCTTTTCAAAATCTGTAAATACGCCATTCTGGAATAGATTATCCCAGAATGCTTTACATTCCTCAAATGTGATGTCCGTCTGAGGTTTTATATCCATGAAAGCATAATGCTTTTCATTATTATTACTAACTCGTTCATTAACCTCTTTAATTTCACGTATTTCTCTAAATCTCATTATTATTTCCTCCTAAGATTAAAACTATTTTATTATTACACAAAAATGATATATATATATATATATAAGGTAAATACGGATAGAATAATAAGAGTATAGAACCTATGTCTATACTCTTATTAATAATATCTTAACTATTTTATCTTTTACACATCTGTTAATTACAGATGAAGCCACTTCTCAAGATTGCTCAACTTAACCTGTGCCTGTATACCCTGTACAGCAGCGTTTGTATATCTTGATGTTCCCATCAAATATGTATAGCTACCACCAGGAAGGTTAGGTGATCTGTAAGCACTATTCTGACTTGTTAGAATATGAGTTGTGTACTTGTAATGTTTAAATGTGAACTGCTCTTCTGAAAGTGGATAAGGAATAATTCTAATTCCATTAAATGTCTTCTCTACATTATCATATGTAGCATTAACCTTCTTTGTTGATACAACCTGTACCTTAATATCTCCACTAGTTGTAATTCCGTAACCATAATCAAGCTTAACACCATTTGTAACAGAACCTGGTCTTGTTACCCAGTTTACTGCTGAATCAAGAAGTGAAATAAATCTTGGGTTACCATAGATAACAAATGTGAAGTCATCCATCTTTACCTTATCTGCAATATCCTGAAGAATACGATCAATCTTGAACTTGAACATCTTCTCGATGTATTCATTTGGTAGAGCTGTTGTAATACCCATACCATTGCAATCAAATGTATCCTTAGTAATAAAGCTATTCCACTGAAGTGGATCAAGCTCTACACCATCATACTTCTTAAACTGCTCATCAAGCCAGTTAAGAACTGTAGAGTCTTCCATCTGTGTAAGAATATCAGCAATGTTGTTATATGTCTTCTTATAGAGGTCAATATCCATAAGAGCCTTAACATCTTCCAATTCCTCAAGTGAATATGGAACATCTACTCTCATACCGTCTTCGATCTTCCATTCTCTCTCTTCACGAGCATAATCGAATGTAACGGCTCTCTCATTTCTCTCGTTTGATACAGTACCACTAATTACAACACCTGTAATTACACCAGCTGCACTATTGATAGTTGTTGTCTTATTAACAAAATCAACCATACCCGAAATAACATCCTTAACAGGGTGCTTAACATGAGAAGAATCCTCTACTTCTGTATTAATAACACCACCAAGCCATGTTGAATCTGAAAGATTAACTCTCATTGGCTGAGGAAGTGTAATATCATATGTCTGACCTGATACAGTAGCCTGCACCTTCTCAATATAAAGATTCAAACTCAAATCATCATTATCTGTTGCATTTGGAGTAAATGCAGGATCAAGAAGCTTAAGCTCATACTGTGGAAGAGTCTTAATTGTTCCAGTTGGGTTAATTGGAAGACCCTTACCAGCTGAATAAATCTCTTTAAACTCCTCAGTAAAGAAACACTGTGGATACTTCCATCTCTTCTTTGACTTAGGATCTACAACATATGTCTGCTCGATATGCTTCTTAATAAGAGGAGACTTAGTAACCTCTGTCTGGATAATATCCTTTGAAGCAAGCTTCAACTGCTGCTTAATAAGTACAGGAAAATCTACTGCTTTGATAGGAAGAAGTGTTCCTGTTCTTGTTGCCTCTGTTACAAGGTCATTAGCACAGTTATCAAACATCTCTGAAACCTGATCATAGAGACATCCATGTGTACCGTACTCATGATCCATATCATTAGACATAACAGCTGTTTCTGTAGCAAGCTGATCAAGAAGTGCTCCCTTATATGCATTAAGCATTGCTTTATTATTTATAAACTTATTAATATCGACCTTAACATCAATATTATTTGCCATAAGTTCATTATATGCTTCAGTGAAAATATCATCAAAGCTATTCATGTGTACATGATTATTAAATCCTCCGACTGTCTCTGTTGCAACAAAATCAGAGGCTGAATTTGATAAAAATGATAGCATCAATTTTCTCCTTCGTATCTATTCTTTTTTAATAATTTATTTTTATATTCTATAAATTTATATAGGTGTTTTTATATGTTATTTATAAATCCAACTAAAATCCGTAGAATACAATCTTGAATTTTATTATTTCAATGTTGCCTTATGATTCGGCTTCTTCTTCATATCCATTAATTTTTTCTTATGTACTTTTATTCTTTGTAATAAAGTAAATACAGCTTGAGTCATTACTACCGCATTTTGATAGAATAATAAAGCTTTTACATAAGTATCTAATTCAAATTTCATTATCATGTACTCATAACATAAATCTTTTATTTCTCTTAATTTAGTACAAGCAGCTTTTAAAATTTTATTAGTATTTAAATCATCACCTATATTATTCTCTAATTTATTAATATAATTAGTTAATGCATTTAGTAAAATCTCAAAGTTTAAAAATAAGGCATACTTTCTAGTGGAGGCATATTCTAGTCCAGGTCCCTTTTCACCATCCTCATTATCAGTATTAGGATCATCAGCAGTATCGGGAGGACTATCGACAGAATCACCTCCATCTCCACCGTCTTCTCCACCTGCAGTTGGATCATTGAAGTCAGTATCATCACCAGTATCAGGGGCATCATCACTCCCACTATCGGTATTAGTATCGGGAGAAGATGTGTCGCCACCTTCATTTCCACCACTAGTAGTGTCTCCACTATCCGATGTATTTTCATCTCCAGTATTTTCTTCACCATCTGTATCGTCCATATCTCCGAAATCTGTATCATCTGTGTCAATATCAGTATCACTATCTTCACCCATATCATCATCGTCATCATCGAGATGCATATCACTGAAATCAGTATCATCAGAATCTAAGTCATCATCATTAGCAGTTATGTTAGAATCATCTGACTCATAATCATCATCACCTTTTGCAGCTTTACTAAAATCTATTCTTCTGCCTCTACCTGGTGATATATTTAATACTTTAGTATTTTTATGAACATGAGTTGGATTAGCTTCAGTGGCTAAAAAAAATCTACCATATTTATTTATATTATTTTTATATGTAGCAATTATCATAGCATATCCTTTCTATGATTTATACATACTTGGAATTTGTCTTAACTCTTACTAATTCAGTATTAAGTTTTTCTCTAATACGAATTAATCTATATTTCTCTTGCTTATCACCATCTGATGAAGCATCATTTATTTTTTCTTCACATACTTTAATCTCAGTTTCTATCTCTCTAATTAACTCATTTCTAATTTTGATATTCTCATCTTTACGGAAATGATTAACTATCATTAGTACTGGAACTAAAGCTAAATTAACTTGAGTCGCAACACCATATTTAATTGCTGTAGCTAAATTATGAAAAGATTTCTTTCTAAAACCAGGGTCTGTCATAAAAGCTTTTCTTTTTTCAACATCAGCTTTATCTATATCTGCTGCTACTTTTTTTATTTCTTTAGCCACATTCATTGGAATTGCTGCAACAGCTTTACCAGCATTTACTATCTCTTGTCCTTTATGAGATATTTTACCAAATAATGCCATTTGTTTTGCTTCAGCATCCATTGCACCAAATTGTACTTTACTAGCAATATTCTTTGCTTTAGGAGCTTTAGTAGTACTAGTAATATATTCTCTACTATCTTTATTATTTACTTCATAATCAGTATTTTCTTCTTCAGTAATTAAACTAAGATACTGGTATGCATCTGATAATGAGCAATCTTCTTTGAATAGAGTAAATCCGTCTATATCTAAATCAATATTATTAGCATATGAATATTCAATAGCAATATGATCTTTAGTTTTTTCAAATGCTATATTCTTATAATCTTCAAATCCATCTCTAGTGGTTCTATTATCATCTTCATTCAAATTACCAAATTCCATATTAAGTAATTGATCATCAATAGCAGATTCTATTGATACATGATGAGGTATAGATTTAACTCTCTTTATATTCATATTAGAAATAACTTCATTTAGATTTGTATTCATTAATTCTCTAATAAGAGATTTAAATATCCTACTAGGAATATCTGCTATTTTTTCAAACCAAAATTTATCTTTACTTAATTTATTACATAATATAATAGATTCTACATAAGTAGACCATCTATCATTATCGAATTCTTCTCTAATATCACAAATCTCTAATAAATGATTTGCTATAGTATCTAACATCTCTGGAGTAATAAATTCAGCAACATAAGGAAGATAGGTTAATAGTACAACAGGATTATTATCATTTTCCATCATTGTATTTTCAATAATACCATGATTAGAATCCTTATCAAATTCTTTAAGCATTACCTTTTCAATATCACCAATATTATCTCTAATATAATAAGCATAATTGATAGTTGAATATGACTTACTAATAGTTTTAAATAATAATCCTTTTAATAGATTAATACTATCTAACTGGTCTTTATTATCCATTTGACTTGAATACTTCTCAATATATCCGCATACTCTATCGTATATCTCTTCCATTCTACTGAACCATATACAAGAATTACTATCTAACATACTAATGAATACCTGAGTACCATAATATGGTTCTGAGAATATAATTTCTGCATTATCTAAAATATCAGAAATAGACTCATTAGTATATACTTCTTTATATTTTAAAGCATTCTCTTCTGTATAATTTTCTTTTAGAGTATTATATGCATTAATGATTCTCTTACTAGGAGTACCATTAACAATTCTATCTATATCAATTGACATATTTCTATTATACCCTTTCGTTATTAAAATATTTAGGTATATAAACTACGGTATATACCCAGCTTATTATGATGTTTCTAGGTCATTCCTAGTATAAAAAAATTATTTTTAATTTTAATGAACTATTAATTAGGGATGCGAATATAATATTGATACACTCTCTCGCTTTCAGTCTTTATCATTTAGAGTTTCAAATATTCGTATTCCCTATAGTAATTTTATCGTACTATACAAGTAACAATGTGAATGTGAATCACACACCCTCTTTTCTTTATTTTTTGTTTGAAAACTATAGTTTGGAATGGTATATATTATATATACCATTCCAAACCTTTTTATTACTTAAATACTTTAAATCCCACTATATCATTACCACTTCCTGTTTTAACTAACTTTCTTCCTTTAGATACCCTTGTATCAATATCTAATGATTTAACATCAATAACCTCTGGATCAGATTTCTTTCTATATATAATAACTTTATTATTCTTATTAACTCCCACTACACCTATTAAAGATTCTTTTCCTGATAATGCTATAAGATTAACAGTTTCTCCTTTTCTTTCCATAGTAGGGAAATATTTCATCTCAGTTAATTTAATTCTACCAGATGTAGTTACATATAATAAATACTTATCAGTCTTATTTACTAATGAAGCATTCATAATATAATCATCTTTTTGTAAAGTTATCATATTTAATCCTTGAGCAAATAATCCATAATTCCTAATCTCATCTAATGGTAATTTAATTCCATTTCCGTTAGCTGTAGAAATAATAATATCTGAATTATTATCTAATGTAAATATTGCAGAACCAACTTCATCACCATCAGTTAGTTTGATAGCTTGCTTATTATCAGTGATATTTTTAAATTCAGATAATTGTACTCTTTTAGCTAATCCATTCTTAGTAATAAAGATAATACCTACATTCTCATCTTTAATCTTAAAGATATCAGATGATGGTAATTCCATAACAGCTTTAACTAATCCGTTTACTGTAAAGAATCTACTTAGCTCTACTCCAATATCTTCATAAGACATATCTGGTAAGCTTGATATACCTATCTTAGATACATATCCACTACTATCTACTATTAATAAGCTTTCTGCATTATTAATCTTAAAGACAAATAATGAACCATCATTACCTTTGCCAATATTACCTATAGAAATATTATCTTTAACAGATACTTTCTTAATATAACCAGATTGAGTTATTCCTACTATATAATCTATATCAGGAATATTTTCTAAATCGTCATCTTCTTTTACTATTTTAGACTTTCTAGGACTACCCCATTTCTTCTTACCTTCTTTAAGTTGATTAATAATAAATTCTTCTAGTTTATTATCATCTTGAAGAATTTCATTAATATAATCCAATTCTTCTTGAATTTTAACTTTATCTTCTTTATAGCTATTATAACTATCTTCATTAAAGTTATATACTCTCATATCAGCAATAACAGCAGCTTGTACTGAAGTTATTTTGAATTTATTCATCAATCTTTCTATAGTTTCTTTTCTACTCTTAGAAGTTCTTGCTATGTTAATAGTAGTATCAATATTATCTTTATTAAAGACCATTAATAGTACTTCATTCATTTTCTGTTTAGATATAGTAATTTGTAAATTATTCAAGAACATAGAACGAAGAATATCTATTCTATAATCTATCCACTGTAGCAATAAATCTTTTACTCCATATTCATATTCTTGATAATCATCAATTACTGTAATTCCAACAGGAAAAGTAACTTTTAATCCAGTACCTTTTTTATATAACTTCTTTAATACTAAATCAGGTTTAGCTCCAGATTTTAATTTAATCTTAATATCTACTTCACCTTCTTTAGTACTATCTTGAATTTCTTGTATATCTTTAATAGTACCTTTATTGATTAATTCTATAATCTTACTGATTACACTTTGAGAACTACCGTTATACGGTAATGATGTAATCCTAATAATATTATTATAGTAATCAATTTCTGAAGTAGCTCTGAATATAACTTTAGCTTGACCAGTTTCATTAATATCTTTGAAATTTCCTATATCAACTATATCACATCCAGTTGGAGAATCTGGTATTAACATTATTTTTGATTTAGGATTCTTTATCAATGCTATAGTAGCATCTAATACTTCATTAACATTAAATGGTGGTATATTAGATGCTAATCCATAACCAATACCACTAAATTGAGGATTAAATAATATATGAGGATATTTTGCTGGTAAAAATTCTGGTTCATAATTTTCTCCATCATATCCTAGTTTCATAGGTACACAATATTTATCAAAATCATCAAAGAAGCAATCAATAGTATATTCACTCATCTTAGCTTCTCTATAACGACCATCTGCAAACTTATCTCCTCTTAGGTTTCCATAAGAACCTTGAGGTATTAATAGCATTACATTATTTGACCAATATTGACCTTCTTTACCAATAACTTCATCAATTGCAACTGGTCCGTGTGGATGATAATTTATCGTAGTAGCTGATAATCTATCAACCTTTATAGATTTCAATTTACTCAGAGTTTCTCTCTTAGTATTCATAGGTTTATGCTCTAATTCCCACCAAGAATATAATAATCTTCTTTTACCAGGTTTTAAACCATCTGCCAATGAAGCAATAGTTCTATAAAGATTCTTATTAGCTCCAAATAATTTAGAATACTCTAAATCAGCATCTGCTATATTTACTTCAGTAATTTTTTCATTACCGAAAGTTTCACCATATTCATCAATTAACATCAAATCAAGTTTCTTATCCATTTTTACATCTTTAGATTTTCTTTTACTCTTCTTTGCCATTACCAAACTCCTTTCTATTTTAATTATCTAAATCTTCTCTATTTATTTTATAGGACTTCATCATTTCTTTTCTACCATCTGCATCTTCTTTAGAATTTCCATGAGTCAAATTAAATATAGCTAATTCTCTTTCCACATCATCTACTGTATATCTAATAGATATCCTATTATTAATATCCAATGTAGTTTTAAATAATTCATCACCATTTAATTCTCCAAGTCCTTTAAAACGAGTTTTAATCTTAGGAGTTAATTTAGTACATAAATCTAAAAATTCTTCTATAGACATTTTTACTGGTTCTTTATCTTTCTCTTTAACTTCTAATACGTGACCATATTTTTGTATAATAGGAATTAGATAAGAAGTCTTTCTAAAGAACCTTTTAGTTATTTTTACTAATGCATACTTACCATCTACAACACCACTAATCCTTGCATTATCTTCTAATACAATTTCTTTAAATTTCTTTTGAATAATATTCATAAACTTGGTAATGAATTTCTGATTACTAAATACTGTATCAATATCATCATAATCATTCTCTGATCTAACTATACCAAATTCTACTAATAATGAAATTATTTCTTCGATAAGAAATTTATTAATATTACCGCTTTCTTTAGATGCTCTTATTAAATTTTCACTATAATCAAAAGTATCTCTTAAGAAATCAAATAGTTCATCTTTAGATAAATATTCATCGTCATTTTGTAATTTAATCTTAAAATTCTTTACTATCTTCTTATGATAAATTTCAGCTAACTCAGATTTATTTATTACAAATGAATTATCTTTATCATATAATGAATACAACGGAGCATACACTTTATACAACTTGCCTGCTTCTATTATAGGTCTCATCCACCTATAAAAGAATGCTAACATACCAGCAGATATATTATAACCATCAATATCTGAATCTGTGAATATATTTATTCTATCAAAATATAATTTATCAATATCAAACTTTGGTCCAATACCACATTTCAATACCGTAACTAAATCTCTCCATTCTTTATTTTCCATTATATCGGTTAAGCTACATTTCATAGCGTTTAATGTAACTCCTCTAAATAAGAAAAATCCTTGAGTATCCGGATCAGAACCATTTCTGGCTGAACCTGAAGCCGATGAACCTTCGACTAAAAAGCAATTTTGTTAATCTATATATTTCTATATAAGTTCAGACTATATCTTCATCTCTAAATATTAGAGAGCCTCCCGTTTCGGATTATTGATATTATCTCACCTACATTTCACCCTATAATTGGGTCTACTCGGTTCTAAGTATAAATACTTAGCCTTTCCCTAGTCGTTGAACCTTACTCTTATTTATACTATATTATATTTATATATTTTTATATGTTTTACCAATACGTATATCGCTTACTACATATTTTGGAACCTGTCTCTTTTTTGATATTTCCTTATTTGTAAGACCTTTTTTAAAATCTTTCTTAATTTTCTTAATAAGATTTTTATCAAGGATATTTTTGTTTACTCGTCGTCCTTTTCTATTTTCAATATTATAGTATTTTGATATTGGGTACCAGTGTTTATTATGGCATATATTATGAATCACCGACCTTCCGATACCAGTTATGTTAGATATTTCTGTCATATTGTATAATCCTGATTCCAATAATACACATACAAATTTTATTTCTTCATTACTATATTTAGCCATATTATGTTTCTCACATGTTAATATTAAGCCATCTTCCTTAGCGTATGTCGAATTTTCTTTACTAGTAACCCATTTTAGATTGGTATAATGATTATTCGTCTTATCATTATCAATATGATGAATAATATCATATCCATATGGGTTATCTATAAAATATTCTCCAACTAAACGATGTATGCGTTTATGATATATTTTTTTATTACAATATAAACCAACACGCAAATATCCATGATTAACTTCATATAGCATTTTCCTAAGTCCAGTTTTGAGTTCTCGATAGACATTACCGTAGTTAGAAATAAAATATTTTGTCAATTCACCATTAATGTATATCGGTTTTATAATCTCACCGTCATTTAATTTATTTATACAATCACCTCCCGATTATATTAAATAAATATAGTATAAATAAGAGTCTTGGTTGCTGATTGTCTTTCTCTTAATAGAGTTAAGAGTTCCCAGCAGTTAAAGAGGTTTTTGACATCACATCACTGTGATGGGAGCCATTTCTAGTCTAGCTCCTTCCATTTTTTACCAGTATTATTTGGTCTAATATAGTTACTCATTTCATGCTCTTTGAAAGTATTTAATTTCTCTATATTAGTAGCAGATTTAGCTTTAATCATATCTTGTCTTGCTTTAGTATTAATCTTAATAATTTTAATAATATCATTAAGTAATCCACTATTCATTTTAAAATATTCATCTAAAGCGTTAGTTATTAATTCTTTCATATATGGAACTAATGTAGGACACTGTATTTTCTGTTTAGCATTACCTACAAATCCCACTTGAGCATTGGTAGATAAACTCAATACACAATATAAGTTAGTTCTACAATCATCCCAAGTCACTTTTAATTTATTCTTTTGAGTATCACTCATAGATTCATTTACTTTACTCTGTATCCATCTACAGTAAGCTTCATCAAATGCATCTAAATGAGAACCATTATCAATAGTATTGGTATAGTTGCAATATGTATTAAAAGTAGCTGGTTCATTATAAGCTTCATTAATACAATAAGAAAATGCAATATCCATATGGATATTCTTTTCTATATCTTCCATATCAACACTTGTTGTTCCATCATCATTTTCTGTTAATACCTTAGTTGCTTCTATTAATTTATTATCTCCATTAATATAACAAACATCAGTTAAATCTTTCTTCTTTAATCCTGATGGTATTATCTTAGTAATCAATTCAGAGAATGATTTAGGTTTAAACTTAATACTCTTTACTACATCTAATCCATCATATACTGTAATAGTTGCTTTGATATTATTCTTCTTTAGATTATTTGAATTTAAATAGAATAATGAATCAACCCAATTAATTACTTCATCTATAGGTAATTTTGCATCACTACCCATATATTTTTTAGATACTCTGAATTCTACTGTAGTACCTCTTAATCCTTTTTTATTCTTCTCTATTTTATCTACTACTACTACACCTTCTTTAAATTCTAATGTATGTATAGTACTCTCTTTATCTCTATAAGCTATTACTTTAAAATAATCTGATAAGGCATTAACTACTGTCATACCTACACCAAATTCTCCACTACTATCCACTCCAGCACTTCTAGCAAATTTACTACCACTCTGGAGAGTAGTCATAAATATCTTCATAGAGTATTTACTTTCATTAAAACTTCTTCCATTATCAGATACTTTAAGAATATCTGTATTTATATCATAAGATATATCAATAGTATTGCCTGGTGATTCAGGATCAATACATTCATCAAAGTTATTTTGAATAATCTCCCTAGCTAAATGAAATGCACCTTGCTCACCATATTCATTAATATACATATTAGTCTTTACTTGTATCTTTTGAATATCATTTTCAAGGTGCATTAATTCTGTATCATTGTACATAATATATTCCTTTCTTATTTGTACTTATTCTTCTGTTAAAATAAAAATATTAATATACACGAATACCCATTCGTGGTTATTATAATATTATTAAACAAAAAAATATAGGGTATACGATTTCTCGTATACCCAAATGATAGAAAGACAATAAACTTATTTACATGGAACCCCAGCTACCGAAAGCGTCAGATGAAGTTCCTCCACCATTTTTGTTCTTATTCTTCTTACCTTTCTTACCAGTTATATTAGACTGCTTCTCTGCAATCTTTCTAATTTTCTTATACTGCTTCTTATACAGAGCTAATAGCACTCCAGTCTTAGAGAACATACCAAGCATCTCTTCTCCGCTATTAGTTGCAATAGATAAGAATTTAGCCTGATTATTGAGTTCTGTCATATTACCAATAACTTCTTTGAGATGATCGTTATCATAGAACTGAAGAGGAATTTTTGCTCCACAACCTCTGCAGATAGCATAGTCACCGATTACATCAATATTTGGAACCTGCTTACCTTTCTTATTCAACTTCCAGTGTGGACAGCTTGCTTTAGCTGTCTTTGTTTCTTTCTTATCCTTACCTTTAATCTTGCCTTTCTTATTAAGCATTGCAGTTATCTTTGTTACTAATTTGCTCTTCTCGCTCATTTTATTTCTTCTCCTTATTAAATGAAACTTTGTTATTTAGTTACCCTAAAATAATATATAGTTAATTTTTACATATGATTTTATTTACCATTAATGCACTTAATCTTATATGTCTCAGGGTGATATACGAATACATATTCTATACCATACTTCTTGCAGAAGTCTGCTGGTACCTTTAAATCGCATACCGTGATCGCTTTTATATTCTTTTTAGTTATCTCTTCTAAGATAACATTATTCAATTCTCTATCAATATGATAAAGAGCATTTTCATCTGATAGTAGTACAACAACAGAGTTATCAATATCATATGTACTATTATCTAATATCGTACCAGCTCTTTCATCATCATTTCCAACATTAATAAATATTCCCAATGTAGGAATATATCTCTTATTGAAAGTAATACCGAAATGCTTAGTCTTAACTTTATCACCAACTCGTAATGAGTTGTATATATTGATTTCTTCACTTAACTCTTCGTTAGTGAAATCTCTAAATACTACTTTAGGTTGATTATTTTCATCAATACCTATCATAATATTATAGTAAGTATCATTATGAATTCCTCTTAAAGTCATCTTAATCAATGCACTGTAAAGTGATGTATACTGTATAGCACATCCCTGATATCTATTAAAAGACCTAAAAGTTTGACAAATATTAACAGCTGTTTGATTAGGAAGACTATAAGAAATCAATTCATAATCATCAGGGTTAAAACTAATATAAGCGATATTATAATTTACTTTATTATCACCTTCTCGCTCATTTAATTTTATAGCTGTTAATTTCATATTCTTATTACTATTGGAGAACTTTATATCTTCACATAACTCATAACCCTGTATAGATACATCAATATCTCCATAGTTATTTTTTATTTCCTTAACAGGGGAGCAGATTTTATCTACTCCACCTCCTAACTTTATCTTCTGTCTCAGTGCTCTACAAGAGATGAAATCAGAATTATATTTATCGGTATACACGGACCATACATGTGGTTCAACTGGGTTACCGATTACGATATCATATAACATAATTCACCCCTTATAAATATTTCTTAATAGACTCATCGTGACTAAGCATAGCATTAATCACTTTAGTTATTTTAGGATAATCATCAGGTACCAATGTAGATAGATTATATCTTCTATTTCCATCTTTACCCTGAGCATCATCTCTCTTTCTACCATTAACATATACATTTATGATAGACTTGATTTCATCTGACTTCAGTCCTTCCATAACTTTAAAGCACCAAGATGATATATCTACATAAAGAGTCTTCTGAGCTTCAGTAAACTTACTAAATCTCTCTTTTCTCTCTAATAGTGCAAATGTAATGAACATTGGATAATATTCTTCATCGGCAATTAATTCCATTATAGTATCAAATGGAACTGCTACACCCTTTGTATGCTCATATAAGCAATCAAAGAATGACTTGATTCTGAAGAATTGAGAAATTCTTAATGCTTCATCGCAAGGAATTATTGATAATACATCTAATGATGTAGCAGCATCAATTCCTGCTTTAGCAAACTTCTTCAATCTCTTCTTAAGAATCAATTGAAGTAATTCTTGAATATCTTCCATGTTATATACTTCAGCATTCTTATTTTCTGCTAATCTCTGATCATTTAACTTCTTAGCTTCACAAAGAATTTCATTTATAATAATAGGAAGAAGTTTAATATTCTTAATCTTATTATTCTTTACTTCTTTCTTTAGAGCTTTAATGAAATCATAATCAGTAAGCTTCTGATAAATCAAAGTCTTTACTTCCTGTACATTCTGTTGTTGTAAATGACCATACTTAACAACAAACTCTATTACATCTGGAAGTAAATCTATCAGAGACATATAATAACTCTGCTTCACTTCTTTCTTACTATCATAGAAATTTGCATTTTCTTTCTTATATTTCTTATAAGTCATTTTTGCAAATTCCTTAATATCGTCATTGATCTTAATATTCTTTGACTTTGTTTCGTTTCCCATCTGGAACCTCCTAAATAAAAATAATTTTTGTTTTGTATAATAAATCAACAACTTAGATTTTTTATACTCGCATCATTTACAAAGATGTAGATAAGCTGATAAATTATTATCAGCTTATCTTTATAATCTTTACATAAACTTACCAAATATATCTTTCAAATCTACAGTAGTTGATTCATTACTCTTTTCTTTATCTGATATTTTTGATGAGAGTGTATCAAGGCTAACTGATGATAACGCATCATCCGACTCTAAAGTTTTCTGTCTTTCTTCAATCTCCTCGATTCTATCTGATATAATATTTATCCTATCATTAATAGGACTTAAACCTGATAAGATAAGGTATACATTATTCGGCATCTTTCTATCATCATTTACATAAATATGATTAAATGCATGAATAGGATCACCCATAAAATCTCTTACCTTAGGAATATTATTATCGAATTCCTCTGTAAGAGTTTGAGATAGATTAGTGATAATACCAGAAGCCATAATCTTCTTGTCTCTCTGAGCTTCTACATGGCAATTTTTCTTGATATTATCAATTAACATATCCTCAATAGTCATATTATCAGTATCCTTCTCCTTGAAGTCTTCTACTCTTGATACAACTATTCTTCCAGCAAATGATATCAACCTCTTAGCATCTCTATCATCTATACTATCCAACTTAGTAGTATAATTATAGTTACATCTAAGTACATTAATATCTTCAACTATTTCATTATTTACTTTATCCAATAACTTATATGATGGTAAACCAGCACACTTATCGTTATCATACAGCATATAAGTTTGATTCTCCATCACCTTATATAACTCATTCAGATACTCTAAAGTATTAACATGAGCAGATAATGCTTCACTATTAACCGGTAATACTCCAACCATTATTACTTTAGTATCTACAAATCTAGCCTCTATAATATTGGCTAATAATGGAGCTGTTCCACTACCAGTACCACCACCGGTGGAACTTACAATAAATACAACATCCAATGGAGATATTAGTTCAATTATCTCCTGATCTTTCAATAAATTAGTTATTGAATCCTTAAGATAAGTTTTTGCAAGCTGTCTATCTTTACCAGCACCTGACGATAACCCATCTTTATCGGTTATCAACTTCTTTGGTATGTTATTAGGTACAGTCTCCAAATCCTTCTCTGAAGAGTTAATAGCTAATACAGGAATACCTAACTTCTCTTTAGCTAATGATGCTACCTGATTACCTGTGTTACCAATACCAATAATTCCTACTTCCAACATAAATAAATCCCTCCTATTTCTGTTTAGTATGTTGATTATATAGTTTCTTGTGTACAAATAATATTTATTCTTACTTGTACTTAAAAATGATATATAACTTTTAAAGTAAAGCTATAAATATCATATGCACTAATTATAAGTACATATGATATTTATTTTTTATTAATCTATATCAGGTTCTTTTAATGAATAAAATACATTATCATCTTTTTCTAACACAATAATTTTTCTTCTACCACCTTCACCAACAGGGAAACTAATACCTTGAATAGTATTATCAGGTAATTCAAATAATAGATACAAATCATTATTATATTTTACTATAGTAAATATTCCCATATCTTTAATATTTACTTTAGCAATCTTATACTCATCATTCTTAATAAGCTGAGCTAATGACTGTTCATCTATCTTATAAGAAATATTATCCTGATATCCTATGTAATTCTTAATACTATCAATATTTAATTTAACTAATTCATTTCTTAAATCATATATGAATTGAGGTCTATCGTCAAATATATTATCACCGATAATATTAACATCATCTATCGAGTTATAAATTTCTTTATTATCAGTAATAGAGTCTGGTTCTATATCAGTTACCTTTGATGTATACTTGATATCATCGTTAATATCGAATTGTAGTAATCCAGATTCATTATATTTATTAATAATACCCATCATAACACTTTCATCATGTCCAAACATTACAGATGCTGAATATACCAAGAATTGCAATATTTCTATATTATCAGTATTTAATGATTTATAAAATAGCCCAGTGGAAATAGCAGATGGTGTTATTGGTAATGAGTTTAAGAATAAATCATAGATATCTGTTAGTGTATTAAATATTACCATATTAATAGATTCATTATCTATTATTTTCTGTAATATAGTATAAACACGAATTTTATCTTTCAATATATAAAAATAGAATAACTTGAATAATTCGGTATAATACTGCCTAGGAGCAAATCTATACATCAATTTGGGAATAACATGGTATATCAGTTTAAAACTATTAATAATATCTACAATATCATCTAATGTTTCTGATGGTTTATTAATAATATCTATTAATTTAGTATTATATGTAATAGCTTTTGATATTATAATATCTGATTTCTCTTTAAGAGGTTTATACTCATCAGATATATTTAGTTTATCTTTAATCATTATAAGCCTAGTCTTAGTAGGTAATGATAAAGAATTAGTATTATTCATAATGAAGTTAATATCATATTCATTTAACTTAAAAAAATTATAATCCATATAAATCTTCTTTCTTTAATATAAACTGCTTACAAAATTAGATAAATTGCAATGAGCTGAATAAGTTTTATCAATCTCATGATTCCAGAATTGTACATCACCAGATTTTAAATCAATACAAAATACATTACCAAATGGATCTAATCCAAATGGTAATAAATTCTTAGGTATAAATCTTTTTAAATATCTAAATACATTATCATCATCATCCTTGTTAAATGATAAGACTGAACCAAATACTCTTTCTTGATTACTAATCATTATACGATGTTTTTCTGGAGTAGCTGCATTGTTATCTATAATAAATCTTTTAAATCCATTAGGTATTCTTATATCATATTCTTCTTCTATATCATTAAATACATTTTTATCTTTTATATTAATTTTATACTTACCAATCATTCTTTTCATCATCCTTATATTTATATATGTATACATATGTAGGCTCTTTGTATATAGAATTATCTACCACCGCATCAACAATATCACCAATTGGTCTAAATGCAGTTGATAATAATAGTAATATACCATTTACTATTGATTTTAATAAATTCAATAATGTAAATGGCTCATTTTCTTTATTATCTTTATAACCTTTATATTCATCAAGATCCATCTCGTGAATATATGCCTCTAGTTGTTCCATAGATGATTTAATTCCATCTAATAATCCTTTACCCTGAACTTCACTTACAGTCTTAACTATACCCTTTGTCATTCTGGGAATATTTATAACCAATGCCATAATAGCAAGAGTTTTTACATAATCTACAACAAATTTAAACCCGTAACTATTTTTAATATTTTTAAATTTGGTTTTTAATGTATTAACCAATTCTTTAAGACCCTTATTTATTTCGGGAACTTTCTCCCAAACTTCATACTTTTTAGGTTTCATTCCTATTAATTTTAATATTTTATCTTTAATTGCTTTAAAGAATTTTTTAAACCACTCTAATATTTTCTTTATTATACCAACTTTCTTCTTTTCTACTTTCTCTTCTTCTTCCATATAATAATGCATATCACTAGTATTTTCTGTATAACACGCATATACATAATCATTTTTAAGAGAAGATTGAAGTAATGATATTGATTTATAATCAGTAATTAACTTATTATATTCATTTTCCATAAATACTTCAAATTTATTATCATTCATACATATCACCTTCAGTATATATTTTATTTAAATCATCTATTGTCAAGGTATCTGTATTTTCAACTAGATGAATATAAGTACCTTTATTATTTATTTTATTATCTTTAGCCATTGATAGATATTTTAAGAAATCCTCATTCTTCTTATTTACTATCTTGATATAATTAGTTTCATTATTCATCATTATATCATCTTTAGCTTGTTCTTTTACTTTATCAACATCTTGAATTTTATGGTGCATATTTGGATTATCCCCACCATCTTTTATTTCTATCTCCAAATTAAGAGAAGGGATATAAAAATCAGGAATATAAAAATGCTTATTTCCATTATATTCATACCAGTATGTATGAGGGGATGGAGCCATTAAATCATCTGCATCAAAATTCATTACTCTATCTAAAAATTCTAAGAATGATTTCTCGTAACTACCTGTATAAGTAAATTCATGTACATGATCTCTCCATAAATACTTGCCACTAATTTTTCTATTAGCTAACATTTTCTTCTGTTGTTCTGGATCATCAAGTAATGTAGTTTTACCATACTTACCAATCATTCTCTTTTTAAAGATTTCTCTGTATCTTTCTTTACATTTAGGATTATCACAAAATCTATTATATTTATGAGTTATTTTATTCCACGATGTATTATTCTTACATATGATACAATTACCATGATCTTTACCAGTTCTTAAATAATAAGCAAACTGATCGGGGGTCATATTTTTTGGAATTGATTCAAAATGCTTCTTCTCTAAATGAGATACATAATCATCATTATCATAACAAAAATAATCACAGAAATTGCAATAAATTCTTCTTTTAGAACTCATTGATTTTAATCCTTTCTAAGTATTAAAATAAAGTTACCTACATTCTTAGTATGTATCTTTATATCAAAAAAAAACGATATAATAATTAAACAATTGAAAGGATTATGTATGGATTATATATTTGAGTCTTTAATTAATAGATATGATGAATTGGTAATACAAGAATATTGCTATGGAGAATCATATTATACAGAAGAAGCTAAAATGGGATTATTGCAGAAAATCGGAAAGTTTATTTCAGATTTATGTACTAAAATAATGAATAAAATAAAAGAAATAATTAATAAGATTGCTGGAAAAGAAATATATGTTAAAGCTCCAAGAGATATGGAGAATAAAGTAAAAGAAGTTGATGGATGGTTAGCTTCATTCAAGAAATTGGTAGCTGCTATTAAAAATGGTGTTGTTGGTGCTATAAAGCAATTATTGGGATTGATGAAGAATCACCCTATAGTAACTGGAGCAATTCTTGCAACTGGTGGATATATAATGGTTAGATCTGGTCAATATGATAAATGGTGTAAAAAATTTGGTTCTATAACTCAGAGAATTAAAGATGGAATAGCTGTTATTATGGGTAAAAAGGAATTTGTTGAAAAAGGTGAGTATGAAGCTGCTGTAGAAGCATCAACTAACGCAAAAGCTGCACTAGTAAATACTCAGAAACTACTAGATGAATGTAAACTTGACAATCATAACAAAGAGGTGATAATACAAGTAGGAGATGAAGAAATAAAAAGTCTGAATAATAAAATAGATAAAGCCAACGATAGATTACAAAATGTGCATAATAGATATAATAAAGTTGCTAAAATTGCTAGAGATAGTAGGGTAAACAATAGAAAACTTAAAGAAACTATTAAAGATCAAAATTACGCACTAGACGTATCTAAAAAATCAATAATGTATATGCAGGATAAATATGATGAAGATATGGATAGAGTTAATAAAGATTTTGAAAATAATCTAAGAATTAAATATTCTACAATATTTAATCAAGGATTAGCTATAAGACGCGACGATGAACCGGGATTTAGAGAATTTAGTAAACTTGATGAAACTAGAGATCTTATAGATGAGTTTAAAGAAAAAATTCAAAAAAGTAATAGTGTATCAAGTGCTAATAATGCATTAAGATATATTGACAGGGAATTTAAAAAATGGAAATCAAATAAAAAATAAATATAATTAAGTTTATTTATTATACAAATAATGGTATAGGTTAGATATCTAACCTATACCATTATACTACTTTTATTATTTAATAATAAAATGAATAATCATCATCATCAAAATAATCATAAACAGACTCTTCTAGTGGAAGATTATTCTTTTTAAAATATTTTTCCATTCTCTTCTTCTCTCTTGATATACTTCCATCCAACATCTTATCACCAATTTTATCCTTTGCTGCACTAACAGCTTTTCCTACTTTAGAATTAGCAAGTATTTTTGCAATATTACTAATTACAGTACTAATAGCTTGTGCAATCATCTGAAGACTGTTTAATGATTTCTGAGCATCGTCAATTGTATTTTCATCGTTTACATTTCTCAATTCGGATTCAGCACCATCTACAGTATCTTCAATCTCTTTACCCATATCATCAGTACGCTTAAGCAATTTAGCTAGATTTTTTCGATTCATAATAATTACAGCTCCAGCAGCAAATGTTATTTCTGGAAGAACTGCTTTGAGTAAGTCTGCAAGACCTCCTCCAAAATTACCACTTTTAATTTTAACTAAAGCCATCTTAATTGATTTAACATGCTTTTCGAGAGCATCTACTACTTTAGGTGCATTTGCAGGAACTTCAAACTCGTCATCATCATCACCTTTGTGAAATATCCCAGATATTTTTTCTTTGATAGCTGTGAAAAGTTTAGCAAACCACTCGAATATTTTTTTGATAATACCCTTCTTTTTCCCTACAGACTCTTCACTAGCTTCCTGATACATATATGTCATATCATTTGTATCATAACCCTCAAGGTATACTTTAGTTTCTATATCTTTATATATCTGATTAGATTTAAGAGAAGTCATTTCATACATAGTAGCAAGCTTATTCATCTGATTTTCCATACTAGCATCAAATACAGCAAGCTTTCTCTCAATTCCTCTTAAATGTGAATTATACATATCCATTATATATAATATCCTTTCATTTCTATTTTATTTAATAATCTGTTAAATTATCCTATTATTTAAAAGTCGTCTTCAAAGTCTTCTAAAGTATCATAATCGTCATCCTCAAAATCATCATCATCAACCTTAACTGAATAGCCACCAAATTTATCCAGTATACTATTTATTTTTTTAGCAGCTGGTGTATTAGGGTTAGTTTCTACATACTTTCTTGAACCGACAAAGGCAACACCTGTTAATGCTATTATTATAGCTATTATTTTAGCAATTTTTAAAATGACTTTTTTATATCGTGATAATATACTAGTGACTTTATTTAATAATTTTATTCCTAATCCCTTTAACCCTCGCTGTTTCGCTTGATCCACAGTTCTATTCGTATTAGCCTCAGTTTTATCAATATTTTTCTCCAAATCTGAACTAATATCGTTCATGTCATCTATTAGTTTATCTCTATCGGATACAGTGATAATAACTACAGTATTATCGTTAGAACCATAATTTTCATTATTTTCAACTGATGGTGGTACTGGTATATTTTCAATAGTATCTGCAGCACGTTCTATATTTCCAGAAGATAGTTCTTTCATTGGAGATTTGGTCTTTTGATAATAGTCTTTAATTTCTTTTATATCGTCTAAAACTTCTTTTGATATTTCTACTTTCTGTTTTTTATCTGCTCTATTTTTAAAAAAAGACTTTACCTTGTCTTTAATAGATTTAAAAACTTTTTTAAACCAATCAATGATTCTCTTTACAATACTTTTTTTCTTGGCTATTTCTTCATCAGCGATTTTATCATTCTCTGGATTATCAACATTAGGATTTACTTCTTGGTCTTGTATAGATTTATTTTTTCTATTCTTCCACGCTTCTATTTTACCTTTGAAGGGATTCTTTATAGATATCCCTTCAATAAACATTTTTGTTTCGTTATCCTCGTACATCTGATTATATTGAATATCTACCATTTCATACATAGTAGATAGATTATTATAATCATTTTCCATTAATTTAATAGCTCTATTTATATTTAATAAATTTATCATATATATATCCTTATTAATTAATAAAAATCTGAATAATCCGATTCATAATAATCATCATACTCATCTCTATCCCAGAAACCAAAAGTAGACTCTCCCACTTGTTTATCTTCATCTTTTTTATCTTCGTTCTCTTTTGGAGTATCGCCTTTGTTATCCCCATCTTTCGGGGTATCACCATCTTTACCGTCTCCTTCTTTTGGTGTGTCACCGTCTGTATTATCACCTTCGCCTTCTTTCGGCTTCTTACTTTGGTCTTCTCCACTAGCTTCACCGTTTAACCACTTTCCAGCGATAACAACCATATCCCATAAATGTTTTAGTATTTCATCTTTTATAAACTTTATACAACTTTTGACCATGTCAAATCCCTTATTATCGGTTTCTTTATCCAGCCATGTATCTATTTTACCACTAGCCTGATTTGCTAAATCATTAAGCTTATGCAAAAAATCATATTTCTGCTTAAGTTTAGATTTACGAATACCTATAAGAGCAGCACTAGCTACTGCTACAGAAAATTCAATCTTACATGTCTGCATAATTTTTTCACAACCACCTGTAACATTACCAGATATAACCATATTAAATGCTGCTTTAATTTCACTGAAATGATTTACTACTTTATCGATAAATCCTAACTGTGTCTTGTCAACTTTAATCTCTTTATCTTCGCCACCAGAAAAAAGCTCATTAATCTTATTACCAATTTTTGTAATAATATTTTTAATGAATTTTATTATTTTATGCAAGATACCTTTTTCTTTATCACTATTCTCGTTTTCAGCTTCGAGATAAAGATACTCCATATCTTCCATACTACCATTTTCGATGAAGATTTTATTTTCTATATCTCTCATAACCTGTTCATGTTCAAGAGCTATAATATTGGCAACAGTCATAGCTCTATCGAACTTATTTTCTAATACCATATATTCTTTTTCCCATGTATTTATAGGAAATCTTCTTCTATAATAACTCATAATCTTTATAATATTCCTTTCATATGAAATATATTTTAATTTATCATTTTGTTTCTAACCCTAAGCATTTACTTTTAATTGAATTCACATTAATGTAAACTTATTAAATGAAAGGATTTCATAACTATTATGGCAACATTACCAGTAAATCCAACATTTAATGTTAATGATTTTAATGAACCTAAAGTTCTATCACCTACAGAATCTTTTATCACAGATGTAATGATGATATTATTTGGAAAACCTGGGTTTTATCCATCTATTCCTACATTGGGAATGGATATTTCTCATTATTTATATTCATTTGATGATGAAATAGATACTGAAGGTATTAAATCAGAATTAGCATTACAATGCTCAGAATTTTCTTATTCTATTAATAGTGGTGATATGGATATTATTACTACTAAATATAATGGAAATCTGATGTTGTTATTTCTAATGCCTATTGTAAAAGATAGTAAAGATTTTCAATTGGTATTAGGAGTTACTACAAATGATAAAGGTGAAATAATCTACAACTTTGTAGAGAATGAAACTCAAATTATTTAAATTAAATATTTATAAGAAGGGAAATAAGCAAATGACAGATAACGAGCTTAACAATTCTAATACAATTTCAAGAAATGAAGATTTAGATTTAACATCAATGCTCAATGCAGTTAAAGAAGAATCTAATGTAGTAAAATCTGAAAATGCTCCAGCTGAAGTTAAAAAATCTCCATTAGAGATACTTAAAGAAGATGAAGCAAAAACTCCAAAAGGACTAGTAGTTGATAATGGTGATTTAAAAGCAGATAATGGTCCACAGAAGAATATTGTATATAATGATGAGAGAATGGCTGATATTAAGAATGAGATTAATAACTATGATACTACTCTCCTTAAGAGAAGTAAAGTTACTCTTATTAAAAAGCCAATGACTCAGTTAGAGTATGTACAGTTGATGGATGAAATTGAATCTGTTAAAATAAATCCAGATGGTTCTATATCATTCGATCTTATGGATAAGTATGGTAATAAACAGGAACCTGTATTTATTAGACCTAGAAAAGATAATGAACCTGAATTTGATTTCTCTATTCTTACTCCAGAGGAAAGAGAAGAGTTAAAGAATAAAGGTATAGATATAAAGGAAGAAGAAATAAAGGTAGATGAAGAGAAATCATCTGAAGCAGAAGAAAATAAAGAAGAAGAAATATCTCCAGAGAAAAAAAGAATAGTAGAAATTCTTATTGATAAAACTGGACTTGGTGGTGATTTCTTCCTATCAGAAGAAGAGAAGAAGAAATTATCTGAAGCGGAGACTATAAGAATTAATGAAGTTAGAATTCTTGATCTAGCTACTATTAAAGCAAAAAGGTCATCAGTATCATTCCAAGACCATATTAAAGAATTTAATATTAATGGTAGTAGAACTACTATATGTTTCCCTGCATCAGGATTTAAAGCACAGATGAAGGGATTATCATATGGTGAATATGCAGATATTGCTCTATCAATGGAGAATGTTAAATTCGATCAATATTATAAGAGATTGAGTATTATCTATAATCATATGACAAATATTTCAAGAGGAGATTTTAAGGATTTTGAAGATTTCTTAAAGCATTTCTCATATACAGATATTTCATTAGCACTTTATGGTCTTTATATTTCTACAGAGAAAGAAACACAGGAAATTCCACTTAGATGTGGTAATAAAGAATGTGGTAAAACTTTTAACTGGGAATATAATACAAGAAATATTCTAAGACTAGAAAGATGTGCAGATAAATTCTTAAAGAAGATGGAAGAAGTTGCTACAGCTAAACCATCTGATTATGATAAGATTGCTGAAAACGCAGCTGTTAATAATTCTAAGTATGTAGAGTTACCTGATAGTAAAGTTGTATGTGAGATGGGTGTAGCAAGTGCATATGACTTCTTGTATAACTTTATTCCTCTAATGAATGAAGAGACCTTTAAAGATGCATTTGGAAATGATGCTAGTCAGGTATATATGGATAATGTACTTCTACTTACATCAGTTAGAAGTGTAGATGTTCCTGATGGTGAAGGTGGATATATTCATTGTACTGGATATAAAGATATTCTTGATGCTATTTATTACATAGGACCAAATGATATAAAGTATCTTGCAGCTCAAACAGCTAAGATTCAGAGCTTATGGGAAGTTACTTATTCTCTTGGAGATACTAAGTGTCCTCATTGTGGAGCTGTAACTAAGAATCTTGATGTATCAATGGATGACTTAGTTTTTCAGACATACAATCGCTTGATGAGTACGGAGATAGAGCTGAGCAAAATTCAAGAGTTATAGATGAAACTCTAGCTCTTTTTAAAGGTGAATTATCATATGAAGATATTATGTATAATATACCTAAAAAGAGATTATTTGAATTAAGAGATGTCCGTATAAAGCGATTGTCTGATGAGCAGAAAGCCATCGAACGTCAACAGAAAGATGCTCAGAATCAGATAGTTCGAGATTCAATACTTAAAAAATAATATCGGCTTTTAAATCATTATTTACTTTTATTATGAAAGGAAAATAATGTTACTAATGGATAAAAAAATAGATAAATACTTTACTGAATTATCTGGAGGGGATTATGCTAAATTAGAGGTATTATTTATAGCTGATTACGACGAAGTTAGACAGTTATATTTTTTACTTAAAGATTATAGTGATAAGATAGATTGTATAGGTTATATTCATTCAGATGATGATGTAAGAGTACGTATATATACAGAATATACTGATGAGATTAGTAGTGTATTATCTCAGCAATATGGAGATAAAATAACTATAGACGAAGATGAGATAATTGTTAAAATAAAATAATAAGAAAATAAGAAGTAGGATTTTTATTCTACTTCTTATTTTTATTTTAACACCTAAAATAATCAAAATAAGTATATATTATCTTATAGTAAATATTTATAGAAAGGAAACTATTTACAAAATGGAAACTATTAAACATCGTAGGAGAAAACTCCGACCATGGGTTAAAAATCTATTAGGTATAAATAAATTTATACTAATAATAGCTTTTATAACAGTATTGTCGGGTAATTCTACAAAAATTGAAATTGATAGTGAAGCGATGGAATATTCATTAGTAAGAAAAATGGAAGACCCAGATACTTTATTATCAGAAACCGATCAACTTACTATGTTCCAAAACATAATTCCCGAAAGGGTAGAAGTAAGTGAAACTAGCGAAGAACCGCAGGAGGAAGAAACTAAAGAAGAAGAGGAAAATGTTAAAGAACCTACAGTAGAATATGAGTTATCTAATGTAGGGTATGTTAATGTATCTGGATTGAGAGTAAGAGAGAATCCTGATATAAATAGTAATGTGGTAGAATATTTATCATGGGGAGATAAAATTGAATATAGTGAATATGATGATGAGTGGTTGGTTATTAAAATAAATGATAACTATTCATATGTAAGTAAAAAGTACATATCAGACACATTACCTAATTACAAATCAAAGAGAGTAGTTGGAGATACGAGAAAATCCTATATGGATTTTAAGATGATAACTTCAAAGAGTAGTCCACAATATAAACTACAACACAAATATGCATATACTGATGATACTGGTATAAGAATGGTTGATGGTAGATATTGTGTTGCTCTTGGTAGTTATTATACACATAAGATTGGTCAATATGTTGATTTAGTCTTAGAAAATGGTACTATTATACCGTGTATAATAGGTGACCAAAAAGATGATAGAGATACTAATGCATCTCACACTATTGCACATGATGGTAGTGCAACAGAATTTATAGTAGAAACGAAAGCCTTATCAGGCAAAACTAGAAGAATGGGTGATATTGGATATGCTCAATCTGACTGGTTATCTAACGTAGTAGAAGTTAGAATATATGATATAATTTTACCTTTATAAGTAAATTTATATATAATCTTTATGTAGTTACACAACCTAAATATCTCTGACCTATCGGAAACGGGGACCTTTAATATTAAATTACTTTGATACTAACAAGACGTTAATGTCTTGATTAGATATAAATATTTTTTATTTAAGAAAGGTGGTACTAGAATGGTAAGTAACACAATGAGCAACAATGTAAACACAAAAGCTGGGATTAGACCAGACGAGAACGAGCTACCATTCTCAATTTCTACTCACCAAGTAGAGGAGTATTTACAGAAGAAAGTAAATGCCGTGGTGAATAGAATTGGTGAAGAGGATGTTCAAATTCAAGTTTATTCAACTGAAGCTGGAAAAGCATTTATACCGTTTATGGTAATTCTTCCAACATCAGTTATGAAGAATGGCAAGAATAAGTCTCAAGATAAATCTATCCCAAGGATTTTCTTAGGAGGTGGTGAAACACAAGAAGACACAAGTGCTAATATGAAAGAAGAGTTCTATAAAGTATTCTCTCCTTACATATATAGTAAGACAGATGAGGCGGCATTCTTTTCAGAGGATTGGAGAAGAGCAAGAAAGGTAAACAGAGATACTTCTCCTATATTGAAGAGATATAGAACTCCTCGAGTAAGTAAATTTAATAATGGCAAAGAAACTGTTGTTATGCTTATGATTGATCCGATGAGAGTATTCCATGATATGCTCACAATACCGGATGACAATAGGCAGTTTAAACCTGAGGTAACTGGATGGAGAAAAGTCCAGGATGGTGAGTTCATCTATCAGATGCGAAGAGTACTTAATAAGAATAATAAGAAGAAATATAAGTACACAGCAATGGATGAGCTTAACAGAAAGATGAGAATCAGAAAGTAATGACTAACTAAGTTCCATGGCTAGATAATATTCTAGCCATGGTACAATTCTGTAAAATCAATGTGAAGGTATTTTATCTTCTTAATATAAACATTGATTTCCGAAAGGAAGAAAGGAAATTAAAATGAAAAAGAATTTAAGTTTAGCAGAAGTAAAGAAGTTCTATAAGAGCGAGAATTGTTATGAAATTGATAACGGGTTTATTGTCAATGATTTTGGTAAGTATAGTCCAAATCTATCATTTATCATATCAAAAGAATTTGAATTGGATGACAGGGGTAATGTAAGAGACCAATTCAGATACTTTGATGACAAAGATGTTATCAATAATATGAACATAGATTTCAAGGGCAGTAGTAGATTTATGTTTGGAGATTATTGGGTTTCTAAGAAGGGAACTAAATGCTTCAAACCAAAGGATCCGGTGAGAGCATCCAATATATTTATTGAAGTTAATTGGGGTGGATGCTTTAATCCGACTAGAGGCATATATCCAACAGATGCTCGTGACCTGAAACCAACATATTATCATAGAGGAAGTTCAAATGGTGGTGGTGTTGGCACAGATTACTGGGTATTTCCTATTGGATATGTCCGTACTATAACACTGGAAAATGACGAAGGTATTAATGGTGTAGAAACCAATAAGGAGATATATAAAACATCATATTTCTCAGATATACTTAGAGCTGAACGAGAGAAAGCAGATGAGATCTATCGAGAAGCTATTAAAAATAAGGATATAATCATTCCTAAATTAATAATATGGGAAGAGAAGTTAAAAGAATTACAGAAATCAATACCAGATGAAATTGATGTATATATAGATACAAAGTTTGATTTTAGAGAAGTAGATTTCGGATTCGGTGGAATATCTCGTAATATAGGAGTTCCTAATAGCTTCCGCTATACAGAAGAATCTGTTTCTAAAGTAGAAAAATACTACAATGAGAAAATAGATATGATAACTAAAGCAAAGGTAAAATATGAATATATGAAAGGTCAGAAAGATATATTTTTACCGCAATATAAGAAGCTCGAAAAGAGATTTAACGCTTTAGGTTATACAATGCAGTATCTTGATGAGTATGTTAAATTAACAACTCCATCTAATAATTATGATACATACGAATATAATGAAGATGCATATATCTTTGCAAGCACAAGACTTATAAAAGAGGAGGATAAGCTTGCCGATATTAAAGAAAAAGCTATGAATGAGAAAAGAATAACAAATGCATTACAAACTACTGATTTACCAGAAGAATTATATTACATCTTTGAAAATCTTGAGGATATGGATAAGATTATAATCAATACGGCTAACTCAATAGTTAAAGCTAGAGAATTGGATAAGGATGAAACAGATATGCATGAATTAACTTCATGTGGTATTTGTCGTAGGTGTGATGCAATATATAGGTTGATGGATAGAGCTGGAGAGCATACAGGATTACCGTTAATCCAGTCATCACAATCGGCTTCTATGAAATTAGCTCATTATATAGCTGACATAGAAGAATAATACGTAAGTATTTATTTGAGTGGTATAGTATATACTATACCACTCTCTATTTATGAAAGGAAGTGTAACTATGAAATTAACAAAGAAGCTTATCAACACAATCGGAATTTTAACTATCGTTGCAGTAACAGCATTTGTTACAGATACTGTAACGAATGTAGATGCGTCAGTACAAAAGGAAGTATTAACTGCAAAAGGTGACCTATATAAAAGCGAGAAAGATAGAGTATTTAATACTATTAAAATCGCAAATGACCAAGGATACTATCAGATGGATGATTATGGTATTGCGTGGAATGGTCATCTTAAGAAAGATGAGACATATTCGGTTGATGTGTATGAAACAGACGAAGACCAAGAATATAGATTCTATAAATTCCATTTTACAGCATCATGGAATTATGTCTACTATGAGGACATTGTTAAATGGTACCCATCATTAAAAGGTAAGTATGTCAACTTAGTAATTAGCAAACCTGGAACTCGTAATGTAGAAGCATACGGATTTGTTAATGATAAAAAGATTCCAAAAGAATCTATAGTTGAACCTAAACCAGATGAAAATACTAAAGAAGCATCTGGTGGAAATTACATACCAGTAAATGACGGAATAGTCACAGTAAGCTATGATGGTAAAACTTTCAAACTTCATAATAACGGGTCTGTAGAAGTTGTTAAGTAAATATAATAGGATATGCATGATATCATGCATATCCTTATTTTTTTATTTTTAACCTTTATGGAAACTTTGATATAAACTTATTAAGGAAGGCATGGTTTATGAATAGTAAAAAATTTAATGACTATGATCCATTTAGTATATGCTTTAATGCATTACTAATGAAGTATCAATATTATGATGATTCATTAACATCATCTAATTTTTTACAGCCTAATGATAGTATTAATCTATTCATTAATCTTGAAAGTGTTTTTAAGCACTTATCTATGTTACAGGATTTAGAAAAGAAAATAGTAGTACAGAATGATTTTGAAGAAATCATTATTTCTAATATAATAAATCTAGCAGGATTTTATAAGAGGTTTTTTGTTAATAATGGATTAAATACAAAAATATATTTATTCCATACAGATTTTAATTCAAATGATTTTATACAAAAGAAGTACAATGAAGACTATAGATCTTATTATTTAACTAAGTTTAATACAAATCCAAAATTTGTATTATTAACTGAAAAATTAAAGAATGAAATATTACCAGATGTAAGAACTATATGTGAGTTTATACCTGATGTATATTATTTATCAAGTATGAATATAGAAGGGTCATTAATCCCTTATATTATAAGCAATACAAATAATAGAAAAAATTTAATAATAACTGGAGAGTTATATGATACTCAATATACATTTATAGAAAATTTTAATAATCATTATATTCAGCGAAAATTTACAGAACAAATAATAGCTAGTAATATAGATGATTATTTATCTTATATCTCTAAAGAAGATAAAGATGAAATAAAGAGTTTAGATTATTTATATAATTCACATTCATTATACTGTACCTTATTATCAATAATGGGAGATAAGAGTAGGAGTATAGACGGAGTATGTGGATACGCATTTAAAACTCTATCAAAACTAATTTATAATGGGATTAATAGTAATATAATAAGAACAGATACTACTACTCCTACTATGTTATCAAATATCTTTGATGATGAAGATGATAAAAAAGATTTTATTACTAGCTTCAAATGTACCGATATTATATCTGCATATAAAGAATTAACAGATGCTAATATAACTTCTATTACTAATCAAATATGTGATAGAATAGATATAAATAGTATAATGAGTCTAAATGGTAATAGATTTTATAATCATCAAATTAACCTAGAAGGATTGTTTTAAGGGGATATTATTATGGCTATTTTTAGTCGAGTTGATAAATATCAAAAATATAAATATATTGTAAAAAATTTAAAGATATTATTACCAGATGGAAAAGGAGAAATAGAACTTCATCCATCTAAACTAATTCAAATAGACTTGGAAGAAAATTATGAAGAGTATTTCTTTCCTCTATTTAAAATAACTATGAGTTTAGATACAGATACATACTATAAGTTATTATCCAATAAAAATAAAGCTCAGTTTTATTTAAGAATAAATAAAGCGTTTAGTAATGAAAATGATAGTCCAGATTTAAGTATTGAAAAATCATATATTAATGATACATATGATATTATATTTGATGAGAATACTGGAGATATGCAATTAGCATTAAAGAATGAAGATAATAAGGATGATTACACTAAAGCAAGAAAAAGTACTAAAGATAGTTTATCTGCTGTTAGTGATAATATGTGTGTATTTTATTTATTTAAATCATATGTAGCTGGTACAAAAGAAAATGTAAATAAAGTATTTAGTAATATTAATGTAACTGATGCAATAGCATATTTAATGACTGTTGCTAAAGTAGATAATGTATTAATGGGTCAACCTGATAATAATAAGGTATATAAAGAATTTTTATTACCACCACAATCAGTATTAAAATCATTAACCTTTATTGATAGTTATTATGGAATATATAAAGAAGGTAGTATTATATATTTTGGATTAGATTATACATATATTATTCCATATAACGGTAAATGTGTAGCATATTATCAAAATGAGAATACTGATACTAGTATTATTATTCCTAAGAGTTTTGATTCTGATTATGGTAGTAAAATAGGATCATTTTCTAAATTATCAGAACCTACAAAAAATTATATTATAGCTGATTATAAAACTATTAATATCAATAATCAATCTATTAGTAATAACTACATTAATGCAAATAGTGCATATGCAATAGATTCATATGATGAAGATGATGATGAAGAAGTAGAATCTAAAGCAGAATCAAAAACAGATGATAACTTCACTAGAATAATGAGAAATGATACAGAAAATCAATATATGGCTAGTACATATACTGCTCAAACAAATGCAGCATCTGATGTTATTACTTTAAGAGTATTAGATTTTGATATAAGTGCAATAGCACCAAATAAGAGTATTAAATTAATATTTGAAGATACGGAATATACTAGTGATTATAATGGACAGTATATTTTAGCAGGAATGAATAGTTCATTTAGATCGAGTGGCGACCAATTAGCGATATCTAGTACTATAGTACTAAAAAGAGTTATTAAATCACAGTGAATAGGATTTCTATTCACTGTGATTCTTTTTTTATTGAGTTGGTTGATTATTATTTTGGTTATTACCATTATCACCAGTATTATTATTTTGAGGTGGATTATTATTGTTAGTATTCTGCTGAGGCTGGTTATTCTGATTATTATTATTCTGACTTGTAGTCTTTGGTAATAATGAGAATAATACTTTAAAATAATCAGTATATCTATCTCTAGCAGCATTACACAATGCTCCACAATATGTACCAATAGCATTAACTATCCATTTAGGTTTATCACCTAATGAATTATCTGAATCTGCACTAGTAATTTTTTGCACTTGTTGATCAGCTGACTCTTTTAATTGATTCATCGTAGATGTTAAACTATTTAAGAAATCATGAGGATATTTTTCACAATATGGAATCATATCTCCGTCTATCTTAGATTTCAAATCACCATTAGCAACTTCTACTACTTCTAATTTAGCACTTCCACCAACTTTATAATATTTAGTAATAGCATCACTCAATGTACCACCATCTTGAATATTAACACCACCATTAATAAATGTGAATAGTTTACCATATAAATCTTGTTCACTGTTAAGAGATGCTAATGTCTGATTAGTTATACTATTAAGATTAGTAGTAAGCTTCTTAGGGTCTTCTGTAAATGCTTGTACTGCAATATTATGATATGGGAGAATATTAACAGTTACATTTGCATAGCTTCTATTAAGAAGTTCATTTTTATGGTCTTTAATCCATTTATCATTCTTTTGAGCCATTTTCATTGCAATATTTCTAAATGCATTAATAATCTTTTCAATAATCTTTTTAATAAGTCCAATAATACCAGTAGATGGTTTACTCTGATTATTATTATCATTTACCTGTACTTTGGTATTATTATTATTTTGACCATTCTGATTTTGATTATTATTCTGATTATTTTGTGATGGATTACTATTATTGGCATTTGCTTTAGCATTATTAGCATTAGATGTAGATGGTTGAGTAGAACCACTACTATTACCAGATGTTGAAGTAGATGGTGTGCTTCCGCCTGTCGATGTACCACCATTTCCACTGTTACCAGCATTAGTACCTTCACCATCCTCTATTACTAATTGGTAACCAGTATCTTGTAAGTGCTTTCTAATAACATATTCATTTTCAAGACAAATAAAATTATATCTAAAATCATCTTCAATACTCTTTACAGTCTCATTATATACAATATCCATAAAATTAAATGACTCTGCTGTTAACTGTGAATCAGTAACATCAGGTTTTACATAATTCGGCTGTAGTGTTTCTGTAGATTTCTCTAATGAATCATTTAAATTATTTAATCTTGTAATCAATGCACCACATACATTCTCAATAAAATCTCTATAAGTACTAATAAAATCAGATAAGAATATCTTATACTGATTAATAGTATCTATATCTTTATACTCACTATTTATATTATTACCAAATCTCTCTAGTAATAGTTGTATCTTTCTATATGTCTCATGAATTAGATTAGTTAATGCTTCTATATTCTTTTTGAAGCTGATTAATTCCCATAACTTTCTATCAATATTATCTACATCAAGAATTGGTAATTCTTTTTCAACTCCATTAGCTAACATCTCTAGTTCATTCTTGTATTGCTGCTTTAATGGTAAATTAAGTCCAGTTTCTTTAAGAACATCATCAAACATCATTAGATATTGATCGCCCTCTTTACCTAATCTATCAAGACCTCTTGAAATAATACCAATAGCATTTGCTATATCTACATATGCACTATTGTCATAATTCTTCTCTCTGTCTTTCATAGGTTCACTATAATTATCATTATAGCTTAACTGATACTCCATATTATTATGGAGAGTATAATATCCATATATCTGATTAGTTAGATCTATAAATGCACTACATTTACCATTTAGCATATTCTCTGCCAATGAATGAGTATCTGTAGGGAAAATAACATTACCATTGAATCCTTCACTAATAAGTACATTAGTATTCAATAAATCGGTATATAATGATTGTACTGAAATAACTCTTGTAACTAATTCCTGTATTTTAAGTAATACGCAGAATGTAACAAATCCTGTTAATTTATCTATGTTCCTAACAGTTTTTACACAAATCTTATGAACTGATTCAGCATTAGGATATGGATTTTCTTTATTCTCTGTCATTACTTTAATTATTCTATCAATGAATTCACTTATAATAGAAATTACTTTAGAATATTCATTAGCTAATCTATTACATTCTGCTTGTTTAGATTTAAAACTATTTACAAATGGCATTATTGTTCCATCAAAATAATCATTAGTAACTTTTACTTTAGTATATTCCAATTCATTTTTTAATGCAGATAAATCTTTTCCATATCTTATATTACCAACAACTGATTGCTTTTCTACTCTATATACTGCTGTTTCTTCCAATAATTCAAATATTGCTTTATCATTATCTTTATTCTTGATAATATCATTCAATAATTTCTCTATCAATCTACAATAATGAATTAGATATTTGAAATTAAGAGATTTAATATGCTCTTCTTCTATTTTATTAATATATAGATTAAATTTATCAAAGTTATAATTACTTATCTTATTAATTATATCTTTATCTAAACTTGGAGAGATTGCATTAAGCTCTTTAGTAATCATATCTATATATCTCTGATGAACATTAAATTTGAAATCCGTTATATTACTAACAGCTAATCCCAAACTTGCATCTGAGTTTGTCTTATATACAGTTAGATCATTATCAAGTCTTTCTTGTAATTCCTCCACAATATATTCATTTACTGTATTCATTCTAATACCTCATATAAATTAGTCTATTAAGACTGTGTTTTTAAGGGGTAGTAATAAATAAGAAGTGATAATATAGTACATATCACTTCTTATTTATATTTATAAAAATAATCGGAATTGTCCTTTATTAATATTTGATACTTCTGATTTATCTTTATTACTTATTAATGTATTTAAAGATGATTGAATATAGAATAGAATACTTTGTAGATAATAATTAACTGATGTTTCCATAAATTCTATACTATGAGATTTAACATTAGAATTTTCATAGTTGAAAGAATCTATAAGTGATTTTACATTCAGTTTATATTTCTTAATCGTATTTGCTATATCACATAAATAATCTATATTATTCTTTAATATACATACACAAGTAACTTTATCATCACCAGTCTGTATAAATAATCCATCTATAAATGATTTATCTTTCTCTTTAGCATTATTTAATTCATTATTAAATTTATCAGCTGTTTCTGTATCAGTATCATCTATAGATAAAACTTCTCTAATAAATTTTATCATTCCATTAAAATATTCATTATAGGTTTCTTCAGATAATCTTATATCTTTAATTTCATATCCTATATTTAACTCTAATGTATCAGGTAACTCATACAACTCATGAATAGTTTTCTTTCCAGTATTCATGAATAAATTGATTACATCCAATCTTTTTTGCTCAGTATCACTGAAACCATTTTTATCATAACTTCTATCTACCATTTTCTTAAATTCCTCTTACCCCTTAATTATAGTAATTCAAAATCAGAGTTAGATACTTCATCTTTAATACTATCTATAGTTAATGATTTATTATCATTCTTTGTTTCTTTAATAGTAGTATTAACAGCTTTATCTGATTTAACTCTAATAGTATCTGATAACTTTCTTAATGTCTTGACTAACTTCTCTTGTTTAGCAACTATTTCTTTCTTCTTCTGTATAGTAAGAGCTGAATTTGCTTCTACACAAGTTTTATTCATCTCCATAAATTGAGCTTGAATATCCAATTGCTCTGATATATTTCCTCTAAGATAATATACTTGGTATACTACTGATCTAGTTACTGGTATAATAGCAATTGCTGCTGTAATAACGGCTGCTATTCCAATTGCTGCGGTAGTACCAATAAAATTATCTTTAGATGTACACATAGCATCTAACATCTTTCTGTAATTAACACCTTGAGTATCACATACAGTATTAAACTTCTTTAACTGCTCAAAATAAAATTCATCTGCTCTTAATTTATTATTCTTAATAGTAATAACCATAGTTTCCTGATCTGGTCTCTTTACATATTCTACAAATGAATAAATTAATGAAGTTGTAGCTTCTACACAAAAATATACATAACTATTATATTCCATAGCTATATATTCATTTTTAAACTGAAATCCTTTTTGATATGCTATAGACATACTCGAGATATTATCAATAGCTTTTAATATGATATTGACATATTCAAGAACTTCTTTATTTTTATTCTCTATTGCTAGAGCTTTAATAGTATTAAGGGTTCCTTCCATTGCAGAATACCCCTCATAATCTTTAATAACTCCTTTTGATAATGGTATACTACCAAAATTTATATGCTTCTTATCAATTACTGACTGAAATAACTTTTCTTCAAGTTTCCTTGTTACTGGAGAATTAACATCTTCCAATACCATTCTAAGATATTTAGTTTCTCCATAAGACATTTGTTCATTTTCAGAAAGTATTTTCATTGATTCATAATACGGATTATAAGCCATAATAAAAAATTCCTTTCATTATAAAAAAAATTATCTTGAAATCATTCTTCCTATTTCTTTTCCAAGTTTATTAGAATTCATAGCATTATCTCTTTCAAGAGTTTCTATTGCATATGTCTGATATGTCTGGTCTCCATCATAAAATACTGATACTGTACCAGAACCTTCATCCATTATAACAAATGCCATTAAGAAAAGATTATTCATTAACATTCTTACGATAGCATCTCTTCTAATATCAATTCCATACTTATTCATTAATACATCAGCTTCGTATGATGATATAACTACTGTAGCATTTGGAATTATAGCGTGAGGAACTGTGAAATTAGTCATACCAAGTTTCTTATTCTTTAACTTCTGCAATGTACCAAAGAAAGGTGATTTACCTTTTACTTTAGTAGTATCATATTTAATTTCATCTAGGTTAAGAATAATATCTTTAAATAGAGAAATTTCACCAGTAGTCCATCTTAAAAATTTAAAGAGTAGAGATTTATTCTCAACTCCTCTTTTTAAATTATCTACCATATCATCTGTTTGTACTACATGCATTATAGTCTTAACACCAACTACAAAATCCATATATTGCACAAACTCTTTTTTATCATTAACTGCTACAAGTCTTACCTGTACTCCAAGAGGAACCATATCATTAGTTTTCTTAATATCTCTATCAAGTAACTGAGGAGGCTTAACTCCACCTGATATTCTGGATAAATCTGATTGTCTCTTAATATTACTATTACTATTAGTATTACCTTGTGCAGTTATGAATCTATCAATAATATCAACCTTATCAGCTGTATTATCCTCATAGAATGCTTCTAATGGTCTCATATCATAGTCTGATAAATGCTCTTGTAGTAATTCTCTATGACTCTCCAATATTGATCTATTAGTTATATTACCAACATTAAATACTACTCCATAAGAATTATCTTTACTCATATAAAGTTTATAAGTACCATCTTGTACTTTTTCCATATATGATTCAACATCTTGAGGATCTACTAAAAGATCTTTTAAAGAACCTTCTAATTTAAGATTCTGATGCATCTTTCTAAGATAATCTAATGGGGTGGGATCTATAGTAATATCAACCATTGAATTCATTGATAACCACGTCTGAGTAAAACTAGCATAAACTTTATCTAAAGTTCTTGACATAGTATTTGCCATATCTAATGGAACTGAATCAGCAATCAAACAAGGAAACTGAAAAGTAGAATCTTTAGCTCCTCTTGTTATTGATTTAGTATTCAATTTAACAGAATTTATCTGTGTTGCTAATTCTGGTCCTTTACGCATTACATTTAAAATGTCGTCAATAAAACCCATATTGTTTATTTCCTTTCATTTACTGTAAATTTATCTATTTGTTTCGGGGTGCGGAATTTCATAGAGAAAAAAAGAATAGGGATTAATTTCCCTATTCTAATTTAAAATTAATCTTTTCTTCTTGAAATATTTCTATCATTAATGTAAGTATTCGCTATCTTATCATTGATATTGTTAGATTCTACTTCATTAGTTGGGTTTTCTGTAATATATCTATTAACAAAATCTCTTGCATTAATATTATTAATAGTTGTATGAAAGCTATTTAATACATCGAGCAATTCGATTATTATTTCTTTTCCAAGAGATTCATCTATTTTAATATAAGTATCGTATATTCCCAATAATTCTTTTGATGGAGAATAATATCTACCAGTTTTATACTTACAATCAAAATGTATATGATCTTTAAATACTGATAAGTGATATGTTTTATTAGTATTATCTATATCAACTTTCTGTATAGCTGATGTCACATCTACAACATATCCCATATTATAAAGATCAAATATTATACTATTTATTTCTATCATATGAGTATCACCATACTCTATTATTCTATATCCCATACTATCCACCTTTATTAATATAACCAATTATAATATTTTTCTATAAATCATTCCAGTCATATTTATCACCTTTTTTATCTATATATTCAGAATCCCATACATTATATAAGTCAAGAAAATCTCTCAATCGTTTACCATTTATTGTAGTATCAAATGTATCTATTGTATATATGATTTCATCAAGTATGCTCTGTATTATATCTGCTTTAAATATAATACCATTTTTATTAATTTCAAATATTGTATGATAATATTTGAGAATGGAGCCTGATGTAAATGTTATAACCTTAATTTTATCTTGAGTAATAATCCACTCATATCTGGTTAGGTTACCAGAAAATGCTCTACGTACAGCTGCTGTTATATCTATATGCTCATCTTCCGAATATCTCATTCTCATAATATCACTATCTATTGATATTTCCTTATTATCAAATAATACCTTATTCATACCATATTCTCTTACATACTTTACTTCATTATTCAGTTTATACTCCTTTATAATACAATTTTTAATAACCTAAGAATTAAATAAAAATTATAAGTAATATCTAAATTATCCTTTTCATAATATTTATCAAATTCAGCATCTTCTCCAATTACTTTAAATACTGATTTATTATCAAAAGTTCTATAATAACCAATATCTAATTCTTTCCATTTATACTGATCTATAAAATTTTTAATCAATTTTACACTAGATATATTATCTCCAGATTCAATAGACTTTATATATCTCGATATAAAATTAATTAGATAATCTTTATGCTTCTCATAATTTTCATCACTTAAACCTTTAATATCTATCTTACTACTATTATAATAGAATTCAATATTTCTACCTAAATAGATATATGAGGTATAACTATTCTTAGGTCTAAAGTTAATATAGTTTCCAAACTTCTGGAACTTACAAAGTTTGCTAGTAAATATTGCATCTTTCTTAATAGATATAATATCATTATTATCTAGCTTATTAGCTTCAAAAAATAATCTTCTAGCTTCTACAAATGCCATTTTTAATCCATTAACAAGATCTTTATTATTCCTTTGCAGTTTTCCTATAGATACTTTTCTTGTATCTTTATCTTGATTAGATAATCTATCTATAGTAGTTTTATCTAATAACTTATACTCTTTAATTAATGAGAATCCCGCATCTTTCATATCATACTCAAATATATCTGTATTAAAAAGATACGGGTTATTCTCATTAATATATAAATCTCTATCATACATAAATTAATCCCCTAAGAGAAATAATTCAATAGAATCTAACATTTCTTCTTTTATCATTCCTACTTCATATAAACCTTCTTTCTTAAGTATCTTTATTAATTCTTTCTTCTTCATCTTTTTATATTTTCTAAGCTTATCATTTTTTCCTTCTTTTATATTATGATTATCCTTTGCTTCTTTTAAATACTCATTACATATAGATAATACCTCTTTTCTATTATATTTTATTAGAGGTATTAATCCTAAAGAATAATATTTATAATCATAACATGGATAACCAAAATGAATATAGATAAATTCTGATAAATATTCTAAGAAATGCATATTTTTTTCTTCTTTATAAGTATCTAAGAAGACTATATTAAATTTCTCTTCTATAGAACCTTTAATAAGAGTAGCAAAGAATGCTTTATTACTTTCTAACTGATCAAGATATTTTTCTTTAAATATCTCATTAGTCATTGAAGAACATACTTCTGCATTTGGATAAAGAATATTTCTAGCTTGAATAATATTTTTATATTCACCAGATGAATATATTCTGGAACTTACCAAGACATACTGGCATTTCAGTATGTCTTGGTATTTTTCATGTCGAAGAAATAAATTCTGAAATACTTTTGAATTAGTATAATACAACATGATTCATCACTTCTTCTTTGGTTTTCTTATTACTGGAATACTACCAAGATCATCAAAATCTAAATCATCTCCAGTTGATTCTTTTACAGTTATAATTTCTTCTGGTTTATCTTCTATCTCTACAAATACTGCATTATCTGTAGGAGGTATTGCAGACGATTCCATATTCTTCTTAATATCTTCTACATCAATAACTATAGGTTCAGATTCAGTAGATGTTTCAGATATTGGAGATATAGTCTGAATAGTTTCTTTTGGTTCTTCTATTAGCTCATTTATATCATCATCACTAACATCTATGTCAGTATCGTCGTCGAATAAATCATCGTCATCATCTGATGTGTTACCTACTGGCTCATCATCATATCCTTCCAGAACATCTTTGACCACACTGTATATATCAAATAGTGATATGATATAATTACATCCCAATATCTTATCTGTTATTTTATCATTATCTATTATAGTATTTACATCTGATGCCAATATATTAAAATATTCATTTACATTGTTATATTTACTATCATAGAAATTAGCAATATTAGAATCTGTTCTACATCTATCGTTTGCTTCTACTATAAGATTTTGATATTCAGATTGAGATGAAACATACTGTGCTCTTAGATTAGCTACAGAATCAGTATCTATTATATAAAGCTTATATATTTCATCACTCTCATCATATATGATCTTAAATCTACTCTTATCATAATTAGTAACTGATCTCTTATTTAATTCATTAACGATAATTCTAATGTCATCAACCATTGCATATGGCATCATATTAAAAGTAACGAAATCTATAAACCCATTTGATATAGACTTAAAAGTACCTACTTCAAAATCTTCAGGTAATCTATTTGAATCTATTGGTAATCCAATTCTTTCAATACCATCTGTTATAAATAGATATTTTAACGAGTCATCAATATCAAATTTAATTTCCCTAGATGGAGCATATGAAACAAATGCATCTTCTGATGTATTATTAGTTACTAGCGTTACGGTTTTACCCCTTTCCTTTAGTAATGACATGTCGATTTCATCATAATACTCATCATCTAAATCATCGTAATTATTAGATTTTCCGTTATTAAGTTTATTACCAATCATACTAAATAGCTGACCCTCAAAATCACTATTGTTATTGATAAAAAGATCATTTTTCTTTCCAGCAATAAAATCATCAAAGTCTTTTAATGCTTGCTGTTGCTCATCATATGATAAGTCCCACATATCTCTATTCTTATTTTTGTTTTTCTTCTTGCCCATTTTAAAAACTCCTTTAAATTATAATTTTCCTTGTAGTAATAATTCCTGACTAGGAGGGTTATCCCAGTCTTGATAATTATCTTCAAGTTCTTTATGAACTTTATTTTTATATTCACCTATTATATCAGAATTCTTCTTAGTCTTCTTTTTACCATTCTCAAATTCTGGTACTAACTCCACTTCAGATACTGGTTCTTTTAAAACATAACCAAGTTCAGTTATATCACCAATCTCTGCTTCTTGCTGTTTCTTACTTATCTTTCTTCGTAGTTCTCCAAATGTATATTTTCTACCACAATTTGGGCAAACCAAATTGACAAAGTTACTATCATATCTGAGAATAGACATATCATCACATTCACAGTTGAATACATTATATTTTACATTATAGATATATGCAAAATCCAATATACAGATAGTACCATCTACTCTAGTTCCCCAGTTAGTGTAGTTTTTACTTGTTACTCCAACATCACCAATCAAGAATTGATTAGATATTAAATTAAGTATATCTTTCATCTCATCTTGATATTGATGGAATTCCTGTAATGTAAATATATTTACATATTCAGTTACTGCTATTAAACCATTTGGACTGCACTCATATACTTTAACTACATATGGTTGTAGATTCTTGGTATATAGGAATTCACGTTTATTATCAATCATTCCATCTTTATCTAATGCTATTTTAACAGCGTACCCATCTATCAAAACAGCCATTCTATTGGTACCAGAACCTAATGTAGTATATGGTACATTATAATCATTTAATAACTCTTTAATATACAGATTCTTTGTATTATTATTGATATCTGTAAGCATAGTTACTTTCATGATATCTAAACACAAATCTTCATTAAAGTTTTCTAATATTAATGACCTTTTTGTTCCATTCATGATTACCCTTTCTTTACATATCCCAAGTACTATTTAATACTTTACTATCATCTTTAGTTTCTTTATCTATTTCTTTCATGACTTTTTTACCCTTCTTCTTAAGCTTCTTAGCTTTCTTTTTATTCTTCTTTACTTCTTCTTCATCATAATCATCTCCCAATTGTCTCCTTTTCTTTGCTTCTTGTAACTTAATTAATTTCTTCTTAATTTCTTTCTCTTTTCTTATCTGCTCTTTTCTTATTCTCTCGAGTTTCTTAGCTCTCTCTTTATTACCAAAGAGATTTCTAATATCCCAATTGTGATTTTCAAGAGCTTTCTTTAATTCAATAGCATCAATCTCCTCTTGAGTCTTTAACTTACCATTATACTGCTTCTTTATCTGAGTTCTTTCCCATTCATCTAATTTAGCAAGATATTTATAATATTCAGTATCATTAGTCATATCTCCCTTGAATACTGGCATCTTTGATAAGAATACTTCTTTACTTCCATCATACTCATCAAGATTATCAAAGTCTTCCATAAGCATATTTGATATGTAACCAGACATTCCAATTTTAGAACCTCGTTTACTCTTCTTTTCAATTTCTTTGAAGAGATTTCCTAAATCAGGTAATGCTTTAACAGATTTCTTCATTTCCTTTTTACTTATAGGAACTATCATTTTATCTGGAATATCATCACCATCTGTATAGAATCCAGCAGGAACGCAGAAATATTCATCATCTCCATCTCTCTCTTTAGCTATTGCATTATCAATAGCTTCCTGCTCTTCTTTAGTGAATAATTCTTCAAAAGCATCATCTAACTCTTCTTTTGTATATACCTCATGATCATCTTTCTTTAAGAAATCTTCTGCTGGTGCATCTGATAAAATATAATCTAATAGATATTCTGTATCTACGGATCTTCTACCAGCTCCTTTAAACTCAGGTAATACTAAACCCTTTATCCATATTTTACCCTTAAAGAATAATTTCTTAAATTTATCTGGGCTATAGACAAAATTGTCTTGTGCTACTAAATCCAAACATTTTAATGCTTCTCTCATAGCTTTGATATAATCAGGAAACTTCCTGAATTTATGCTTATACTTAGAGAAAGATTTAAATGCTTCGTAGTATTTAAACTTCTTCTTTCTTTCTTCTTCAGATAGATGATATTCATCACCAAACTCATGAACTACTACTTGAGAAAATTCTTGTTTAATCATTTCCTCTCTTTCTTTCTTAAGCTTTGGTAACTTTGCTCTTACTATATCAATATTTATAGAGGGTTCTTTTTTAACCTGTTCTCCAGTATCCTCATCAATTTGATATAGTTTATCATCACTATCATCAACCATTATATTAATCATTAATAAAACCTCCTTACTGAAAAATAATATATCAAAATATCTACATATTAGTAATTGATGATTAATTAAGCCGATAAATTAAATTCTATATGTAGTGTACTTGATAAATAGTACACTACATCTATTTTACTTCAATTCCAACAGCTTGCTTAGCTAATCTATCAGCTTCCTCATTACCCTCTATACCAGAATGACCTTTTACTTTGATAAAATTAATTTCTATCTCTTTCTTTCTATCTTGAATAAAATTATAATAATCTATAGTACCTTTCTTATTTCTTTTCCATTCACCAGTTGCCCATTTTTCAATACCAAGATAATCATAATAAATATCTATAGATTTATAATCTCTATCTACTGCATGATATATTGCTAATCGTGCTCCTAATATTTCACCAGCTACATTTCTCATACAAGCTAATTCAGGATCATCATCTTTAGCTTGTATAATTATTTTAGTTTCTTCATTCCCTTCTTTATGTATCAGAAATCCTCCACATCCATATACTCCAGTTTTTGTATTAAAAGACCCATCTACATAAGCGTAAGTTTTACTATCCATTTTATTTTCCTTTCTATGTAAAAATAAATAAGATAGATATAAAATATCTATCTTATTAAACTATGCAACCATAATCTCATCTTTAGATGTTGGTTGCTTTTCCAATTCATCAAATTCATCTACTGATATATATGTAAATTCTTTAACCAAAGCATCAAAACTATCATTAGTCAAATTCGATGTCTTTTCTAATTTTCTTTCTATCTTATCATATATATCTTCAGATACATATGGCTCATATTCTCTTAGAAATTCTGAATAATTACCATAGCACATATTTAATGGTACAAATACTTTAGTAGAATTATGAACCATCTCATGTGCAGTTTTAGATAATGGTACTAATCCAACCATATTCTGATAATGTATATCCATTACCTCATCAGCTATATCTAAAGCATTAATCTCTAAACCTTCTTCTTGATATTTAGTTAATACTACAGAGACTATATCATAAAGTGTAAGAGGTTCATGATGTATTTCAATCTTGATTTTTCTTTTAGTACTTCCAGCTGTTATTTTTTGGAAAAATATACAACTATCTAATCCTATATTCTCTTTTAAGAATTGAATATAATCTCTATATTCTAATGAAGCTCTTACTAGTCTTTCTACAGTTTTAATAAATTTTATTTTATCTTTCTCTGTAACTAAATTAACCTGATATTCCATTGATTCTGGTTTAGTAATTTTTAAGTTTCTAATAAATTCACTTTTTTGCTTAGCCAATTATTGAACACCTTCTTTCTTATTAGAAATTACTTAAATGTGCTACCAAACATTAACATCAATATGTAATAATTATCATATTCTGGTATAGGATAATCATCAAAATTTTCAAATTCTTCAGTTACTGAGTAATACATAAACAATGTATCATACGATAGTACCTTTAGAGCATCTAATATTTTACCTTTAAACATAGATAATGATTTTATATAATACCAATTCATTCCATCAATACTATCTCCAAGTAAATCCATCTCATCCATTACACTATTATACTCATATGTAGTTAATAACATATCTAATTTATATTCGGTATATGCACCCTTATTATTTACTTTAGATGTATATATACTAAAAGTATCCAGATAATAATCTCTATTAGACTTTATTAAAGAATTAAATTCTTCTTTATCCATTTCTCCTTTTACTTCTTTAAATAATGACATATTTCTCATATCTCTAAAAGTATCAGCATATTCTTTAATACCAGTTATTGCATATAATTTTGGTAATTCATCATATGGCTCTGATGGTAATTTATAAAATTTCCAAACTTTCATAATATCTAAAATCCCTTCTTATATAATCTACTAAATACCTTAACGAATATAGATAATTCATCAAATGCAAATTCATCTAAATTATAATCATCATAATTATCTATATATGAAATACCTCCAGTATAGTCTTCTATAATATTTCTATATTTCTTATTAAAATATTTTTTAGCTATATCTACTAGATTAATAGCATAATCATAATTATCATTATTTAATAAAAATGGATCTATAGAAATACATTCATTATATTCAAATTCTGTACAATAAACATCTTGCATCTTTACTGTACAAAATCCATCTACTACGGTTTTAGTTTTCAACCTATGAATATCATAATGACCTATATCAGAATAATCGTGTACTAACAATACATAATCCTCATATGATAAATCTAATTTATCTATTGTAAATAAAGACATATTTCTAGTTTCTTTAAAAATATCTTTAAGTTCTTTAGACTTAGTATATCCATAAAGCATTTCTTTAACACCTTTATTTATTCTAATATAATTATCCCTAGGATTTGGTATATGACATTCATATTCATTTTCTGGGGTAAGCTTTAAATAAAATAAATACACTTTCATATTATTCACCTATAAACATAAATCTGAATAAATAAAATAATACATCTAGTGTATCTTTAGTCACTTTAGATGTATCATTAATATTCTTCATTATCTCGTTTATACTCTTTCTATTTTTATTATTTAAATATTTAAAATATCTTTTTTCTAAATCATTAAAATGATCTATGATAAACTCACTAGATGATTTAGAAACTTCATATTCATTCTTAGTTGTTATTACTCCAATTCCTTTTTCTTCTCCTTTAAACTTGCATGAATAAGTAAACCAGTCTAATTGATGATTTGAATATTCTTTCTTAATATCCTTTAGATCTTTTTTACTAATCTTTTTACTTTTAACTGTAAAGATAGACTTATTTCTTGTATTAAGAAATTCTTCTAATAGTTCTTTATCAGTTGTCCACGCATATAATCCGTGCATAATATTATTTTTATACACATACTTCTCAGAATTATCAATAAGATATATATATTGGAATTTAAATATATCTATTGGTATTTCTATATTGATTAGATAAACCTCCATATAAATTATTTTCCTTTCATAAATAAGTTTTATATACTTTAAAATAGTATATAAAATAAAGCGAATACCTAAAAACACTTAGGTAACCTAGAAATAATGAAAGGAACATATAAAAATGGCAGTAACAAAAAACCATGTTGAACTAGGATTAGTTAAAAAGAATGGTGATGTTGATGTTCTTTATTTAAAGAATCAAGGTAAAGATGTAGAGATATCAAGAGATCAAAATGCTAAGATACCATCAACAGTTCAAAATGTTCAAGACCTTGCAAATAACTTAAAAGATCTTGCATTTGGTGATGGAGAGAATCTTGTATATATCGGAGAAGCTAATGACCTCAATGGTAATCTACCACCTTTAAGCGAAATTGATAATAGAGACCAGTTGAGCTTGACTTCAACATGGTCTAGTCAAAAAATATCTGATAAATGTATTACATTTATTCCATCACACGAGACTATAGATTACAATAGATTATATACATCTCCAAAGATAATGGTATTAAATACTGAAGGAGATGGTCATGTTACAGCACCTGTACCAGATAGTACTACACAATGCCAGTACTTGATAAAATACTATCCAATAGTTACAACTGCAACTAGTATAGAGGGTGCTCCAGGAGCTCCAAATACACCAAGAATTGCATATCAGGAATGGACTAAGATTAGTACCAATACAGGTAAACCTGAGCCATATACAGTATATATTAGATACTATGTTGGTAATCAGTGGCAAGAGTTTAAACGAATTCAGTTCCCAGTAGTATAAAAAAAAGAGATAGGTATTTTTTTTTACCTATCTCTTAATTTTTTTTACATTAGCTTATTCTTAATCTTTTTAAGCTTTTTCCTCTCCTTTTTAATCTTCTTCAGTTTCTTTTCTAATTTCTTATTCTTCTCTTTTTTGCTCTTCTTTATTTTAGATTTCTTCTTAGGAGAAATATAATCTCCTCTTAATGCATCAATAAAACTTCTTGGTTTACCATCAGCATAAGTACCAAATAGAAGTTCTTGATCTCCTAATCCATCAATTACATTTCCGGCTAACTTAGATAAATTGTTAAATAATGCTCCTGATAATGATGATTTCTTTTTCATATAATACCACCTTTCAATATATAATTATTTGGTTACAGATAAATGATATATAAATCACAATTATTTTAATATATAGAATAAGAAAGGATTTGTATAGCTTATGAATTTATCTAGTATAGTAACAAGAATTAAGTTAAAACTAGGATTAGTAAATTTAGCAATGCCTTTTGACGACATAGATAATATCATTACTACTATAATACAAGATATAACTCTTCCAGTATTTTCATTGTATTTTCCAGATAAAGATACATTACATATGAATCTTAAAGATTTAGAATTATTGGAAAGAACTGCGATATACGAAAAGGTGTTATTACCTGATTTTAAAACTAGAAAATTAATATATGTATTTGATGTTAAATACAACTATGATAATTTATCTGGTGTAGGATATTATGGTGGTGGAGTTCCTTTATTGGAAGGAAGTATGTTTAGACAGATGATGTTAGCAAATGCTGGTGCTAATCTAATGAATGCTATGATACCAAAGATGTCGTTTAAATTTGAACCTCCTAGAGTATTATATGTATATAACGCATGGAGTAGTAGTACACTACAATTTGATTTAGGATTTGAACATGATAAAAGTTTAGCATCTATACCAGAAACTGCAAGAGAAGAATTCCTCAAACTAGCAATGTTAGATGTTAAAGAAAATATATATCCTACATTAAAGCAATATACAGAAATAAATACTGCACTAGGAAATATAAATCTTAAATTAGATGATTGGTCTGATGCTGATAATACTAGAAGAGATTTATTAGATAAATGGGATGATGTATATCATCTTGAATTTACTCCTATGTATTATTTATAACTAGGAACACAGAAATTTTGAAGAATATAGGGATTAAACTATATTCTTCAAAATGTATTTCTAATATATATATATATATATATATATATTATTTCTTTGTAATAATAAACAAATAATAGTTGACCTATCGGCTTAACGGGGAGAAATGGAGACTTTATGTTAGAAATAATTAGAACTACAGAGGGAACAAATGATGGCGAAATCTGGAATAAAGAAACAGAATTTGTTCTTGACGGTATTACTGGTAGCGACCTTTATATTTATAATTGGTACGAACCTTTAGAGTACCAATGGGAGGTACTTAAGTGGGGCAATGTAGTTATTGACAGAAATGTCAATGGTGATGATTATAAGATAAAGGGAGCTGAGTTATTAACTCAATCCCAGATAGATGAACTGTCGACTGAATTTGGCTGGCAATTAAAAGAAGTTATTGAAAGTGGGAACTATACTAAGTTCTAACTTTCAATAATATGATACAGAGAGTAGAAATAATATCTACTCTCTGTATTATCTTTTTTTTTATTCTGTAATAACTTCAATACCTAAATCTTTGCAGTACTGATATTCTATTTGAGCTAGTATATTCTTATTATGGTCTTTACCAAAATACGCAACATCACATCCGCTTATCTTATCTAATATAAAACCGTATTTATTAGGTTCTGCATCTATATCTATGCATTCCTCAGATATGTAAATATCTAATTCTTCATCTTGGTATTTTTCTTTTAATTCCTCTATTATATTATCTACATTATCCATTTTAGAAATAAAAATCTTTTTCAAAATTAATAACCTCATATATAATAAAATTTAAAATGCTGTTTTATATTTATATCTATATAATATTTTTTTGTAATAATAATTTTTCTATATGAAAGGAGATTGATATGAAAGCAATTGATAAGTTTAATATGCTATGTATAGATACAGCAATTAAACTATTAAAAGAAAAAGGTGCTGAAGTAGACTTAGATGACATTGTAACTATGAGATGTAGTTATAATGGAAATATCGGCTCTGCTTTAATATTCACTGGTAACAAACACGGGTTTTATTATGAGTTTAATTACACCAAAGAAACTCAAGAATTAGCTTATGAGGAATGGTCAAAAGACGAAGAAATAACCCCAACAGATATTAATTATTTGATATATAGATCATTATTAAATAATGCAAATACGGATATCGCATAAGTAAGAAAGGAGATATATTATGTTAGTATTAAAAGGTATTGATATTGATAATAGAGTAGATGATTATTCAGCTTTAATTTATCATTATATGTATAAAAATAATGATTTAAAAGTAGAGGTTATAGCATACGGTAAACCCAATGAAAAGATTAAAATATCATACAAAGGGTATTTCATAAATATCGTAAAGAGTAATCCAAAATTATCATATTCAACATTCCCAGTATGGTCTATTGATGTGTTAGAATTGGCACGAGAATTAAATGATATTATTAGATTTAATATTTTATTTGTATAAGGAGAAAAAAAATGAGTAAATTTGCGAGTAATAATAGAAATATAACAGGCTGTATTAATGATAGAATGTGGCAGGAAAAAGTTGATGGAATCATGTGTTGGGTATGTCAAATACCAAATGACGGCGAATCAATGAAGTACGTCGATGTTATTATCAAATCGTATAGGGGAACAAAAAACTTTATAAAAGTAATCAGATAAAAATATTAGAGAATAAGAAATTAATCTTATTCTCTTTTTTTAATATGTTATTAATCCTAGATCGTCTTCAAGTATCATTATTTCATTTAGATACTTCTTAAATCTATCTGGATCATAGATTCTAATCCATTGTTTTGGTTGAAATTCTATAATTGATTTGTAATTATTCAATATCAATAATATATACCAGAATTCTGTAGTACCATATATATCTTCTGATAATCCTTTAGGATTCCATTTATAAATTCTTTGTTGATCTAGTGTTAATTCTTGATCAATCATTATTTCATCTAAGAAATCTCTATATTTACTTATTATAGACATAAATGGTATTCTTATAGTTCTATCGCTTTGCTTATCATATAAATAAGCATCGTGATGTAATGCCCTATATGATATTTCTAAGCTTTTACCATATTCTATTTGTTCTGGTACAGTAGAAGGAATATAAGCCATAACGATAATCCTTTCTTATACAACTTCTTTGTTTATATCACTTACTGTAGTAGGAGAATAGCTTAATTTAGTAATTTTACCATTAAGAAATTTTCCTCTTAATTTTGATTTAGCGTTTATAGTATATTTAAATGATTTAACTGCTATACTCTGTACTTCACTATCAATACTATCTTTAAGGTAACTAGTTAATGAAGAAGTTATTGTATTCATCACCCCATTAGTTCCATCTGTAGTATATTTAGCAGTCATATAATTTTGCTCTTGTAATGTATTACTAGTAGTAGATGGTTTATTGTTAGCATTTTTAAATACACCAGAACCATTAGTTTGGCAAGGGGATGTTGATTTACTATCTCCTTTTATATTAGGCATAAATGATGGTATATAAACAGCCAATTCAGTATTCTGATCTACTACAGTTTGATCAAAATTAATTATATTTACTTCATCAGATAAATTATAATTGGATCCAATAACTGACATCATAATTATTATTACCTTTCATATTACTAGATTATTTTTTTGTTTTCAGGCAATTGGTATTTCTCTTTAATATAAATATCAAAAAAAAACGAATTGTTAATAATATTAATGAAAGGAATATAGAAATGAGTAAAGTTATTGATATGGTTAATTCTATTAAAGGGGTAAGGTATATCGGTGGTTGTAGTGAAGGCGATATTCAGCGAGCCGAAAAACTACTTAGATTAAAATTTCCCAATGAATATAGAGAGTATATGCTTGAATTCGGTTCTATAACATTCAAGGGTGTTGAGTTGACTGGACTGAATATAACAGGACATTTGAATGTTGTTGACGCAACTCTTCAAGAAAGAAAGTTCAATCCAGATTTTCCAAAGAATATATTTATTATAGAAAATTTGGGTATAGATAGTATATTTATAGTAGGAGATGAAAAAGGCAGTATTTATAAACTCCAGTATGATAAAATGATTAAAATATCATCATCATTTACCGAATATCTACAGAGATGTAAATACAGATAAATATTCTATAAATTATTAGAGATAGTGATTAATCACTATCTCTTTTTTTATTAATTTTCATAAACACTATGTATTTAATAATTCAATAGTTGTCCTATTGACTATACAGGGAGAAGGAGTTTTTTATGTTAGATACTATCAAATTATATAATGAAGTTTGTAGATTAGATGGTTTATCCGTATTATGTACGGATGAGAAATTGTTACATATTACATTAGCAGTTCAACGATTATATGAAGCACTATATAATATTAATGATACAGCAATTAGTGATGCTAGAAAAATATTAAATAAGACTATTGTGAAGTATCCTGTTATAGAAGAACCTAAAGGTTGGGGTTGTTGTATGAAGTCTTCTATTAAAAAAGTAATTAAGTTGATAGAATCTATGAAAGGTATTAGGTTGATAGAATATCAACTAGATGTATACGATAGTTCTATAGGAAGTTGGATTGATGTATTGATAGAATATATCCAACAAATAACCGAGTGTGGTTTGTTATATCATTTCCAAGCATCATAAATATATAGCTATTAGAGATAGTGGTTTAATCACTATCTCTTTTTTTTATTAATTTTCATAAACACTTTGTATTTAATAAATTATAATGAATTGAGGATTATTATGGGAATAGAGTTAAATACAGAGCAAGTCTATGCTATATATGAATTAGAGCATTGGTGGCATTCCAAAGATAATCAGTTATTCCAAATAACTGGTGGTCCTGGTACTGGTAAAACTACTCTTGTTAGATATTTTATAGATAGACTTGGTTTAAGTTTAGAGAATGTATTATTTGTTGCGTATATGGGTAAAGCTGCTTCTATATTACAAAGAAATGGATTACCTGCAAAAACTATACATTCAGCAATATATGATTATGTAGAAAAACTAGATAGAGATGAAAATGGTCATATAATAATTAAAGAAAATGGTAAACCTAAATTAAAGCATTTCTTTGAATTAAAAGACCATATAAGTAAAAAAATAAAATTAATAGTACTAGATGAAGCATCTATGGTTGATGAACCTATAGGAAAAGATTTAATGTCTTTTAATATTCCTATTATTACATTAGGTGATTTAGACCAATTACCCCCAGTATTTGGTAAACCATTCTTTTTACAAAATCCTAATGTAAGATTAAAACAGATTATGAGACAAGCTGAGGGAAATCCTATTATTTGGCTATGTCAACAAGTATTAGCTGGTAAAGAATTAAAGTATGGAGTATATGGAAATTCTGCTATTATTAAAAAATCAGAGATAACTGATTATCATTTTAAGAATAGTGATATTGTGATTACTGGTACTAATAGATTGAGATATAATATAAATAATTACTGTAGAGAGTATATTAAAGGAATAAGAAAATTAGAATATCCTCATATAGGAGAAAAAGTTATTTGTAGAAAGAATAATTGGAATCAGTGCCTTAAAGGTGGAATATATCTAACAAATGGAACAAGTGGATTTGTTGATTATATTTATAGGGATTCTTATAATAAGAAAACTATGAAAATGGATTTTAGACCTGATTTTACTAAAAGTATATTCAAGAACATAGAATTTGATTATAAGCATATGTATGCTATTCCTGGTCAAGAAAGTGAAGAGAATAACTTTGGTTTTTACTATGACAAGATGGAATATGCATATGCTATTACATGCCACGCTTCTCAAGGAAGTCAATATGGTAAAGTATTATATATGCATGAAGATTTTATGAGAGATCCAGAAGATAGGAAGAAGCTAATATATACAGCATTATCAAGAGCAATTGAAAGTGTAATAGTTGTTATATAATATCTTTGTGTAACCAATAAATTTATTTATATAGGAGAATTATTATGGCAAATAATAGGAACACATATCAACAAGTACAAACAGTTTCAGTATCAAGAGATAAACTAATAGAAATAGCTAGTGATATTGAATATAATAAGAAAGACCTAAAAGTCTTTTTAGCATTATTAACTCAATTAGATGGTTACAATATACCATCTAAATGTAGCAAAGACCATCAAGACCCGATGAACTTTAAAAAGATTGATAAAGAAAGCTTAGCAGACTTATTAAGTTTAAGTAAGAAAGAAGTGAGTAAATCTATTACTAAGTTATATAATGATGGCTATATTGAGAAAGGTGATAATGCCACTATAAAAGGTGGTTATAGATTTACTTTCTAACCGTAATTTCATTTTATCTAAATATATATTATTTATGAGTAGTAATCTAAACCTCGTAAGGGGTCGGTTTTACTCATAATAAATTTATTACTGAGTTATCAATAACCCCGTCAGGGACTGGATAACCAGTAATAAAAATAAAATAAAAGGAGGTTATTTATGAATAGAAAGAAAGGGCTTAAATACATTCCGATGTATCATGAGCCAAAGATACAAGTAGTTGAGGTTTCGTCACCACAGAAGAAGAAACCTCAACAAAAGAAACACCTCAAGAAGGCTACCAAGAGTAATATATTATTTAATCTTGGCAGCATATTCATGATAGTGGGGGTAATCATCTTATTCTCAGTAGGAGCATGGAATGCTCTTGGAGGATATGATATGACAAATATAGTATTCTTTAAGAATACTATCCCTGCTATAATATGCTTTATCATAGGCTTGGTATTGCATAGAATAGATGGAAAGGAGGTGAAAAGATGAGTAGTTTAAGAAGTTATTATAGTCTTAGTATTAACTGTGGTAATGCTAAAGATGATGACCCTAATGACTGGTATGACTGTGACGGATATGGTTCATACTAGTCATTTAGAGAGTGGTTGTTTAAAACAACCACTCTCTAGTCATTAATAACTCCTTAAATTATAATATTATATATTATTTTTTTGTATTCATATAATAAAATTACGAAAGGATTCATATGAAGACATCATTATCTTCATTATTATTCTCTGTAGGAAATTCATTAAGAGTGAATATGAAATTAACTACTAATGTATCTAATGAACCAAATTCTACATATGATATTATTTCTAAAAATGTATGGTTAGAAAATGAATATATTAGATTAGTATTAAATCCATATTTAGAATTGGATTTCCGTAATAAATATGATTACAAAACAGAGGGTAATAAAAAATCAACATCATTAAAATGTATAGCAATATCAAGGAGGGATGTATTTGCATTAATATTTAAATTAAAGAATTTAGTAAAAAATCTATATAGTGATAATGGATTATTTTATATAGATGACAAAGAAGAATTAAAATTGAATATAGAAAAATCAGAATCATTTAAAGTAATTCATAATACTGTATATGGGGATAGTATGGAATTTAAACCATTCTTAATTAAATTAACTGATAATACTGTATATGAAGGGGTTATAATAATTCTAAGAAATGATATTAGTTTATATAGTTATCTAACTACAGAAGAATTAAGATATTTTATATTCGAGTTAGAAAGAGTTAATTTTACTCTATTAGCAACCGAATTGTTTAATACATATATTAGTATAACTGAGAAAACTAATAATCAAGAAGTAAAAAGTAAGAAAGTGATTCAACAGAATTCAAATAGTTCTGTTGAGTCATTTAATAGCAACTTAGGGTATACTAGCACTATGCCTAAAATATAAATTATTTATAAAGGAGTTTTTATCATGAAAAAAGGAACTAGTATTAAATTTCCACAATATGTGAGTGGAAATGCAAGAGCTGTATCTGTTGTAGGTTATATAACAGATACTAATTTTAATTATGAGGATGGTAAAGGATATTTAGACGATGATGGTTATGTGTGGATTTTCTGTAAGAATGGAAAACCAAAGAATAGTGATGAATATCCATATTTCTGGATTGAAGATGAAAATATAATTTATTCAATACCAGATGATGAAATAAGAGATAAATTCAATATAGATAATATGATTGATATATCTCTTGTAAATATTATAGAGAAGACAAAACCAAATGAAGTATTATACGATGAGCAAGAAATACAAGATATGAATAGTGCTGCAAGTTTTTATGTACCTATAATAAATGATAGTGATGATTTCTTAAAGAAAATTGTTAAGAATACTATTATTACTAAAGGAATAGATATAAATAGATTAAAAGGTAAAACAGACCAAAAATATGTATTACCTAATATGAAAGCAGCATTAGAGAATAAAACTAAAATGTCTGTAATATATTTCTGCTGTTGGATGGAACTATTAGGATGTGACTTCCAAATAGATATTATTGATAATGGTTTAGATTCTACTAATAAACTTAAAACTGATTTAATTTATACATCTAATACTGATAAAGTATATAAGAGTATAAATGGTGATTTAGTAGAATGTATCAATAAAAATACCGAAGGTGGTGACGATAATGAAGTGGATTAAAAATATTTTTATAAAGATATGGAAGTTTTTAGTATGGGCATTAACAGTACAAGAAGATGAAGAGGATGAAGATATATTTGATCCAGATTACTTCTTAGATATTGACACGGATGAACTTGCTACTAAGATGATTCCTACATTTGTTGATATATCAAAATATCTTAATGGTATATCGTCCAGTGAAATTACATATGGTATTAAGTATTTTAATATAGAAAAGATTGAAGATAATAATTATTCAACTATGAATAGATTAAATGAGAAACAAAAAAGTTTATGTCTTACTAAAGTATCTACATTAACAGATAAGCATAGTGGTAAAAGAGAATTTATCACTACTTATAATATCTTTAATAAAGATATAAATAATAATCTAATTAAGATTGCTATTACGACATACTTTAATTCATTCTCATTTAATAATAAAGATAGAGTTGTTTTATTAGAAGCTAGTACAATGCTAGTGAACGGATTTATTAAAATCCAAGAATTGGATAATTTAACTATTTATAGTAATACAGTTCTACCATTTAAAACTTCAGACGAATTGAGTAGAAAGGAGATAATAGTTTCAGTGAATACATATGGTGAAATGAATGATTTTCAACAACCTACATTGCTACAGTATATCAACAGAGATGGTAGCAATATCATAAGTCAAGTTGATACGGATTGTAAGTATAGTTGTAGTTATATAGAAGAACCTAACTTGGTATTTGATATAATCAGGAAAGAAGTATAATATGAAATTAGATATTGATAATTATAATATGATTGATATTAAGAAGACTAAGGTTAAAGGAAAATTTGTGCCCAGAGATATCTCTTTGCTCCGTTTTTAACAAAAAGTTTTTTTTTTGTGCTTTAAAA